TGTCTGCTCAAGTCTGACAGGCTCGATTCCATCTGGTTTGTTCGGCAATATGTCTGGCACGCCAGCGGCCAACATGTTCTATGTCACTTTCTATGAGTGCTCAAATCTGACAGGTCCGATTCCATCTGGTTTGTTCGGTAATATCTCCGGTGCGCCAGCGGCCAACATGTTCAATAGCACTTTCACTGGCTGCTCAAGGCTGACAGGTCCGATTCCATCTGGTTTGTTCGGCAATATGTCTGGCACGCCAGCGGCCGACATGTTCAATAGCACTTTCACTGACTGCTCAAGGCTGACAGGTCCGATTCCATCTGGTTTGTTCGGTAATATCTCCGGTGCGCCAGCGGCCAACATGTTCAATAGCACTTTCTATAGGTGCCCAAATCTGACAGGTGAATCCGCCTTGATGCCAGACGGCACAACACACTTATATGAGCAGTTTCCGACTGCCAGCGGAACTGACTGTCAGCGATGCTATTACAACGCGACCGGGCTGAACGATTACGCGACAATGCCAAGCGCGTGGAAGTAATGCGGCGGTGAGGACTGTTTAAACAGGAGAATTTTGAAAATGAGCGAGGCATCATCTACCAAACAGAAACTAGACGAATTCCGGGCGTCGTTGCCGCCTGGCGACGAGCACACCGAGCCGACGCGGGAAATGCTCAGGGTTACGTCGTACGCCTGTAATGGTGCGCCTGACAAGCAGCAGGCCCTTGCTAACGCGGTTGTCGCATTTCAGTCATTCGGAGGACAATTAACTGGATTCGTTTATGAACAAATAATCTACACCAGAGACATAAGTGATGAAGAACTTCAACAGGTAAATAACTATTTGATTAAGAAGTGGAAAATAAAATTCTAAGGAGAGTAACAGATGCAATACGCTAAATTCGTTTCAGGCACAGAAATAAAATTACCGATAGAAGAAGATTATCTTGAAGATGGCATTACGTTTAAAGACCCAAGCCTATGGTATGAAGTCATTGAATCTTCTAAACCTACAGATGTCAGTGTCTTCAAAGATTACGTCTGTCATTATTCCCTAGTTTCTTGGAATTTCGGAGAACCTAAACAAATAGTCCAGTCTTGGAAAACTGTCATAACGGAACCGGTTGGAAGAGTCGGGAAGCTTGTTGACGGCAACATTATAATGCCATCAAAAAATGAAAAGATCAATGGTTCTATCATCTGCAATTATGATAGGCTTCCCAACAGTAGAAAAATGGAAGACGGATGGATTCTTATTGAAGAAACGGAATCCCCTACCGATGGAAAGTCATATGTGCAAAAGGGTGAAATAATCCCAGATGCCGTCTATGGAAGCCGGATTAAAATCGTTTGGGAAGAACAGCCGGAAGTCGTCCCTGTAACCAGACAGAGAGTTCTGGATTTACGTGCAAAGTATGTTTCTACAACCCACAGTCTTTGTCAATTGGCAGGAGTTGAAGTCAAAGACAAGCTTGAAGACACTGAATATGAAACCACGGTTATCAAGGCGATGTCAACAGATGCAGGTACCGCGATGATGCTTACTCAGACCATTATGTATTGTTTCTTCCAGCTCAAAATGGAAGACGGAGGTGATGCATGGGACAGGATATAAAACAGTATTTTTATCTTGAATCACCGACGAGAGGATATGTCGGGATTACCAACCTTTTCAAGTTGAATATGCAGATTATCTTCAATGCTACAGACCCGACGTTTTTCAAATCCAAACAGAAATGTGAAGATTTCGCGAAGATGCTTTGTTATCAAGTCGCCGATATCGAAGTACGGAGCACCGATGGTCTTGAAAATTGGTATGTCAAATTGCTAGAACTTTACGCGATTTAATCACTATTCATTTAAAAACCGACCGGAAAACGAAATGAACTTTTCGTACACTCGGTAGGATTTTTCACCTAGCACATCAAACAGTTCTGACAGTAGATTCAAAACCCGCTGTAAGCTATAAAGGGAAAGGAAGATTGTCAAACTTACGGGATAAAAAATGGACATCTTCACGCCTCTTTTTGAAATCCTTATCTTCTTCTTTGAAACGCTAGAAATGATTACTATCGGACAAAAGAAAAATGAAAAAAGGGAAGCTTTCATCGTTTTACCAAAGCCGGTAAATTCATATGCATAGGAGTTTACTGCAAAACAGAAACAGTCTGCGACATACCAATATACCAAGATTCCGATTAGCCAATAATTAGACATTACGATATTCCTTTAATTTCTTCTGTGCTTCATCTGTATTGATCCATCCGCAAGGCTTCAATTCAGGGCAGAAACCCCTATAGATACATTCTGGTACACAACAGCTTGCAAGTGCCGGGTCTGCCGTCTTAAGAGAATCCACAACGGCTTGCCATGCCTGTCTGGTTTCCGGACTAGCTTGGTTACAAAGCCTGCGGCGGCTGATGAACATAATTGCTTGTGCATTGGCTTCGCATTCATGCTCTACCAAAGCGCCTTGCGGCAATTCGTCTCTATTCACTCCTGTCCTATCACTTCTCTGTGTTCTTACCCAGTGTTCAATACCGAATTTATGCCTGACAATGTGCGTCGAACACCAATACTTCAAGTCCTTCCACTTCCAATTAAAAACAAGCTTACGGATAGGAGAATGTTCAGCTAGCAACATTTTCCTTTTCCAAGTGTCGCTCGGTTCATTTGTTCCTGGTTCCATATGAATAGTCGTTCTTGCTGCATCTGCCACTTCCCGCCATGTTCCCTTAGATTTCATATTTTCAACTTGCATATCATTCTCCTATCACAAAGCCATTCTCTTCAAAAATAGGCCTTAGTTTGTTTTCGAACAACTCTTTAGAAACAATTCCGTCTTTAAGAAATTCGGACTTGCTTATCATTGACGGACAGTAGGTTTTCTTTATTCCGGCAAGAAGTTCGTACCAGCTAGGCAGACCACCGAAATTCCTGTCATCGATATAGATATCCGCGACTATTTTCCTCGGATCATAACCTTCAGAAATCTGTTCAGAATTGGTGTTAACTCCTTTGAAGCAATACAAAATCCCGTTTTCTTTAAGAAAGTCCATTGCTTCTTCCAACGACTTTCCATACCTACAGGTCCAAAGCCTGAGTTCGAAACCCAGCCTGTGAAGTTCAGAAACAACTTCTTTACAACCGGGTCTGAAAACGAAAAGGTTTCCACATCCTGGTTTTGTAATTGTGCCGTCAAAGTCTATCGCGATTACGGGAATCTGCATTAGTTACCCGTACTTCCGAATCCGTTGCCGCTTCTGATGGTGTTCAAGGCATCCATATCTTCCCCGCTTATTTCAATAGTCAAAGGAGATTCAAACCTGACGACGACCAATTGCGCGACTTTATCTCCTTTATTGACGGTATAAACACTGGTTCCGTGATTGATAAGGATTACCTTCAATTCGCCAGTATATCCGCTATCCAAAATTCCCGGTGCGTTTCCTACCGTCAAGGAATATTTGCTGGCCAATCCCGATCTCGGGCAAACCAAGCCGACACATCCGGAAGGGATTTTCACACGGCATCCAGATCCGATTGTTACAGATGTTCCAGGTATGATGACGGAATCCTCATTGCTGAAGATGTCAAATCCTGCATCCCCCGGAAGCGCCTGAAGAGGGATTTTGGCACCTTCTCCTATTTTAGCTACTTTTATTTCCGTTATTCCGTTCCTCTTGCAGGCACAATCTTCAATTTGTTCTCTCGGCATTTTAGACCTTTCCTTTTTTTGATAGTTCATACCCATTATAGACGGCAAACCTTAAGTTTTCAGATCAGCCGTCAGCAAAGCGGAGAAAAGGATGTCATTACAAATAACAGAAAAGGATTTCAGATTTTACTTGTTTATGTTAAAACAAGTTTCTTCTGCCTATGCCACCGCTCCCGATCTTGATTTCAGCGGGATGACAACCAAAAAATTCTATGACAGTATTTATGAAAACGGAGTGGCATCTGTTTGTGTTCCTCTTGTAAATTCAACAAATGCCTGTGACAATATTAACTATGTCTACGATCTTACTTCTTTTTCCCTATATCTTACAGCGATTGATAATGCCTTCGAGACATATTTTTCTGATTTTGGAAACGGAATCACATCCATAGGAACATTTATGTTGGCGAATGACCTTTCTGTCAACCAAGTAACTGACAGTTTCTATTACGACATAGTAGGTACGCATTTCTATTCCGGAACAGTTTTCAAACCAGAAGGAACGGTGCATTATACCTACACATATGATACAGAAACAGATTCTTGGACTGGTGCGTATACAAACAGAACCTATACGGGAACCGTTTATTCTCATTCCTCAACTTCCGGTCTGATGACTAAGCCTCAGAAAATGAAACTTTCAGCAAGTCTTTCAGACCTTCTGGTCCTTGCTACTTTTGAAACAGAAGGTGAAGATTACAAGATGATTGCTTTCCTGGACAGTGACGGAACCGCCGTAACTACTGAAACAGAAGTTATTGGACTTTCTTCCATTGAAATCTTGAATCAACAGACAAACGATTTAAAAGATATCGCGCTTCTTGACGGTTGCAACATTCAAGTCAAATATACAACCGATTACGAACTATCCGACAGTTTTACAACGGTTGCAAGTTCTTCCACAACGCTTACCCACGGAACACGGATAAAGGGGAGCACAGGATCTTACATCATTCAGAACCAGGATTTTAAATACCTTCTGTTTGCAGAACCTGCTGAAGGATATTATTTTACTGGCTGGACAAACGGCGGAGCCAATCCCAAATATCAGTCTTATCCTGATGCTGAGGACGTACCTTTGTTTTCTGCATATGTCAATGTCTCATCCAGCACCGTTTTAGACGGGACAACGGGAACGGTTTCAGATATCTCTATTGATTATATCGGCAAACAACCAAAGACAAGTGGAACCCAGCAATTCATCCCTTGTACCTTCTATCCTACGGCGATATACGATGATACCAAATACATCGTTGTATCTATCGGATGGGCTGACAATCTCGGTGCAAGCGGAACCCTGACCAACGGACAATCTTTTGAAATTACAGAAGGACAGACCCAGATTGATTTCACCTTTACCTTCAAAACAGCGGCGATTGTTTCCATTACGTCTTCCCCTGCTTTAATCCCTGACGGCTACAACCTTCACACGTTGCCAGCGGCATACGTCCTTAATGGTGGTGGCTATAAGCCTTCGAATGCCGTAGGCGACGTTGTAGACATCAAAGCGTGGCTTGCAGAAAACCTTCCTTCTTCTATCTATGTTTTCAACAGATGGTCAGATGCAGAAGCCGGCAATTATTCGGCGATCAAAGCTTCCCAAACCCTGACGGCTGAAAACAGTTTTCAAGTCGAATTGGTCAATCTCGGGGCAAGTCCTGTGGAACATACGATTGTTCTGACGGCCGGTAACACATATCCGAATTTCAAGGTCTATGACTATACCAACTTGAATAGTAGCGGTTCTCCGACAGAACTCCAAAAAACGATAGGTGGTAATCCGGAAATTCCTTATGCCGTTTATCACGGTGCCAATATCCTGTTCCGTGTGTCACAAGGCGGTTCTGGGTTGGAAATGTTCAAGTTCACAATCAGTCTTGACGGTAATGTCATCCATACAGAATCCGGCAATCCGAACACCTGGACATATGACATTGTTATGACTGCTATTTCCGCAAATCATACAATCGGATTATTGATTGAAAACATTTAATTAGAGAGAAAATATGGCAACAACACTTACAAAACAGAATCTAGCGAATATCTTTGACAGGGTTCTCGACATCTTCGACACTTTGAAATCTGAACAAGATTCTCTGTTCACGGCAATACAGACTTGCAATATTGACTTGGCAAGTCATTTTTCTTATCGTGGAGAGGCGGACATAGAAGCACCGTTGATGCTAGCGCTTCAAAATTACAGGGATTATGTCAAGACCTGCACGACAGGATATACAAGCCTTTCAAGGTATGCTCAATTCCGCACCATGTTCACAGCATTCAGTACGTATTTCAGAACAGAGACCGTGCTTACCGACAAAACAATTAACGGGTTCATGGCTTACAACGATCTTAAGGTTTCAGACAAAGTAAATAGGATCTACCAAGGGATAACGGGCAATTACCTTCAGGCGAGAAACGTATTGCCTCCTGAAGACATGGCTTTCGCTTCGGCGGTTTCCGTTATCCCTTCCATTGGCGCAGATCCGATATGGCAGATTTCATTACCTGAAACTTCAGTTTTCAACAACACAAGTTATGTCGCTACTTCTGTAACGGGTAATACCTATAGTCCTTTCCCGATAAAAATAGTTCCGTCTGCTGAACTTACAGGGGTTGTTTTTACTTTGACATGGAGTGACGATACAACCACGACTTTTGATTTCTCCTCAACGACACTCCCGGTATCCGGCTATTATGTAGAGACTTATCATTCCGGAATAAAGTCAATCGCTTTGGTTTCGGGAGTTATAGGAAACATAGGCTTGACCTTCTATACGAATTTCACATACGTAAAATTCTTGTCACCTTTGGGATGGTGCAATCCTGGTGAAGAAATGATTCAAGCATATTTAACGGATGTCAACGGTATCCGTTTGTTTTTCGGCAATACCCAATTCGTTCCGAAGAACGTTTTGGCACAACTGTATCTAAGGATAAAGCCGTCTCTTTTGGGAGACCTTAACGGTACATTCTTTATAGGAAACACACAGCTTAATTTAGGAACGGATGATGGAACCGGTTGGTATGTTTCCACGACAGAAATAACACCGACAGCGGTTGTCAATGTTCAGGCAAAGTCATTAGAAATAGCGCCTCTTCCTGGTGGACCTGTAGCGTAGTCTTTCACCGGGACCGTAGACGGAAGTTTTGAAAACCAAAACAATTACACTCCTGTTGGAACACCGACATCTATAGACACTGTAGAAGTAACAGTCGGACAGCCGTCTGGACTTTCGGGAACTCTTGCTTGTTCTTCTTTGAACCAATCAGGAAATTTTTCTTCAGCGATATTTAGAGAATCTGCAACAAACAATGGCAACATAACAGGACTGGCATCCTTCTATCCTGGAGGTAGTTTGGGTTCTTGAAGTTATCCTTCAAATAGTGGTGGAACTTGTGCTGCCGCTCAGTGTTTTTGGCTTCAAGCGGATAATGACTTAGGTGGAACCGTTACCAATGAATATTATTGGGGATATCTTGACAATCCAAATCCTTCAACAGACTTTACTTACGTAGATGTCGGTGATTATATTGAAATAACGGATTCTTTTGCAATGAATGAAAATGTTATTGTCCCATCTACAATTGACGGGAAATCTGTAACAACTATTACTATTAACCCTCAATCATATATGAAGACTCTGTATTTGAATGAGGGAATAACATTGTTTAAACCCTGGTTTTCAGACACTCTGATAAAAAACATAAGTGTTCCGGCAAGTATAGAAACAATTGAACCTGGTATATGGAATGCGCCTGTTTCAGTTGCCATGTTTTTTGAAGGTAACGCTCCTTCTTGTTTAGGGACTCCCGGTGGCGACAATGGTATTGTTATCTACCGACACACTGGTTCTACCGGGTTTGATGTAGCCCCTTGGAATGCTTATCCACAAATTGTCTACTAAGGCAACTGAATATGCTTACCAGCCGTTTGCTTTTGCAATGAAGTAAAACACAACGGCGATCAAAACTGACAGTGGAAGGAATGTCGTTGACAGGACTTCCGCCTGTCTAGAATACTTTTCAAATCCTTCTTTTTCCGACAGGATTGACAGAATAAGGACGATGGCAGAAACAACAAAAAACGGGATACAGACGACAAGCTTAATCATTTTTTCCTTCTTTCCTGTTAAAACGTAGATATGATGCCGCAGTTGTTTCTCCGAAATCAAAAGCCCTGCCGCAATATTTCTTCGCGATTTTCCTTTTGACATCCGCTTCATCTACGGCTTCCCAAAAATCAAACATTCCGGTTTCGAAAACCGTACTCCAAAAATATCTCATTTCTTTATGCATGTTTTACTTCCCGAGGATATCTGACAGGGTATCGCTGTCAAGCATTGGATCAGCCTACCGGTTTTGCCCCTGACAGGCATAGACATCTTTTTCACCATCGCTATGCCGGTATAGGATATATACGTTATTCGGATGCCGTTTACCAGAAACCTGTCCGATACAAGAACTCCCGATTTGAACATAAAGGAAGCGTCCGTCTTTCTTCATTGTCAGAGTCACTTCTCCACTGACTGCAACGCCGCCGCGATTCACGGATACGAAATCCCCACGATCACGGGAGTTAGTCCAACCCCAAACCGCGAGATTGATACCTACGGCCTTAAGAAAGGCTTTGGTTTCACGCAAGAACTTATCCTTGGTGAAGTCATCATAGGAAACACAAGGGCCACATCCCCAATCTTTTGTCAAAGTCTTTGCATTCATTCTTTTCTCCTTGTTTGAATAAACACAAGGTATCACAAAGAGATGGATTTGTCAATAGGGATTAAGAATCCTGTCCTAAGATTTCAAGAGTATAGATGCTTCCTTCTTCTGTACAGAAGGTAAGGATGTCATCTAAAACATCTGTTTCTGTCACCTTGGAAGTAGTTACGTACCTCGTAATCTCCAAACCCAAGACATTGCTTTTCATCGAAAAGCGTTTTCCGACAGACGGAAGGACTTCCGTTTCTCCTTCTACGGAAATAACAGGAAGATTTCCGTTCGTCTTTCCGTCAACAACCGTCAACTTAACTTTCAATCAATTTGTCCTTTCTAAAACTGTACTTGTTAAACCCATGTGTCTCTGCTTTTAGGACATCGCTAATCTTTACGTCCTTCATGTCGGTAACAACCATGTCATTGCAGATGAAACGTTCAAGCATCTGGAATGCAGTGAAGGCATCCATATACTTCGTGAAAAATTCAAAATCTTTCAGACACGGATTGAGATAAGCAACGTGGCAAAAGGTTCCATTTTCCACAACCCGTTCAAATTCTTCCTTCTTACAATATGGAAGACAGCCAAAAATGACAATCGGGGTTCTGAAAAACAAACAAATATCTTTCGGAGGCAACCGCGTAAGAATTTTCCCGTTTAGATCAACCCTTTCCCAAATACGGTTTTGTGTGTCGAAATACGACTTCGGGAAACCATCTTGATAAAATTCACTCTTTGAAAAGTCTGCGAAATTGTAGAAACAGTGAGTCTCATACTGTCCAACGACATCGGAATTCGAATAGACATAACGACGAACCATGATCACTGGTATCTCAATACCACAGAAGAAAATCGTGAACATCGAAACTTCTTGCTCTGGAATTTTGATTTTCCAAAACCATGAATTTATCTGTTGCGGGTATGCCAAAGGATTCTTAACCGCTTGTTTATCACGCTGCCATGCCCTATTCCAGCTTTGATCGCTGAGATATGGATTCCTTGCATAGATGTCGTATCCGTCTTTGAATTTTGAAATGAGTTTCATTTTTTCTGCCTTTTTCTTTACCATAATTTGTTATGGTAAAGATGTCAATTGGCATTCATCAGATTTTCGCTTTTTGAAGGAAGTCTTCCCATTCCTTGAAATAAAAACCCCAATTCTTTTTAGCATATTCCGTTGTCATAAACCATTTCAACCAACGCAGATTCAAGACATCATTATTGACTTCAATGTATTTGGGATTGTGTTTAATATACGGCGCTCCTATGAGAAAGGCGTTTTCCGTTTCATGATTAAATTTTTCTTCAGGCGTAAGGAAATCTTCACAGCAGAAATTACCGTAAATCTTCTTGACCTTTTCTGCGGCCTTTATAATGGATTTTTCAAAACTGCGGTTCCCGCCTTCCGGACCACTGAACATCCGCCAGTTTCTCCTGTCATAAATTTCGAGGTAGTTGTCTTCAGATATGTGTGGGCCTTTCCAGATGAAGAAAGAAATTTCCCACCAGTATTCGACATGGTGGCTTTCCCACGGTTCGCCGAAAAGATCCGAATACTTGACATCTACGCTTGGACAAGCATCATCCTTTTCATATTCAGGAAGAAGGTGTTTAAACCGCTCCCAGTTCTTCTTTTGTCTAGGGTAAACGCTAATCCCGTCTTTAGCGGATTCAGTATATCCGTGTTTGCAGACATCATTCATTCCGAACCAGAAACCGGAACATATCGGATTGTCTGTTTCACAAGCGAAAGCCGGATGGTTTTTCAAAAAATCAATGGCTTCTATCGCTTTCAATTTATCGGTTTTGTTGCTCATATCATTCCCTCGTTTAAAAAATAAGGCTCGATTTTTCATCCCATTGTGAATAGAGTTTCATGTTAGGACGCAATACCAAATACTTATAGACACCCGACTTTTGATCTTTCGCCATGCAATCATTATCCACAACATAGCTGATTCCATCCAGACTATATTGAAGTTGTCCGTATTCCAAAACATTCAGAAGCTTTCCGTTTGCCTTGATATGGTCTTCAATCTTCTTCAGTTCAGATTCTATAGTCGCTTCTTTTTCTACCCATTTGGCTTGAGGAGTTCCTGGACATACGTAAAGTTTCCTGAAAGTGACCTGATCCGGTTGGAAAGTCTTAAGCTGCTGAAACATTGAATCACCGTCTTTATCGAAGTCGGAAAGAATTGACTTATTCATGTTTAGACTAAGCCGGAGATTAAAGCCGATGTCCTTTATTTGAGAAACCAAATCAGGAAGATTTACTTTAAGGTAATCCGGGCTGCAATTAATCTCGGCATTCCTGCCTGAATCTAAACTGGAAACTGAAAGAGAAATCGTCGTAATTCCGTAGTCCTGTAAATACAGCAATCTGTCCCTATCTAAGCCGACCCCAGTCGTCTGAATTTCAATCCATTTAAAACTAGAAGGCAAAGCTTGGTTAATAATCGAGAACTTACGCAGGAACGGCATGTTCTGCTGAGGTTCGTTTTGACCGGTAAGCATAACGGTATTGCATCCGTTATCCCTTGCGAATTCCATACGCTTTCTGAATTCACTTTCATACCGCTCCTGTTGAAATGGAGTCCCTGTCGGTGGGCACGGATAGTCTTCATGATGCATCTTGGAAACACAGAATCGACAAGCGTTTACACAACGCCGTTCACCTTCTGGAAGAGGTACACAAATACTAAGGCTTTGAATTTTCATTATTTACCTGCTTTCACTGTATAAAACGGAAACCAATCTATGTTACCGATCTTATCTGCTTGTTTTAGGAAGCCATCAACATCACAGGAATAGCATTCAAGAATCGCAACCAGCATCTCTGTGTATTTTTCATAAATCGGATAACAACCATAGGAACCGAGTTCTCTGGTGTTAAAACGTTCATTCTTTTTTGTGTAATATTTCATAACAAAAAACCCTCTTTGCGATTAGATGTCAATACATTATCACAAAAGAGGGTTGTTGTCAACTGTCTTGGTTCAAACTTTTGTTACGACAACGACAAAACTTGACTTCCCTTGAAAATCCATAACTTTGGAATCCCCAAAACAAGCGTAATCCGTCATACAGACATCCACGGTTTCACATAACCGATTCATTCTGTCTTCTGTAATTCCGTTATATCCTGAATTTGCTACTGTCATACAATACGTCCCGCGATACTCTGTATCCGACAGGGACTTTAGAAGGTTACTGAATTTCATTGAATTTTAACTCCTTTTGGCTTAAATCAATCGTTGTCGGGATCATCTGACATCATCACGATTTTCGGTTGAAAAATTCCACAAATCCCAACCAAATCCTTTTGCGCATCCATCACACCGGCAACATCTTTATAGGCCATCGGGCATTCATCTAACCCACCATCAAGGAGTTCTACGCCTTTGGCATTAAGGAATTCCTGCATCTCCTTCTTCGAGAAAGTTTCCTTTGCCTGTTTTCTCGACATCGTGCGTCCGCTTCCGTGACTACAACTGCAAAGGCTGGCTTCATTTCCATTTCCTTTGACGTAGTATGAAGGCGTTCCCATACTTCCGCCGATTAAGGCTTCTTGGTTCAATTGGGCCTGAACCGCACCTTTTCGATGGACAATCACATCCATTTCCTTGCCATTGATAATGTGTTTTTCTTTCCAAGCGAAATTGTGATTCGTAAAAACGGTATAAGACGGACTCAATCCCAAGAATTTACTGATACGGTAATGAATCATTTCATGGCTCACTCTTGCGAAAGCCGCACACAATTCCATCGCCGCCCAATATTCTTTACCGCTATCGGTGTCCAAATCAAGCCACGCCCAACCATGAAAATCCTTGTTGTCAAAATTTTCGCAAGCGAGTTCATGGTAAAGTTTGGCGATCTTATATCCGACACCACGGCTACCGCTATGGCTAAGCAATGCAAGGTTAGGGATATCTCCGTCAATCATTTCTGTAAGTGTTCCGAAGTCTACGAAGTGATTCCCGCTTCCCGAAGTACCGATCTGGTTTTCGGCGAGCTTTTTGATGTTGTATTTCTTCAACATCGGGATATCAGTCCACAGACTGCTTTCAAGAACTGTGGTTTCAAATCCACTGGGAATGAGGCCCTTCTTCTCATTCAATCCCACACCGAAGCAGGTCTGTTTCTGCAAAGCGTCCTTCATCTTCATTCTGAAAGCGTTATTCCTTTCAGGGAAACTTACTCCTTCGAACACTGACATTTTCATGCTACAATTATGCACAAAAACGCCGCTCGCAAGCGCAAAATTATGGAAATCTTCAACTTCCAAACAGAATACATCTGATTTTCTGTCGATTTTATTTACAGAAATAACTTTGTGGTTGTTATGTTTATGCTTCTTGTGATTATATAAGCCGATATTGCTTTTAACAAGTTCTCCGCAAATATCACAAGCACGTAGTTTATTCGCAATTTCTTTCCGGATAACTGACGCTCTTTCTGTTTGCAGGAATTCTTTTAAATACTTTTTTCCCCTTTGTCCGTTCCCACTGACAATTTCTTTGAATTCTACTGGGTGTTCTTTTTGGAACTTTAATGAATTTTCCCTCGCAATAGACTGTTTTTTAGCCTTAAATCTTTGATCATAAAACCCATCTTTTTTAAGCTTTTTTATTCTATTGTTTTTAAATTCTTTACTCCTAAGAAAATCGATTCTTTCTTTCGCATGTAAAGAAGAATGATCTTTAGTGGACATTATGCGTAAATTTTCTGGACGGTTATCATATTGATTTCCATTTGCATGATGGATAACAAATCCTTTTTCAAGTTTTCCGTTATAAATTTCAGAAACAAAAGAATGTGTTCTTTGCGTTTTCTTTACATTAGGCTGATAGATGTATTCATATCCATCTCTATCTGAGTATGAACGATAAAATGGCATAAGGCTATCTTTATATACTAAGTTCTGCGCTTCTTTATACCTACCGTCTCTTAGCATAAATAAGTGATCTGGCGTACAAACAATTTCTTCCCCTCCAGAAATTCTTACAGAAACTAGACTTGCATTCTCTTTCACCTTAAACGCTTTCGCCTTCGCCGGAACAATCATCCCGCTATTATTAATAGAATATACCCAAAAACTTTCAATTTCATTGGTCAATTCTTTAAAACTTTTCTGAGTCCCGTCTAGCATCGCGACTCTTGTTTCAGGAGGAAAACAGGAAATATCCACTCCTACGGCATTAGGAATAACTTGGTTTGCAGTAGCAAGGATTCCCCCAATCGGCAAAGAATAACCCTGATGCGCGTCACTAGAAAGGGCACCAGCAACGGCGACAGGTAGCCGCATAGCGGTAATCATCTGATCAATCGCACCCTGTTCAATATGTTCCTTGCCGAAGATATTGAAGGGGAGATTTTCATTCCTGAGTTGAATGTTCTTCTTCTCTTTTTCTTCTTTGTAATCGAAGAACACTTTCATCAAATCCAAACTTGCCGGGCAATCTCCGTGACAAGTGTTGATTTTCTTAGGAAGTTTACCGCTAAGGAAGCCTTCACAGATTTGACGGATTCCTTGCTCTGTAAAATCTCCGTTTGTGTTGATAATCTTTAGAAGCCGTCCAAAATAAGAATCAGGAAGCATTCCCAACGTGATTAAAAAGTCGCCTTTGATCTTCATGTCTTTTATCTCCTTTGTTATGCCGTATACTATATAGAATTTTATCCTACTTGTCAATACCGTCAAGACACAAATCAAGACTATCTCCCATTTTATAGAAAGATCGTCCGTTTTTATCCCACATCAGGTTCTTGATTCTGATTTTAGGGACTTCCTTGATAACAACCTGACCACGATAGGGATATTCTGTTTCTCCTTCTACCGTCCTGAAATTGATGACCCTTTTCCCTGATTTAGTTTGCATCTTTTCCCCTAATAGGACAAGAAAACGGACATTGTGTCCGTTTTCCCGTTCCTTCTTTAATGTTTTCCGTCTATATGGACATTATGCCTTGACACCGGCTTCCGCCTCAAACTTGACAACTTCTTCCTCTTCGAGATGAATCGCGGCGTCAAGCACGGCATCAGCGCCGTTGGCATCGCGGAACTTCTCTAGCTTGTCTGCGGTAGTCTTGACTTCCCAATTCTCCTTGCAGAGAATGCCAGCCGCCGTAAGAACAGCAATAGCCTTGGCAATGTCATTGGGGTTCTCGATTCCGATATTCCGCTTGACATCCAAGAGGCCGATGTAGTTGCCTCCAAGTACGCGGGCCTTCAGGTCCTCCGTTGCTTCAACCGTCACCTTACGGCGAAGGCTGAGAAGAACACTATCTTCTGTTCCCTTGACGGTAAGACGGGCGCTCTGGGCGGTTTCGGGGATCTTGACGGTCTTATCAAGGATAGTCTCACGGAACTCCTTCTGTTCCTCCGACAGTTTGACAAGCTTACGCCCGATTTCACAACCCTTAACAACGGCATCCGCATACTTGCCACTGACTGCGACTTCAACGACTTTCGCTTTCTTAGCCATATTCTCACCAGACCTTTCTTAGGAACCATTTGGGGTTTATAAGAAACCCCTTTGGTTCTTTTGATACCGGTACTTTAGCAAAGTTCGTTCACTTTGTCAAGTGGCAGAATCTTTTTTTCTCTAAAAAAGTGTTCGTCTATTCCTACTTGAATTACGCACCACGTTCGTCTGCACGTTCATTGATAATGGCAAGCTGGCCGCAGGCCGCACCGGCCTCAACCTCGGCCTTCGTGGCAATCGCAACCGCATTGTCATAACCAGCGTCTTCCAACTGTTTCTGAATCTTTTTCAATTTCTTTTTTCCATTTTGGGGCTTCTGTGACTGATGTGACGGCGAAAATAACCTCTCCTCCGGGGTTGTCATAGACGTTGTAATGATGCACGATACCGGCCTCAATTACAGAATCTTTAGGGAACATCGGAAGACATTCCTGAAGAGCATTTAAAGGAATTCCAGACTGTCCCGGAGTCGCACAAAGTAGCCATCCGTATTCGTATCTGACAATCTTATACAGTTCTTTCACTATTCTTTCCATTTCTTTAAAATAAAGGGATTGATTCCCCATGATTTTATGAGCAACTGCGTAGGGTCAAGTAAAATATCCTTGTCTTGTTCGTAACTCTTACTTGCCGTCTTCTGCCCACATGGATACAGTTCGATATGAAGCATTGAAGTATTGTGGCCAGGAATATCAGGGCGTTCTTTTCCGGGTTTCAACACCCGCTTGACAGTGCCGATCAAAGCTCCGCAAGAGACTTCCATTCCTACCTTAATCCCAAATGACGGTTCAATCTCACCATAGCATACGGTTCCGAATCTGTGTTGAATCAAAACGCATTTCGTGTCTTCCCACCAAGGGGAATCATCTCCTTTGCCCGTAAAATCTTCAATGCTTACCACGATTCCGGGTGCCATGCTATAAACAGGGGTATCGTTTTCGCAATACAAATCGACACCGGTATGGGGTGAAAACTTGCGTTCCCCGAGGAAAGATCCGGGATGATTTTCCCCAATAGGGATACCCGCACAATCTTCAACGTCCATTGGGAAAGAAGGGGCAGTCCATTCGTCCACGATTTCTTTAATTGTGTCGATTTCCGCCAAGGCACCCATTCCCTTATCCCCACATGCCAAAACCTTTTCTTGTGGCGGAACAAGTTTTACATTCCAGTTTTCAAGCTTTTTCAGGTGTTCATCCGTCTCGGGATGATCCCACATATAGGAATTCATTGCAGGTGCGACGATGACTGGCTTATTCCTATGCCAAGCCCGATAGACACTAGAGGCCAGATCATCGCAAATTCCATTTGCCATTTTAGAAAGGAAGTCTGCACTTGCGATAACAAGCAAGACATCATTGTTCTTAGCGATTTGAATATGCGGAATTTCATCTTCCTTGTTATAGCCGCCAATCGGAGGTCTCGGCCATTCGGAGTCATCGTCCAAGAAAGATTCAGCGAAAGGAGAACCGATCCCCTGTGGAGCGTAAAAATACTTTGCCTTCTTCGTAAAGACGGGGGTAACATTATAGTCACCACAAAAGGCTTTGTAGATTTTAGGAGCTAGTTTAGAAGCGACAGTTCCGGTAAAAACAATACAGATATTCATTGATCCATTCCTTTCTTGAACACAAACTCTTTCATTATTTCATCTTTCAGCGTTTTGTGGGAAATTATCAATGGACTTGTACGTCCATTGATAATTGCGATTTCATGATTGCCGTTCAAAATACTCCTGAGATCATTCGCGCATACCAAATCAAGACTGTTATCTACAAAACTCTTTTCTGCGGCTTCCAAAAGTTCAGATTCTTTAACGTCTACAAGCAGTTTGAAACCGATGATAAAAGCCTTTTCTCCTGCCCACTTACGGACACTGGAAATGACTTTGGGTAAAGGCTTAAGAACAATATTCAGATTTTCCTTTGTTCTGATTTTACCCTTAACAACTGTTTCCGGTGCATAGTCACTCACGGCGGCGGCAAGAATAATAAGATCGGGCTTGTAAATCGCAATCAAGTGTTCAAGCCCACTCTGATAGTCTTCGAAAGACTTATAGGTATGTTCCTTATAGTGGTGGGAAAAAGCTTCCCATCGGCCTTTTGCGTTTTCAAAACACTTAAGGTTTTCATCGATTGACTCGGAAGCAAAGTCAATTTCTGCTTTCATCGGGGATTTCGATTTCTCCGCACGGAAGAAAATGACTTCATCTCCAGACAACAGGAAATCTTTGGCAAGACGGGTTCCGAGAGTCCCGTTGCTCATGTTTCCGATATGCCTGACGCTATCAATCGCTATTCTTGTTCCACCACTTGTAATCAATACTTTCATTCTTTATTTCACTTCCGCTTCTACACAAATATCACTTAATGTCTGGGTCTCGATTTCAACATCCATATCTGGGAATTCTTTTCCTAGAATGCTGAGTCTATTAATCTGGTTTTCCCAACCGGAACGTTCTCCATAAAAACTTTTCCTGAGATAAGTTGTCCTTACTTCACCCCATTCATCATATTTCTCTTTTGAAAAACGCAAATCCATTTCTTTGCAAACTGAATCTGTACTTAGGAACATTTCCTTCGGCTTCATTCCGAAAAAACGAACAAAGATACTTTGGTTCCACTTTCTTACTTCTTCATTAAATCGTTTGTGACAATCAAGAATCTTTTCTTGAACTTCTTTTTCCCTCTTGGCATAAATGCCCTTCTTCGCTCTTTCACAAAGTTCAAAGAGGACACTTCCTTTAATCTTTACACAAGCATTCATTTTTAAACACTTCCTTCTTTTGATAAGTTATTCCACCAATCAACTCCGTCTTGCGGGACACTTGTATATCCCCAATACGTTTCCCCGTCTTCTGTCGGGACAGCAGCGACCAACCACCCTATAGAATGTTCAAATTCAGAATCAGGCACTTTCTGTTTTTGATCTTCAAGGGCGCAGGACCTGCATAAAAGTTCTACGGCTACGGCACAAGTTTGATATTGCCGATAGAGCCTTACATGATGTTTTCCGCATTTTGAACAAACGTATTCTTCGGGAATTTCCAATTTCTTATAGTTAAATGACTTCGTTTCTCACCTCTTCTATAATTGAGCTTCTATTGTTTACTGACACCGTATAGTTCCCGCGTTTCAGCCTTTTAAAGAATTCCCCCACGAAATTTTCAACAGTCTTGTTGCTGTGCCTGTCTACGTTTTCCTTAAGCTTGCTTTGATCCATATTCTTGAAAGTTTTATATCTCTGGATCTGCCCTTCACGATTCCAACATACAAATCGGAATTGTATAAGTAGTTCTCCTACTTTCTTTTTGAATCCTACGATTTCATAACTAAAACAAATCTGCTTGCTGAAAATCCGTTTTAGGATTCCCTCACACAACACATTATCGCAATTTCCAAGCTTACCTGGAAATTTAACAATGACGGCGAAAATCTTTTCTGTTTTTACACAAAGAACCTCTTTTAACACCCTAAGCATTTTTCTCCATTCTTAAAGCGTTCAACTGCTTCCCAAGCTTCTTTTTCCGTATTCCATTTTTCCCTGCCTTCGAGAACAAGTGTTCCATAGCCTTTAACAATATAGAAGTGTTTACAGTCCGGCCAACGGGAAACTTTAATATCATTGATTTCTTGTGGGAAATAATTCGCTTCTTTTTCTTCTATCGTTTCAAGATCATTTGTCCACTGAAAATAACCGCCGTTTTCATTTATCAGGATTCTTCCATATTTGATTAAAAAAGTTTCTCTTATCCCGGCTATCCTATCCATTGTTTGGGCGAAGACTATTGCAGGGATATCGCCCTTTTTAAGATTCATTGCCAGTGCTTTCAACAAAGGCACGATGTTATTTCCCGGCTTACAATGATATTCCCCTTTGCAAGAAAAGTCCTTGGACGATACAAATTCCATAATCATTCTTGCATTGCGAGACGAAAACCATTTTTCAAGAACAAGAAGTATTTCTGTGTTCGTGACATCTGCCATCCAAGGATAAGATATCCCCGTCTTATTATTCTTAACTTTGATGAATTTCATATGATCGGATGCTTTAGGGGAGAAGGGATGCTGAAACAACGCTTCGCCCATATCTGCTTTCTCTTCATCGTTTTAAGCATTGCATTCGCTTTTCTAACTTCAGTGAAGAAACCGATCACAGTGTTGCTAAACTCTTTCATTTCTGTTTTCTCCTGGTTAATGCGTTTCAAGATTTGAATAATTTGAATAATGTCTTCCACAAGCCTTCAACAGTTCCGTGTAGACCCTACGGTTATGATTCACTCTCATATTAATAGCTTTGAAGTCTTCATACTTTATTCCAAACAGTTCAGAAGCGAAAAGACCGACAGCTCCACTTCTGCTGATACCGGCACCACAATGCACGATTAGATCCAGGTCTTCCCCAGTGGTTTCTACATTCTGATTTAACCCGTCAAGGAAATTGAAAATCTTCACAGCGGTTTCAGGAGAAATGACTTTTTCCCCGTCTTTATCTTTGTCTACGTCATCAAATTCAACATTCAAGACTCTCTTGCCGTCTTTAAGAAAATGATTCCAACCCATCCCGCTGTTTTCAATGCTGATAACAGCAAAGTTGCTGGAATCGACATATTCCTGTGTTAAGGAAAGTCTTAAGCAGTTTTCAACGAATTCTTTGCGAGAAAGGACGTAAATCGTTTTCATTCTTCAATCTCCACTTTCTTATCCCGTTTGTACTTCTTCTCCGATTCCTTAACCCGTGTACGAGGATTCACCACCCATGTCTTTCGGATGTGTTTTACGGGAGAATCCTTTTGTGTCTTTGTTTTCATACCATATACTTTATCACATCTTAATTAGATTGTCAATGGGTTGAATGTATTTTGATAAAGGAAGAAAGTAAAGGAGACCACTTTATGAACTTTTACAACTTGAAATCCAAATTCCTTACTATTTTCGGGGACATCAAAATCTACAAATACCCGATGTTCTTCATCTATTGCCCGACATCATTCCAAGCGAAGGGTAAACAGACGAGGGATGCTATTTCCGTTCTTCAGCCAGGGGACTTGATTCTCAGAGGATATACCGATTATCTTGACGGCAGGTTCCAGCCAGGGAAATACAGTCATACCGGGATTTATGTCGGGGATGGCAAGATGATACACGCCGTCGCGGAAGGCGTATCAGAAATCGATGTGATAGACTTCCTTCGTTGTGACTGCTTCTGTATCCTTCGGCCTTCCGGAGGGCAGGAACAGGCAATAGAACGCGCCCACAAGTACTTAGGCACACCGTATGACTTCAACTTTGAAACATGGAACAATAAAATGTATTGCCATGAACTTGCCGCAAGGTGTTACAATGAACTGAAAATCGCCAAGACGATACCGGTAGTCTGTAAAGTCATTAAGGGGAAACCGGCGTATCTCGCAGATTCTTTCTTGGAAAGCCCTGACTTCAAGGTTGTTTATCAATTTCCGGAAGAAACATCTCAGAAAAGTTAAATGCTAACTTCATAGCAGTCATTATGTGAGGTGTTCAAATCGAAAGGGAGGCTGTCTTTAATCATTCCTTCTTCTTTCACGATTGTCTTCAGGGATTCTACGTCAAATGCGTTTTTTAGGATGAAGGCTTTCCTTTGTTCCGATGTCATTTTGATGATATCTATCCCGTTGGGATGCCTGTGATAGCCATAGAATCCCGCATGGAAGCAGCGTGGAACATGTGAGAAGGCGACTTTAAGTTTGTTGGCTTCGATGATCCTGCGAATCAGGCCGTCTTGTTCACAAAAACTAGCGTTCAATTTGCTTTCCGGGAAATGTCTTTTGACATACAAAAGAGGGTTGAAAAAATAATGTGCGTTGTTGTGCGGCCCCAAATGGGTTTTCAACTGTTCGTTGTCAAAACAAACTCCGATACCTTGATACTGATTATTGTCTGGTTTGGAATAGAAGGAATTAAGGTCTTCACAGGTAGAATCAGCATCATTCACGTTCCGGGATAAAATGACAGCAAAGGCTTTTGAAGTCCTGCTAACTTTTTCCCCGAACGTAAAGAAATCTTTTCCTATGAATACATCATCTTCTATATAAAACACCTTTTCTGATTCCCGGCTATTTTCAGAAAGCAAGCCGTTTATGACGTTCTTAGATTGTTTGCCGATTTTGAAATTATGTAAATCGGGAGTAACTATTACCCTATTCGCCTTGAACCGGCTTATTACACCGAACACTTGCTTCGTCACTCCGATGTCGGCAGCGAAAACATATTTTAAGTCATGCCAACCGTCAGCTTCCATTATAAAGTTTAGACAGAGTTCAAGATATTCCGCACGATTGAAACAAGGTATCACGACAGTATTCATAGATTCAAATACTTTCTAATGAATTGGAACATTGTTCCGTCTGCAATTTCCTTTTGATTCCATTGCGAATAAGAAATTTTAGAAAGCCATTCTAATCTTTTAGACGCAGAAGGTAAATAATCGACATCCCATTTTTCATCTTCCAAGTGACTAGTAAGTTCAGAATATAAAGCGTTTTTTGACGATAAAACTGGTATACCGTTTATTATGAAATGAAGTGCCGATGTCGAGCAATAAGTGATTACACAACGGAATTCTTCAATTGGAAGATTTTCTATCCTTTCATCTCTTAGATCAATACTGAGCCCTTCTCTCGCCAATAGATTACAGAAACCCTTTTGTTTTTCTCGAAAAGTAGTTAATGGATGCGGTCTATATGTAATATCGCATGGAAAATCTTTCTTGCATTTTTGAATGACATCATATGTCCATTTCAAAAGTTCGTCTTCTCCCATTCCGTGGGAAACATCATTCGGGACCTGTCCCATAAATGCAATTGTGGAATTTGGATTACTTCTTTTTTCAGAAATAGGAATATTAAGATATTGCCATCTTATGGAATCACAAAGTTCTGGACAAACCCATTTTTCATCATAGATTCCACATCTGAAATATCCTAGGCGTGTGGCGATTTCAGTTCTCCTTATCATTCCCAAATCGAAAACAATAGCTTTTGTATTTAATTCATCCCGTACATATTTAAGGGTATCGCTTAGTCCCCATCCGAAACAAAGATCATACTTAAGCTTTGGGACGTTGTTTGGATCATCTTCTTTAAGTTCTATGACTTCCCATCCGTTATTTCTTAGATAAGACTTGAACAGGTCTATGATTATCAAGCCCTGATCCCAGTGTCTTGAATGTGTAAAAGCAACCAATTTAGACCCTGCCTAATATTATATTTTCGGGGTTTGTCAGAAGAACTGTCCAACCTTTTCCGAAATATGAAACAATTTCATTTATTTTTCCATCGTGTTCCACACAAACCAAATTAAGGTTTGGTAGCCTATTAAGAGGCAATTGCGTGACGAGTTCTAAATTTAATGCTTCTACATCTAGATTCAAAAAAGAAAAATCATATCCAGAAACAGAAAACAATTCTTCCATCGTTATCGTTTTTATAAAGACTTCTCGGAATCTAATACTTGATCCAGCCTCCCATTTTTCTTTATGTTTTTCATCAAAAGATCCGACAGCATCTCCGTTTGATTCATAGAACTTCAGGAGTTCTGATTTTGAAGTTATCGCGGCATTAACGAGCTTCACTCTGGGATTATCTTTGTGAGTTTCTAAAAGAGAAGAAAAAACGACGCTAGACGGTTCCACACACGTCCCTTCCCATCCAAGTTCTACTAATCGATAAGTATTGCTTAAATTTATTCCATCAAACGCACCTATGTCTAAAAATTTACCAATCGCCCTATTTTGGTAAAACTCTGTGATGATCTGTTCTTCGTTGTTTTGTGAATACATCTTATTTTCCCCTTTGTGATAAGAATAGATATCGATAAATATTCCCTTCGATCTTTGATTCCTTTTTCAGTAAAGGAAGCAGCCTGTCTGAAAAATCCCTATCTTCTCCTTGGCTAAGAGCGTCATTAAATCTTGTCTTAAGAACCAATTCCCTTTTGATTGCGTTTAGATGGTTTGGACACCTAATATAAATCGTCTTACCGTTTTCAGCGATAGTTTCCCATTTTTTATATTCTACGGAATGGATAAACTTGGCGGGGTTCTTTCCATCAACGGTATAAATTCCTTCCAGACTGCAACAATCAGGATCGTTTTGAATCGCCGCTAATATTTTAGAAACGTAGTCATCACTAACCAAATCATCATCATCATCTATGAAACAAACGTAATCCCCTTTGGCCCTGTCTAATAGTTTATTTCTCTTCCTTCCTATTTTCATCTTTCCATCATCGACTTCCGTCAGAATTTCGACTTCTTCTGTCTTTTGTTTTTGTATAACGGACAATAGTCTTTGAAGCAATGCCTGTCTTTGTTTAATTGAACAAACTAGGATAGATAGTCTTGTTTGTGACTGTTTTACATTTCCTGTTAATACTTCTGCTTTTTTGTAAGTCAAGGAAAAGCGAACCGCCTTTTCTTCTATGGAAGGATCTACCTGAATAAGTTGACAAACATTCTTCCTCATTCTTGAACGAAACAATTCCGTACCAGACGCATAGGAATAATCAAGAGCCTTGTCCACTTCGTCTCTTTCCCTCTTCCCGTTGCAATAATGCCGATGTTCAAATATCGTTTTACAGGTCTTCCTTACGTCTTTCAATATGCACATTCTTTCAGCGATTATATAGAGCTCGCAATCACTTGACATATGACTGTAAACAGGATGGTAAATTATCTTCTTCATCTTCTTCAAAGCGGAAAATGTCATTATCGGAAAGGTAATGACCCTCGCCGGATATTTCTGTATCCCGTCATTTACCAACAAAACACAATTTTTATCTTTCCCAACAAGGCCAACAATTGTTTTATCCCAATTCTTCGGAGGAAAGAAATCATCACTAGCGAGAATTACAATATCTGAATCTTCTGCTTCGAGATTTCTGGAGAGACAATAGGCGGGGAAACAAACACCTTTGGGTCCACCTTCTGTTACAATGACATCAAATCCGTCAAGTTCTTCTTTTTGTTCTTTTGTATCGACGGCCACATGAGTATCAATTTCATAGAGACCAGAAGAATTATCCATCCAATGGTGATGTGTAGATTTTAAAACATTTGGTCTGCATGTCGCCCATAGAATGATAATTTTCATACATTAAATTCCTGTTAATATCGCCATTGAACACGCCTTGTTTCTTTGAAGGAAAGATTCTCTGTTTTTGTTCCCTTCTAAAATCAGTTGTTCTAAAGGAACTGAATAAACCTTTTTTATTTCTTGCACAAGTGATTCGACATCCACTTTATAAAGAGTTCCTTTGTTCATTCGTTCTTCCGTTTCTGTCAAAACCAAGCGAGATGAGAAAAACTCTGACATCGGCGGGGCATCTGTTGTAATGACGACAGCACCCGTGCTTGCGGCTTCGTGTAAATAATGCCCCCAGCCCTCATAATAACTTGGGCATAGGTGTATCAGGCTTTCATTCATCAAACGCTTTAGATCAGGTTCTGATAGCCTTCCCAACTGTTTGATATTACACCCCGAAACATCCCATTTGTTTGCCCCGACAAAAAAACATTTTGGAAGGTCTTTGTTCTTCTTATATGCTTCAATAATTTCCAAAGTCCCTTTTGTTCTAGAAGATCCACATACATGCAATATCTTCTTTTCTTTCTTAACTTCAGGTGAGTAAAAATCTTGGCTGATGAAGCCTGTAAAAACACAAGACGGATGGAGTCTCCCAAAGATGCTGAAACAATCTCTTGTCTTACACCAGATTTCTTTAAATCTAGGCAAGCCTTCTGTCCAATTTGGATAAAACCATTCCGGATTAGGAACAAAGATATTTCGGTTTGACAACTGAATACAGTCATACCTTGGGATTTGGAGATGTATTTGGATATCAGCCCGTCCTCCGCGTTGATGCTTCTGCCAATCCAGAATGAAAATTTCATGTTCAGACAACATATTCTTCAGAAGATTGGCATCCTTTTCAAGGCCAACTCCATTCAAAGAGGTATATACGTTTATCTTCATGCCTTATGTCTTGAATTCGAATTAAATACATTTAAAGTCAATGCCGTATCCAAAAATACTTCTCGTCTTGTTTGAAAAACAATGGTTAATTGCGCTGATTAACAAACCTTCGAATGCTGTCAGGAAATACCATCCACGCCCTTTTAACGGATGTGAAAGAACGTATATCCTTTCGCCGTCCCTACAAAATGCAAATTGACTTCCATTGCCTGAAGTATTGACTTCGAAGTATTTGTCTTTCAGCGGGACTTCACGGAGAATCGCGTTGGAATGAATGACATCGCTGTATTCCTTAATGATTTCGTCTATGCTTTTGTTTTCAGTCGGCATCCTCTTTCTTGCCTTTTTGGAGTAAATACTTTCGACTTACAGTCTTGAAACTGACATTCGGGTCATTGATTTTTGAGAAGACCAATCCTTCACGCAACTGATCTGGTTTGAGTTTGGAAAATCCGTCTGCGAATTCCAAAATAGAATTGACATCCGGGAACTGAGTAAGCCATCCGTCCCAAATGACAGGAACGACTTTTAGTTCTACTTTGATTCCAAATTTCGCCTGAACACCATCAAACAGTTCTCTCATTTTGTAAGGATTGAAAAAGCTAACGCTTCCGTCCCTGTAATTTATCTTCACTCTGTAGACATACAAATCTGGTTCCTTTAGACAATAGATATTGTTGCAAATCTTTGGTCCGATGATTTCTCCCTGAATCGCTACTGATTTAACACTTTTTCCAAGAAGGGACAGGATTCCTTTTAAGTATGCTCTGATTTGATAAGCGTCATACATCTGCCACCAAACATTTTGACTTCTCGAAAGTTTCATATTCCTGCTACAGACTTTGAAAGAAGTCCCGAACAATCCGATTCTGCTGATAGAAAAAGTTGCGCTAGAACCTTCAATTTTCTCACTGGCAATGAACTTAGAATCGGCTTCTGTCTGAAGAATTCCTGGCATACACTGAATCCGGGTTTCGTCAGATTTAGAAATGATATCCGAAGGGAATCCTCCTTTTTCTTTGGACAGGAATGGAAGAATAAGCGTCCGCATGATCTTGTATTTCAAAAGGAACTTCAGAATCTTGGAATCCTTTTTATTACTGATAACGGTTTCAGGATCAGTTTCTTCTTTTTCATACTTGACGATACCAAGCCTATCTGTCAAATCCGCTCCTTCCGTCAATCCGAGAGATTCTACATCAGGGAACAAAGACAAAGGCAAAGCAAGACCTTGGCTTACTTGACCAGCCATCTTTACCGTCTTAACACGGTATTTCCGATTAGCCATGAAGGCAAAAACAGGATTTTCTTTCGGAAGCAAAGAATCGGTTTCAAAGAAAACGCAAAGATCACCGGTTTTGAAATCACTGCGTTTTGCGACAAGTTCCCATCCCAATACCTTCACCTTAACGACGGTATTGGCTCCTGGAATTTCTTCAACTGAAACAATTTTCTGAATACTGGCAAGTTTTCTCATTTATTTTCCTTGTTAAAAACAGGTTCGACTTTTGCATACCACCGGAGGATGTTTTCCGCATCCAAATCCGTTTCTTCTCGTTTGTCTATGATTTGGGAATACCATCTCAGTGTTTCCCGAGAAAGACAGTAAAAACACAACTTTTCTTCATACTTCTCAGCAAGTTCCAACAGATTTTCTTTGTCTTTGTCTTCTGAGATTTTAATCGTTTCCCTTATCTCTTGAAGAATTTCAAACATTTCTTTGCCCATTTTCAATATCGACAATGTGTTCTTAAACAACATGTCAAGAAGATTCTTGCGCATTTCGTCTGTAATTTTAACGCTTGCCATTTTTTAGCCTTCTTTCTGTAAAATTAGGTTACATTGAATTCGATTATGAAACAGGCCTTCTCTCTTCCGATTGATTTCCTGATATCTTCACCCCATTCGATATTCAGCTCTTCTCCGCAGAATTCGAACATGTCTGCACCTTCCTGTATGTCTGTCGATTTCGTCCCGTACAGGAAAGAAAGCTTTCCGTCCACAGAATCAATCTTTGTCGGTTCAGGGAATTGATATTCAATACCGTCAATGACGATAAGGATAATATTGTTCAAAGGTCTGCGGATAACGTGCTGACAAACACCAGAAACCGTTATCCCGTGCCTTGTAAACCCGACATTCTTGCCGATCATGCTATAAATTGAGAATCGATTGTTGTCTTCCATCAAGAAAATTCCCCTTTAAATATAATCATAGTTTTCATCATCTGATTTTGTGAATTCTGTTGCTTTTTTCCCGAAACAGACGCGGAAGAGTTCGTCAGCCGCCGCCATCTCGTCTTGCAACACGGATTCGAAATAACAGAATTTGACGGCATTCGCCAATGCCTGAACATTATTTTCCTGTTCGGCTTTGAACATATGAAAGGCATCACAGATGTCAATTACCTTTGTTGTGGAAAACGGAGTAAGGATTTCTCCGTCTTTCATCGCTTTGCGTAGACAATCTTTGAAATTCATAAATTTCACTGCGGTTTCGCAATCAAAGATGTTCCTGCTGATAATTTCACGTTCTGCCAGCTTGTCATACCCGAACCGAAAGGTTGCGGTAATACGCTGAATCATGGATGCGTCCAAAGCCCGACGTTGTGCCGAATATTGTTGCTGATTCGAAGACGCTCCAAGGCCATTGGTATTTCCAGCCAAGACGATGACAAAACCGGGATGACTTTTAACGACCCTTCCGCCATCTTCTGACAGGGAAATTTCACGAATCTTGTTCCTTGTCTCTAAGAGCGCGTTAAGACTGATTCCCACGCTCGGAGGAAGGCTTGCCGCTTCATCGATAAACAGAATGCCAGGTTCTCCACAGATGTTTCCCTGTTCGTCTAGCCCTTCCTGCATAGCCCTGACGGCGATACCGTCAGAAAAGACAATTTTATTTTTTCCTGTTTCTTTGTCGATCACAACGGTATTCGCACCGAAAAAGTTACTTGGTGTGGTTCCACCGTCACCGTTTAACTTGTAAAGCTTACGGTTAAGGGCAGTCGCCAGATACCTTGCGGCGGTAGTTTTACCGCAACCACTGGGTCCGCTAAACCAAAAATTCATTGCACGATCAGCTTTCATCATCGTGATAACCTGTTTGAGGAAAGCCGGCACATGATAATTCTCAAACCCCGGAATCTTCTCAAAGACATCTTCTGGGGCCTCTTCTTTTTCCTGTTTGATAGCAACAGCTTCAGGTTTGGGGGCATGAAAAGCCCCAGCAATAGGCTTTAAGGAAACCGTATTATCCTTGTAATACAGGAGATATCCGCTCTTAAATGCCCTGATCTTAATTGCCTTGAGATCTTTACTGGAAATCCCGTTTTCAAAAACAAGAGATCCTTCTGTTCCCGTTTTCCACAACGTTTCAAGCTTAGAATAATCTTTGTTCGTGATTGTCATAAATAGCCTTTCTCGTTTGTCTTTAATCAAACTGTATCATTACTTCTCGCTGTTGTCAATAGGTCTAGGCTTTTCCCCTGTTCCGAGTAACGATATCGGCGATTTTCGTCAAAACCGTCTTTGAAAATGCGTTGCCTTCAGAGGAATTGATTTCTGAAACATATTCTTTTCCGTAATGGACGGCAACAGCGTTTCCACAGTCGATAGATAAGGCGTAAACTTCTATCCCGTTCTTCCTTGCATCGGAAAGAACACGAGAGAGGTTGTTGGAAACTTTTTCATCTGACTTTTCATCTTGACCGCTAAAAGTTTCCCCATCAGTAATGACGAAGATAATCTTCCTCTTTTCCTTACGTAGGCTTAGATTTGAAACTGCATAAGAAATGGCTTCACCGTCGATATGATTCTCTATCCCGTGATAATTCATCACGGTAGAACCAACACTGTTCCAGTTGTCTTCAAACTTCTTGTAGATTGAAAACACCATGCTTCTCCATCTTGTAAAACAAAAGTTCTTGTTTCGTGGGGTTTTTGTAGAAGAACCGAAAATTTCAAAAGGAACTTCAATCCTGTGAAGCGTTTCTCCCAAAACGATCATCGTGTCTATTACGTATTTGGAAACATTGCACATAGAATAGCTTTGATCAACACAGATGGAAACCGCCGTATTCAAATCCAAACCTTCATGGATATCAGTAAATACGTCTTTCCTCAAGGAAAAAGCGATTTCAGGAAGCATCTTTGTGTTGATATTCCCGGATTCCAACCCCGAAATGACGGAATTGTTGACAACCGCTTCCATCTTTTCCTGAATAGAAGAAACCAAAGAGAGAAGCGGTTTGCCGAGTTTGGCTTTCCGTTCGCGGTATTTCTCTTTCAGAAAGGCAAAAGGATTAACGACTTCAAAGACATCTTCGTCTCGATACGCGGTATATACTTCACCTGATAACTTTAATGCCGAAACCTTTGAAGAGATATTATTGTTCCGTTCTTCTTTGATTTCAGAACCACTGATATTGTCTGTTTTTTCAGCATCCCCTTCTTCGCAATCGGGTTTTGTTCCTTCTTTTGAAGTTTTCCCATTATCATTGCTTTCTAGATCTTTAATCTCATCTTTCCAGAGTTCAAAAATCTGTTTGGCAAGAGCTAAGTTGTCTTCAGAAGACAGAGACTCTTTCCATTTTGAGAAAATCGGATAGGCGGATTCAATCATGTTGATCGTCTTTTCATCAATGTCCCATTTGGGAACGAGATTGATTTCAGAAAACATCAGGTACAAAATAGCATCGCTAAATCCGCTGTTTATCTTCCCGTCTTTCTTTTCTGAAATTTTAACGAAGATGTTTCGGTTTGAATTATTGATGCTGATTCCGATTCCGACATATTCTTTACTGATTTTGTCTTCAATCCACAGATCTTCAATCGCATTCCAAATCTTGAAAATGCAACTTTGTTCCTTTATGTCAGAACTGTAAAGGATGTGCCCTAGTTCATGAAAGCAATCGGCTCTAAGGTTTTCTTTGCTTTCTTCATCCAAGGTCTGAGAACAACAGATTACAGGAATGTGGATTTCCCGTTCTTTGATCCGTGCGAAAGGAGTTGCCCCTTCTTTTTCCCAAATGACGCGGATAGAATTGTCCTTGCATATCGCATTGACAACCGTTTCCATTGTTTGAGTAAAGTATCTGTATCCCATTTTTGTTCCCTTTCATTTCAGAAACAGAAATAAGATACCACATTCAGACCCTGTTGTCAAATCCGTCTATGCTTTCGGATTCAACAACCTCTGACTTTCAGTTTCCCACTTTTTCATCAGGGCGATTTTCAAACACTTGTCTTTAAATTCAGCCCCGGTTACAAGGGAATCCGTAACGACATTCTGAATTTCTTCCGGCCATTCGGAAAGGATTTTTTCAGCGAGAGCTGTCTGTCCTTCACGGCCAAAAGGCTTCACTTCATGACATTCATCTATCCTCCCCGGCCTTAAAAGAGCAGGATCTATTTTGGAAATGTTGTTAGTCGTTACGGCAAAGTAGACCCCGTTTATTTCATTGATACCGTCAATCGCATTGATGAAAGTAGAGAAAGTCAAAGGGTTCTGCATCGTGTTTTTGCTTGTTGTTTCCCGTCCGTTAAAAACGACATCAATATCTTCAAACAGGAAAAAGGAAGGATTATAGTCAGACACTCCTCCGCTTTTCCCATAGCGCAAAACGGAATCCAAAAATTCAGAATCCCTAAAAGAAGCAAGGTTGAAGACATAAATGTCCATTCCGAGCATCTTCGCTATATTACGGATAAGACTTGTTTTCCCCGTGCCTGGGAGTCCATAAAGGCACATTCCCCTTTTCCAAGGAATATCCATGCCCTTATACCAACTCCGCATATTCATCCAAGTTTCCACTTCTTTAATAACGGGAAGCAAGTCTTCACCATAATAGAACATGTCAAAAGGAGTCTTCTGCTTCAATTGGTATTCAAAACCCTTGAGCGTTTCTGAATACTGACGGTCTATATACTTAGTTAGGTTTACGCCGCCACCAATTCCTCCACCGCTTGCACTCTTTGCTTCACTGGAAGGAGAATCTGAAGATGATGTTACCATCTTCAGATCGGCATTTCCTTCGTTTTTAGATGAAGAATTTCCAAGTGAACCGTTGACGAAAACGATGTTAGAATATTCTTTCCTATATATGTTTTCTTCTTTTAGATCTTCTTCTCTTCGTCCCAAACTGCATTTTATGTTTATGTCAAAAAGTTCTTTTCCTATTTTTATGGCATTTAGGGTGAACCTGACATAAATTATCTGTGCTTTTCCTAACATATTATCATACTTTATGATAACCGGAAACGGGAGAAACCCGATACAGATTTTGTTCCGAAACCTTGATTTTAGTAAGCTGAATCTGATTTTGGATGTTTCATGCATTTCTTCTAAGAAATATGTACTGTCTCCGAAACAGTAAATCCGTTTGCTTTTGATCCATTCAAAAAACGCCATAGCGCTTAAGTCTTCATATGAAGTCACACAGATGAAAACAGACCGAAAGGAGTTAATGATATTCCTTACTTGGGAAAAAGCAGTAGCTAAAACGGCACCGATACCGCCCGTAGCCATCGCCGTTGTTAAACCAATGCTCATTTTACTTGTTCCTTTCCCACGAAGTGATTGTATCCATGAAAAGACGGTTTACTGCCTTCATATTGCAGGAATCCGGAAGTCCGATCGCACCATTCATCTTTCCTTCGACATAATCAGAAATTGGATTTGCGACATCCATTAATTCTTCATATGTGAAGGCTCCTTCACGAATTTTGCGAAGGAATTCCAAATCCTTACCTTGGAATCTGACAATCGGTTCCCCGTTATCTACGATGTTTTTGGCAGACATCAGGATTCTGATCAAATGTAAAATATTCTTTTCATCAAAATCTAGACCTTTTTCTTGATTTTTCCATCTATCAGGATTCCTGTTCTTCATCCAATCCCAATATTCCTTCCACTTGGTCAAAGCTGTCTTAAACCCGTCTTCCTGATAGGTAAGCATTCCGATACAGGTGTCAGAATCTTGTTTCGGAACGCTTTCAAAGACAAGCATATCCCCTTTGAAGACACCGCTTCCATTCGGATAAAGGTTGTAACAATTGGTTAGGTGTGGAACGGCAGTCGCACGGCAAGTCGTAAGATCAATTCCGGTTTCAGAAATCGGGATTGTAACTGTCTTGCTGCCTTCTTTGACGGCAACCCAGCAGAAATCCAAACGGGACGGCCGATCTACAGACATCGGGTTGTTGATAAGTTTGTTCTGGCCTCTTGCTTTTTTCAATTGGGAAATGGCATAACAGCTATGGGTGAACACCGCCTTCTTTGTAATAAACATGTTGCGGTTGGTTAGGATGTTCTCCCACTCAGTAGAGGTCTTGACAATACAATCAGGAGGCAACCACAGAAGTTCGATGATATTCGGAGTTGCTTTAATCGCAAGATCGAAAAACTTCTTCAACTCATACAGCTTGTCATCTTCCTCTTCCGGATTTACGGTTTCATGCGGGAGATCAAACAATCCGATCCTTTCAGATGTAGGAAGGATAAACACTCCACGGTAATCCGTATCACTGGTCGGTAAATTCGTGCCGTAAGCCCGGCTTCCGGTAATTCCCTTGAAAAAACAGTTTCGTAGAGCATCATAATAATTCATTTTTTCTCCTTTTGAAATAATCAACAAACAATATACCTTTTCTTGACGCATTTGTCAATATAGTAAAGTTGTCTTTTTTTGATAGAATCCACATAGCTGAGGTAAAAATGAACCACTTCTTCCTAAAATCGATGCTTCTTGTTTCTCTTTCACTTTTTTCTTTCAGAAGTGAAGCAGTAGAAATTGATGTCGGACTGGCATTGAATAGCTTTAACTCCAGAATCCTTAGTCTGGAAAGCAAATCCGGCGCTCAGGAAATGCTCAACAATGGATTTGTTTCTTATATGGACAGAGGTTATTCTCAAGCCCTGACGGATAATCTAACGAATCTTCTTCTGAAAGTAGACACAAGATTCGGGATGACAAACCTTACACTTTTCGGGGTTGAAACCGTGCTTATAGAAGGTGTCCCTATCGTACAGACGAATGTCGTCTGTAAATTTATAGACAATCACACTTTTGAACAAATTATTTCCGGCATCAATTCAAATTTCAACAGCCATATTTCAGAAACCAACGCCCATTACGTAACCACGGAATTGATAGGTGCCGTTTCTGTAACCAACAGTTATCAATATGTTTTGCCTTCCGTTTCAGAAACAAACAAATTCGTTCTGTCTTCAAATGCAGTATACCGCATTTCAAATCTGACCCAGGATATCATCTTTGACACTCCTGAAACAGTATCAGGTAAGTATTCAAGTTTCCACATACACCTTACAAAAGGAAGCGGGACTGTTACTTTCTTCCCGAATATAACCTGGATCTACGGAGAACCACCGGAATTGGACATTGAAGGGACAACATATGTGTTCGGGTTCGAATCTTTAGACGGCGGGCAAACCTGGAGAGGGTGGATTGAATATACTTACTAGACTTCTTTTTCTGTTTCCTTTATTTCTGTTCGGTGGAGAAATCCGTTTCCGAGAGGACTTCAGCAATCCCGATTTCAAGGTTTCCGGAGAAACTGTTTCTGTCGATGTAAAAGACGGGATTAATGTTCAGGAACCTGGTTCACCGGTTTTGCCTTGTTTCGTTTTCAGCAAGCCGATAAGCAGAAATGAAAAGGTAGAAAACATTTCTTTTACGGTTTTCTCTTCACAAAAGTATGTACTAGAGAAACGGGTTAAAACAGCAGAAACACCTTTTAATGAAAACGGTATCGGGAAGGTTCAGGATTCACTTTTTACCGCCGTTACAGGAACCAATGTTTTCAGTTTCCACAGCTTTACAAATGTCACAGATTTAAAATTCAACACCTTTATCTCTACAAGGATGCTACGGCCTTTTGATTTCAGCATCGTTTCAGATTCAAACCCGCTTACTCTTTAGGCTTTGACGATAAAAGATATCCGTCTTCCCAAAGGCATGCTTTTGGACATAGATAAAACCGTGATTGAAGAAAATGATATTTCTAATATCCTTCTGGCATATTTCCCTTCCCTTTCGGACTGGAATACTTCTAAAATAAGAATCAATTTCTTTATCGATGATTACAAAAAACAGAAACCAATTTCTATTGGAAAGCAATCAAGTGAAATTCTAGCATTTGAATCAAATCTTGTAAGGCTATTTCTTAAACCAAAACGAACTTAAACCCAAAGTGATTTTAAAACTAAGTGACTAAAGGAATCCCGGACGGCCTTGATAACAAGTTCCGGGGGCGTAACGTCAAGGAAGCATTTATGGATTTCCGTATCGCAATTCTTGTCTGTAATCGACACTGTTAAAAACAGAAACATGTCGGATTCAAACAAGACCCTGTAATAAGGTGAAGATAGCAGGAACACGGCCTTCGCGTGAAGGAGCGGAGCCAAAAGGGATAACCCGGTTGGCTTAATGAACTCTATAGCCTATGGATATATGGTGGAACACCAACCCGTTAATCTATGGGACGTTGACCAGCGACAGGGAATAACAACACCTGTGGGGATATAGAGAAGGTATGCCTAGTCTGCCTAATAGACTAGTGTAGGTTTGTGGGGGACACCCGCTGCACGAGGGGCATACAGAGATATGGCGTAATTCCATTCTCAGTCTGCGATAGCGTATACCGATTCTCAACCTATACGATTAGCACATCAGGATTTCCTTAACAGAATCCTGTAAAAAGAATGAATGGAACAGATATGATAAGACTTTGTTCTTATACCTCTTCCTTGTAGAAGGGGGAAAATCTGTTCCTTCATTCCCTCAAACTCACCGACCGATATCACACATACGGGGATTTCCCCAAATGTTCTTCGAACAATTTGTTGGTCCCTGATCCCCTGTGTGATTCCAATGAAAAGACATTGTTTTCAAAAATTACTAAAATTAAATCCTGATTCATGTACTGAAAGGGAATGATCAGGATCAGAACACCGGGTATTCACGGTTTCTGAAATATTCAAGATGCCAATGATTTAAGGTATTTTTAGGTATTGGTTTTTAAAGCCTTTTCGTTAGAAAAGCTGAAATTGTTTTTCTATATGTCGGATAGAGGAAAGAACACTTATGACAAAAGAAGAATTGAAAGAAAGTATAGAAACGAGAATAAGGTCAAATCAAGTTTACAAGAAAGAGATCAAAGAGAAAGAGGATTTGATTGTCGGTAATACAGAAAGATTGAATGTTGTCAGAACGCTTTTCAACACGATTGAAGATTTGAGTCTTAATAAACGGAATCTGTACAAAAACAGGATAGAGACAGTCGTTACAGAAGTTTTGAAAACGTTATACGGAGAAGAATACAGTTTTGAAATGTCTTACGGAGACAAGAACAACAGATCGTTTCTGGATATCGAAGTCAAGAAGCAATACGGAGACTATGCCGTTAAAAGGGATATGTCGGGACACGGTGGCGGGATTTCAGACAGTATCAGCATCCCTTTACGTGTGCTTATTCTTAAAGGAAGTCAGGATGTCGGGGATATCTTGTTTCTAGACGAAGCCTACAAACATGTCGATACCAGCATTTCAGAGAATGTCGGTCTGTTTTTGCGTCAGCTTTGCGAGAAGATGCAGATGCAGATTATCATGCTGAGCCACAACGAAGATATTCTTCAACAAGCGGAACGGGGATTCTATTTGGAAAACAGAAACGGGAAAGTCTATATCCGTTAAACACATGCTTTGTTCTGTTGAAAGGGAAAAATATGTCAGAAGAAAATTACGAAGGTTGTTACGGACCGAAATTGACTGTTTCAGGAATCATCGAAAAACTCATACAGGCATTCGCTTCAGATACCGAAGCCGAAGAAAAGAGATCAGGAGAACGGTTTTCTACAGTTATCTGGGGTCGAGCGGGAATAGGGAAAACAAGTCTTGTCAGAAGTCTTCAAAACCGAGAAGTTTCTTACAGGGGCAATACCTATCAGGGTTACAAAATAGTTTTTGTTCCTCTTGCCGATATCGAGGAAGTCGGGGATATCATCGGCATGCCGGAAAGACATGTCTGTGTTTCAAACGGACAGAAAGAAAAATGGGTACCGGAATCCTGTATCGGGATTTATACGGAAAAATTCGGATATTCGCTTTTGCCGGACAAGGGTGTCAAACAATTCGTTGCCCCTCCTGAATGGGTGCCGGTTCCGGATTCCGAAGGTTATGCCGAACCGACTGTTATTCTCGTAGATGATTTCAACCGTGCGAATTTACGGGTATTGAAAGCCTGTATGCCTTTATTCCAGACATATGCAACAATCGGATGGAAACTTCCAAAAGGATGCCATATCGTACTTACAGGGAATCCCAGCCAGCAGGATTATCAAGTTACGGATATCGATCCCGCGATATTGACAAGAATGAGGCACATCACTTCCGTTTTTGATATCAAGGAATGGATCAATTGGGCAGATACGGCAGGTCTTGACAAGAATCTTTTGGGGTTCTGCGCCTATTATCCTGAAATGATGTTCGGTAAGCTTCTTACCAACCCGAGGACGATTTCAGAAGCCTTCCGTTTGCTTAAAACCAACGGATTGTCTACGGAATGTGTGGATGAAAGAAAATTGAAGAACCTGAAAGATTCACTCCTTATGCTTGTCGATGAAGATTTTGTGAATGCTTTTGTTTCTTATGTGGTTTCAGGAGATAATATTTTCTTGAGTCCTGAAGACATTCTTTCTGATTCTGTATCAACAAAGAAGAAGATCAGCAAGTTGTTGACAGGAAGCGTCAAGAGGTTGGATATCATCAGCATCTTTTCTAGCCGTCTTGTCAGAAATATTTGTTCTGAAACCATCGAGTTTACAGAAGAAAAGGCAGTAAACTTCCATTCTTTCCTGTTTGAATCTGGATTGCCGCAGGATATCGTCATGTCGGCGCTACTTGAAATGAATAGTCCACAAAACCTTCTGCCTTGTTTACCTTGGATGAATAACCCTTCTTTCTCTTTTCTCATGTCTGAATATTATTCATCAAAGGCATAGATCTTTCATTTTACCCTATTGACAGGAAGCCGGCGGTATGATAAAGTATTCACATAACTTAAACACAAAAGGAATCTGTTATGTTGAAGAAAATCATGTTCGTTGTTATTATGTCAGTAGTTTCCGCATATGCAGCTCCGATTGATGATTTAGCCAAAACCTTGTATCATGAAGCCCGTGGAGAAGGGGAAACGGGAATCCGTGCCGTTGCCAGCATCATCGTCAACCGCGCAAAGAAAGACGGAGCCGTTACCCCTGTTGCATTGTCGAAAGTTGTCCGTCAGAAGTATCAATTCAGTTGTTGGAACGGACAAACCAATTTGAAAACAGGAAAAGGCCAGTCTTGGTTGGTTTGCCGGATGGTTGCAGGAGAAATGGTAAACGGGCAATTCAAATCCGTTCACAATTACACGCATTACTACGCCTTTCGGAACTGCAATCCTAAATGGGCAAAAGGCAAGAGTAAAATGGTTATCGGTAATCATGCTTTCCTGAATCCTTAAGAAGAAAACAATGAAAATCTATGATTTTCATTATAAAAAGGGGTAAATGTGCAAAAAATTTTGGCGATGTCAGACCTGCACCTTAATTTCGGTATAAATCCAGGTGTCAGGCGTAAATTTTTTAATCAGATCAAGGGATCAAATTCCCCGATTATCATTGCAGGGGATATCGGCGACGGTCATTCTCTTCGTAATAATCTAGAAGAATTGGCATCAGCTTGTCAATCTTCTGTCTATTTCATAACAGGCAATCATGATTATTACCATTCTGGTTTTGAAGAAATAACGAATATTATCAGAAAAACCGTAAGCGAAAATCCAAATCTTGTCTATTTGACAGATTCAGGCATCATCAGCCTAGACACGGATACCTGTGTTGTCGGGGTTGATTCTTGGTATGATGCCAAAATTGTTCCAGAAGGGGCATATCTACCAATGATTATGAATGATTTCCGTTATATCAAAGAACTATGCCTGTTCTACAAAAGTGAATCAGAAGTCGTTAAGACTTTTCAAGACAGGGCTGAAACGGCATTGGAAGATTTGAAGACAAGGCTTTCTAAAGCTGTAAAGAGATACAAAAACGTTATCGTCGTCAGTCATCCAGTGCCTTTCGGTTGCATGGATACTAAAAAGAGTAGTGACGCCGCTCCGTTTTATGTATGGTATAAGGCGGGTATGTTCATTGCTGATTTCGCAAAAGACCATCAGGAAACAAAATTTTTATGGATTTGCGGTCATACTCACGAAAGATCAGAATGGCATAACGAGAATCTGGATGCCTATTGCCTTGGGTCAGAATACTTTTCCCCGCGTGTAGATGCCGTGATTACAGACTTGAAACTAGAATATCTACCGATTAAGTAGGGTTTAAATGAAAAGGAAGGTGAAACTGTGTCTATAAAAAACATTACAGTCGTTATGACTGAACTCGAAAAGCATATCATCAGGGAAATTCTTATTCCGAGGATCAAGGCTTTGCCAGAAACTGAAAGTTACAAGGGAAACGCTTATGACTATTATCTGAATCTGCTTAAAGATGAAAGCACTTTGGAAGTCATTTCGATGAAAACTTGTGGTTTCATTTACAAGACATTCTGTGGCTATCCGCAGGATATTTTGGATGATATGATGTCAGATATCGTTTCTGCCACAATTCAGGACAAAACCAACGGATACCGTAAACTCAAAAAGTCAACACACGGATTTTGGAAAGACAGATTCGGCTTGAATCCGGAGAATTCTTCTTTCTCAACTTCATTTTCAAACGTATGCTTTCGGGCGGTTCAGACAGCGGCCAAAACACTGGAAACCAGAAAAAGACACGAAACCAATGATTTTATGATGAAAACTGAAAGAGGTGATGACCTTTCGTATATTGAAACCGTTAAGGATGACAGGAACACAGATGAAAAGACTGGGATAATGGCAGGATATGATAAGATCATCTATGAGATGTACGATTATGTTCTGAATCAGACAGACCTTGATGAAGTCTCAAAAATGATTTTCAAGGTTTGGTTTTCAAAGAAAGAAGAACGGATGGATTTTTCTGTTCCTGTACGAATGTCTTCAGAAGTATATCCTGTTGTCCGAGCTATGCTGATAGAAAAAGGGGAAAAGACATTAAGTTCTGGTTCTCTACACATCAGATGGAAACGCGCTTTCCAGAGAATCAGGGAATTCCTTGATTAAAAAACCAAAGATAACGTTTTTTTGATAAATCCATCCCAAATAAGGGATGGATTTCTCTTTTTAAGAGAGGTGCGGTATGGATGAAGAAGAATACAGTGATAAAAGTCTTGCAGTTATGGAATCCATAAACCGTCAGCTTGAACAGAATTCTTTACAGGAAGGCCGACTGAATAATTTTGAAAAGATGGTTGAGGGACGGCTTCTTGAAATTGAAACTTCAATCAAGAAATACGAAAGGTTCATTTCTGAAACTTCAGGGTTCTTCACAAGGATCGGTTTTTATCTTGACGGTATTGTGATTTACTTTAAAGTAAAATTCGGCAAAAAGTGAGGGCATAAAATGAAAAAGATGATTACTGCGATATTGGCGATATCCGTTCCTGTACTCCTTATGGCGGCAGAAACAGAAATTGAAGTCCCTGGAGCTGTTACTGAATTGATCGGCGGGACTGTAGATAAGTTTGTGACAGGGACTTTTGTAATGTCTACCGGGTTTGTCGCAGCGGTACAGATTATTAAAAAGATCATGGAAAAATTCAGGGTTGAAATAGGTGGCGTAAAGTCTCAGTTGCTTACTGTCGCTATCGGTATCACTTATGCCGTTATTGATACGGGAGTCTGGCAAGACGGCAATATTTCAAGCGCAGACATCGTTTCTATGACGCAGGCTGCAATCGCGGTTGTCTCAGGTGTATTCGGATACAAACTTCTTTGGAAGCAGCCTAGCGCATGTGTAAAGCCTTTAGAAAAACAGGAGAAATAAGAAAATGGAATGGATTGCGGCAATAATAGGATCTCTGGCAACGATTCTGGTTGCCGTCTTCAAATATAAGTCTGACAAGAATTCAGATGTCAAGAAACAGTTGCTTGTACAGACAGTCAAAGATTTTGAAAAGAAAATAGCAGACACGGAAACACAACTGATACAAGCGATGGAAAACAGTATCACCGATGTTCCGAATATCCGTATCCGTCTTATGGTTCTAAGGAAACAGCTTGTCAAAGCCAAAAAGGCGGCAGGACTTATGTCAATCATCATTCTGTTAATGTTTTCAGGATGTAAGACACAGAACACGGTTATCATAGGAGAAAGGGTTTATATGCCGAAACCTGGGGATGTCTTGACAGTTCCGGCGCTGAAGACTCCTGCTAAACAATGGTATCTGATAGATGATGTCGCGATGTTGAATGTATTGGGAGTCAATAAGCCGGTCATAGATAAGGATTCTGTTACCGGAAGTGACTTTGATGCAGATCTATCTAAATAAGGAGTGAATCTAAAATGGAACGTGAGACGCTTTACCTTTTGTTGGTGTTAATTTTACTGTGTATTTCCTTCGTAAGTCCGTATGTTCTTTATCGTAGGATGGTAAGAATAGTAAACAAAAAACATGACTTTAATTTACCGAAACAAATGGTAGCGAACAAACGTTCAGATGTTATCGCAAGTGAAACAAGGGTCTTAACAGGAGCTGACCGGGTGACGGTTATTCGGTTTCATAACGGCAGTGAATTCCTTCCGAACAATCCGATATGGAAGATAACATCAGGAAGTCAGATGAAAGCTGACGGCGTTAGCTATGAAGACATTCAGGATGTCTTGGTTTCAAGAATCCCGGCGATTATCGATCCCGTTATCACAGGAGAAACAGATTATGACGGTGTTTCAATTCCTGAATCCTGTAAGAGGTGCATAAGAAAGCTGTGTCAGGAAAGAAGTGCAAGAACCGTAAAATTCCAAGTTTCAGAAATGACAGGCTACTCAAAAATGTTTCTCCAAAAGAGAGGAACGGAAACCGCATACATCGCGACACTAAATAGTACACAAGGTAAAATTTTCGGATTGCTGCTGGTTGAATTTTCAGATAAGAAAGAAGGAACAAAGGAAGAAGAAAAGACGGTAAAAATCATATGTGAAAGCACAGAAAAGCTTGCTTTTATCTTTGACTGAAAATCGGATTCCAAAACCCTATTCATCAGAGATGAATACGGTAGAAAAAGAAATAATCAAGGCAACGGTATCGCTTCTCAAAGAAAAGCCGCTTTACGCCCACATCTTTCAACAGCTTGAAAAAGTTTATGTTGGAAATGACCACCCGATAAAGACGATGGCTGTAGGTCTGAATGCAGACAAGAAAAGAATCGTCTTTTATGTCAATGAAAGATATGTAGAGACAATAATGGACGATGTCGACTATCAGGAAATTGTTTGTAAGTCCATAGAGCATGAAATCATTCACCTTATCTTTAAACACATTTTTGATGATGTCAGAAACCTGAACTTAGAAAAAGTGAATATCGCAATGGATATCTCCTGTAACCAATTCATTCCTAACCATCCAAATACCTGGTACAGTTATCATGATTTCGATTTCCCTTCAAACCGTACATGGAAATGGTATTATAACCACCTTCCAGGAGGAAAGAACGGGAAGAACGGAAAGAAAGAAAAGACAGAACATTCCCTGTGGGCGGGTTCAGAAGAAAAGACAGATGCTTCCAGTTCATCCATTACGAAAGAAATTGTAGATGCTATTATCAGACGTTCCGTAGAAGATGCCAAACAAACAGGGTACGGAAATATGAATTTCAACATTGTCCAAGAACTTGAGAAATTCATGATCCGTCCTAACAACACCCAGAATTGGAAAGCGCTCCTGCGTTCTTTCGTTGCAAACAGCACCGAAACATATTTGGAAACCACCAAGATGCGGATTTCTAAAAGATACGGAACCCGTCCTGGTTTGATAAACAGAAGTCGGCTTAATCTAGCCTGTACAATAGACACTTCAATAAGCATATCAGACCGTCAAATTGAAAAATTTATCAATGAAATAAACTGCATATGTAAGAATGATGTTGATGTGACGATAATCGAAGCTGACATTGACGTCCAAAACCACTATCGATATTCCGGTAAGTTTTCAACGAAAATACACGGCAGAGGTGGAACAGACTTTAACCCGGCGATCAAGTTCGTTGAAGAAAACGGATTTGACGCACATGTCTATTTTACGGATTTCATTGCTGGTAAGGTAACAGAAAAATTCAAGACTCCGATTCTGTGGATGCTTACTGGCAAAATAGACAAAGCTTCTTATCCTTGTAAAAAGGGAAGGGTAGTCGTTATGGAGGAAAAAGATGTTTAGAATTCTCGTAACAGATGACAATCATTTCGATAGCCATGCTGGAGAAGAATGGGATGATGTAAAAGAAGTCTTAGTGAACACAAATTCCAAATTGCTTCAGGAATACGAATATCTTTTCACCGGCATGTTTCGTAGTTTGTGGAAAGAAGTGGACAAGGAAATCTATATCTTTCTTGACGTTGGCAATCCTGTATATCTTAGCTTTTTCAATGATCTTACTGTAAAGCTTCAAGAAGAACAGATTGTGTTGACTTTGGAATTTTCATAAAGCAAGGAGAAAAGATGGCAAAAGTTAATTGGGAAGTTGAAATCGAAGCGAAAGAATTGGCGAACAAACTCATTGAAAAATATCCTGACAAGTTCGGTCATATCAACATCGACAAAATCGGGTTCTTGAGGCATCTCAGGAAGCAAGCAGATTTACCGATCAAAATCTCTGCTGTGAAATTTCCCCATTCCGTTTGGAATGACAATATTTACATTTTCGTGGTGATGGAGGATTGCTGGAACACTTTGGAACCAAAGCAGAAAAACATCGCGGTAGCACAGGCATTGTGTTCCTTGCATAAGGATGGTTTCGTTGAAAACAGCAAGTCCTTCGGCAAGATCGTTAAGCCGGACATTATTTCCTACATGGAACTTCTCGACATCTCAGGTAATGTTCCGAATTGGCTACACGACACAAGTTTTGCTGATCCTCTGAGAGGAGAAGAGAAAGAAGACTAAAGCTTACAAATAGATTTTTATAGGGAGTGGAAATTTCCACTCCCTTTAATCTATATAGGAATAAAGCTTAGAGGGGAATATGACAGAACTTAAAGATGTCAAGAAATTTGTTAAAAAGAATATCGACAAAAACAAACAGAAACGTGTTATGAAGATCAATCGGCCATTTTCAGATTCTGAACTATTGGACGTTATCAGAAGAGTAGGGAAAGGTCAGCCGATAACAGAATCTAAATACAAGAAAGATAAAGAAGAAGGAGACCCTTCTACTACTTTGTTCTGGAAACGTTTCGGAAGCTTTAACAATGCAGTCGAAATGATATACGGCAGACAGATGAAAGATATGGATTATGATGAAGTCTACTTCGTTAATCTGATCATTGAAAGCAAGGTTAGGAATCAGAAGGAATATCTTGAAAAGAGGGAAAAGCTACCAGAACTATTCCCATCTGTAAATGTCGTAGAAAAACTGTTTAAGAATTTCACCAATCTTTTCAAGGCTGCTGAACACTTTGACATCAAGAATCAATTGATGAAATGTCTTGAAGTTAAACTTGCGATAAAGAAGGCTCCTAAAATCGAAGACTATCGGGCGGCAGGTGTAAACGTTAATATTCTTTTGCGCAAGTTTGTCTTGCTAAGCGAAATAAACAAGCGGGTTAAATTACTGGAGGAAGGTTATGAAGTCAAGAGAGGAAATCAATTACAGACTTTTGAAGATGATGGAAAAAGCATTGAAAGAGAGACGAAAAGAGTTTTTACGCCGTTCTCCGATGAATTGCGTATTCAACGTCAAGAAAAGGATTCATGATAACGGACAGATAAGCATTTGTGAAAACCAAGTGATGACATCTGTTTTTGATCACATCTTTATTTGTGATAATGAAGAATTCTGTAAGCAGTGTCAGCATTACAAGTGCAAGAACACAAAAGAATCGATAGAAGCCGATTTTGAGAACATACTTAAAGATCCAAGTCTTTGTGGCAAAGCTTATCCGAAAATAGCTATGCTTAAATGGGTCATAGACGGAGAAAACGTTAAAAAGCCTACACTCCTTAAGAGGATCGCAAATATTGTCAGGGGATAACATGGAATGGTACTGTTTGATCATAAATTCGACTAGCCATTACGGCAAATCGAATATCGTTGTAGAAGAAATTGAAGGAATATTTTCGAAGTCAAAAGAAAAGCCGCAGTTTATTGTCATAGAAGATAAAGAAATAAAGAAGACCGGAGAATATATGATTTTCGTCTGTTCTCCTGATTTTCAAAGCAAGAAGGAACAGATTGTCAGACTTTCTTCTGTCGTTCGAATAATTGAGAATGACGGTATAAGTTACCGCTTTTCGGATTCCGAAGTTAAGAAATTCACCAAGTCTATAGAAAAGAACGGTGCGGATATGCGTTTCAAGAAAGGAGATGTCGTCTTTGTTAGAGACGGGTATCTGAAAAACCTTTACGGGCTTGTAACTGGGAAAAACAGGGACGGGTCAAAAATAAAAGTTCTGTTTAAGTTCCATGTGCGTTCTTTTATCAGAGAATTGAATCCGAAAGACCTTAGACTAGAAAAGAATATCTTTAAGGATATGCCTTGTAACATCAGCAACCAGGACTGGTTCAAGCGCTTTGTTTGATTAAGGAGGCTTTAAAAGTGGCAATTCAAGTGAGTTATGTCGGCGGCGATGTCGAAAATTTTAAGGATATTTCTGTAGAAGGAGAATCAGAACAGTTCCTTACAGTTGAAAACGTCAAATATTTCCGGTCCCTGTTTTCGTTTTTAAATCCGAAAGACCGTGATATCCTTTACCTTATTTTCCTTTCCAGAAAGAAACAAACGGAAGTCCAGGAAATTCTGGAACGTGGACAGTCAAGTCTTTGTTATGACATCAAGCAAATACGTAAACGTTTGAAATGTATTTCATATCTTAAATCTGTTTCGGACATCTTCGTCGAATTCATAGAAAAAGAAGCTTCACAGTATTTCAACGAACAGGAGAAGGCGATCCTTACGATGCTGTTTTTCTCAACATCCTATATCTGTACGGCAGAAACATTGAAGATGTCTCAGGTCAAAGTATCTTCAACCTTCGAAAAATGTCTAGAACGGCTTCTGTCTCAAAAGATATGGCCTATGTATGAAATCTTCTACACGATAAAGGAAAATCTGAATATCGTCAAAAGAACATATAGACGGAACGGGAAAATACTAGATGAAGTCATGGATTGATACCGACAGTTTTTTTGATATTAAAACAAGGATATAGGTAAAGAAGAGGTCAAATATGTCTAAACTTTCTAAAGAATTGGCAGAAATCAAGAAGCGCATAGCTAGCGTCAGCGTCAGTAATTCCGTTTCGGAAGACGATTCATGGTCAGAAAACTTCCGTTGGCATGCGAGTCTCGGAATTGATAGTGTTCTCGGCAACAACAAGAGACTTGTCAAGGAACTTCCGAGAGAATCAGAATACGTGAAAAGGATGTTCGTGGCGGCCGGGTGTAGAAGTGACGGCGGCAATGTCTTGGTTCACAAACTCCGTCATTGTCTTTGGGAAATGAGTGATGACAATACCTTTATAAAGCCAGTACATGCATCAGACATTTTGACACTTCAAGACCTTGAAGACGATATCACAACCATTGAAAACGAGGCATAAACAATGAATTTCATACAAAAAATCAACGAATTGAAGCCGGACTTTTCATGGACGGAAGATAATGAAAATTATGACGTAGAGAAGAATGAACGTAATCCGTATGACTGCAAAGACGAACTTGAAAAACAGTGGAACGGTAAATTAGTTCCTTCTACACCTGAAGAAGGTTCTACAAAGAGAATGAGAGAAGCTAAACAGAAAATGGTTCAGTCTGTCAGAAACATGATGAACGCAGGTTGCCGGATTGATGTCATCAAAGCCAGAATCGCGAAGAACAACAAGAAAGAAATCGTTGCGTTGTTTCAGCCGGACATCGACAAGCAGTTGAAATTGTACGGGTCTGTCGGCAGATTCATTTTGGATGCCAGAGGTTATGGTTCCTGTAAAGAAGCGTGGGCTTCTACAGTCAAGAACCCATATCGCAAGTATTTCGGATATGTTTTGGGATGCGGATGCCATGAACATGCGGAACTCAATCAGATGCCAGGACATAAAAATCAGGATTTCAAGCTTTCAGAAAGCCGTGATATGGTGGCTTCATGCTTGGAGTCAGATACGGAACATAAGTCCTATAAGGCTTGCATTCCAACTTCCCTAGTCGTGATAGCCGGTGCCGGTGACATAGACGAGAAGTGGGCCGGAAATACGATGATCGATATTATGAATGCCTGTTCTGGTGATAATGAAGGCAATGAAGAATCCGTAAAGAAGATAACGGCAAGTTGTGACAAGCCGTATGACAAGCTGAAAAAGTTTTTCATCGCATTTGAACAGGGGGAATTCCAGACGGAAGAAAGATTCATCATCAATCCAGAAGATGTCTTCACAACCACACCGCAAGAAATTGAAATTCCTGAATCAGAAGTACAGATTCCAGACATTGAAATCCCTGTAAGGAATGACAAAATCAACCTTTACGATGATCTAGAAAGGGTTGAAGTCGGAGATATGGACGGCAACAGCATGGACATAGATTTGGCGGGAGAAGCAGAACCAGTCGTTCTTTCAGGTGGTGATATTCCTTCAATAGAAATTGACATTTCTGAAAATGAATCTGGTCTTGAAGGAATCGGTAATGAAGATGTGGATATGGGATTTTCAAGCCCGAAGGAAATAAATATTCCAGAACAAGAAGGGAATATCCAGGTAGGCTTTTCTGAAGGGCTTTCAGAAGACATTCAGGTGTCAGAAGAAGAACCTTTGGAAATACAGTTTTAAGGATAATCAATATGGATGAGAACAAAGACCGTCAAGAAATCACGGTCTTAAATTCAGAGTTGCCTGTAGCGACAGAAGAGAGTGCATCAAAACTCTCCTATAAGAAACAGAAGATACGAGAGTTTTATAACGGGCAGACCCTTACAGAAAAACTTGCGTCTAAGGACATGTCTCTGGAAGACATTCTTGATTCCCTGGTTTCTGAATATGTAAGGGAAATCGACAATCTAGCCGGTAACATTGTGATGGCCGATGAAGTCGGGAATATAGAAAGTTCTTCTGTCATTTCCACCAAAAGAGCTGAAATAGTAGACAAGATGTTGAAAGCCTTTATGTCCAGAAAAGAATTTGACGCAAGTTCAAGCATCGACGTGAACTCTCCTTCAATGAAAATAATTTGGAGATTCTTCATGACGAAGTGCCAGGAAAGCTTTGCGAAATCCGGTTTCAGCATAGAAATTTCGAACATTTTCTTCCAAAATCTAACCGAAGTTATGGGGGATTGGCGGAAGGAACTAAAACGGCAGATAGCCGAAATAAAAACATGAGGTACACATGCAGGACATTATTGAGTTTACAGAATCTCTTGGGATAAACTTGGAGATCGGACAGCGCATCTTTCTCAAACTGGCTTACGGATTGGAATTTGATGATAGTGATATTTATCCGGTGGAAGATCCATTTAAATTCTATGAACCCCGTCAGATGACAGAAAAACAACTGTTTAAACATTTATCTGAAGACAATATCAAATTCGGAGAAAAAGACAGAAGGTTTGTTTCAGCGGTTTGTGGAAGACGGTCTGGAAAGACGCTGTTAGGCGCTCTTGCTATGGGATATGAATTGAAGAAATTCTTGAAGAATCCAAATCCTTGTGAATCAAATAAAATGGTAAATGGAACGAAATTTTATTTTTTGTTTTTGGCTCCCACACAAGATAGCGCGGCACATGGGCTAGATATATTCAATACTTTAATCGCAAGAGATTCGTTCTTAAATTCAAGAATATGCTTTAAAACGATATATGAAATTTCATTTAAGACGGATGAAGATATAGAAAAAGGAAGGGATGGAACTGTTATTGTCATGTCTGGCTCTTTTGGCTCTTCATCAACAAGAGGAAAGAATGTTTATATGGCCATAGCGGAAGAAATTGAATTTGGTTTTGATTTTAAGAAGACTTTTCAGTCAGTTTCCCCATCTTTGTTCGGATTTAAAGAGAATCTTAGTTTTACCTTTTCGTCCAAGGCAAATTATTCAAATCCGATGACAAGTTATTGCAAACCAAGATTTATTTTTAACGGTTATACCACGTTGATGAACCCAAGATGCCTTCAAAAATCAGACATTAAACATATGATTCAGAATGATTGTTGTAACTTTATCCGTGAGTTTTGTGTGTAACAATGGCAAAAGACAACCTCATAAATGAAATCGCAAATGAATTTATAGTCGGTGGAGATCCGAATAGCAGGTGCGCCGACATTATTACATTTGTTGAAGCGAATTGGGGATTCGGAATCAAACTCAGACCGGCACAAAGGGTAATCCTGAAGATGCTCTACGGGCTTCCTCTGGATGAAAATGAAGAATTCCCCATTTATGATGTTGTCAAAGAAAAGGTCATCGGGAAATTTACTGAAAAGACATTCGTAAAATGGCTTCATCTAAATAAAAGGTGTAACTACGAAGACACCCCAGGTAAGCAGATTAAAGAACTTGTGCTTGTTGCCGGAAGGCGTAGCGGCAAGTCCATGATTTCAGCCTGTATCATCGGCTACGAGCTCTATAAGCTTGTCCTTCTGGGGGACCCAGCCAAACACTACGGCAAACCTTCCCAAGCGTCTATCAAGGTTTTGAACGTGGCACCGACAGATGAACAGGCGGGAGTTGTGTTCGATGTCGCAAGTACGGCGATTGACCATTGCCCGATTCTTAAGAACAGGGTTTGCAACAGGACCCAGACGTACTTCAGTCTTTTTACAGATGAAGATATTGCCAACGGTAAAAACAAAGCCAGCCTTTCCTTTATTACTGGCGGTTGCAGTTCCAATGGTTTGCGTGGACACGATGCCATTGTCGTTTGTATGGACGAAATGGCTTTCTTTATCAGTAATGAAGCGTCTAAATTCAGTGGAGAAGAAGTCTACAAGGGACTTACGCCTAGCGTAAAAGGGTTTAAAGGCGACGGCAAAGTCATTTGCATAAGTTCTCCAAAAGCGAAATACGGCAAATTCTACAGGCAGTTTCTTGCTGGTATGGAAGAAAAGGAATCCAGTAGCCTTTGTATTCAGATGTATACGGCGATGATGAATCCAGACCTTATCACAAGTGAAGACTTGAAGATAGAACGCAGAAGAAACAGAAATGGATTTATGGCGGAATTCGGAGCTGAATTCAGTGATAGTATTTCTGCTTGGGTGGACGATCCTGATGAATTCCGTTCTTGTGTCGACCCTTTCTATATCAAACCGACCAGAGGGAAGGGAGAAGTAAGGTATTATGCTGGTCTTGACCTCGGATTCAAGAATGACGGGGCGGCATTAGCCATAAGCCATGATGAAGAAGGGATAATAACGCTTGACTATGCTTCTGTTTGGTTTAGTGCTAGTTCAGACATATGGCAAGCCGAACAGTCGATCTATTCCAAATGTGACAAGTACAAGCATTTGAACAGGCTTCTGATGGAAGATATCGCGAAAGAGATTGAAGATGCCAATAAACGGTTTCCTATAACTTCAGGGATAATGGATAGCAAAGAAGCTTACGGAATGTCTGAAATAATGAAGAAGAACGGAATTGATTATTTCGAAGCCGTTTCGACAAGTCTTTCTTTCAACTCTGAGGTTTATGAAGTAGTCAAAAGTCTTTACACGGAAAAACTATTAAGACTTTATGAAGACCCTGTTTTGATCCCTGAAGTTCTGATGTTGGAAGCGACACTCGTAGACGGAGGCAAGACGAGATATGATGTCTGTGCACCGGCACGTCCGGGATGCCATGATGATATCAGTGAAGCATGGGCGCGAAGTGTATATTGCTGCTACAATGATGTGAAAAGGACTATCCATAAACCGACAGTCAAAAGTCCGTTTGTTAATAGCAGGTTGGCGACAGTCGTACGGTACAATATGTTGAGAGAAGGAAACGGTAGAACAGTAAGAACAGGAAACGTAAGGAGATTTTACTAATGGATATTAAAGCTTTACAGGCGGTCGCTTCTGTAGAAAGAAAGCTGGAAGAAAAAAGCGCTTTAGAACAACTGAAAAGAATCGAGCCATATATCAAAGATGTTCCTATGGCGGCACAGGTGGCTTCATATATAAAAACCTATCACCAGCCGATACCAGAAAACCATCAAGTCTTTTCATATATTTCTGATTTTGAAAAGAGAAAGAACCAAAAACAGACTTTTTCGAAAGAAAATGGGAAAGATCCAGAAAAAGAAGAATCGGCTTACGGAGAAGAGGAAAAGAAAGATGACAACAAGAATACCGATCTTTTTGATATTATTGATAAATCTCTTAAAGAAATGGAAGAAGAAAATGACAAGCTTTGGTACTTCCTTGAACAGCACCGCATGGAATTGCAATCAGATTATGAATTCAGAAGCAAATTCATGCAAATCCGATCATATTTGAAAAACAACAAATCCATTTTGAAAAGATTCGGGAGATAATGACAATGAGCAAAAAGAATAGATTGCGTAAAAAGATGCGAGAGATGAATTTTGCCAGTATCCCGCAGATGCCAGCAGTTACTTCTCCTATGAGAAATCCAGAAGATGAAATGCTAAGCAAAGCTAAACGCAATGTTTCAGAGATCGAAGGTCGTTTGGCAAAAAAGACGATGATCGCCGGGATGTCAAGAACGGCAGGAATGATGATCGACGGATATTCTTCAACAATCAGTAATTACACGCCTGGATTCGTTCTTGAAAGCTATAGGAACAGTTATGCCAGCGGTTTGGGTATCAAGTCCGGCGTCTACGATATCCCTTCTTTCATCACATTGATGAACTCTAAAAACGGAGGAATCATTCAATGGCCGTCTTGCCTTCAAGAGAAGTTCTCATGGTTTCGCTGGTACGCGAGAAGTGATTCCCTTGTCGGCAGGGCTTTGGATCTTCTTACCGACCTTCCTAGAACCAAAATAACCTTGACGATTCCGAAATTTGTTCCTGAAGAGAGAAGAGACGAAGTTAAGGAATTATTTGAAGACCAAGTAAGAACACTTGAACTTTTCAAGAAAAGCGGGGATATCCTGTATGAACGTAATTGCATAGGAATGGTGTATCTGTTTTGTGAATGGGATAAAGAAAACAGACTTTGGAAACGTATACAAATGCTTCCTCCTGAAGAAGTCTTTGTTTTCGAAATCGGTTTCAGCGAAGAGAAAAGGATTGAATACCGTCCGAGACGTTATATTCAAATGCTTCAGGGCAGCGTAAGCAACCACAACAACAATCTTGAAGAAGAAATAATCGACAACGTTCCTAAAGAAATTGTAGATGCCATTACTCAAGACGGGTATATCGCTTTGGATTGGAACCATATGAACGGAAGTTTTTGCGAATGCATCGCAAGAAGGAAAAGCCCGTATATGGATGTCAGCCCTTCTATCCTTGACAGAATCCTGACGCCTCTACAACTTAAGGACTTCTACAAGTTTACCCAGTTGGCACTTGCAAGCCGCAATATGTCTCCGAAATATCTTCTCAAGGCTCCGAATGCCACAATAGAAGAACTTGAAGATTTGCGTATGCAGTGGGATATCAGCTATAATGAACCAGACTATTCAATCGCTGGAAACTACGAATACAGCATCGACAAACTTGACAGCAGGGACAGGCTTCTGGATATCGGTTCAGAAATTGAACGTCTGGATAATGAAATTTATGTCGGCTTGGGAATTACGAAGGAAATGTTGACTGGAGAAGGAAGTTATTCCGGAAGCAAGACAACGACTGACATTCTGAATACGATGTTTATGCAGGAACGTGAAACGCTTGTCGACTTCTTTGAAAACAAACTGTTTATCCCTATTTGTGAAGCCAGAGGATGGTATACAATCGGAAAGAACAACATCAAGAAATACTGGTGTCCTAAAGTCGGTTTCAACAGGCTTACGATTCGTGATAACGATGAAGTCTTTCAGAACCTATTCCAACTCTATCAGAAGGGAAGTCTTCCGATCGAAATCATCTATGAGCTGTTCAATCTTGATGCTTCTGAAGTCAGTGAAAAGCTTTACCAAGATTTGTTCACTGTCAGAGACAGCAGTTTTAATGAACTTATCCGTAGCCTTCTAAGTGAAGCCGCAAGTAATCTCGGAGAGAAATCAAACTTCTCAGAAATCATTGCAAAGTATCTTAACCTTAAGGTACAAGAACAACCACAAGCAGGTGGGCAAGAAGGCGGTGGAGAAGGTGGAATGCCAGACTTGCCTTCTCTATTGGGTGGACAAGCAGGTGGGCAGGAAGGCGATCAAGAAACCGGTGGACAGGAAGCACAACAAACAAGTGATGAATCTCAGAAATTCCTCGAACAGGCTTTGGCTCCGGGACTAGGTGAAACCGTCCCGGAACCTGGTCAGCAGGAACCCGCAAAAGAAGAACCAGAAGAAGGAAAATTAGATATTGATTCCATATCTGATGCCGTTGCGGAGGAATTGCCTTCAGATGCTTCTCCAGAAGATATCATTCAAAAATTGATTTCTAAAGAAAAGCAATGGGATACTTTGACTCAATATGAGAAAGAAGTCGTTATTGACGATTGTATTCGGGATTTACCTTCCGACGCGACTCCGCAGCAAATACTTGAACAGATTGTCATTAAAGCAGGAGGCCTGTAAGGAATGAAAAGAGATGTAAGAAAGATGATCTTGGCGGCGGTTGTTAGAAAGGCTAAAGATTTGACAGATGAAGAAATCCTTAGTCTGTATCATTCCGTAAAGGAAAAACTTCAGGGACAGAGCAAACCAGGTGAACAAGTTATCCCTGAAACACCTGGACCTGAACCCGCTGAACAAATTGAAGAAGAGAAGATGCCTTCGCAAGAAGAAACGGACACTTCATCTGAAGACAGCATAGATGACCTTTTGAAAGATTTGGGGCTGGACGAAGATGAAGAACCTCAAACAGCGGAATTGGGTGAATCAAATGAAGCACTGAAGCCAGAAGTACAGGAAACGCCGCCCGAACAGAATCCTGAGCCACAAGAAGTCAATGCTTCAGTAGAACCAGAATCTTTAGACGTTCCGGAAATAACAACGGGTCAAGATTCTTTGGTTACTAGGTTTGAAGATGATAAGACAGAGAAAATGATTGAGAAGATTACTGAAAGACTCCTGAAACAGGATGAATTCAGCCCTGACAAGTTTAAAACCGCAAGCAAGGGCCAACAGCTCAATAGAAAAGATAAAGATTTGATGGCTGATGGTGTCACAAAACCGAAATATGGAGAAGGAGAAGGAATCCGTGCGCCAAGGCTTGACGAGAGAGACCCGAATGCAGTAAGATACAAAAAGAATGAAGCTGATAGGGACCCTGAAAACGACAATGACAAGGACGTGAAAACGTCTTCTGTGGATTGAAACAAATATCTTTCTTATATTCCTGCCAATGGAGGAGAATATTACGGCATGTATCTTCCGACAGGAATAAAGCCACTAAAAGAAGGAGACAAACTAGAACTTGGTGGAAAGTCCGTAGTCGTTCAGACGGTTAAAACATCACTTGAAATCGAAAAGGAAGGGGTGGTCCTATCGTAAACGAAATGAAAGCTAATGGAATGGCTTTTCTGGTAAATTGTTTGCCAGAAGGACATGAATGGCTCAAGAAAGGCTAAAAAAATGAACATTGAAAGAATGGCGAAACAAATTATTTCTTCATTTGCAGAGAAGGAAGCTGAACGCTTTTTCAGATCCTATTTGCCAAAGACCTCTTGGAAGAACCACGTTTTTTCAGTTGGTGGTTATGTCAGAGATGAAATTTTGGGTTTGGATGCCAAAGACCTAGACGTTGTGATCGACATTAAAGGCGGGCCAGAAAAGCTTACCAAACAACTTCACGCCCTGTTTTCAAAGGAAACGACATTCCCAGTGAACATGGGCAATTATCCGATATGGCAAATCACCTTTAAGGAAGACATAATTTGGGAAGGAGAAACTTTCAGGACGAAAGGTGCCGTAATTGAATTCGCGGAAACCATGAAGGAAAGTTATCCCGATCCCAACAGCAGACAGAGAAGCACGGAATTCGCGGATTTGGATTCTGATGTGAAACGTCGTGATTTTACAACAAACATGATGATGAAGGATTTGAGTAACGGCGAATTTATAGACCTCACTGGCGTCAGCAAATCAGACATTCAAAAAGGTGTTTTGAGAGGTCATCCTGATGTTGATTTCAACATGATTCTTAACCAAGATCCGTTGCGTATGATGAGACTCGTCAGATTCGCATGTAAATACGGATGGACTGTGCCTCTTTCTGTTTTGAAAGCCGTTAAGGCTAATGCCGCAAGGATTCAGACGATTTCTGAAGAACGGATTCGGGATGAACTCATTAAGATAATGAAACTCGGCAAGCTTCAAAAAGCGATCAAATTCTTTGATGCCACAGGACTTTTGAAATTTATCTTCCCAGAGATCGAAGCATTGAAGGGAGTGAAACAGAATGAAATCCATCATTCCGAAGGTGATACTTTTAAGCACACAATGATGGTTTTGCAGAATTCCAAGCCTGGTATTGAAAGCCAATTGTCTGCTTTGCTTCATGATGCCGGTAAGGCTTCAACGACGGAATTGATTAACGGTGCTATTCATAGTTACGGTCATGAAAAGGTAAGTGGAGAAATAGCAGAAGCTGTGTGCAGGCGGCTCAAATTCGATACCGGAGTTATCCACAATGTCAGGAAAATCGTAGAGAACCATATGCGTCCACACGCACTTAAGGATGCCGGGACGGCAGGAATACGGAAATTCATACGGGAAGTCGGGGATGAGATTGTAGATGCCGTAATTGATTTAGCAAGAGCCGATGAAATCGGAAAGCTGCCTAAAGGTGACAATATTCCATCTCTTATGAAAAAGGTGGAAGAAGTGAGGAAAATCAAGCCTGTCAAGAAGAATGATTCCATACTTAACGGTATCGAAATCATGAAGATTCTGAATATCAAGCCGAGTGCCAAAATCAAAGAGATTATGTCCTTTCTTGAAGGGAAAGAAGACGAATATCTTGAAAAAGGCAAAGTCCTTGATAAAGAAACGGCTGAAAAACTTATCCTTGAAAAATTCAAAGGAGTGTAAAATGGAAGACAACATGGAAGCGGTGGAACGGACAGATGAAAATATTGCAAACCTTTGGGGCATCTTTTCAGAAATGCTGAAAGACGCTTCTGCTTTCAATGCCGTCAATGTGCCGCAGCAGGCGGCGAAAGACAGAATGATTGAAATCCTTACACAGGCCATGTATCCTTATCTTGAAGAATATGCACAATGTACGCACGTCTTTGAACAAGGTACGGAATAGTTTTTGATATTCCTACCTGTTTTATAGGTAAACAGAGAGGAAATCAGAATGTCAACTGTAATTAAAACGCATGAAATCAGCCACGGGCAGATGACTAATCCCGGACGTGTGTATTGGGAACCTGGGAAAAGGGATGTGGATTCAGATCCCAGAGAAGGAATAATGTATCGTGACGTGCATGTCCCTTGTCCGAATCCCGTAGTCGAAACCTTATCAAGAAACGGTTTTGGAAATATCCATACCTGCATTGATAATGGAACTGGAGTCTTGACGGCACAAAGCATCCCTGAACCTGTTGTTACCAAAACATCTGTAATTACCATCGTCGAAGCTGGCGTGGAAGGTACTCACGTTTTGAAAGAAACGGAACTAACAAATGTCAATGATATCGCCAAAACAGCAGGTGGATGGGGCTTTGAAGAAGAACCGTAAACTTGTCTTGGGTTTCCTTTGCTTTGTATTAGCGGCATTCTTTTGTCAAGCTCAGACAAGGACATTCCCTATTCAAAACGGAAAGCTCAGGAACGATTTAGACGCTGATTTCAATACCATTACAAACCTAAAGGCAATCTCTTTTGCAGATAACGGTAGTAATGTTTATATCAATGCGTCTAATTTTCTGTATTTCTTTGAAGGCTTGTCAAAAAAACTTATCAACAAAGACGGAAGTTATGAATTCCTTGTGGTTAGCAATGCCAGACCCTATATGGTGACGACAAACGGAATGCGGGAAGTCACACTTCAAGGAGATACGTCTTTTATCAGGCAGTATGAACCAGAAGCGTTTATATCAAACCTAACGGTATATGGAACTCTTTGGGTAGAGACGGGAGATTCAGGAATAGATACGAATGACTATTCATTGATGTTTTCGAGTCTTACAAACGGAAGCATATCTACACTGAAGACAGACAACATGATCCTGAATAATTCCAAACTCGATTGGAATTCGATGGTTAATTTTTCGTGGTCGAATAATGTCCCTGTCAATATGACGGTTACGAACGATGTCTATACTTCAGCGACGGAATTAACTGTAAATGAATGGACATATTGTGTCAGACATGAAGGGAAAGTAAAATCAGGAAAGGTTTACTTCAGCGTAAGGGATACACAGTTTGAAGGATCTAAAATCATAGGTGTGAATCCTGTCGAAGAAGTATTTTCTGTAGATACTGAGATGCTAGATAGGAATATCGACATTATTACAGACGGGCACAAAGTTCAAATCGTTACTTCCGGTGCAGGCAATTGGTCATTCTATGGTTTCAGCAGGGGGATTTCCCAATAATGAAGACCAAAGTACATCTATCAGAAGCCCAATATCAAGGACTTGTAAACAAAGATGCCAACACCATTTATGTTACTGAATCCGGGACATATTTCGGAACCAAGAAGGTCATTACCCAAAAACCTACCGACATAACAGAACTCTTTGCGTTAAAAATAGGGAAATATGTCATTCAAGTAAATCAAGATTCCGGAGTATTGGAAATTCACAATACAGAGACAGATGATTTTTACGAGCTTACGACATGAATACTAACGGATACATACCTGAACTTTCTTACTATCCTACCCTTGGAACGGTTAAACGCGCTAGTGGTAAGGGTTGCCTGAATTGTATGCGCAAGAAAAACTGTACGGAGTTCTATTGGCTTGTCAGATTCCAAGGTTTGGATACCGTTACACAGGATTTCGGGACTAGCTGCACCGCATTTTCTGAAAACCCTTCAGACAAAAGAGATCCGAAGGGAGAAGGAGAGCTCTATCAGAACTGGAAACTTAACAATGACAATATCGCACAGGAAGCAATACAAAACGGAGAAACAAGAGCGTGAGAAGGTTTAAACATCTTTTGACAGACGGAAGCAGCCCGTGGATAAAGAACGGATTCAATCTCACGTCTCTTGACAACATTGTGATTGTTTCAGAAAACGGTGAATCACAGAAGCTTTCCGAATACCTTGTTATGATTTCGGCAATGGCTGGACGTGCGGCGGGTACAGAGGCGGAAGACAGAATCGCGGCACTAGAAGAAATTTTAGATATCCCGTCAGCTTCTGGTGACGGAGAACTAAGTATAACAACCCCAAACATTCTGACATTAACAGGAGACCTTACGTTTTCTAAACCAGCGAAAGAAAAATGGGTGGTCAGATTATATCTGGAATTCACTTCTGATTCCAATTTGTTTTGGGAAGGAGAAGAACAGCCTTTCTTAACAGGCACTTCTGGACAGAAGAAAAGTGCTGAAATCATCAAGTTCGGGGAAGGGAAATTTTCACTATCCATCAAGGAGATTATTTAAACCATGCCTACAGACTATCAAGATAATCTGTTCCTTCAGGAAATGAGGAAACTCGGTCTTTCTAAAGCCTATTCTACGACAAGGAATAAGCTACCTCTTAAGAACCTTGTACAACAGGCATATAGAAACAAGAAAATGCCGTTAGCTTTGGAAATCAGACTTACGCTGCGTGATGCCGCCCTTACGAAAAAAGCGGTGGAAATAACCTACAGGAAAACAACGACATCTGAACTCAAAATATATGTCATAGAGCCATACAGCTACCGCTATCTCAGATTGAAAGTCGGAATACGCAAGATGGTTTTCGGATGGGATATAAAGGAGAACAAGATCAAGTCTTATGCCTTGTCAAACATCACGAAAATCAGACAGCTTGAAAAACGTTTTTCCCCGAGATTCCCGATAGAAATAGGAAGATTCATTTCACAGACGAAAACCCTTGTCAGATAAATTTTGATAATCCACTGAAAGGATAGTTGAAACATGAGGTGCAATATGGTAGAAAGAAGGTCATCAGTAGACAGATTTCTCAAAAAGTTTTCAGAAACTTTGGGCTTTGGACTTAACGATTTGGTAAGCTATGCCCCGACAGGACATAAGGTAATCGGGATAGTAGTAGATATCGATCCTAAGATTAGGAAGATTTATGTTGATTGGGGTGGCTGTGGCAATATCCATCAACACGATCCGGAAGAATTGCAGATTACCATGCTTCAGGAAAAGGCTGTTAAGAATAAGATGGCAAGTGTCAAAATCAAGAAAATCACGGCAGCGATGGTCGGAGACATAAGTACTACGGATTTCATCGATCCTGTTACTTCTGATTTATTGAACAAGCAGTTCGCCGCAGAGCTTTCAAATTCAGCTTTTTACCGTTGTTGCGCATCTTGGTTTGGGAATAACGGCTATCCTGGCTTTGAAGCCTATTTCCTGCGTCAAGGAGACGGTGAAGCAGAACATGCGATGAAAGTCTATACCTTCTTGGCAGAAGCCGGTATACGCGTTGTATTCCCTGTTATCAACGATCAACAGATTGCCACGGATTTGAAATCCATCATCAAACAGACATTGGTTAAAGAAACGGAAACCACAAAGAATTGGCAGATCATTTCCAAATCGGCAGAAACAGGAAACAATGTTGCGGTAACGGAACTTTGCCAGTGGTTCATGAAGGAACAGATGGAAGAAGAATCAAGCATCACAACCCTTTATCAGAAAGTCATGAATCTTCCTCTTAGTGGCGGTTTGGAAACAATCGACATGCTTTTGAGAGAAAAAGATCCTATCGTAAAATAACAGGAGATTGAAAATGGATATCCGCAAAGAACTTCTTTTTGTCGCCAAACTGATCAAAGCAAAGCCTGAGTACGAATACGCTTGGGACCCTGACCATAAGAATAAACCAAAAGGGGAAGGCTGGGAACAGACAGATGCCGGTTGGTCTAGGAATACGGGCAAAGAAGAAAAACCAGAAAAGTATTGGGAAGGGAAGAATAAAGAAGGCGAATACTATTACGATACCATTGAATCAGAAGGGGACGAAGGCGAAAAAGAAGAAGTACAGGATGAAGAATAAGGAGTAATAAATACATGAATTTCGAAGCGATGATTTCCAAATTGGCGAATGATATTATAACAGCAGAAACTAATTATGTCTGGGACCCGGAGCATAAGAAAAATCCAGGCAGCGGTTATCAGAAAACCGATAAGGGCTGGTCTAAATCAGACGGGAAAGGGGAAATAACGAAGACGCAACAGAAGAAGGTTCCTTCAGCCCCTGTGAAGCCGACTTCGACTCCTGATGTTTCAGGACATCCTGATATTCTAAAGTCTAAATCAGGAAAGCAAATCCCGAATAACAAAGACATTCTTGATGTCATTTACAACAACTATAACGATTTCAGCGAAGCAGAAAAAAACAACCTTTTGTCTTTTTATCGCCAAAAAGCGGATGCCTTGAGTGCTGAAGCGAAGAAACACTACAGTCACCCAGAAGTGTTCAAGAACCTTATCGGTCTAAATAATGAAACTCTTGATATCATAGAACTCCTGAAGAGCAAAGAAGGATATGATCAAAAGGGGAAAGACATAGAATTAACCAACAGGGTAATAGCCGCTAAAAACTCCAAGGATTTCAAGATGGCACTTGGCAAGGTATCTAGCGCCTTCCCTGACTATACGACAGAAGAGGCAACAGTCAATTTCTTGTCGAACCCGAAGATGGCGAAGAATCTTAAAACTGAAGAACGCAAGGCTCTTCAGGAATACTTTGAAGCAAACAAGTCTGCTTTTGAAAATGAACTAAGTAAGGAACACAAGAATCTTCTAAAAGACGGAAAAGGTGATAAGAAAACGATTGGATATCTTTCTGATGGAATCAAGGAATTTGATAAAGTCCTTTCACGGTTGTCTCCACTCTATCCTTCGTATCAAAAGCTTACGGATATGAAGAAATCAGGGCCGTTTCAGAAAGTCTATCAGTTTGTCAAGAATGTAAAGCCTGGTCCTGTTGCTGAACAAGAATTTATTGATGTCTTGGGAGAACCGACACATCTTAACACACTGACTTCAGAAGAGAAAAAGGCAATCTCCGATTTCTTCCAAATGAAGAAACAACTTTGGGCAGCCGACGCGAAGAAAAATCCCGATCTTCAAACTCTTGCAGAAGACGGTATCAAGAAGATGGATCAAATTATTTCCCTTGTCAATCCAAATACAAACAAGAAGGCACCTGACCCGTCTCAAGTTATGTCTCGTCTTTTCAAAGAACCGGAAATGATAAGTGTCGCTGATAAACCGAAGGTTATCCAGACGTATAAAAATTGGCTTGCAGCAAATAAGGATAAGAAGGACAAAGATACACAGGCTAAGGTTTCGGACGTAAGGCTTGCTGTCAAGATGTTGGAAGGCCCACGCTTCAAAAAAGTAGACCCGAAGCTTTCAGGAAACCTTATGTATCTTGTCAAAGACAATGACCTCGGGGATGAATTGCAGGAACTCGCTGGCTTTAAGGAAACCATCAAGAATCATCCTCAAATGTCTAACAAGGAATACAAGCAGAGGATAGATCAAGGAATGAAGCTTCCTAGAAGTCAGGCACAGCTTAAACAGGCTTTCATCATGAATATGAACCCGATGAACTACCCGGACATGCAGGCTTTCCAAGCCGCGAAACAAAGGGTTCAGAAAATGGATATCAATGATTTCGGTAAGCTTTTGGCAAGCCTTAACGCGGATGAAGAAGAAACGATTTAAAGGAGTACTGAAGTGAACTACAAATCAGAAATTTCAAAAATAGCAAAAATCATTATCGCAGATTCTGATTATGTTTATGACCCCGAACATAAGAATAATCCTGGTGGTGGTTATCATCGTACAGAAAAGGGTTGGTCTAAACAAGACTGGAATGGGCAGACAGAAGTTTCTCCTGAATCCGGTTCTTCTAAAAAAGAACCATTAAAAATAGACAACTGGGACCCAGCCGTATATGGAGGGTTTTGGGGATCATGGAATTCCACGCCAGCAGCAAGACATTTTTTAGAATTCGGTGACGAAAGCGTTGTCAAAGATGAAAAATTCTATGATGAACTTTTTAACGGAAAACTTGGAATTAAAGAACTGCTAAAGAGAGTGGGAGATAGTTTGCAAGGGAAAGGTGAATATACAGAATTTGGATACACAAAGAAAGACATGATCGACTTGGGACAATTCGCCCTTTATGCTGCAAACAAAGCCCGCAAAGACGGTATCGACATCGACAAAATCGTATACGGCAAATCGGCCAATCCGGAAAAGAAACCAGAGACTTTTTCGGAAGAAAAGAAAATGAAATTGGTAAGGGAAATGCCGGGATATTGGTCGGGTTTGAACAAGCTTCAAAGGAACCGTTTAAGTTGGGATGACTTCCATACAAGAGTGATGGATAAATCTATTGACTTGACTTCAGAGGAAGCACTCTCGATGGCGGCGGTATTGAAGATAAAACAAGATTCTGCATTGAAACTCGCTGAATCTTATAAGAAAAGTGATAGTCCATTTGCAGGACGGGCAAGGATGATGTCAGAAAGAGAAGCAGAAAAACTTGGCGGGTATGCTGAAGACTTCAACAAGATTGCAAATCAATAAGGAATAACTGTCATGTATTTCTGTAAAGCACCAAGGATTTATGTTTTAACGCGAAAGGAAAAAGAAACAGGGGTTTATGTCTGCCCCTTTTGCGGGAAAGTTTTGAAGAAAGGTTCTCTTTCGAAATCTGAAAAGCTTTTTCAATGTCGTACATGCGGGTTCAAGATAACGGGTAGAGACATCTTATCGGAATATCCGAATCAGAAAGTAAGTATTGACATTGGCATTGAAATTCAGAAGGTCGCAAAGGTCATTGTTTCAGAGACGAAAGAAGAAAAGGACCCATTTGGATTCGCCAAAAGCAAAGCCCATCAAATTTTTGAAAAAGCCAAAAAAGCAGACAACAACGTTTCTCAATGGGAAATCACGACAGAGAAGCAATCACCAGAATTATACAAGTTCAATGCCTTCCCACGGAAATCTGGAAATGATGCTGTTATTGCTATCGAAGTGACTAAAAGAAACCAAAATCTTTTAGGTAAAGAGATAGAATCTGTTACCTTTTCCATTTTAGTAAAAGGCGGAAAAGAAGTTTTTAGCATACAGACTTCCAATATTTATGCGGTAAAATCACTTTTCGACAAAATTCTGAGGAAAGATTTCACGGAATTTTTCTCTACGAAAACTGACAACAAGATGACGGAAGTCAAGAATTTCATCAAATCCAAGTTTCATCTTACCCCAGATGAAGAAGACAGTGATAGCCTTCATTACGCGACAAGAGATCACGGAGATGTAGAAGAAGAGACTCCGGGTAAAGAAGACATCCAGCTTATCAAGCAGGTCATTTCGGGAGTCAAGGCGAAATTCAAAAACTTGGTATTGCGTCCAGAAATCGTAGATGAATGGGTACAGCTTGAAATAAAATTAGAAGGTTGATTGCCTATAAAATTTGATAACCTTACGTATACCTAAACAAGAGGTTATATGAACACGAACAATTTTCCAAGGCATTTATCTGTAAAGAACAGAGAAACACTCCTTCATCCAGGCAGTGGGATTAAAGTTCAGAATGTCAAAATTCTAACGAATCCACGATATGAATGGGAAAGAATATGCAGGGGACGTACAAGAATCGCCCACAGCATTGATATCGACTGGAAGCGTTTCAACCTGAATGACTATATCTTCACACATGACTCCATCGTGTCGAGCGTAGAAACAGAAGCCAACGGATATTATATCAAGCCCATCTGTTCGAAGATCGTCAATTTAAACGGCAACGCGTGGACAAATCCCGTTCTTCTAGCGACATTCCGTACTTTCGTAGGTGGTTATAATTTCGAAGAACATGTTCAAATCCCAAGCCAAAGCAAAGGAATGATTCTTGATGCCGTTCTTCGTCCTTTTCAATACAGGGATGAAAAAGGCAATATCGCCAATGTCTATATCTGTGACATCCTCGTTGCCACATGTAAAAGCAATTGGGAACTGGTACAGGAAATACAAACAGGAAAGATGAGAACCTTGTCGATGGGAACCCAGTGCCGTTCCGTCCAATGTAGCCATTGCGGTAAGATATTCAGAGATGATGAAGACAGTTGCGATCATATAAAGTACGAACTCGGACAGATGTTTGTCGATGAAAACGGAATCGAACGCATTACTGCTGAACTCTGCGGTTGCAGCATTTGGGATGCAATAAAGAAAGAATGGATAGGAGATCCGGAATCCAACACCTTTATTGAAGCCAGTTGGGTTAAACATCCCGCATATGTAGGAGCCGTTGTAAACCATTTCATCAATCCGAAGAATGTAAATCCTTCACTGTTTAAAGAAGCGTCTATCGAAGAATCCATTCAGGGATTGTTCAATGTCCGGGTTGCTGACAGATATGGGAGGTTGTCTTTGAATCTTCTCAGACAGAAACAGGAGATTGACAAAAGGGAAGGAATGATAAACAGAATCATTTCGTCAAAGCATTAGGAGACAGATATGAACAGTAAAGACTTGACAAGGATAGCAAAACTTCTTATCGCGGATTACCGTTATGATCCTCGCCATGAAAACAAACCACAGGGTCTAGGCTGGAAACAGACAGAAGGCGGATGGACGAACGTGTTGCACAGGATTAAGAAGACGGAACCGAAGGAAGTTGAACAAGAATCGGATGTCCCTGAAATAAAGGTCAAGAATTCCCCAGTCCCAGAAGTTTCTGAAAACAAAAAGAGGTTGTCTGTTCTGTTGGGGCAGGCCGGAACAAAAGGATTGCTTGACAGAGATACGGAAGGTAAGGCTATAGTAGAACAGAAGGACATCGACAGGATTAATTCAATGCTTTATAAGTCAAGAGGGAATAGAGACAAGGTAAGAATGTATGTCGAAAATATGTCAAGCGCAATCACTAATCCTAAGAAAGCTGTTCGTAGAGGTCTTGCGGCTTTCCACGGATTGAAAGATGAATTCGGCAAAGAATTCGCTTGGGAAATGGCTTCAGTTTTCGTCGGCAAAGGATTAAGCCTGTAGAAATTATCTGCAAAAGATGCCGTTTTTGAAAAACTTACGGTGATCTTAACAAGGCGTAATGTGTTTGTAAATCAACATGTTATGCCTTTTTCATTTCTTGTAAGTATGATAAAAATCAACTTTTTTTGATAAATATTCTCTAGGTTGTAGTGTAATTTGTGTAACAAATTATACCAGCGACAAACCCTGTCGGGGAGTCGCCGACGTAAAGAACGGGCAATCCCCGAAAAGGAGAAAAATAATGTCACTTAAACGTTTAGCTGAAGCGATGGAAGGAATCGCCGACGAAGCAGAATCAAAGGAACTTGATCAGGTTCTTTCTGACTTCGGTGGTGATGACGGCGAAGCGGCTCCCGCTGCTGAAGCCGAAGAAACGGAAGAAGATAAAGACGAAGCGATTGTTGCCCGTCTTGCATCTGCTACGGATGATTTTGAAATTTCAGGAATCAATTCCGGTGATCAGGATGAATTTTCTCAGGTTCAGACTGTCGGACTTGGTAAGGAAGACAAAGCTGATTATGGAACTGTCGCGGAAGCCGCAAAGAAATATGCTTTCTGCGCACGTAAGCTTGCAAGTCTTGAAGTTGAAGCAAAGAAAGATCCTAATGGCAAGAAATATCTTTCTGCTATCGCATCAATGACCCGTATCCTTGAACGTAGGGCCGCTGCACTTAAGGTCGCTGTTGCCGACAAGACTTCGTTTAGCGGAGACCTTGGCCATGACGGAACTCGTGATGAAGCGGAATACGGTGCCTATGACACCAGCAAACCGGCTATGGACGCTGAAATTCAGAGCACATCGGCTCCTTGGAAAACAGACAAGCATGATGGACTCGGTTTGGGCATTCCTAAACCAGAAGGCGAAGTAACCCGTGAAGCAAGTTCTAAGATCGCGGCTAACCAGTCAATCCGTTTGGCGGTTTGCTTGCTCGGTTCTAAGGCTCCTGAAGATATGATTCAGGCACAGGCTGGCGAATTCTTCGCACAGATGAAGCTTGCTAGCATCGAACGCGCTCTTAAACGTATCGCGGAAACCGAAGCTCTCTATGCGTCTGAAACCACAGCCGTTAATCCAGAAGTCGTTCCTGCTGGTCCTGTCACTACGGTTGAAGAAGCCGCAAAGGAAATCAGCGCATCCGCTGAAGCTCCCGTTTGTGAAAAGAAAGACGAAGTAAAGGAAGCTGCGGCAGAACTCCCTTCTCCTGAAGAAAAGAAAGAAGATGAGTTTACCGATGATGAAAAGAAGGAAATTGACGTGATGACCGCTTCAATCGTTGCCCGTCAGGCTAAAATGCGCGAAGCCGCACTTGCCAAAGCGAAGGCATTGATTGCCGCTGAAATTCCTGTCGTCGAAGAACCTGTCGTCGAAGCTCCTGTTGAAGCCGCACCTGCGGTTGTTACAGAAGAAAAACCGGTAGAAGCCGCTGTTGAAGCAGCTCCGGTTGTTCAAGACGAGATTGCCGAAGCCGTTGCTCCTGTTGAACCAGAAGTAGCGCCTGCGGAAGAACTTCCTGCTCAGGATGATGAGATTGACTTCTCTACTTCTACAAGCGAAGACGCTGAAGGTATCCCGGAATTGGAAGCCTGCATTGATGTCCCGAAACCGGAAGTCAAGCCAGTCGTAGCTTCAAAAACTGCGGAAGCCAAGCCGAAATTCGCACAGACTCTTGGTGGCACACCTCGCCTTGCTTCAACGAAGAAGGGTGGCGACGTGATTCTCGAAAACCTCTGGGTAAAACCAGGTGAAGAGTTCTTTGGTTAATTGAACCTTATGGGCGGGTATCCAAAAAATACCCGTCATGATTTAAACAGAAGAAATTCTGTTTGGGATTTACAAGCTGGTAAAAAGGCTTGTAGTTGCAACGTGGCTAAGTGGCTTCGTTGGTAAGTAAACAAAAACAGGAGATAACGATATGTTACAGTATCTTATTCGTTCACAGAATGATGCTATCAAGGTATTGGCCGCATCCTGCTTCACAAAGCAGAACTATGCCGTCGATTACGTCAATGATACCATCTCAAACCTTACGCCTAACGGTGTATTGGGTGGTTCCGTTGCTGCATTGAGCGCGGATTACACAGTTGTTGCCGGTAACGGCGTAAACACTCCTATCGGCTTGTTCGTAAATGACGCGGCCGGTATGGCATGGGAAAACAACCAGGCAAAGGCTTCAAACAAACTCACCATCGCTAAAGGCTTGCCTTCAGTCGAAGTTGACGTTTATGAGACTCACGACATGTATGGTAGTGAACTTACCTACGTGATCGGTGACAAGCTTTATTGCTCAGCAAACGGTTTCCTCACCAATGAGGAAAGTGCGGAAGGTACGGTTATCGGTATCCTCACAAAGGTTCCGGTTCTTCCAGGCAGCCCGGCAATGGGCGTCGATTTGCGCATCTAAGGCACTAACCTAAAGGAGTAAAAGAAATGGATATCTCAACAGCTTCAAAGTATCAGACCATCGCTAAGTACATCAAGACTGGCGAAGGCCGTTCCCGTATCGCGGCAAGCTTCACGCAGCCCCTGCGTCAGCGTCGTGACTATCAGAGCGTCGGTCGTAGAGCCTTCTACGTCGAACAGCTTCTTGACGGTCAGCTCCCGATTTGGGATAAGGATGCCAATGTAACGGCATATGTCATCGGTGCGGAAGGACAGAACATCCAGTGTGTTCAGAAACCACCGCGTGTTTTCTTCGACTTGTTCGAAATCGCTTCAAATCCTGAAATCTCCATCACAACGATCCGTGAAAAGCGCTTCGATGTTTTGGAACGTTCCCTTGACCTCGCCCGTAGCGCGATCATGGCACAGGAAGACCGCTATGTGTTCGCCACAATGGACGCTTTGGCGGCATCTGCTACCAACCCGAATCCGGTTATCCAGGTCATTGGTAACTTGACTTCTAACGTTTTGATTGACGCGAAAGCGGCTGTCGAACGTAACGATATCAGGGTAGCGAATATCTTCATGAACGCAAAGGATTACAACGATCTTTTGAAGTTCGACCGTGACACCCTCAGCCCTGAGTACCAGACTCAGTTGCTTAAGAACGGCCTCATGGCCAACATCTGGGGAATCAACATCATCGTAAGCCGTATCGTCGCAGAAGGCGATGTCTATGTCTGCGGTGAACCGGAATTCTTCGGACGTATCCCCGTTCGTCAGGACCTCACCGTCCTTTCAGCGGATGATCCTCGTAACCGCATGGTCGGCTTCTCGGTCTTCGAAATGATCGGTTGCGGCTTGTGGAATCCGTTGGCAATGAGCAAGATTCAGATTACCCGCGTGTAATCCACGTAAGTAGTTTGATTTGAATCACTTGTGAAGCCCGTTGGGAATAAAACCCCAGCGGGTTTCTTTTTTTATCTTCTGGTATCGGTTTTGTTTTTGTCAAAACGAATTATTCATAGACATCTCTCTTTTATCCCTTCCTATGTTCGGTTGAATTCCGATATTTTTTGATGTCTGTCCCTATTATTGTAAAAACAAAGGAATCCGTCCGAAGTATGAAAATCGATGTAGAAGAATTGCGTAGGCTTTACGTTTCAGAAGGTCTTACAGATGCGGAAATCGGTAAATGTTTCAGTGTTTCAGACGTATGTGTAAGCCAATACAGGAAGAAGGCGGGAATCCCCACCATAAGCCATAGGGACAAAATTTCCAAACATGCAATAGAAAGGGGATTGACGGATATCCAAGAAATTGATAGAACGGAATTTGAGAACTTGTACCTTAAACATGGGGAAAGAGAATTAGGGAAGATTTTCGGATGTAGTAAGCAATTGATAAAAACAAGGCTTATGGAATTAGGAATCAATCCTTTATCCAAGACCGACAGGATTCTTAAAACCTGCCCGCTTCAATTTACAGACTTGCAGAAAGACGTTCTTTACGGTTCTCTATTAGGTGACGGAAGCCTTACAACTGTTGGCAATTCAGCAAGGTTTAGGGAATGTCATTGCATGGCACAGAAAGCCTATCTGGAATACAAACACTCAATCCTTAACCCGTTTTCCAAACCGATAGGAACGGCTGACAAAGAAATGCCTAGCGGATATGTAAGTAGGGGCTTCTATTTCAACACCTGTTTCCACCCTCTGTTTCTGGGTTTCTACGACCGGTTTTACAAAGACGGAGAAAAGATATTACCTCTTGACTTTGAGGTTGTTTTCAACCCGAGGATACTTTCAATTTGGTATATGGATGACGGACACCTAGAAGGATTCGAAGGACGTGGAAGGGTTCAGATAGCTTCCTGTTTTTGGAAAGCGGACATTGCAAGGATTCTCTTCGTTATGAATGAAATGGGATTAGAAGCCGATAGCAGTTTTTATCCCAATTCCACGAAAGGGATTAACATCATACGGATCAAGAATGTCGATCTATTCTTCTCCATGACAAAACACCTTATCCATCAGGATTTCCAATACAAGATTCCTGAACGTTTAGGAGGGAAATGGAAAGAAAAGATTTCAGAAACAGATGTGGAATCATGGTTTTATTTTCTAAGAACTAACGGAATGTCATATCCCGTTCTTTCAACAGAAGCTTTTCAAAAAGATATGCGGGGATTACAGTCTTCACAAGTACGCAGGGAAGATAATCTATTGGATTGCCCCAGTGTTTCAGGATCTAAAACCTGCCTGTCGGTTTTCAAGAATATCTATGTCGCCAAGAGAAAAGGTAAGAAATCTGCGACAGATGTTTTTGAAGACGACAAACTCTTAAGGCACTGTCTTAGTGACTGTATCAAGTTTTACGGAAGAATTACAGAAACGAATCTAAGACAAGAACTCCGTAGTTTCGGCGGTGTCAACAACTTCAAGCCGGTATTGGCTAAATACATCTACGATACCTATTGCCCGCCAAACGGAAAAGTTCTAGATCCTTGTAGCGGATGGGGAGGACGGCTTTGCGGATTTATGGCTTCAAAAGCCGGACACTATACCGGTGTCGATGTCGAATCTGAAAGTATCAAAAATCTCAAACAATTGTTTAAGAAGATGAATCCCGTTTTCCCTGGCAAAGTATTCAGATGTCAAGAAACCAGTTTCACAGAATTCAAAGACAAAGGATATGATTTGGTTTTTACCAGCCCTCCATATTTTGACGCCGAATACTACGGGGAAAGTAGGAATCAGAGTCAGGTAAGGTTTCCTACATATGATTTATGGCTGACGGGTTTTCTGAAAGACATGATAGACAGGTCTTGGAATTCGCTCAATCCGGGTGGAAGAATCATTTTGAATGTACCGGCTAGATGTAAGTTCAATATCTACAAAGATGTGAAAGCTTTTATGCCTGTCGAAAAAGAACTTCGGATTAAGACAAACGGCAGATACGGAAGTCCATCAGGATTTGAATGGCTCCTGATCTCTTTTACTAAACCCTATTGACAACTAGAGATGATTGTGCTATATTGACGGCATCAAAAGAAAGGTTGCCATCATGCAAGAACTTCAAGACACGATCAACGCTATGGTTTCAGCCACTATCATCAAAGCAAATCAGAAACTCCGGGACATCGGAATTTCCAAACAAATCCCTATCCAAGTCCCCGTCATTTATTCCAATAGGGAATCCCACACTTTTGCCACTGCCATTCAGGAAGTATCCGGAAAGATGAAAATCAAATTCAATCTTTGCAATGCGCAGTTGAATCCCCATCTTATTCCGGAAGTCGTCAGCCACGAAGTCAGTCATCTTGCATGTTTCCTCGTCGGACACAAAGGACACGATTATTTCTGGTCACGTTTTGATCGTAGCATCGGTGGGAAAGGAGAAACCTACATCAAGGGTGTTCGGCATGAGAACTGTTATAAATACAGTTGCGGATGTATGACGCATGAAATCTCCACCCGTAAGCATAATCTGATTCAGAAGCAGGGTGCCGTTTATCTCTGCAAACGTTGTCGCCGAAAACTCGAATTGGTTATGACTCCGGAAGAATTCAAGAATTTGAATCAATCAAAGGAAGCCATTCATGCTTAATGGAATGAAACCCGCACAGGCGAGGAAAGCATGTTTTAACATCATGCATTCAGGCGCAAGGACTGGCCTGTATTCAGATCCCGGTTGGTTGGGTCCACACCAGGTTATGGATGCAATGTCTGCGGCTGGTTTAGACTTTAACCTTGTTGAAGCCAAATATTTCAACGAAGACAAAGCTAAAATTTGGCGGTTGAAAGTCAAGTATGTCAATAATAAGGGTGTGGAAAAGTTTTTGTATGCCGACATCACCGCATTTTGTGCCGGTACTGTTAAAGATCCTTGGAGCCGATACGATATCACGACAACCGTTTATTGAAAAACGGGATTCCTAATCCTATTAATGGTTTGACACTTGGTTGCAGGACGGTCTTGTAACTTCAATGTGTCAGGTCTTATTAGGAGAAAAGAAATGAAGAAAATCATAGCGGGTATCGCAGGATTGCTGGCTGTTGCCACAATCGTCGGTTGTACATTAACACTGGCACAAGAGAAGGCTATCGCCAAACAGTTGGGAGTCGCATCGGCAGTGACTTGGATCGGTCTAGATAATCCGGATCAGGAAGACATTCAGGTCGCCAAGACGGTTTCAGGATTTATCGCAACGGCAAGTCAGGGGGTCGGAAGCAATTCGACTTATTACGCAGAAATCTATCCGTTGGCGGAAGCCTATATTGAGAAATCAATCGCAACCAACAAACAGCCCGTCGCCAAGTTGTCGGCAGCCTATCTTCTTACCGGCATCGACACGGCTCTTGCGATGAATCCGACATGGAAATCCAATCAGGATAAGGTTACGCAGATCGTTTCCAGCTATTGCGAAGGATTCTCCTCAGGTCTTAACATGAGTGGTATCGATCCTGTCTACAAGGCCGCTACACAGCAGATTCCTGTGCGTTGCGCGTATCGTGGACGATAATCCCAATCTTAGATAGAACATAGAAGACCGCATGGGTACAACCTGTGCGGTTCTTTTTTTAATAAACAGATGATATTTTAAAAGACACACTGGAGCTAAAAATGTCGGAATCCATTTTTTTGAAAATATCTAAAATCGCCAAATTTCTTTCAGCCGATGGGAAATGGGTAAAGTTTAATTCAAAGTCTCAGAAGCAGGGTTGGAAAAGGAAGAAAGACGGCGGAGGATTTGAATACCGCTATCAAGACAACGATCCTAACAAAGAAAATAGTTCTGTTGAAAAAAAAGCAATTGAAGACTTAAAGAAAACTAGTGTATTCCGGGATATTGATAATTTCGGAGAAATTATTGATTCTAAACCAACAGGTAAAAAAGGTATATATCAAGTCACAATAAAACGGGGTTATAAAGAGAAATATGAAGTTGAAACTTCAGATTCGGAACTTGGAGTCATGGGGATTAAGAACAAAATACTTGCCAATAGACTGTATAAAACAGCGAACGTTCTTCTCGGACCCGTCTTTCTTTCAGAATTCCAAGGGAAGCCAGCGATTTTCACAGAGAAGGAGGATACCAGCCTTGACACTCCTGAACTTAAAGAAAATGCTATCGAAACGTCATTCGGTGAAAACTTCCGTAAAGGATTTATTATTGACGTTTTGCTTGGTAACAATAACGTTCTTGGAAACAATTTCCAAAACGTAGAGATTGTTGGTGGTGTAGTCAGAAGGGATAACAAACACACATTGCTATTCAGGGAAGGGGGTATTGACAGTCTTTCAGATCAAGCCGTAGAACTGTATGATTTCAGGGACAAAAACAAATACCCGCAGTTGGCAAAATTCTATTCAAAGATCAGAGATGATGAAATCATAAAGCAGATTTCAAAAACGGCGATAGCTCTGAATGATGATGTCTTAGCAGACATTGTTACAGAAATGTTCCCGTCTCCAGAAGAATCAGAGATAGCCAAAAAGTTAATAGATAAGCTAATCAAAAGAAAAAAATATTTGTTGGACTTTGCGAAAGTCAAGGCTGTTGAGATGATACAGGAAAAGGTTCTTAAGAGAAAGGAGAAATACATTGTCGGACCCGGTATTGTGGAAGAAAAGACGATGACGACAGCAGAAGCAAAGTCAATCCGCAACTATTCTGATACTGATTATATGCCTATAAACAAATATCTTCGTGGAGAATTAAATCATAATGAGATAAAGGAAACGCCATTTGAAACAGAAGTCGGAATCAAGGATGCTTGCAAGACGCTAGTTCAGGCTTTGCAGAAACTACCGGCACATGAAGGAATCGTTTATAGAGGTTCTGAAGTAGATGAAGCCAGCCTCATTTCCATTATGGGGATGAAGCCAGGTGATTCAATCTATATGAAGTCTTTCACCTCAACAAGTAAATCAGAATCTAACGCATTAGAATTCAGTACTGATGTTTTGTTTGAAATCGAAAGTCGTACCGGTAGAGACATTTCACATATGAGTGAATATCCTACAGAAGAAGAAGTCATTATGTCACCTGATACTAGATATGAAGTGAAGTCAATGGAGTTCGAACAAGAATATATCCGCCTGAAGCTCAAAGAACTTCTCCCAGAAGAAGGTAAAACAAGGTTGTCCGTCAACCTTAAGAAGAACAAAAAGATGGACCCGAATGAAGTCAGAAAGTTCCTTTTGAAGAATCCGAAGCTTACACGGAAACAACGTGAACGTATTATGCGGCTTAATCCGGATCAATTGATTAAAATCATTCTGGCAATATTCTCCAAGAAAGGCAACAAGGTAAAAGAAGAATCTAACAAGTTTACAGAAATCTTCATTTAGCCTTACTTGACAAGACCTACTGTTTTGTGATAACCTATAATCCACATTAAGAAAGGAATAACTTATGTGGATTTTTAGTAAGTTCGGGTTTTACAGCATCGTTCATAAAGACGGCGGATATCAAGTTAGGGCGCGTGAGAAGAAAGACCTCTCAAACATTATCAGCGCTTGTGGTTTTTTTGACAAAGAGATTAAAGAATCGGTATTGACTGATTATCAATATCGTATCTGTGTCAGCAAGGAAGAAGTCTTTATCATCATGGAAATCCTTGGAGACAGTATTGATTATTCTAATTTCAAAAGCATGATCGATAGCCGTCCAGATCAAAGGAACAAACCCTATCATAAGATTTGGAATGTTTTGGCAACTGCTTTGGGATGTTACGGTGAATTTTTCGACAAGATTCAATTTCAGATTCCGAGGAACAAGGGTCGTCGGGAATTCTTCTGGGGAGTCGGAACCTAAAGTCATATCATTGTTTTTTTGATAAAGGCATCTTCCTTTTAAGAGAGGGTGTCTTTATGTTTTTAACACAATGTCTTATCAAAATCGCCAAAATAATCATTTCAGATGAGAAATGGGTCAAGTTTGAATCCGATTCAGAAAAACAGGGATGGAAGAGAAAAAAACCTGAAGGAGGGTATGAATACCGATATCAAGAGAAAGACCCTAACTTAGAGACGACTAAAGAAAAAACGGAAGGACTGCCCAAAGAAATAGCAGAACTTGAATCTTTAAGAGCGATTCCAAAGTATGTCGGGGATGAATGGTTTCACAATATTAAAAGCGTTGATAAATTAGGTGGCAGCACCGGCGCTGTGAAGGTTGTGACAGAAAATACCTTCGGAACCGTAAATGAAATGGTCGTGAAAACATATGAAAACAATGGCGGCATTAATCAGATCAAGAACGAATATCTTGCCAACAGTCTTTATCGTCAGTTAAATGTCAGTGTTCCAGAGACATATGTCGGATATTACAAAGGCAAACCCGCTCTAATCACGAAGTTTTTGCATGGTAAAGAAGCGCAAATAGAAAACGATAGAGGCATTCTCAAAGGATTCGTTGCTGACGCCTGGCTTGCCAACTGGGATTCTATAGGGCTGTCTGGAGATAACGTGTTGTATTCCTTCGGCAACACGTATAGAATCGATAATGGCGGTGCGTTGCTGTTTCGGGCACAAGGAGAACCAAAGGGTAACGCTTTTGGGGATGAAGTAACAGAACTTGATAGCCTTAGAAGTCCTGAAATTAATGTGATGACAGCAAAAGCTTTTGATCAGATAAAAGATTCTGACATCATGAAACAAGCAATGGAACTTGAAATAAAGATGACAGATGAAAAAATCAGGTCAGTGGTAGAATCTGTCTATAATTCAGATCAAGAAGCGGACTTTGCTAAGAAACTTTCTGATAGACTGATCAATCGTAAAAAATACATTATTTCTTACGCTAAAAAGTTGGCGATTAAGCGGATTCAAGACAATGTCTTGAAAAGAGAAGCCCGTTATGTCGTCGGAGAACCGAGTGGAAAAAAGATAACTGTCACTGATAATAAAACAATAAGAGACTATACATCATTAGGTTTCATGGAAATAAACAAGTATTTGAGAGGAAAAATAGATGATCCTTCAGATGAACCCAAATTTCGTAAAAAAGCCTCTAATCTTGTTACAAGTTTGAAAAAACTACAACCTTATACCGGTAAGGTTTATCGCGGATCTCACTTGGATGACGCGACAAAACTCGTTATGGCGACAATGAAGCCAGGTGATTTGATTTACATGAAGGCGTTCACTTCTACTAGTAAATCAGCATCAAAAGCGGAGCAATTCACTTCAGATGTAAATTTTGAAATCGAAAGTCTAACGGGAAGAGAAGTAGTTGCTTATAGTAAGTATCCTACAGAAGAAGAAGTTATTATGTCGCCTGATACCAGATATGAAATCACAGATATTCAAATAACCCCAGATCCGTATTTGGGAAATGCGTTAATCAGAATCAAGATGAAGGAATTACTTCCTGCACAGAGAGAGACAAAGCTTCCTGTTAACATGAGGAAGAAAGAACCTTCCGCGAATGATTTAAAGGATTTTCTTTTGAAGAATCCAAAACTTACGCAGAAACAAAGAGAAAGGATTATGCGCCTTCCTCTTGAAGACTTGAAGAAACTTGTTCTTATGATGTTCGCACACGGGAAGAGAAACCGTGTCGTCAACGATGATGTTACAGAAGAACAAAGCGGAAAGTTCACAGAAGTTTTTATTTAAACTTCCATAAGCTAGGATACCTAATACAATGGGGGATTTCATATGGATACCAAAATGAAAGAAGCAATCACTTCACTTATTAAAAACCGCAGGTTTCAAAACTGGTGCTTGATTATATTGGCATCTGTTGTCGCGTATATCACGGGCAAACGGATTCTCAAATATTACGGTGTTCGTCCTAGCAAAAAGGATAAAAGAGATTTTGGAATTTCTATGGCCGAAAATCCAGCCAGATTCCAGAATTCTTTCTGCCTTCCATTGCCGGTATTAAAGAATCAGCAAACGGTTTCAAGTTGTCATGACGATCAAACTGAGGTTATGACGAGATATGGATGGAAATTCTTTAAAGAAATATCTTCTAGTGATTTATTAGCAAGTGTAAATCCAGAAGACGGAAACCTAATTTTTGAAAATCCTATCAATATATTGCGTCAAAGGTATATTGGTAAAATGATATATGGTACACATAGAAGTATTGATTTTATGGTTACACCGAACCATAAAATGATTGTAAAGAAATGGGAAGAAAGTAAAAGGGTTCTTTCTGAAAAATATTCGGTAGTAGATGCATCCGATCTTGGATTTTGTGTAGGACTTAGAACGGATTTCTATCAAAACAAAAAAAAGCAAGAAGTTATTATTTTACCAGAAGAAAAGGTGTCTAACGGGAATATCCTTCCGAGGATGGAAATAAAACTTTCTGATTGGGTTAAATTTTTAGGGATATATTTAGCAGAAGGTACGATGCTTGATCCTTCTCGCCATTATCCCATTCAGATAGCGGCCTTTAAAAACCGAGAGCGTTCATTTGTGGAAAATTTGTTTAACAGGATGGGAATTCACGGAGTGTCTTCTAAAGATCGTTATGTTGTTTCAAATAAAAGAATATGGTCTTTGTTGTCTGGATATGGTCTTTATAAGGTAAAATCATATGATAAGTTTGTCCCTGATTTTATTTTCGATCTTGATTCTGAATTGATTAAAGATTTTCTTTATGGTTTCGCGATGGGAGATGGGTATTTCACCAAAGAAGGAGAAGTCCGTTATTATACATCTTCGAAGCTTCTGGCAGAACAATTAAGAATGTTGATGGTTATGAGTGGAAGTTCCACCACAATGTATACGAGGGATGTTCGTGGTAAAAAATGTTTTCTTAAAGACGGAAGGACTATCATTTCTAAACATATTGGATATGTTATAAACCAATGGAAAACGAATAGTTTAGGGCTAAACAGAAAAAAAAATATAAAAGAAGTTGACTATGATGGATATGTATATTGTGCTGAAGTACCAACATATCATACTCTTATTACAAGAAGAAATGGGAAAGTCCTACTTTCCGGCAACTGCTGCGCACACAGCATGTCTTATATCGCGGAATCCATATTGCCGAAATCAGGAGATTATAACCTCGATAGGGTAAGCGTAGGCTGGATATACGGCTACCGCCCAGCAGGTTATTATCAGGGAGAAGGAATGTATCCTCGGCAGGCTCTTAATACGATTCAGAAAAAAGGCGTCATCAGGCATAGGGATTTCCCCTATAACGAAGAAGTCCCGGCCGTCATTAACCGAGTCAACGGAAGTCTGGATGATTTACTGAAGAAGGCGGAACCCAATAAGATACCGGTATTCTTCCAGTTGAAGACCGATGATGAAATCAAACAGTGCCTTACAAAATACGGACCTGTTTCTATTATGTATCCAGTTTACGATTCTTTCAATACTCCTGTTGAAGGGAAAATTGAAACAGCAAGAGGTAAGTTTTACGGATATCATCAAGTTACGCTTTACGGATGGACAGGGGATTGTTGGCTGATGGTAAACAATTGGGGCAACTGGGATGAAGACGGAATCGCATATATCCATAAATCTTATCCTTGGCAAGAAGCATGGGGACTTTCGGTTGATCCTTCAGCAGCGATAGAACCTCAAAAAAAAACTTCTTTTCTAAAATCGTTATTTGGATAAGGAACAGGTTTTAATGACAGACAAAATAAGTGTTTTCCTTACGGCCTATAGTCGTATAGACAATGTGGAACGGATACTGGAATCACTGTCTAAGCAAACGTTTTCAGATTTTGATGTTGTTCTCATCAACAATAATATCAAGGAACGTTCAAGAATTTCTTCAATGGTGTGGGATAATCCTAACTGCATGAACATTTGGGTATCTGATCAGGGATACAATGCCGGAACCGTTGCAAGATATGTGGAAGCTCGCACAAGGGATTGCGACTTCTCCATTTTCCTTGATGATGATGTCATTTTAAGAAGAGAAAGCATACAGTCTCTTGTAGACCAACGGGAAAAGGGGAAAGCCAAATCTTGTCTAGGATATGACTTTACAGACAAGATAGATGACAGTAAAAAGGTCTACAGAGGGAAAGCCAAAGCTATCGGGACGGGGATGATGATCTTTGATACCGACATCATACGTGATGATTCTTTCCTCACTAGTTGGAAACCCGAATTTTATGTCTGTGATGATTTGTGGTTTTGCCGCTATGCAGGTCTTAACGGATATCAGATTGAAGTATCTCCTGAAATCAAGGTTTTCCTTCAGAAGCCGGAACCCGAATCCATGATCCGGACAATTACCGTAAGGAAACGCAAGCAGGAATTCATAGACGTACTGGACTGGCACTGAAATGTATTGGAAATGGACAGAAGATAGAAATGGTGTCTACGTAGATGATTTCGGAAAGAGATATCAGATAGAGAATATCAGTGATGAAGAATATGATAGTCTTCCAGATAAGACTGGCTTCAAAAAACACTGGTCAGAAGAAAGATTCATCGAATTAGCCGGGTTACGTCGTTATGATCCCTAAAAACCTGTTTATGGCATGGTCTGGAAGTATTCCCCCCGAATGGGCCGCAAAGGCGTTCCAGGAGTACCAGGATTGCCTTGGGAGTAGTTGGACGTATGATTTCATTACGGAATTTAAGATGCCTTCTGGGCACGTTTTAAGCCGTGAAATCGATAAGCTTCCGAATCTCGTCTACAAGGCTGATATTTACCGTCTGTGGCTTCTGGAAACATATGGTGGAATTTGGGTTGATACAGACACAAGACCGATACGGGATTTGTGCCCGTTGTTAGAGAATGAAGCCTTCGCCACTTGTCACAGAACTTCTTCAAGAGATCCTTTAGACAGCTTTCATATCGATAGTTGTATCCTCGGGCAGGAAGCCAACGGTATTCTTACTAAAACCGTTTTACCTCAAGCTTTGGTTAGCCAAAACAAAACAAGATACAGATTCGGAATCAATGAATACCTTACAGGGAAATGTCCGTCAGAGATTATGATAGGAGCCTTTGATGAGGCCGCGACAAAGCCGGAACTTTATGATTTTGTGAAATGCCGATTCAAACAGATCATTCCGAAAAGAAATGATTCGTTTATCAGGCATTATCTCACGAATCTTCATTTGAATAAAATTTGATATGATGCCGTACTAATATGAACAAAGATGATAGAATTTTTATCCTATGTGGAGATTATGGAATCACAAATTCCTTTAATCGCATCTTTGATAGGATTTGGACTAATGCCAACACCGGACATAGTTTTGAGATTGTCAAGAAAGAGAAAAGAGAAGAGTGCGATGGCAAGTCTGTAGGTGGATTCGACGGGGACGGATGGGATGCAGTAGTTTGGCAGATTCATGGGGAAGCATCTGATTCTGTATTTGAAGCAGGGGACTGGGAAACAGGAGAGTTTGAACTCGTTTCCAAGAATGGGAATGGTAAAGGGGACAATCTTCTTATTGTCAAAGGAAGCCGTTCAGGGATTGAAAGCCTACAGAAAATTTTCGATAATGCAATGTCTGAATTGGAGAAAGAAGATTCGGAATATGCATCTATCAAGCTTTTCAGTGATGACAGCGAAAAGATCTATTTGGGAAGTGTGTATAAAGATGAAGGTAGTGATGGCTTTGGATTTTATGTTGTATTAGACGCAGACAAACGGTTTGATAACCCGATAGAATTGATGCAGAAACTAGGAATGGAAATCAACTTTTACAGGAGATAAAATGGACTACAAAACAGAATTGATGAAAATAGCGAAACTGATTAAGGCTGAAGAAACAGGAATTGAATATACCGAGAAGAATAGCAAAGATCACAATTTCAAATACAAGGCAGATACGATCAGGGTTTACGACAATCCTAATCAGTTAAAGCGTTTTACCGCCGTTATTACCGGTAGGGAATGGGATGAGCCTGGAAGTACCGACAAGTCTCTAATTCGGTTTGACATGAATGGTAAGACGGTTTTCGCTACTGGCAAGGAAGATCAGAAGCTTGGTAAACCCGTGGCTTGGAAAAGCATCCCTGCGGCGGTACAGAAGAAAGTTTTAAATCAGCTATCCGGCAAATGGGAAGAATAACCTACCGTCTTAAACGGGAGCTTTCAGATGCTGACTAGTCAAAATCTTAATAGAATCTCTTTTTTTGAAGATAAAGACATCGACAATAATTCACTAGATGCCGATATCAAGCTTCTTGGATATTTCTTTGAGAACTTCTTAGATTCGTCATATATCAAAAAGGGGATGAAAAGCTTATCTGAAAACGGAAACTATCATTGCATTCTTGTATTGCGGGATGAGAAAACGAGAATCAAAATAGAAGCAGAATCTAACGGCAAAGACAAATCCGTCAAAGTCTACATCAACGAAACGATGAGAAGTTTTAGTGATAAAGAAAATCTTGTTAAAGCTTGTAGGAACTTGGAAAGAGACGCTTCAGACAACAACCTTATCCCTTTTTCAAAAGAAGGATTGGCTTATCTGTCTTGCAAGGACCATCTATCAGAATTCAGGTAGCAAAAATGGACTACAAAACAGAGCTTAAAAGACTGGCAGTTGAGATTCATGGGAAGAATAGGACTGCCGCAACGACACAAGATGTCGCCTTGGCATTCACAAAGTATCTGATAGGCGACAGAGAAGTCGCTATTAGAGATCTTCAGAAACTGAAGACTATTCCAAATCAGGTTTTGGGATTTGAATACCATGAAGACAACTATAATCAGATTTTTGACAAGCTTTATGCAAGACTTCTTCAGGCGATTAAGTCTGGATTGTCATAATTTTTGATATTGGTTTCAGATTTAGAGCCTTTCCACAAGAGGCTGAATCAGAAAGATGGTCTTTCTGATTTGCGGTTTAGGAACTAATGCCGTGAAGTGGGGAAAAAGTTCAAAGGTGAGAATATGTCAGGACAGATTATCATACCTGAAGTCGAAGGTAAATTGACAGGTGGAGTCCGTGGTGTTGCCAATTGCAATTGGTGGCAGTATGCCCGTGATGTGCGGAACATCTCCCGTAACAGCCGCGTAACCCTTCCTAAAGGCGCTCAGTTGGCAGCGATCAAGGCGTTCATCGATACTATTTGCAAGTGGGATGATGTCACAGACAAATATATCGGAACAAGGACTTGGTTGGGATACAAGCTCAATCTCAAGGCCATTTCAAAATTGACATACTACGTCGGTGATACTGCGGTTGAACCGGCACCGGTACTTGTCAAAGTTCTTGAACATATAAGCCGTGATTTGAAGAAGATCCCGGTTAATGATGCTGAGAAAACGGCGGTCGATACATTGATTGCCGCTACGGATAACCGTAGACTCGGTACCGAACCTTACTTCGGTGGTGTTATTGGCGAAAAGAAAACCATCTAAAAGGCTGACGGGGGATATCCCCCGTATGAATTTCACCGCTGAATGGCGGTGATTATTTAGAAACAAACATTGTTTCTGTAAACACACACAACCTGGAAACGGTTGTGAAAAAATGAGGTAAAAATGAGTATTGAAAAGTATGTCGTTACGACAACGTGGAATATCTCCCGTTTTGGAATAAGCTTCACACGCGGGCAGATACTGAACTTCGACACGGAAAAAGGAAGTCTTGAATTAAACGGGAAAGTATTTGAAGATGCGGCTCGCGAAATCTGTGCAGGCAAAAAGATTATCGCTTCGGCAACAAAACTCCCGATCCTTGTACCCTATACTGATAAGATCGCCAAGAAGGTACTTTCAGATATTGAGCACCGGATGAAAGAAACAGATTCCAAAGTCACCGCTCCTAAAATGGTCGTTATCAATTCGGATGCTGATTTGCTGGATGTCATTAACTTGAACATCAAGAATGTCGAACTTCCTGCCAGGGCAAAACTTCCTGAACTTGATCAGAAACTGGAAGTCGTTGAGGAAGGAAATGTCGTTAAATCCCTTGTCGGAATAGACGAGCTTCAGAACGAAGTAGAAAAGTTGCAATCTCCTCTCAAGATGAAGGTTGTAAGTGCGGATGAACAAGGGGCTGGAAATGTTGCCAACAAACCGTTGGTAAACGTAGGACTTAAGATCAGGTCTGTTACTTCCAAGAATCCTGTAATTTCAAAGAAGGGGAAGAAATAATGTTCTACAGTTATGAGTGTGAAAGTTGTCACAACGTAACGACGATCAACTGCATGATGAAGGACATGAAGAGAAACATCGTCTGTCCTGAATGTGGCGGAAAGGCCGTTAAATTGATCGAGGCTCCCACTCTTGTCGGGGTATCTTCTTCCAAAGACAGGATAAACAAAGAACAGGTCAGGAAGAACGTAGAAGCAGGAAAGGTTCAACACGGAAGTCATCTTTCCGCAAGAACGGGGATGAAATAAACAATGAATACCGAAAGCCACAAAGGAACATCAAAGACATATCGGACCTCTGATTTATATCTGAGTGCGTTCCTTTGTGCTTCGGATGTCTTCCTTCAGGGAACTGAAAAGAAACTTGATGGGAAGATCATCTTCTTATTCCTGATTGATGAAGATAATCTTGAAAGACAGAAGGAGTTGTTCTATAACGGTCGCGGCATGGTTAGTGCCGCCAAGTTCGTAGATTGTATACGAAGGCTGAAAGGTATTTGCCATAACTGATAAGTTTTGATAATGAAAACCCTGTATATGGAACAGAGGTTTTAGTCTATGGCAAATTACCCTTCGACATATATCCCGACAGGCACGCTCGCGTCAGACAGGGCAAACGCGATTATCGATGATTTTCTTACCCCGAAACTTCTTCGTTTCAGGCAGATAGAAGTCAGTGATGAACCTTTACGGCTTGACAGTGACAGGAAGACGTGGCTTTTAGCTTTCGGAAACATTCTTGAAACCGCACCGATTAAGATCGTCCGTGCCGGTGAAAAGATGATGCCTTCTTCTTTTGAGCTTGATGCCGAAATGGGAAAGCTTACATTCCTAGATGTCAATACGAGTTTCCAGATAGTTTCAGGGACAGACCTTATCGACACGGTAGATGCGATAGGGAATCCGTTAATCGACGTTACGGCAAGTTATAGCTTTGACTATTTCCCTTCGGAAGTGCTTTACGGATTCATCGTGTCTTCAGTCAATGTTATCAATTCCGCCGGGCAAGACAGTTCTCCTACTTACTACACAGTTGAAAACTGTCCAGATTATTGGGCAGGTGTCATAACTGATTTGGCTTTCGCCCAATGCATGGAACGTCTGTTATTGGATTACGATTTGTGGAAAGGGAGATTGATTTTCGCGATAGGCGCAGACATGCTTCTTGAAGGACAGGGTGGTGATATCGTATCTCAGCTTACGACATTGAAACAGAACGCAGAAGATCGTGCTTACAAGACAATAGACAATCCTGTCTTCAAGGCTGGAGGACGTTTATTGGCTTATCCGACAAACTATTATTGGAGAGCGGTTTCTGGTGTCGGGACATCAGGGACAATGAATGTCGGAGGAAGGTTAAGAGGATGGCGGGTCAACAGACTCGGGAGATAAAATGAATTTCAAACAAGAACTTTGCGGAATAGGGAAAATAATCAAAGAAGCAGGTTTCTTTGAAAGGATCAGAGAAGCGGCGATTAGTGTAAGTTCACACGTTACCGTTTCTAAGAATGATATCTGTAGGGAAAATGTACAGTATATCATCAAATGCGCTGCGGTTTCAGATTGTGAGAACATCAGGAAACGATTATCATCAATAGACGACTTCAAGGTTGAAAAGCTTTCACAGGACATTCTTGGAGTCAGCAAAAAATAACTCAAGGTGCTGAAAATGGAAATTTCAACTGTTACAGGCCAAGCATTTTATTCCGGTTCTTGGGTAAACATAAAACAAGTCCTCAAGACTCTCAAAGTCGGAGAGGGCAAATGGGACACTTTGAAAAAAGAAGAAGTCAACGAATTTCAAGAACGGGTAGACAGAGAAATTGACGGAATGCTTAATGACCTCTATCATACGCCTTTCAGGATAAAAAAAGTTAAAGGTAGTGACGGTAAATTCCAAGATTTTTTCCCAGGCGAATTACGGCAGGCAGCCATATATTGGACAGCGGCCTTGCTTGCGGCTTCCGAATTCCAGCAGGTTTCGACAAACACAAACGATCAAGTAAACCTAACTGTAGAAAAGGCAAAGGGAATGGTGTATGATTTGAGAAGGAACACGCATTGGATACCAGCATCAGAAAGGAAATCCCAGATATCAAGAACAATGCCAACGACATGGCAACCGGCATGGACGCTTCAACAGACATAACGGGCTTAAACGCGAATGGAAATAGACCCTAACATAGTCATAGACAGATATATCGTCGTGATGAAAGCGAATTCAGTTTTGCTTAATTCTGTGATTTCTGAATTTGAATCCAGGGAATTATCTGTTTTGAAAGGAATCCGCGTAACTCTTCCGTCTTCTGCCTTCCCTAGTCTTGAAATAGAAAGCATGAATTCTGATTCGTCATGGTATGCGACACGGGTACAGAGGCACACCATGAATTTCAGATGCGTTTTGACGGTATTGGCACCGAGTGTAGAAGACAGGGAAATTTATCAAAACCGTTTGACTTCAGCGGTTACTTCCATCTTTAAAAACCCGCAGAATCTGCAATTCCCGATTCCGTGCGTGGAAGGGTTTTATAGATATGACGCTTTTGTTTATGATTCCTTTATATCGTCTGTACAATATTCCAGCACGAGAGACGGACTTTACGGCGTATCAGAATGGGAATGGACAGTCAATATTCATGAAAGGATTCCTGATATTCTTTTCCATTGTGTCCCGAGTCAAGTACCCAACATCATGAAGCCGATTGTAAAGGAGATAGGAAATGCTCAGTAATTTGGTCAAACTTTTGAAAACATCAAGATTCCCTGAATATTCAAGGCTATTCCTGTTTGCCAACAAATCTGCCTATGTCGCTTTGCGTGTTTACCAATCCTATGCAAATGAGGGTGATGGTTATGATAGCTTCAGGAAATCAGCGATTAACAACTGTGTAGACTATCTTGATAAGAGCATAAGGACCCTAGAGGCCATAAAGAAGGAAGCCGCCGGGATTCTTCCTAAAGTCTATACGGCGGCTGAAATCGATCCTGCCTATGAACGGAATGAGATACTTAAATCAGCGCAGTATTTCGTCAGGATTGAAAAAGCTTGGGATAGCCTAAATGAATTGGTAGGGATGATTCAGAGAGATATCAACAATATGGAAGAATCGGGCAAAGAAAAGACGGCGAAAGAAGATGCTGTCGCCGCCCTTAAATCAATAATCGGGAACGCAGATGCCGGGATTCGGGTGTTGTCGGTCATCAAGTCAAAGATAGCGAGATAATCATGATAGCCACTGGAATCATACAACAAATCGCGGATAAGATAGCAGGACAATATGTTTTGCTTACAGCTCCTGTTTTAGAAATCCAAACATCGGCAAGTCCAGAATACTTCCCGATAGTGACGGAAAGTGACGATTACGGGTTTGAATCCATCATGAACCCTTTCTTGAAGAATGATGTTTGGACGACAGCCCCAATTGTTAAAGCTTCTCCACTTAGCAGCGTTGTTTGGGGTCTGATGACCTATTTCAATTCCAATCCTAACTATTGGTCAATAGAATACCCAGGAAGCCTGGATCAATACCTTTACATCAACGGGATGACGGTTAAAAAACCTTTTGCGGATGCCGTGTATGATGTTACGGGTTTCAAAATGTCAGGCGCGGTTGTTGAAAACACGGATGTTATGACTTTTGTAAGATTCGGAAAGACGGCAAGCGATGTACCTTATTTTACTTCAGTCACAAGTTACCAGACGGAAGCTTTAAACCTTCCTTATGGCACCTATGATTCATATGTATACTTCGCCCCTACTGACAAAGTTGAAGCATATATTGAAAACGGGTCAATAAATTTTGATATTCGATTGATATGCAAAGACAAAAACGGCGAGACTTTCATACACGAACAGAATCTAACAGGAAGTACGGGAAGCAAAATCGGATTGCAACTGTCTGAGAAGATTGTCGGTTTTTCGGGGATGACAACGCTTTATAATGGAGCTGCGAACGATTTGATAAGAATCCAAACAGCACCGGAGGATTAATACTATGGGAATGGGATATGCAGGATATGCGGTTTTAGGTTCAGATGCAGCGGCAGAACCTATTCTTTTGACGAGTTGCAACATCAATCCGGAACTGAACCCGATCATTTCTCAGTCGGCAGTCGGTTACGGCTGGAAGAACGCGGCAGACCAAAGCCATTATGCCAACGGTGTCATGGATTACCGTGGAAGCATAGGTTTTGACCTTCCGACTTCTTTGTGGACTCTTCTCAACGAATGGGCTATCACAAAAAGGATATATGCGAAGGATTTTGAACATAGCCCAGACGGAACCTGTAAGTATCAGTATTCAGGGGCTGCGGAAACAGAAGCGAATCTTAACGGGGCTTGGTGTGACAGCCTTGGAATCTCCACAAGCGCAGATTCTACCCTTCAGGCGACAATCAATATCTTGGCTCTGACACGTACAGTAACGGCAGGTCTAGGATATTCCGCAAATGAAACCGGTATCTTGGCGGCTTCTTGCGACACCTTCCCTGTAGATCCTTTGAATCCCCTGAATGCCAATAATTCACCTATTCCTTTCTGGAGGACAAGTGCAAGAATTTTGATAGCCGACGCCGATCCAGACGCGGATGTAAGCACTCTTTCTTGGGGAATAGATTTGGCGAACAACGCTCAAATAATCAAAGCTTGCAATGCCGGAACCGGAACCTACGGAACCGCTTCGGCGGTTGTGATGGGGGCGATGTCAGTAACAGGAAACATCGAATTGTATAAGCACAGCGGCGTTTGGGACCCGGTTCTGGACAACCCGATAATCGCTTCTACGGCTTCTTTGGTGGTGACGATTGAAAACGGGACAACAGACAAGACAATCACGTTACCGGCAATCCGCTTGGAAAGCGATGATTACAGCCTGAATCTCAATGGACCTGTTGCAAGGCGTTTCAATCTGAAAGCAATGGGTGGCAAGTGTGCCACTAATGTTATTCAAGCCCCGATCATTATGGCATAAGCATTGGAATAAGAAAGATACATTTCATAACAGAAGGGGGATGTTTAACAGACATCCCTTTCTTTGTTTAAAGAGGAATAAAAGAGATGTTCGGATATGAATCTTGGGTATTGTTAAACGGGATATTCATGCCCGCTACGGCGGCAGACACACGCCTTGACCGTGCCCGTATCGACAGTTCCGGAATTTATGGAGGAACGATAACAGGAACGAATATACCTATAGGCCAAGTGCATTTATATGACTGGCCTAATGTTTCCGCTTCTTTCACAAGTGAAGCCACGCCGACGCTTATGGCGATAGTCAAGGAAATGATTCTTAAAAGACAAAGCCCTGTTTCTCTTGTTCTTAATTCAGGGCAATCGGGGTCACAGGAAATTCAGCAGGCTTGGTGGAACCAGATTACCGTATCTACAGGAGAAGATTCTTTAGTGACTGTCAGCATAGATTTCACAGCTCTTGAAAGAACAAAGTTTGACGTTGATGCCTTTGCCGCGTATTGGGCAAACGATATCGGAGGTTTCGCTAAAACTTGCTTTCCGGAATATGCTCCGATTCCTTTCTGGAAAACCAAAATCCTTGAATTTGAATATGTCAAAAACTGGAATTTTACCATTTCTCAAGAAGTCGCAAAATTTTTCGGCTGTATGAATTATCCTTCCAACGTCCCTGCGAATCCATATGTCTTGGGATGTGGTGTTCTTTCAGGCACTCTGGCTTTTGCCACGCATGAAGAAAATTCTTATGTGATAACCGCTATGCCTTCCGTGTTCTCTGGGACAGAGCTGAATACAAGAGATGTTCTGACTATTAATATAGATGGGATTTGGATTACGTGCCAAGGAGAATTGAATACGGTTGACAATCCACTCTCCGGCACGTTGAACCTGAATGAAGTCGGATATAACTTCCAGATATACGGAGTATCTTAAAAAAGGACAAAGATGAAAATAGAACCGAGAAACAGCAAAGCACAGCCACAGTCTGTTGAATTAAGTCTTCAGAAACCGGGAAAGTACGAATCCAATCCGGAACAGACATTCGATATCATCATCAATGTTCTGAACAGACAAGGACGATGGATTGTCATTCAGTCACCGATAAAAGGTAGTGAAGAACACAGGGTTACATTCAGGCTTTGGACTTTTGAAGAAATGATTGAAATCAAAAGGAAAGCAACAACCGTAGATCCGATGTCAAGAAAGACGAACATTGACTTCGACTTGATGAACAGGATGAAAGTACAGAAGTTGTTGACAAGTTGGACGTTTTCAAATGACAATCCGAGACTGTCTATCCAGCATGTGAACGGCGTCATGACAGATGAATCTTGGAAGGCGTTTACGAAACTCGATCCTTCGATTATTCAGAGAATACTTGATGAAATGAACTTTTTCTTGGATTGCGGCGGATGAAATGGAAATAGACGATGTAATTGATAATATCTGTCTTCTTGGAAGGAACGTAAAAATAGAAGTTCCTTTTGTCTCCTATTCCGGAATTGAAATTCCGACAAAAGAAAGCCTTACCAAGAAAATTTTCATCTTTAAGGAATTCACACTCAAAGACAGTTTGGAACTTGACAGGTTGTCTTATTCGATCCGTAATTTCAACAGCTTTTTCGACGCTTCTTTTACCGACTATAATATCTATCGCTACCTTATGATGCGAAGGACAATCATTTCCGTCGGAGACAAGACTTTCGAAAGGCAAAACGGATGGATGACAAAGAAAGACTGGGATGTTTTTAAAACATTTCCGGCACCAGTTTTGAACTATGCCCTTAGCTTGTATGAAGACTCCTTTTCGATGTCAGAAGAAGAACATAAGAAGCTGGAAAGGGAAACGGCTTTGTTGTTCGGCAGCAAGGCAGGAAAGGTTTTAGACCCTAGCCCAGGAATTTCCATGACGTTCACTCTTGAAAGCCTATGGGACAAGTTCGGCCTGACGAAACAAGATGTGGAAAACATGCCGTTGAAAGAATATTCGAAAATCAAACTCATTCTTACAAAGGAAGCTGAAAAGATGAGGGACGTATGACGGATACCATCACATCAATAAGATTGGGTTACGGAGGTCGTGGATTTATCAACGGGACAGAAGTCCTTATGACTTCCGGCAGCCTTGAAAATTCCGTGTCTCCAGCCTACACGTCCGGATATCTTATCCCGATGAACGGAACAGACAGAAGCAGGGTCTTGCATGCCGATGGAACTGTTACCCATTCCGGCAGCATGGGTTTCGATTTGACCCTTAACGGCCTCAGCGTAATTGAAAGCCTGATGGCTAGAAACCAAAAATTTAACGTTGAAATGTATGACGGTAAATATGGTTTCAAAATCGGTGGTGTCGGTTTAGACGGATGTGTCGTGGATACCATTACCGTAAGTGGCGCTCCTAACGGATTCATCACGGGAAGCCTCAATTTCTCATGTAGGAACCCCGCAACCAAACAATTTTCAAGCCTTGCAACGAACAACAGGGATATGAATATAGGAGATGTCATTCCTTATTGGTGGAGCGGTAATTCCTATGTAAGGGATTGGACGCTTACCTTTTCTCAGGCGGTGACTCCTAAATTTTCAAATTTAAATCGATACCAACTTACAACAGAAGGAATTCTTGCAAGTTCTCCGGTATACTTGTTCGTGGGTGAAATCACTGTAAGTCTTGAATTCAACACGTTTTGCCCGCTTGTCACGGATACCGTTTACATTGCTACAGATTCCTTTAAGGTCGTCGGCAGAACAACTTCTACAGGCTATTCGGTCGGCGGTCTGAACGAATTGCCTTCCTATCACTATTCTATCCAAAGTTCGGCGATAGGAAGCAACGATCATAACATACTAACCATAGGATGACAACATGAATGAAGACAGGGATGAAGGCATGAATGAAGGCATGAATGAAAAGGCACAGGATACGGGAATAGATAGTAAAAATACTGTTGAAGAGACAGAAGAAGCCGAAGGTGCAACAAGCTTAAGCAAAACAATTTTTTCAGACGAGGAAGGAATGAAGGCGGCGGCTTTCCGGTCGGTTACGGAATCGGTGAAAGGAATACCGATTGAACCTAAGAAACCGTCATTCTTTATGGAAGATGACCAGACTGTGCGTATCGATGTAGATGTCTGGAGCGATCCTGAAACAGGGAGACTCTTGTCTGTCACGAAGAAAGGGGATATCGACTCTCAGGCGATGGAAAAACTCATTCTGAAGACTGAACAGTGGTTTGAATTCAGTATCCCCAATTTTGATGATGTCTGTGTCTACCGTCAAAAGTCAAGCAGATATATCGGGAAGGAACAGGTTGTTGATACCAATCTTTTCCGTAATTTCATCCTGCTTGGACATATCAAAGCATGGTCTATGCAAGATAAAGACGGGAAACAGATTGAAATCGTAAGGGAAAAAGACGGAAACCTTTCTATGGAAACGATCAACTGGATAAACAAGCTTCATACCGTAATCTGGGATATCGTGTTCACCCTTTTCGAAAGGCAGACCCTCATAAGCTAAAACAGGTGCTAAAATGCCACAAGATATTCTTTCAAACATAAACCTTAAAGGACAGAACCTTGAAGGAGCGTCAAAAATCCTTTCAGATGCCAATCTTCGCGCATTCTGGGGGAAACTCACCAATTTCGAAAAGAAAGAACTTCTTGAGGGCACAAAACTGACGGTAGCGGAAATCAATAAGCTCGTAAAGGAACTAAATAAAGCCGCTAAAGCGATGGAAGAATATACGGGCAAAATCGACAAGTACGAATCCACTTTCAAAAAATTAACGAATTCTTACAAAGAAGGAAGGAACCAGGCAAAACTTTATTTGGACGAAGCTGCAAAATCAGGAGGTAAACTTGCGGTTTTGGGTGCGGCAGTCGCATTGGTGACAAAAGAAGTAAAAAAGAATATCGACGCGATGCAGGATTATGTCAATGCCGTAAGAAGGTATGATATCGAACAGGAAAGGTTTTCAAAATCATCACTGATTCAGAAAAAGAGTCTGGACAGTATGCGCTGGTCCCTTTCTTTGACGAAGAATGAAATGGCTTCTTTCTTCGAAGAACTAAAACGAGGAGAAAGCCTTGGTTTCAATACCAAACAGATGGAACAATCCATCTTGAAACTTAAATCTGTCTACGGGAATGACGCGATGAAGATGTTCGGAAGTTATCAGGACATCCTCACCAAAATGCCGACTGTCAGCAATCAGATAAAAGCAGGAAAAGGCTTCCAGGGATTCAACGAAGGAGATGTCTATAACCTGATGGCAAGCGGACAATACGGGACAATGTTGGAACTTCAGGCGGGTGGCATGTTCGGCGGAGAAGCCGAGAAATCGAAATCAGCGGAAGTCGAAAACGTGCAGAAGATGATGGATAGTTTCACTGAATATGCTAAAGATGAAGCAAGCCGTTATTTCATGCCGTCTCTTTCATTGGCAAGCAAGACTCTGGACGGAGTTAACACAATCATAGATTATGCCGCCAAAGCTGTTGTTCTTTTGGGAATAATCTCTGCTGTCAAAGGAACAGGAGTCGTGGGTGATGTTGTAAAGAATTTAGGAGGTGGAAGTCTTATAACAGGAGCGAAAACTTTAGGCAAGGGATTGTTAGGAAAAGGAGGTGGACTTGCATTAAGAGGACTTTCGTTAAGCGGGTCAGCCTTGTCTCTTGGCGGGGCGATTGCGGCTGGTTTGGGAGGAGGTCAATTGTTGGGTGCCGGTATTTCTAAGGCGTTCGATGGCACTACCTATAACCCCAAAGAACTTTATTCTGCCCTTACATCTGGACCCGGCGCTTTGAAGTCTTTCGGGAAAGGTTTGTTTTCAGGCTACGGCCAGTTTTATTCAGAAGACAAGGGAGAGGGTCTTAAAGAAAGAATCGCCGGTACGGTAAACACTGGAAGATATGTCAAGGATGAAAAAACCGGGAAGACGGTAAGGATGGGTAAAGCTGACAGAAAGACTTTGTTGGATTTTGAAAAAGAAATGAAAGCCACATGGGAGAATCTTAATCTGATCAGAGATTCTTGGCAGATGCAGTACGAATCTACAAAGAGAATTGCTGATATAGATATGGATATCGCTTCCAAATCAGGGGATATGGTTGAATACAAACAAGTCAGTGCGGAAAAACAAAACGCCCTTAACAAACAGCATTCAGAACTGATGGGATTATATGAAAAAGAAGAACAGGGAATAATATCCAAGATGAAGGAAATGGAAGGTATAAAGGGCTTTGAGAAGACGAGAGGGTACAAGGCGGCACAAGCCAATTTAAAGAGTCTTAGGGAAAAGATGGGTGACCTTGACAAGGTTCTTATTGATGGCCGTATAGAAGTCATGAATAGTGTCATTCAGGAACAGATTTCCCAAGGTGGCGCAGGAAGTAAAGGGACAAATAAGTTAAGAATGGCGAAAGCCGCTGCGGAAGCCGCTTTGTCCAAGGCAAGATTCGTCGGAGGAGAATATCAGGCCGCTGGAGCCGCTAGAGGCATCAACATTAAAGAAGCCAAGAACTTCCTTGAAGGTATCGAAAAGGCTATGGCTATCGCCAGAGAAACAAGGGTAAAAGGCAATACTGCCGCTGAAAGGCTTGCGGCTGAAAAGTCATTGACGGAAATGGAAATCCAGCGCACGGAAGCGGAAGAAAAACTTAAGAACGCGATGATAGACACAAGAGACCTTGAAATCCTGACAAGGGACATCGAAATCTATCTGAAGGGCCTCGGTGCGCAGCAGTCCTATGTAGAGGACATCAACGGAAGTTTTCAGGCACTTAAGCCGTTCTGGCAAGCGGAAGTCGAAACAAAGAGGCGTCTGGCGGAAATCGCCAAACAAGACATGCAAAGGATGGCGGCTTCACACGGAATGGGATCTCAGGCTTACAAAGAAAAAGAAGCGGAATACGCTATCAAGTCTTTGGATGCAAAAAAAGCGGAACTGGAACTTGCAAAGAAAGTCAGGGACAAGAAGAAAGAAGAAATCACTTTCGCTTCTGATTGGATGCGTGAACAGGCAGACTACCTAGAAGAAATGGGCGGCGGTTTCAGTCAGATTCTAAGTCTTCGTTCTCAGGCGATAGAAAAGGAACGGGAAGCTATTTCCGCACAGCAGGACTTTATCGATACAGGAATCAAGACCGGAACACTTGAAGGTTTTGAACTTATTAAAGCACAGACGGATTTGGAACGCATGAAGATGAAAATGACGAGAGACACCATAGGCGTTCAAAAATCAGCTTACGAAAAATTCGTCGGTATGGCATTCGGTCAACTTTCAGATATCGGAATCAAGAGGGGAAGGATGGATGATGCCGTTTTGATGGGAACTGCCGCAACACGCGTAAAAGGAAGAGACGGCATGTATGTCAAGGGGACTCCGAACATGACAAGGGACCAGGTGATGGCGGTGATGGCTACAGGCGGCAGCATCGACGGAATTACCGCGAATAAAGATACGAAGAAGGCAGACTATTTCACGGGTTCAAGAGTCGAAAGCGGGAAACCCAAAGAAGAACTTCAAGTTAACGGGAAGGTGCAGTTAGCCCTTGATCAGGGTTTGATTCTGAAGATGGAAGACTGGTCTTTCAATCTTTCGAAGAACAAGGAATTCGGTGCCGCGATTGTACAGGCGAATAGAATCGTAACGGAAAACAACACAAAGGCTTCTGGAGCGTCTAAATAATGGCTGATACATATACAAATCTCACTACCAAGCAGGTATCTTTCCCTTCTCCGTCTAATCCGGAAGTCATCATTACAAATAATCTTTCGATACCGAGTTTGGGAAGTTTTAAAAGGAATATCTTTACTCGGATTCAATACGCCGGGGAACCGTTCTTTATTCTTGCGCCTTATGCCAGCGATGTTTTTCTTACGGGCCAGAACGGATTTTTCTTGCACCCTCTCGGCAATGACTTTCCTTCTGCTTCTCAAATGCCGTCCTTTATGACAAAGGAAAGCTATGAGAACAATTTCAAGAAGACGCCGAGTGCTTTCCTTACGGCACAAAAAAGCCTGATGCCTAAGCTTTTCGTTCCTTCTCAGAGCATCGTTGACAACGGAATATCTGGAAGCATTTCTACCGGAGTATTCGCTTGGCAATTTGCAACAAATGATGACAGAAACAGATGTAACGTGACGACAGACGATCAGCAGTCTGCGGTTGTTTTAAAGAAGGGATACGGCAATTCTAAAATTGAAGTCAGACTTTCTAAAAACACTACGTATGTTCCTCAATCGATTACAGACATCGATACAACGAATATCATAGGCGGAGGTGCTTTTCAGATGGTGATATCTATCTTCGACCCGGATATCCCTTCCAAAGCCCTTAGAGGCGAAGGTACGGATCTGCCTACAGATAAAGAAGGGAAAGACTTGGACAAAGTTTCGGACGAAAAGATACAGCCTAGAGTATTGATACAAATGGGAGACCTGATGCTGTCTGTTGATATGGATGGGAAATGCGTAGGCTCTTGGTTAGGGGGAGAAAAGAATTCGGAAACCGTCAACCTTGTCAGTGGACCAGGAGAAGAATGTATCCCTCAAGGGAAATCAGCGTCTACAGATAAAAACAAGTCATTCGTGCTTACCGTTTATCCTCTTTGGGACGGTGTTGTTGTTCAAAGCGGTGTTCAGACAGGTAAGAATATTATTTCTTCAAGCGCCGCATATATCCCTGTTATCAAGAAAGCGTCTATTTTTGATTATGCCATTCAGAAGACAAGATCTGACGGAACACAGGTCCCTTTCGACCCTGAAAATCCAGATGAAGTTTTCGTCACCACGGTTAAAGGCGGCAATTCGACAGTTCCGAATCTTGGAACAGCGGCAACAGAATTAATCGTTACGGCTTCTAATTGCAGTTGCTGCATCGCTTATGCTCCCATCTATTTCACAAAAAAGATGTCTTATATTCATACGATCTGCGGTAACACTTCAGTTAATGGATATTCTTATAAATATAAAGGTTTCCCTATCTGGACAAGTAACGAAACTTATTACAGAATGGACGATGAAATTGCCTTCTCTACTACTTCGATACCGGGACCGGCAGAATATACGAAGGTTTTTAAGTCAAATAACATCGTCCTTTCCACCAATGCCGCGCAATATCAACGCCGCGCCGGGGAGGTTTTCGGAGAAATCATTCAGATGATCGAAACTGTTCCGGCATCAAGCACAAGTTCAGCCCCAAGTTATGACAATGGAATAACGGGATGGGAAGACTACATAACGAGCGTTACCCTTAATTCCACATTGGATTCGAATTCGGGAAGCTTTACGTTTGACAAATACGGGGCGACGAACGGAAACCAGTCAACGCAGATTCAGCAAAGCGTGGGGAAAATAAACATCAATGTCAAGGGGTGTTACAATACCAATAAATCCACGTCCAAAGACGATACGACTTATTGCCTGTTTAAGGGATATTCCTACGAAAGCAGTGATTCTGCAAACAATTCTGGATGTGATGTTACTGTAAATCTGGTAGGAGTGGAAAAACGGCTTGAAGATGTCAACCTTATCAATCCTCCGATTTTTGACGGATGGAAATTTGTGGATGTGGCCGCCTATATCTGTAAGTTCGCGGGTGTCGCATACAATCTTTCCAGTGCCGATCAGGGTGTAAGACTTCAGATGTCAACAGACCCTATCGAAACCGTATGCTTCAACTGGACGACGGGGCTCATATGCAGACAGGCATTGGATGAAATCTGTAAAGACACGGCGCACGGATACGTTACGATTGACGGAGTGATCAAGTTCTTTCAGAGGGAAAGTGACGGAAGGCCGAACTATACAGGGACTACCTGGACGGGTTTTGACGGCACCAATATTCAGAATATCGAGATGAACCCTAATTTCGAAAACCTTAGAAACCAGATTGTTTTGATAGGTATGCGTAAAATTACAGAAGACGCACAGAAGGACTTCCCTGATAAATTCCCGGTATTCCCAATGACATCTCTTAGAAACAATTCTACAACCCCGCATATTCCTTGGCCAAAACGACTTTGCTATACCGTTCCTGGATTTCCGACTCAGAATGAACTTGACAAGATTGCGGACAAGATAGCAAAGGGTAGCAATTACTATGAAATCATGGGCAGCACGACAATACCTGGAGCTGATATCAAGATTTTGGACAAATTCCTTGGATATATTGTGATAGGAGTAACACATAATATAGACCTTGTTGGGAAAACTTGGACAACAAGTTTACAGTTGCAAAAGTAAAAGGAATAAGGCACAAGATATGAGTAACTGGTTGGGAAGTCAGCTTAAAGGATATGTGGAATCACAGATACCGGCTTGGGGTAATCTGCCCAATAATCCCATGTCGAAATCCGGTCAGGTCGTTATTACTCAGGTCGAGATTCCGGAACTATCTACAAACTATATCTATGTTGGTGAAGGATGTTTCGTTCAACCGGCCGATGAACTTTATCCTTTTACCGTCAAGACGAAATACGTGGAGATTTAAAAGATGTCAGAGAACAATTATTTGAACAAGACAGTTTTCCAGAAATTCCAGACTCTCGGATATGGAGACAGGATATGGCCAGATGTGGAATCAGAAAATTGGCAAAAGGTGGAAAATGCCATGCTTGCCATGTCTACAGAAAACCATATCAAACAGGTTGGGGGTTTCTCCACAGCACAAATAGACACAACTCAATCTACGGTTACTCTATCTATGGCAGGAATAACTCCTGCGTTTGAAGGTGTCATAAATTCAAGCTATTTCAAAGTCGAAGATCCTTTGGTCTGGAATGTAGATACTACCAATAACAACACCGCATACCTTTATCTGACTGAAATCAGCGGCCAGTATGACCCGACTTCAATAGATAGCCTCGACACAGAGGTTTCTATGGTGGAATACCGGACTCCCGCAGAACTAGAAAAAAGGCTATTGGTGGCTATCGCAACAGTAACGGGAGGCGTAGGCATAGCAAGTTTGAATATAGACCCTGAAGGTACTGAACTCTTGGAAGAAACAGTTTACGACGCAAGTCTGACTGTAGGCACAGATTTGGTTCTTGACTTAAGGACAATCTTGGGTACGCCTACATATGTCCCGGAACTGAAATTCGTAAACATCTGCGTTACTTCTTTTTCGGAACCGCCTGTCAATCCGTATTTTGTTTGGGTAGAGTACAATGTCGGAGGATATCCCTATGCCTTCACGATTAAAAGTGCGGGAAGCACCGCCTATATACTAGGTGTAAAACTTTTGCTAAGGTATAGTTTCTAATGGAAAATCTAGATAAATTTGACGACAACCTGAGTTTTTCCAATTACAGCTATTGTTCTCGAAGAATACAGCCTGTAGAATTGCCGAACGGAGACACCTATATTTTCTTTGTCGATATGTGTCCTGATGCCGGAGAAATGGACTTCGACATAAGCAAGATCGTAGGAGGAGAATCAAAGAAGGTCACAACAAAGAAACTTTCTGATTCCAGCTTAAAGAAAGGCATGCGGACTCTTGTCGGATGCAGAACCAGTTTACATGGAATGGCCAGTTCCGGACTAAAATGGGTAGGCTGGAAATCTGCGGCGACAGAAGACCAAAACTTGCCTTGGAAATACTACCCTTTCTACGAAGTCTATGACTTTTCGATTTCCTACAACAAAGCCCAGAACATCCTTTCTCTTTTCTTCTGGACAAACATCTTTGATACGATCTCTATAGAAGTTCCAGAAGGTTATGATTATGACAAAATCGCTTTCCAATACGCCCCTAACGAATTTAAAACCGCTGCCTCTTTTAGTTCGATAAACCTTTCAACGGTGCGTAAGGTTCTTTGTTGTGCCAAAGGAAGATTTATACAAGGTAGTGTAAGCGCCACAGTCGAATCGCCTTCGAATGAAAATTTCCCGTATATCAAATGTGTGGAATACATCCCGATATTTGAAAGACCGGTAATTTTGCATGAGTACCAGAACATGGACGCGATAATCACAGATTTCGGAAATGACGGAGGAAGTTTTAGCGAAAACCCTTGGCAAATCAGTTTCGAACAGGATGTCTCTGGAGACAGCGTAGTAAATTATGCTGTTTTTAAACATCTGTATACAAGAAGGGGTGGAATCCTTGTCGTGCATGAATCAGAGGGCACGGACATAAGGGTTACGCTTCCCACCGGCTACCAAGCAGGAGATAAATTATATGTCGGCTTAAGAATAGATACGACAAGTGGAGAATATGAAATCCGTTTCGAACGGTATCTTTTATCTATTTCCGGATATGAAGATCTTCGAGTAAACATTCCCCTCTATATCTTGATTTATACAGGAAGAACGTTCAAAGTTCTGGTCGATTTGAGAAAAACAATAACACAGGACATCTACGAATAATGCCTACAATTACAAAAGACAACAAACCGGTTCCGGTAAGAACATTCCCCAGACGTTATGGATTGATTTTTATAACGTCTGCCTTCATGATTTTAGGATATCCTTGGTGGGCGAGAAATGACAGGCACATTATGGGAGAAGACTTCGCCGATGCCGCAGCCGCCCTTCAGGAACGGACAAAGATTCCTTATTTTTATAATAAAGAGACTGTCATGGAGGTCATAGACGGGAGTAAGACAACATATGTAAATGTAGTGACTTCCGATGGCGTTACCTTCGGTCTTAACTCAAGTTCAAACGTAATCGCAACCACAAACTACTTCGTGAATCTAAGTCTGAAACTTGAAAGTGACCACCTTTTCGCCACTTTTGTAAACGGAACCAACATCATGCGGTGGGACAAGGTTGAAAGTCGCGGTGGATTTGCAGACATCAGAATATTCAACAGGAGAAATTTCCCAACAAACGAAAGTGCTTCAGCAGATCTCGTTATTTCCGGGTCGGGTCTGGAAGACGTTACGATTCCGATAACGGTAAAGGCATACGGAAGCGCGGAAGATTCTGTTCTAGAAGATGACCCTCCGTCTTGGGGAATCGTAAGGCAACATAAAAAAATAAACATGGCCTACTATAACAAAATCTTCACGGAAAGGATTTCTTTTAGTGGAGGGACATGGGATCATCCTGAAACGCATTGGGAACAACTTTCAAATACCGTCACTTCTGTTACTAATTACAGTTGGACAGCGAAAGATACAGAATATTATGATTCTGCCCATATAGAAAGAGAAAGAATGATCGACTTATTCAATGGTTTCAGAGAATTGACGGCTACATATGACTGGGTAGACCCTTCAGAATTTATCCAGTCTGCGGTGCCTGTTTTCGGATGGCAGGATCATATATGGTCGTCTACAAATGAATTTGTTTCTACGGAATGCCCTCTCCCGTTTGATTCCACGACCAATGGAATTGTGTTTACTCTTAACATGGACAATACGGGAACGATAGCACATGTGACATTTGTTACATCCAAGTCCATGATTAGGAATTCAATAACGGGAAGATATCCTCTCTATCCTAATATCTGGTGGAATCAAGACAGGAATCCAGGCTTTGGAGAACTTTTCCCAGATGATCCTTATTTTGATTCAAGTCAAATAGAAGAATGGCTTGCTTATTGGAACACGAACGACTTATGTGTGATGTCTTGTTTTACCCTTCCCAATATTTACCCTTTCAGTAAAAAGATTGAAGATGTCGATGTCGGGAAGGTTTTCGACGGCAAGGGATATTGGTGGTCGATTCTTCCAAATAGGTTGGGGATGGAAACCAACTGTTATGTTTATCCGAGTTTGGAAACGATGACAAACACTATGGATTTCTTTATTTCATTTACAAATGAAGCTCCTTATTTCGTAACTAACTGGTATACAAAATATGATGTCGCATATAATGCCCACATAAATGTGACGAATACCTTTCAGGAATTGATGGAAGTTGCCAAGAAACTAAATGCGACATTGCATCAAGCCAGTCAGGTTTGTGATGACAAAACGATCACGCATTCATATTATTCAAGCATTAGCGATGGCGGAAACGGACCTTATGAAACATATTCAGATTGGTATAACGATGCACTGTTTGAAGAGTCTGACAATGTTTCGTCAAATAACGGTATCGGAACGTTCTTCTATGAAAGCTGTAATTTTGACGAATACGTGATAGCCACATCTTCAGAAACAACAAAAGAATTTCCTGATGGTACGAAAGAAGTGACTTCGTATAACAATTCATATGGTGGATTCTCCGGAAACGCAGAAGGGAGTGCGGAGAAAGTTACGGGTCTGATGCTTAACTATCCTAGCCTTTACGCTCTGACGAACGGATATGTCAGCGAAGTTTGGATATATGCGGTTGTTGAAACGGATGTAATTGTTCCAATGGCCACATGTGCGCCGCAACAATCAAGTTCTTCCGCATTGCTTGACAATCCTGAAGGCGCTCCGATTGAAAAATATACCACATATGAAAGATATTCTGTCACCCCTACGGCAGATTCTACACAGTTGCAAACGTTCAATCTCGCCGGGTATGATTGTTGTGAATATGATCTCCCGGCAGGTTTTAAAAGAACGCCTACGCAAAAAGATGAAATCTTTTCCGATATCCCCATAAAGAAAGAAAAATTGAATCTTGTCAAGCATGTGGCAAATCCTGTGGATTTGATAAGGTTCGATTTCGGGATAGAGGGGGCGACGATTCCGGCAGGCAATTATCAGGTGGTTTCAGCTAAAGAAGAAACTTGGTCTGGCCATGAAGACCTTCAATATCTCTGGCATGACGATGATCCGAGCAACTGGGTAACGGAAGCAAGTGATTCTTACGTCTCGTACGATGTTTCTTATTCAAAAATAGAAGGACATTCAGCGAACGTAAGTTTCTGGGTGATGGTAAAGTGGAATTGGAAACACATGAACGAAGACAATATCTATAAGCCAGACGAATACAAGCCGATTTGGTATACTAATTCCTATGAGAAGATCAGGCATCCGGCATATACGAATGAACCGCAAACCAGTAAACCGTGAAAACAGGAATAATCAAGGTTCTTCCGCAGGTTCTGAAAGTGTAGAAACGAAGTAAGACAGCTTCCACCCTGCTTCCTGAATGCTGGCCGTAAAGAAGATGTCTATGGCCCCAGAACCGGAATACACAAGATTTGAAATACAGATGTTTTCTGAAGCCTGTGCAGGGGCTATGAGTGTAGGGAAAATGATGTCTTGCGGCTGCAATGAAAGATGCAGTCTATCGGAGCCAGAAGGGATATCAACGACATTCAGGGATTCGATACTCGGTTCAATGATTACTGAATATTCAAGATTGGTATACAGATTGAAATAGCCGCTGCATGCCGTATACCTTTTGCCGTTGGACAGGATAAGGACGGTTTGAAAATAGTATTGTGTCGGTTCCAGGTCTTTTGTATCAGCCGCAGTCAGGAAGAAAATGACTTCACCTCTTTCAGGAGTCCTTACGACGCCCTCAGAATAGACACTTGTGGATTTTCGTATGATATACGTACTGCTTTTAGATGATTCCGATACATAAAACCGGGCTTCCGCTCCATTCAAGTCAATGATGTCAAGATTTTCATCTTTCATAAAGACACGGATCATTCTGTCGTCGCCCTTGCTCATTTCGAAATTGTTATTCGGCATCTTGTAAAGTCTCCTTGGCTTCCCCGGAAAGCCGTACATCGTCGTGGTTCTGTTTATGATACCAGTCATTTGGAACGGATAGCTGTATATGATTTGATAGGCCATATTATTAGTATGGCAAAACAAAAAACATTCTGCCTAAACCTATCTTCATTAATCAAACAAAGGAAAAAATGTCAAGAATCACAATAGACCCTTCTGACCGCATGCTTGCAGTTTACGATAGTTATGAAGATAAAGAAAGATGCCAGACCGCCGGATGCTTCTGGGACGGACTATCTAAAACATGGAAAATGTCTTTTACAATCTCCACTTTCGAAAGGCTGATTGAAAATCTTCCGCATGCCGATATCGACCCCTGCGTTCCTTTGGCCTTGGAAGAACAGGCAGAAAAGGAAAAGAAGCTCAAGGAAATCCGCGAGTTGGCAAAAAACAACCAAAATGTCAATTTCAGGGTTCCAGGACTCAAAGTCACTCCGTTCCCGTTTCAGAAACTAGGTATTCTCTATGCTGTTACCAACCAACAGGGAATGCTTATCGGGGATTCTATGGGACTCGGAAAGGGCTTAACCGTTGATAGTCAAGTACTTAGCCTAGCTGGTAAAGTTAGAATCGGAGACCTGAAAGTAGGTGATAAGGTAGTCGGTAGAGACGGAGAAGAACATAATGTCACCGGGGTATATCCTAAACCGATGCAAGATGTTTATCGTGTTACTTTCAATGATGGATTCTCACTTGATGTTGATTACGACCATTTATGGTATGTTGAATCAGCAAGTCAAAAGAAAACGAAATCGGGAAACGGTATCGTTTTGTCTATGTCTCAGCTTTTAGACAAGAATGGCGTCGCTACCAGACAGGGAGTGGGACACAACAGCGACAAGGTTTATGAATTCAACACCTACTATAAAAAAGACAACGGGAATAATTCCTGGAGTATTCCTATCGTTTCTCCTGTTAACTTCCCTTGGAAAACTATTCAAATTGATCCTTATCTTCTAGGGGTTTTTTTGGGAGATGGATATATTTCAAAAGAAGGGGATGTTAGAATAGAGAAATTGTTTCCGGATTTAGTAGAAATGATCCCGTATAAAGAAATTAAACACGTACATGGAAGGCCGAAAGTCGGAGGATGCTCTTTCTACAATTACAAGAAGGAACTGATTGAACTCGGTCTTAACGGGAAACGGTCTTGGGAGAAGTTTATACCAAGATGTTACAAATACAATAGCGTTGATGTAAGGCTGGGGTTGCTGCAAGGCCTTATGGATACCGATGGATGTGCAGGAGACTGTTCTACAGAGTACTGTACGGTTTCTAAGACCCTCTGTGATGACGTTGTGGAAATCGTACAGACATTGGGAGGGATAGCAAGAATCAGTACCAAAACGCCGACATACACTTACAAGGGGGTAAAGAAGACTGGAAGGACGGCTTATCGGGTAAACATCAAACTTCCTCCTGAGATGGAACTCTTCCGTTTGAAGAGGAAAAAGGAAGTATATGACAAGTATGATAAATATTTACCAGCGCGTTACATTTCAAATATTGAGAAACTGCCCGAGAAGCAAGAGACCGTTTGTATCGCTGTAGACGCTCCTGATCATCTGTATGTCACAGAACACTGTATCGTCACCCATAACACGATTCAGGGAATAGCGACGGCGATAGCCTTGAAGAATCAGGGCAAGATAAAGAATTGCCTTGTCATTACACCGGCAAGCTTGAAATTCAACTGGCCTCTGGAAATAGAAAAATTCAGCAATGAAAAGTGCGTTGTCATTAACGGGAAGAAACCAGAGGACAGAATCAGCCAATGGTTTGATGACAGCGCTTTCTTCAAAATCGCGAATTATGAACTGGTAGTGGAAGATCTTGGGGCTGGGCGCGAAATCAAGATCAAGAAGTCCATGACGGCAGAGGAACAAGAAAAGGCAATGCTTCGCAAACTCCACAAACTCGTCAAACAGAAACGTTTGGAAAGCATTAAAGACAGGGTTTGGGATCTTGTTATTATGGACGAGGTGCACAGTTTGAAGCACAACGGCAGTAAGAGATATCAGGCTTTGAAGAACCTCAAAGCAAGGATTAAAATAGGTCTTTCGGGGACCCCGATGGACGGCAGGCTTGAAGAATTGTTCAACGTCTTGAATGTCATATGTCCAGGAGTCTTAGGATCGAGAGAAATTTTCTTTAAAGACCATATGGTTACGGACATCTTCGGGACCGTAAAAGGGTATAAGAAACTTCAGGAAGTACAGGAAAAAATCGCCCCGTTCTTTATCCGTAGGTTGAAAAAAGACGTGCTGAAGGATTTGCCGGAAAAGCTGTATGAGAACAAGGTCATTTCTTTGTCTGATGAAGAAATGAAAATCTACAAGATGATTAAGGCGGGTAAACATCCTTGTGTCATCGACAAGGATGGACAACCGTGTTCTGCTATGGTAAGGGCGATCCGTTGTATGCAATTCGTCAACTTCCCGCAAATGCTTGAACCGAATTGCAAGAAGACGACGAAGCTGGATGTTTTCAGAGAAATCATAGAAGAGATTATTAAAGATAACGGACAGAAGATCATCATTTTTACTCAATTCAAGAAACTCTTGGATATTGTTGATAAAATCATGAAAGAAATGAATTTGAAATTCCTCAGGATTGACGGAGACACAGACAAGAAGATACGCGCTGATTACCAGAAGATATTCAACGAAGACATGAGTGTTGATGCCATAATCGGAACCGATGCTATGTCAACAGGACTTAACCTCATAGGTGGAGATACGGTTTTAAATCTGACACAGTGCTGGCAACCTGCTATTATGTCTCAAAGAGAAGACCGGAGTTATAGAATCGGAAGAAAGGGAAATGTCACGGTATTGAATTTCCTTTGCAAAGATACTATAGAAGAAAAGATCAGAAGCGCATTGTATTCAAAAGACAAAATCACTTCTGATACCTTGGGTGACGGAACCGATGAAGCGGTTCTTCTGAAGATGAGTCCGGAAGAAATCGAAAAGCTCATGTAGGAAGGTTTATGAAAAAGAGTATTCTTAAAATCAATGAATTGATACAAGGCTTAGAAGCAAAGAAAGCAATAATTCAGGAACGGTGCAAACACGTCAATGTTAGGATCGAACATTGCGGAGATACTGGGAATTACGATCCATCGGAAGACAGATATTGGAGAACAATGTCTTGTCCTGATTGTGGAAAATATTGGGAAGAAGATGAATAGCCTATTAACAAAGGAATCATGAATGTTTAAAAATGACATGGTAGAAGAGAAAAGTTGGGAAGAATTCAGAAAGTCAAAAATGCTTTGGTTCACGAATCGCTTGATTCACGTTTTCGGATGGGCGATTGTCATTGAAGATTTGGAAGCAGGCGGTTCAAGGGCGTTTCCTGCCAGAGTAAAATTCAGGGGGTTTTCTGAAAAGGTAGAAGATGAAGGTTTCATCGGAATTTCACAATACATGAAAGACAACGCGGAAGAACTTTTAAAGGAGTCAAAGGAATGAGAGTGATAACAGCAGTAGAACAATACGAAAAGAAACCGGGAGACATTTCGATTTTTCTTGCCGGAGGCATTCAGAACACAAAGGAATGGCAGAAAGAAGTCATTGCAAGCCTTCAGAAAAAGTTTGACAGCATAGACCAGGTTGTTGTTTTCAATCCTCGGCGTGAAAATTTTCCTATTCATGATCCGAATGCCGCACAGGAACAAATCACTTGGGAATATAGAATGCTGGAAACGGCAGATATCTTTTCCATGTATTTTGCCGGAGGCACAAGTGATCAACCTATTTGCATGTACGAACTTGGCAAACACCTTGAAAGGCGTTCAAGGAACAATGATTTAGACAGGGTTATTGTCTCTTCTGAACCGGATTACAAAAGGGTTCAGGATGTTAAAATTCAGACGCGCCTAGTCTATCCTAAGATGGTCATCGGAGATTCTCTTGAAGATCATATCGAAAGCATAATTTCTGTGATCCGTTGGCAATTGATATTGCAAAACAAAAAGGATGGTAATCAATAATGGGTGTATTCGACAGTGGAGTAGAACTTGAACGGACGGTATTGAAAAGTCTTTTGACAGACGAATCTTGTTGTCAGATCAACACGACAAAGCTGAAGGAAGATTATTTCAGCTCAGAAGCCAGACGGTTCATTTTCAATGAAATCAATCGTGAATTGCTCCAGAACAATTGTGCGTTATCAGAGCAGGTGCTGGAAAACATCATCACTTTGCAACACAGTGATGAATATGTCACATTCATGGGTGAAAAGAATTTGGTCATCAATTCCAAGCCGACCAAAAACATCAATTCGGTTATCCGGTTGCTTCATGAAATGTGGGTGGGTAGAGAGACAAATGCTTGTTTGGAATCCGTAGCAGAACTTATAGGAAGCGGCCATTTTGTGGATGCCGCGAAATTGTTCCGTCAAAAGGCTTTCACAATCCAGATTGAACAGAACATCAAAAAGACCAAGGAATTTTTCTCTTCAATCAAAGAACGTATTTCAAGAGTGAGAGACAAGAGAGATAACCCTGAAAAATACAGGGGTCTAAAAACAGGCTTTGCCACATTCGACTTACAGACCGGAGGCTTGTTTCCTGGTGAAATGACCTTGCTTGCTGGTGTAACTGGTTTGGGTAAATCAACAATTCTGAAACAGATGGAATACGGTTTGCTGATTAACAATCCAGGTAAGAACGTTCTGCATATCGCAAACGAAGAGTATGAAGAACAGGTAGATTCAAAATTCGACTCCGTGTTTACAGGGATTGATTACCATAGTTTCAAATTCGCAAGGAAAGAAGATGTTCCAGAAGAAGTACTTAAAAGCTGGGAGATACACATCGAAAAGATTGCAAAACAGTGCAAAGGCAAGCTTTATACAAAGGAAGTCCCTGCGTTTTCAGATGTCAGCATTATCAGAAGGGCAGTCCATGAACTAAAGGCACAGGGAATAGAAATCCATGCCATTTTCATTGACCATCTTCCCAACATGAAACCGGTACAACCGGCATACGGTGAGAACAATGAGAGAGAGAAGTGCGCGGCAGAATGTAAGGAATTGGCAAGGGAATTGCAGGTTCCTGTTGTCGTCCCTACTCAGGCGGCGACAGTCGTTGAAGAAAAACAGAACAAAGGCAAGAGGGCAAGCAAATTGGACGTTTACGGTTCAAAAGCACAGATTCACCATGCCAATACGTTTTTCATTATTACATTCCTTGGAAAGGATGCGAAGACAATAAGAAGTGATGGAAGTCCTGAAACTCTTGATTATCTTCGGGATGTGTTTATCCTATGTGACGTTAAGAAGAACCGTGACGGAGCTTGTTTCACCTTTAAGCTCAGGCACCACGTAAGAAACGGAAGGATGGAAGAAATAGAAATCAGCCCTGAAATCAAGAAACGCTTTGAAGAAGAAATGGCGGCAGCACTTAAATCAGGAGATTTCTCTACTTCTGTCGTTGATGAAGAAGCGCCGAAAAAGGATTCCGCAAAGGGAATTACGGTGTTGGAACAAGATGAATCAGAGCATGGTGAAGGATTCTAAACAAGAATCTATTAATGACTGATGAACGGAAAAACAGAAAGGGAATAAAATGTCAGAACACAAGCTATTGACTCAACAGGAAACCGGAACGAAATTTGAAGGAACGTACTTTGTTTCTGCGGTTTCAATCAAGAAGACTGTCACTAAGAAAGACTATACAGAAATTACTCTTCGTGACAAGAGTGGTGCAGTTTTCGCCAAACAGTGGGAAAACAACCAGAATGTCAAAAAGGGTGACTTTGTAGAAGCGGCAATTAGCGTTGAAGATTACAAGGGGGCACCTTCGTATATCATTAACGAAATAAAGACCACGAATCCGCCTTTGGATATGACTGATTACTTGCCTTGTGTGGAAAACATTGAAGAAGAATTTTCGACATTCAAATCATACCTTTCGATTGTGAAGTCGATGGCTGAAGATTTGGAATCTGGAATTGAAGACGTGCTTTCCGGTGTCTTTTCAGAGGCTATTCTTCGTGCATTGAAGCGTTCCCCGTCTAGTCTCGGTGTGTTCTACGGCAAGTCTGGAAGCGCGATACAGAATTCAAACAGGCTTTACAAGATCGCGAGTTCTTTGGTAGAGACTTACGGACTGAAAGATGATGAGAAGCTAGTTCTTCTTTCAAGTTGTCTATTGTCAAGAGTCCCATGTGTGGATTGTTATGTCATGCAGGATTGCGCCCCAGAAGAGACGAAGACAGCGCGGCTTATCAATTTCAGGACCTTGATGCAGATGCGTATGTTCGAGGCGTGGAAGGGTCTTAAATCTTCTCCGAACCGCGAATGGCTATTCCGTATCATGCACGTTCTCGGATGCAGTGAAAACGATCTAAAGCCCTGTACAAGGGAAGCGATTGTGTTCTCGAAGATTCTTGAAATCGACAACGCGATTAGTGAAAGCTTTGATTACATCGAACGTGAAGAATGTTGGGAAAACGGGTTCACTACTTATGACGTGAAAAATGGACGCCGTTACTATGTTTCAGAAAAGTGAAGAAAAGTCACAGGCATGGGAAAGATATCGGGATATCAAGTGGTTGATGGAAATCATAGATCTACCGACTTGTCTTGACCGCCTTAATATAGAAATGACGAAAACCTCTGGCTTGGAATGGGAAGGGTTTTGCCCTGATCATTTCTTGTTTAAGGGGTGTGCCCCTTCTGATCCTAAATGGTATATCAATACCATTACCGGTGAAACATGTTGTCAGACAGAAGGAAGAGGCAGCAACATCCTATTCGTTTCAGCAAGGCTTTTGAAGTCCCCCAACAATTCTAAAATTTCTGAAGCCGATTGCGAACGTGCCGTTTCTTTCCTTGCCGGACGTGATATCAGCGAAAATGATATTTCTTTCCTAAAGACACAAAGCCTGTTGAAAAGAATAAACGGGCAAGGCAAGAAGGCAATAAGCAAAGAACAGACTTATGTTGAAGAAGTCGAAAGATATATGAAGTCCGGTTATCTTTCAAACCGCGCGATAAACTATTTCCTTTCCCCAGTAGGTAAGCCGAAAACAGATATCAGAAGGGAAACGCTTAAACACTATAACGTTTTTGAACGGACAACAGGGAAGTATGTTAATCGGGCCACCGTACCTATTATCATGCGTGGGAAAGTAGAAGGGTTCGTGGCGATTGATATCTTGGGAAAAGAAGAATGGATGAAACAGCATCCGACACTTGAAGAACGGGAATACAGAAAGACGATTTATCCAGGCCAAAAAGCCGGGTTTTCAAAGAAGGATGTTTTGTTCGGATATGATGATTGCAAGAAGAATGCTGATTACATAATTCTGACAGAAGGTGCCAGAGAGGTCATGAAGCTTTGGCAAGAGGGATATTCTGATAGTCTTGCGATTCTCGGTGCGTACATGAATGATGAACAGATACTTCTGCTAACAGAACTTGCACCTTCAAAAGTCATCCTTATGTTCGACGGAGATATCGCTGGAAGGAAAATCGCGAAGACGGTAAAAGAAAAACTTGAAAAACTGTTTCCTGTTTCTATCGTATGTCTTCCAGACGGCGTAGACCCGAAACAATTAGACCACAATCAGATCAAAGGATATTTAGAATGTGCGGAAACCCAGATATAGATGAAATCAAGGAATTGTTAGAGCTTATTGAACAGCATCGGGTTCACGCCTTGCTGATGCCAGAAGACGGAATAAGGATAACATATTGTTACCCGAAAGGAACTGTCAGCTTCACAAACGACATGAATGAAATCCGTATCAAGACGGGAGATTACGTTTCTGTGTTCAGTAATCCATTGTCTATTCAACAAATCAAGAAGATGATAGAAAGCCTAAAATGAAGACTTCTGATTTTCCTTATCTTCAATTCCCGTTCTATGAATTTAATCCGGTCCAATCCAAAGTGATACCTTTGATCGAAAAGGATGGCAACCTCATTGTCTCTTTTAAGCCAGGAACCGGTAAGACAGTAATTGCTGAAGCGTGTTTTGCCTACCATCTGAATACAAGTGATAAGAAAGTAGCCTATATATGTCCTTTTAGAGCCTTGGCGAATCAGAAATTCGAATCATGGAAAGAAAAATTCCACGGATACGGGATTAAAGTAATTTCCGGAGATTCAGATACTTCGATAAGAGACGTTGGAGAAAAAGACAGGATTCTCATTTTCACCACAGAAAGCTTCGACATGCAGGTTAAAGATTGTCATGAATATTCTTGCATCTGCTTTGATGAAGGTCATCTTGTGGGAGATCCTGAAAGAGGTAAGAGCTATGAGAGCGCAGTGATCAAAGCCGCTGAAGCATCAAGGATCATTTTGCTTTCAGGAACATTGTCAAACGCTAAAGATTTGGCGAAATGGATTAAAACAGTTTCCGGCAAGCCTACTTATTGTTGTGAAAGCAAATGGACTCCTAACAAATTTGATGTCAGATACCACTATGTTGAAAGATATAAGGAAATTGAAACAGCCGTTAAGCTTGTTAGGGAATACAAAAACACTAAGACGATCATTTTTGTACATTCAAAACTAGTCGGTAAATCAGTTATGGATGAATTGAAAAAGAGTAAAATCAGGGCTGTTTTCCATAATTCCACACTCCCAGAAGGCAAACGGAAGCGGTATGAAGATTTATTCGAAAATATCTATAGCGGGATAGACGTGATCGTTGCGACATCTACACTTGCGGCGGGCGTCAATTTGTGAATTGATTTTATCCGGGAAATGGTTTCTCGGGTTTCAGAAACGTGTATAACACTAGCGAAAGGAAGAAAGAAATGTTTACGAAATATGAGTTGGTCGGGTTCAATGAACAAGGTAAGGAAAATTTCCCGGACATCGCGGATTCGGTTTTCTTGTTTGTCGCCAATATCCCCAACAATGAAAGCTACTGTATTGTAAAGGGATTCAGGGGAAAGTATACGCTTGGAAATGAATTCGTTGAACTTTCTTCAGATTTGAGAAAGCTGACTACGGAAGAGATCGAAAATTGGTTTTCTGAATAACTGGGAGGGCTTAACAGCCCTTCATGAATTTTAACAAGGTATAAGATATGAGAACAATTATCGCTGGAAGCAGAGACTGCAAGGATTACAGCAAAGTGATTCAGGCTATCAAGGAATGTGGATGGAAACCTACTGTTGTTATATCCGGAACAGCTTCTGGAGGAGATAGACTAGGAGAACTTTGGGCAAGGAATAACGGAATCAAGATTGAACAGCATCCTGCGGATTGGGACAAATACGGAAGAAAGAGAGCCGGATATATCAGGAATGTAGAAATGGCTGAGGTCGCGGAAGCACTTATCGCACTATGGAACGGTCAAAGCGCAGGAACGAAAGATATGATTGAAATAGCCAAAAAAAAGGGTCTAAAAATCTTTGTATTGATGGTGTAATGAATGACAATCGAAGAATTAAAAGCAGAATGTGAAAGTTGTAGGTCTTGCGAAATAGGAGGCCAGACTCTAAACGAGCATACTTGTACTGTTTTGTCTAATCTCAATTCCGCTGCAAAGATCATGGTAGTAGGGCAGAATCCTGGATTTGAAGAAGTCCTCAGGGCAACACCTTTTGTCGGCATTTCCGGAAAGATATTCGACAAGGCACTTTCAGAGAATACAAGTCTTACAAGGGATGATTTGTATATCTGTAATGCCGTTTGCTGCTTTACTCCAGGGAACAGGAAACCGACAGGGGCTGAATTTAAGAATTGTTCCGTTTGGCTTAGAAGACAGATTAAGGAGATAAACCCGATTGTCATAGTAACGCTAGGAGGTGTCGCCTTAAAGGCGCTGACAGGACGCACAAAGATATCGGAAGCACACGGGAAGCTTATTAGAAGTGAAATTTACGATGTTGATGTCTATCCTATCCTTCATCCTTCCCCTTTGAACACAAATAGACCTGACAAAAAGAAAGAATTTGTTTCTGATATGATCGGTCTACAGAAAGTCTTGGAAAGTAAAAAATGGCAGAACACGTAATCATCACAGGAGTAAGAAGAGCAAGGGAACTTGTCGGTATCTCTGAACTTAAGCAGATGTGTGGACGTGGAGGCCGCACACAGGACGGTAGAACCTATTGCGCAGACATCATCCTGACATATGATGATATGGTGATAGAAGATTCCTTACAGAAGGAAGAATCTATGCCTGTTATATCTACTCTTTCAGACATGAAGAACTTTTGTTTTTATCTTCTTCCAAGACTCTCTCAAATAGGAAGATTTACAGAATCTGATATTCAAAATCTGTATTCTAAGACACTGGCATTTTGTCAAGGTAGGGAAATGGATATTTCGAAGGTGATTTCTTATCTTGAAGAAAACGAGGCGATTGCCGAAGTGACGGGACCGGACGAAACCAGACGTTGGATTGTTGATGTTCTAGGGGCTATCGCCAGCCACCTTTTTATACCCGTGAAAGACGTAAAACTGCTTCATGACAATTTTTTGTATTTGAAGAAGAATGGAAATCTTGATCAAGATGCTTGTTTGGCTTGGGCATTGGGTAATCTCGACAGCATACGGATAAACGGGGATTATGGAGAACAGCATCGGGAAGAAATATCCAACTTCAAAGGAGATCTTCCTATTGATTATTCTTGTGAAGACGGGACAGTCCTGACGGCTTCCCTTTGGTGGTGCATTCTCGGTAATGGAATTCCAGGGAAGAATATGGCTACGAATGTAAGACAGTTGAAAAAGACTTGGCATCGGCTGAAACTTGCATTATCTTGGTTTCCGGAGTTTGAAGAATATATCAAGGTTTGGGATATCCGCGTCACAAAGAGCATCAAAAAAGAATTGGTTCCATTCTTCGACGGTTGTTTCCAAATGTCCAAAAACAGGGCGATGTCTCTGTATGAGCTCGGGTACAAGTCTTGGGAAGGCACTGAATCTGTTGAAATAGATGATTGAAAAAATCATGTTGCTAAACTATTCTGACATGACAAGAAAGTGAAAACGTATGTCTGCTTTAGAAATAGATCCGAACACACCTGAAATCGTGTTTATGTCGAGCCTTAGAACGATGCTTAAAAGCGTTGGCATCACTCAGAATCAAGAGGCGATGGATTACTTCAAACTGATGGAAGAAGCTGTTATACGTGATGTATTCCACCGTCAAAACCCCGACAATACGGAACGCTACAAAGAACACAGAAGCCGCCAGATTTTCATTAAGATTTTTCAGAGCCGATACAAGCTGACTTATGACATTGATTATGAAATTCCAGTAGGCGATAAAAGCGCGAAGATGATAGGGAATCTCCTGACCAAATTGGAAAAAGATGAAATCCCTATTGACTATTATCTAGAATGGTTTTTTGAGACCTATATCCAGGAAAAGAAATTCACGGTTGAAAGCATTATGAATCCCTGCCAAGCTTGGGTTTTGCAATCCTTCAAACTCCAAAACCGTGATTCGATGGAAGAAATTAAAGAGAAGAAAAAAGAAGAACTTGAAATCGTTTCATTACTTGATAAGGCAAGGGAACTTGTAAGAACAGCAAGGGTGTTGAACGAAAACACTTTGGAAGAAGAAATTGTACAGACATCTAAATCTTTCAAGGCGAAAGGAATCAATCTGGAAACCTATAGGGAGATGGTAAAATCATTCTCACGAAGAATGAAGACCATTAAAGAACAGAAGATGCTAGGACGACAGGAAAAACAGACGGAAGGAGAAAAAGAAAATGGATGTGGAATTGTTTCAGAATCTGAATGATGGCATTGACAAACTAAAGTCGTTTGATATCTCTGGGGTTAGGCTTGAATGCCCTGAACCTGGAGTTTTGGTAATGGACCAAGATGACTTTGAAACACACGTATTGATTCAAGCACCTGCTATTACGTTTTACGGTTGGCATCTTGGACGTGCTGAAGCTCACGTTAAACAGCTTAAAGAAGACTATGACAAATGGATGAAAATCAAAAAGGCAGAAGCACAGGCTCAAATCATGGGGAAAGATCCTGATGCCTACAAACCGAGTGAAGCTGCCAAAGAAGCAAGGGTTTTTATCAATTCAAGGGAATCCGCTAAAAATTCTGAAAACGGAATAGATGAAGATGAAGAATGGAAAAACAAGATCCGTCTTGCTGAAGAATATCGAGACACTATCAAAGCATGGTATGACGGGTTTGTCGCCAAGAACTGGCTACTTAAAGTATTTGCCAATATTCAGGAAAATGACGGTCGTGGAGTCCGGAAAATTGACGAGAAAGATTCGGTTTACGGTAAGACTTCTATCAAGTCGAGAGTGAAAGAAAGCTTTAAGAAAATTCAATAAAACAATCTATTATGGGATGTGCAAAGATGGTTGTCTTTGTCACCTGTAAAAGTGAAAAAAGGCCGGTTTACGGCAAAGTGAGGTAAAAATGAATAACGCAGATAAGTTAAACAAACGTGAGAACAAGTCTTCCGATAAAGGAAGCAAAAATGGTACTGGAGAGAAGAAGGGTTACGTGAAGATGGGTACGGTTCATGCGAAGTGGGAGCCGGGCACCACGACAGTAAGAGCTGTCGGTGATTTCTTTGAAACACACATGCATGGACTTTCTCCAAATGATTTCGGAAGCGTAGGCGTTATGCCCAAATCTGCTTTCGGAGGCAAAGGTAAAGACTTTATCCCGTGGGAAGTGTGTTGCTTGGATTGGGATATGATCAATGATGAATACCGCAAGGAAAGATCTTGTCCTTTCTGCAAGTTGAATTTCCGTGCTTCTTGCATGTTGAAGAAAGAAGACTTGTCAAAAGAAGATATCGCCAAGTATACAAGGATTAAGAACGCTTGTCATGCTGGTTCTAAAATCCGTTGGAATATCATCGATAGAGAAAATCCGACATACACGATCGTCAATCCGGACGGAACAGAATCTGATGTCAAAGGATACAAGATCGGTGGTTTCGGTATGTCCGTCTTTAAGACAGGAATCAAGGGTCTGTTTGAGATGGCAGGTGGAGATATCGCAGATGTAGATAGCGGCATTGACTTCAACCTTAAGCGTAGCAAAGACGAAAAAGGAAAGACTGTCTATGAAGCCGTTGCCGTTATGGAAAAAGGTGCGATGAAGTTTACTCCCCTTACTGATGAACAGAAATCTTGGACGCTTTGGAATATCCCTGAAATTTTCGGGAAGGACTGGAGCTTTGAAAAGATTTACCCGCTTATGCATGAAGAGTTCCGCGAATTGCTGGACATGACGGATGAAGAGTTCCGTGAATTCAGCGGCTATACCGGAAAGAAGGCTGAAGAGCCTACAGAAGAAAAAGAAGACAAGAAAGATGTAAAAAAAAACAAGAAGGTAAAGTCAGCTCCTGTGCAGGAACAACAGGAACCGCAGGACGAAGAGATTCTTCCATTCTAAAGGAAGATCCTGTAGAAACATCGAATGAAGCATCTGATTCTTTGGGCTTGTCTGTCGCCAAGAGTTTTCCTTGTTGGGGATATTATGATCCCAATGAATCAGAATGCAAATCTTGTAAGTTCAAATCCGAATGTGTAAAGAACACGAAGTAAAGGTATAAAAACAATGGCTAAAGAAGCAAAAGCAAAGCCTACTCGCTTTGAAAACATGCAGAAATTGGCTGACCTTATCAATAAGAGTCAGTGGGGTGGTGAAAACCACGATATCGCGGGTGTCCTTGGTGGAACCGTAGTCTCAAACGTGGAACGTATCTCAACGACATGTAGAGACATCGATTGGGCGTGGGGTGGTGGTTTGCCAATAGGTAAAATCGTAGAACTCTTCGGCGGAGAATCTTGTCTTGATAAGGACACTTTTGTCCATTATCAGACATGGAAGAATGGCAAGCAGATTAACGATAAGGGCGGAACGATAGAACGTCTTTATGAACGTTTCACGGGTGACACCGCGACAGGTAAGAAACAAGGAAGACATCTTCAGGAAAAAGATTGCGATTTCTTTGTAATTTCTTGTGACAATGAAATGAAAATGGTACGCAATAGGGTTATCGGAGTTGTTAAAACAGGAAAGAAGACTTGTTTCGAGGTTACGACAGAAGATGGACAGAAGATTACATCAACTCTTGAACACAAATTCATGGTGGAATCTGGATTTAAACCTCTTTCTGATTTGAAAATCGGAGATGTCGTCTATGTCCACAACAATACAAGGATACATGGGCAAAAAGATCGTGAATATTATCCTGAAATTATGGTTAAATATCATCCACACGCGAAAACAAAGATTGTGAATGGTTATACCTATTTCCGCGTAAGGAAATCACATGCGGTTCTTGAAGCAGATAGGAATCAAATGTCGTTTGACGAATATCAACACTTTTTGAATACGGCTTCAAAAGAAGAAATCAACAGAATAAAAACGATTCCAGAAGGCCTACATGTCCATCATATTGATGAAAATGTGAACAATAACACTATTTCTAATCTTTTAGTGATTAATCCAAAAGATCATGGTGTTTATCATTCGAAAATGAAGCTTAAAAATCTTAGTTTTGTAGCGGCTCCTGTCAGGATTACTTCAATTGTGAACGTAGGAGAACGCGACACTTATGACATTAAGTGTGATTTCCCTAACAATAACTTCGTAGCCAACGACTTTGTTGTTCATAATTCCGGCAAATCCACACTTGCTTATCACATCATCGCTAGTTTCCAAGACAAATATCCTGATAAGGGAATCTTGCTTTTGGACACTGAACACAGCTATGATCCTCTCTATGCAGAAGCTCTTGGCGTTAAGGCACAAGGGATTATCCACACTGAAGCTGAATCGGGAACTGATGCGTTGAATATCGCTAAGCTTGCTGTAGAATCAGAATGTGGTGTCGGACTGGTTATTATTGACAGCATCGCGGCTCTTACTACAAAGAGCGATGATGAAGGGGATATCGGAGATCAGACGATGGCAGAACAGGCTAGAATGGTCAGCCAGGCTATGCGTGTTTTGAACAGCTTGATTACCAAGCACAAGATCACGTTGCTTTGTACCAACCAAGTCCGTGAAGCCGTTGGACAGTGTTTTGATTATAGCACTCCAATTACGCTTAAAGATGGCACTATCATGGAAATCGGAAAACTTGTTAATCAAAAGATTAACTGCGAAGTTCTTTCATATGATCCTGTTTCAAACAAAATAGAACCGAAGACGGTTACTAATTGGTTCGACAATGGACCAATGGCAGATGGCGAACATTTCTTACAGTTTAAGCTTTCAACTCTATGTGGCTTTGGTAAGGGAGGAATTCGTAAAATAAACGTTACCCCTAATCATATTATTTTCGTTCCTCATGGAGAAAAGATGGCTAGTGAAATTAAACCAGGAGAATCAGTATTGATTCCAGAATGGAGTTATTATTCTAAAGACCAGCATGAAATTATTCTTGGAAGTATGTTTGGAGACGGAAACCTTAGATATGACAAGGGTTCTCCTCGTGGAACGTTAAGGTTTATTCATTGTCAAGAACAGACCGATTATTGTTCTTGGAAAGCGGAATCTTTCGGCGAAGAAGTGCGTTTTGATATAAGAGGCCGTCCTCAATTTGAGACAAAATCATCTTCGGAGTTTGACCAGTATAAAGATTTCGGGAAGAAGCAGTTTCCGCGAGAAATTAGTCAAGAACACATAGACAATCTTTCTCCTAAATCTTTTGCGATTTGGTATATGGATGATGGCAACTTTAGCGGAAGTCATGAAAAAATAGGTTTTGGGAAGTGTAGAATCGGTTCTTCCTCAATTATTGGTAGAGACTTGGAAAAAATTGCCAGAAAATCAGAGGAACTTGGTCTTGGACTTCCAATGTTTAAAGAAGGTGTTGGTCTTGTTTGGTATGGAGAACAAAGCGGGATGTTCCAGCGTGGAATTTCAAAATATGTCCATCCGAACATGAGATATAAAATAAAGAAAGGGATGCCTGATTTTGATTGGACCGTAGAACGGAAAGAGAAAGAACTTGTCCCTGTCGCTAGGACCGTTCAGTCAGTTTCTGTTTATGTCCCTCCCAAAAGACAAAGGAACAAATTCGATATAGAGGTTGACGGAAACCATTCTTACATCGCTGGAGGAATGATTGTCCACAACAGTTACGGAGATAAGACAACGACTCCAGCAGGAAAGGCATTGCGGCACTATGCCCACATTAGAGCTAAACTTTCCCGTATCGGACAAATCAAAGTCGGGGATGACGTTGTTGGTGTGAAGGTTAAAATGAGTTGTGTCAAGAACAAGGTGGCACCTCCTTTCAGGAATGCAGAATACACCATTACTTTCGGTATCGGTATTGATGCCGTTGTAGGAAGTGTAGAAAAGGCTATCGCCCTTGGGGTTATTGTTAAGAAGGGCGGTTGGTTCTCTTTCAACGGGAAGACTTGGCAGGGCCAACAGACGGTTGTTGATGAACTCAGAGGGAATGCTGACTTGCGTAAAGAAATCGACGCCGCTATTGATGCCAAGACGGCTGCTTCTGATAAACCTGAAGGTACTGAGATGACGGAAGAAGAAAAGAAGGAGATCGCTTCTGAAGAAGATACTGCTGAAATTTCGGTTGTCTAGATCAGATGACAGAAGTTAAAGAAAGAGGGTGGTATGAAAATTACCCCCTCTTTTTCTATTTTCAAAGAGAGGAATTCAGACATGAAAAATCTTATACTTATTGACGCTCACAACCTAGCCTACAGAATGCTTTTCGGGTTCAAGACAGGAAAACAGGAATTATCAAGTTCGGGGAAAGAAACAAGCATTATCTACGGGTTTGTCCGTCAGATATTGTCTTTGATGAAAGATTACCAGAATTCTGATGTCATCATATGTTGGGATTGCAAATCGAAAAGAAGAATCGCGTTGACAAACAAGGCTAAAGCGGAAGGATTAATCAAGACAGGGTACAAAGAAGAACGTCAATCTCTTTCAGAAGCCGACAAAGAAACCCTAAGTGTACAGATGGCCTATCTTAAAACGGAAATCCTTCCTAAACTTGCGGTATGTCAAATCAGTGTTGACGGATATGAAGCTGATGATGTCATCTTCAGTTATGTTAAGAAGTACAAAGAACATGCTTGCTATATTGTTAGCAGTGACAGGGATTTTTATCAGGCGCTATCAATGCCGAATGTCCAGGTTATAGATTGTATCAATCATCGGGTTTGGACAAAAGAAAAGTTCATGGAAGAATATGGTTTTGACCCCAATCTGTATGTGGATTACGGAGCTTTTGTGGGGGAAGGCGGCGGCGGAGACAACATACCAGGAGTCCCGAATTGCGGAGATAAGACGGCACGTAAATTTGTCAAGGAATACGGCAACGTTGAAGCGATCATAAGTGCGTTACAGAAAAAAGAAACCCGCACTTTCAGAGAAGAATCTGTTTTGAAGAATCTAACTTTACTTGGTTTGTCTTATGAATTAAAGAAAATGGACTATATCGAACTTCCGGATTATTCGATACAAGAAACAGATGTTGAAGAAACCAAAAAGATGCTTGTTTCATGGGGGTTCATAAGTTTCCTCAAAAACGCAAATGTCCTTTGCCGAATTTCTCAGGACTAAAACTATACTATTCAAAAGGTGGTGAAGATGAAAATAGCATTGGCAGGCCCGGCTGGAACCGGCAAATCAAAGGTAGCGGAATCCATAAGCAATGAAAAAGGAATCCTTTTTCTACGGGCGAAAGAGATTACAAATCCGATTCTGAAAAGGGACGGATATGATTATTCCAGCGGGATGAAAGTGGAAAAATTTCTACAAACGATACCTAGACAGATGGAATTGCTGAAGAAAACCAAAGAAATGCAATCCGTTTCGATGTTTATTACAGACAGGTGTTTCGTGGATCTTGCCGCTTACGCTTTGTCAAGTTCAGAGACACTCGACACAGAAACGATAGACAAAATTGTTTCAGATTCCAAAACCTATTGCTTGCGATATTCGCACATCTATCTTTTCAAATTGGGCAAACTTTTGGACAACCAGAAAAGAACACTTTGTCGGAATTATCAAGAGATGATCTATATGCTGGAATTGGGATTGCTTACCGATTGGGGTATTCCTTTCACGATTATTGAGAACAATGATCTTGACCCTGTTCCTAAAGTACAAAGGATAATCAATGACGTATGGACTGCGGTAAAACAAGATGCGCATTAAACTATAATGTCTATGTCGTCAAGAACAGTAGAATCGTCGTGACATGGTGCAGAAATTGTGAAAAAGCGAAAAGATTGAAAAATGCGTTCTGTTTGCTCAGCAAAGTTGTTCAGAAAAAAGAAGACGTATTTAAGAAGTTAACTTCTAATACTAATCACAAAACCAGATTTAACGGGAATGTCATTGATGATTCCTGCATATTTGCTGTAGGATTTACATTCAGACTATGGAATAAGAAAAATGGCTAGATTCGGATTTTACACAGATTCACATATTACCGAAAACCGTCCGGTACACCGCACGGATGATTATGTCAATACTATCCCTGAAAAGATAGAAATGATTTATGATTTCGCCGCACAGAATGACTTTGACTTTATGACATTCGGAGGAGACCTTTGCGACAGATATCAAATCTTTTCCTATCCCGTCATTAACAGGGTCATCAAGGCAATCAATCTCACCACATATGCCTGTATCGGAGAACATGACCTATACGGACATGCTCCAGAAACCTTCAGCGGTTCAGCGTTATCATTTATCTGTAACTATTGCCATAATTTCCGGATATTGTGGCAACCCGTACATCTGGAAAACGGAATCTCCATATATGCCAAACACGAATGGGAGACAATGGAATCAGCAGCCAAGACTGAAGTTGACAAGTCACGGTTTAATGTCTTGCTTTGTCACGAATTGTTATACAATAAGAAGATGCCTTTCGGGATAATAGACACTAAGGATTTGGATTTGCCTTTTGATCTTGTGTGTTCAGGGGATTTGCATTGCGGATATACTACGCACAAGGTTAAAAACACATGGTATTGTAATCCTGGAAGTCTGGCTAGAAAAACTACGGCTGATGCGAAAAGAATGCCGAAATTACTGATGATAGATGCCGTCAAGGGTAAAGAACCAGGCATTCGCGAAATTATCGTTCCGAGGTCAAGACCGGGTAATGAAGTTTTCTCTGTCGGTATTTCTGAAACGGTTAAGAAACTGATTTCAGAAATGGATATCAGCGGAGTCGTAGATTCGATTAATGAAACCACTAACCTTAGTAGAGATGAACACACTGACATCTTTGAACTCTTCCAACAGCATTCTCAACAAGTGAAGATTCCGGATAAAGTGCTTGAATACTACAAAGAAGTCTGTGAACGCATAAACAAAGAGAAGGCAAAGAAATGAAGACTTATTATGATCTGTCTACTTGCTATAGCATTACAGTAGATGACGGGGAAATCATTAAGGTCAGCAATAAAAGACTTTTCAAGTACGATGTTGCCTTGACGTATACCGAAGAAGAAAAGGTCAAGTACGGAAGTTTTGGAACCGCTATGTATTCTGGTAGACAGGGAAAGCAATATGTAGAATACATCAACACGTTTTTGGTAGACAGTAGCGGAGGCAGCCAGAAGGTTGATATATTAAGCGGTAGCGCGATTTGCAGTATTACCCAGCCTGATATATCAGTTTTAAAAGAACTCGGTGTACCGGCTTTCTGGACGAACTTGACAGACTTCATGCCGATATTTGGATACGTGTGTTTTCATGAAAAGTTGGCCCCGATGCATTCTTATTTTGAATCCAAGGCACAGCCGTTAGAAGAATCCGAATACAAGAAAGTTGCAGAAGTCTTGGATTTTCTTCCTGGTGATGATATCGGGCAACTTGCGCAATACCTTCTTCACGGCGGCATTGCCTATAACGGAATAATGGAATCTGTTCTACCCAATCCTTTCTATGGCAAGACGCTTTCTCTTTTGCCGCTTTCTAAACCGACAGGAAAACAAACGGTTCTGATTACCAGAGATATGTTTCAGAACAAAGTTACGAAAGACCATTTTGTCAATGAATTGGCAACTTATTGTCCTGTTTCTGTGACTTTAGATGAAGAACAGAAAAAGATTTTCGGTGATTTTGAAAACCTAAGCTTTTATTGTGGAACCTACCCTCAATATCTGTCTTCTTTTTGGGGACTTATAACCAAGTTGTCAGACTCTAAGGTCGGATATGTGTTCTCTTATGACATGCCTTATGCCGTTGTCGCTGGCACTAATATGATCGGACAAAAACAAATCTAAGTTCAATCTATTATCTTGAACCTTATCTGAAAAGAAAGAAAATGCTATGAATAATGAAATATACCCCGAATCCTGCGTCGACAGGCTGGAAAATTGCAAGAAAATCCTTATCGTCAAGCCGAATAAAGAATACGACGGTTCAAAAGAACTGAAAGAAATGTGCATTGACAAAAGGGAAGTCAGTTTCACCTATCCTAAACCCGATGTCGATTTAGTTTCAGAAGCATATGCCAGTGGCGCTGATCTCGTGATACAAATCGGAAGCAGACAGACAAGGAAACTGCGGTATTATGAAGGCATGGATGACACTCTTAGGAAAGACATTTTCAACTGTGTAGAAGATAAATTCTTCAATTACCACCACCATGATGAATACAGTTGGCGGGATGCTCTTGAAACAGTCGGGCGTTATGACAAAGAAACGAAGAAATGGAAGGGACTGGCAGGTCTTCTATTGGCGCAAAACCGCAAGTTTATGTCAGTCACGAATCACGGCGGCATCGCCGGATGGATCAAACAGAGTCAGGTCTGTGATGAAACAGGAATCAAACCTATCTATGGGCTAGAGGCATACTATAGCAATTACAGAGGTGAAGACCCGGAACAGAAGAAGTTAAACAGAAGTGCAAACCATCTTATTCTTCTAGCTAAAAACATCGAAGGCTATTACAACATCATCAAGATACACAATGACGCTCAACTCAATGGATTCTACTACAGCCCGAGAACTTGTGATGAGGCTTTAAAGAAATACGGGAAAGGAATTGTAGCGACTTCAGCATGTTTTGCTGGAGAATTAGCCCAGTTGGTGATGGCAGACAAATGGGAAGAGGCGAAAGAAAGATACCGGTTCTATGAATCTTGTTTCGACAAGTTCTTTATCGAAATCCAATTGATCGAGATGAAGGAACAAAAAGAAGTAAACAGAAGGCTGATCAAGCTTGCCGGAGAAGTCGGGGCAGAACTGACAATCGGCATTGACAGTCATTATCTCTATCCTGAACATAGTGAAACCCATGAATTGATGATGTGTATCCGTCAAGGAAGGACTATTCAAGACCTTCAGAAAGAAGATGATGATACTTGGAAATTCACGGTAAAGAATCTGTTCTACAGGAACTATGAACAAATCCTTGACTTGTTCACAACCGGATTTATAGACAATGAAGGCGAGCATGTGGAACCATACGAAGACGATGTTTTTACAATGGAGGTCTTTGAAAAGGCTTGTCAAAACACCAGATGGATAGCCGTCAACTGTGAAGATTATAAAATCGACAAGTCAATCAAGCTCCCGAAGCTGTATGATAACAGTGAAGAAGTTTTGTCTAAAATGGCATGGGAAGGTTTCAAAAGAAAAGGGTTCGATATCCAACCAGATCCTAAAACCTATTCTGAACGTTTAGAATATGAATTGGATGTCATCTGTTTGGCGGGTTGGGCAGACTATTTCCTTATCACGAAAATGATAGTGGATAAGGCTATCGAATTGAGAGGTGAATGGGGAACCGGAATAGGGCGCGGGTGTTTTGTTCCTTGGAACAGGGTAATTACAGAGAACAAAATACCAGTATTTATATCTGATGTTAAAATCGGTGAATTTGTGTATTCGCATGACGGAACACTTAATGAAGTAATTGACAAATTTATTTATGATGTAAAAGAAGAATTAATAGAAATTGAAACTGAAGATGGAAGAAAAATCAATTGTACTTTAAACCATAGAATTCTTGTAACAAGGAACCAAAAAGAAGAATGGGTAGAAGCTCAAAACCTACTAGAAGGAGATGATATCGTAGATCTTTTTTGATTTTGGCCTCTATGCTTAGATAGTGGTAGTATTTAAAAGGAAGCTTTACATGGGGAACGTTTATCACAGAATAGAAGATGTGCCAGAATGGATTCGTCCTTTCATTGAAGAACGTACAATAAAAAGCATAGATGTCAGAACGAACAAGAATGTAGAATACAAATATTTCGGGAAACTACCGATTCCTATAAACGAAATGCTAATTCATGAAAATGAATTGAATAAACATTTGAAGTGGGATGTGTCTGGTACGTGTTATAGTTGTGGAAATCATTTTGTTACGACTTGGAATTCACTTTTAGCAAGAAAGAAACATGCAAAAGAAGAATTCTGTGGTAAATGTCTTCGAAAGGAACAATTTACTGAAGAATGGCGGCGGCATAATTCAGAAGCTCAGAAAAAAGTGCAAGGCACACCAGAAGCTAGACGTAAAATGTCTGAAATTTTGAAAGAAGTACATCGAAAAGACCCAGAAATAAGAAAAAGGATTGGAGAATCTTTACGTCGTGGATACAAAGAACATCCAGAAAGAAGAGAAAAAGTTTCTGAAGACTTAAGAAAACGCTGGAAGGATGCCGAAGGTCAGCAGAAGTTTATGGGACGTGGATTTTATTATGGATGGGTATTTACAAGGTGTGGAAGAATCTTTTTTGCTAGTTCTTGGGAATTGATGTTTCTTTTATGGTGTGACAATAACACGGAAGTTTGTTCTTTCAAAAGGTGTACGGATCATGTTCCTTACAAAACGACATTAGGGAAACCCTCAAACTATTATCCAGATTTCGAAATGGAAATTGGTGGAACTCAATATGTCGTGGAAATCAAAGGAAATCTTTCTGAATTTGAAACAGTTCAACGTAAAAAAGAGGCAGCAGAATCTTTTTATTTTGGCAATAAAAGATATATTATTCTTTACAAGGCTGACTTGGAAAGAATGGGAATTCTAAAGTATAACAAAAAAGTAGAACTTTGGATTTCTGAACTTTGTGATTCTAATAAAATCGAATGTTGTGGTTTCGGCAAGTTTAAGAACACCAAAAGCTTCGAAAATTATCTCGCGAATAAATTATCCGAAAGGAAAGAAAAGCAGCGGATAAAAGAAGAGAAAAAACACAAAATGCGTCTTGATGTTAAGTGCCCTGAGTTACTCTTACAGTGGAACTACAACAAGAATGATAAAGGTCCAGACTTTTATCCATATTGGTCTTCGGAAAAGGCATGGTGGATTTGTTCAGACTGCGGGAATGAATGGAAACAAACAATTTCTAGCAGGACATGCACGCCCATAAGAAATTCTTGTCCAGTTTGTGCCAAAAAGAGGTTACGGAAGGAAATGTCAGAAAGATCCAAAAGGATGTCTTTAATACGTTTCGGTCAGAAAAATCTTGAAGAAGAAAGACTAAAGTACATTAACGAAATTAAGCGTCAAATTTCTGAGACAGGAATCGTTCCGACAAGGGAAGAATTTTTAATGAAATCAAAAATGTCGTTTGTTTATTTGTATAAAATTTTCGGGGCTTATAACTTATTAGTAGAAGAATCAGGATTTACTCCAAGAAAAAGAAAGAGAGAATAGATGTCTAAAATTAAATCGTTAAAAAAGATGGAATATAATGGGAAAGTATATGATTTGTGTGTTAGGAATACGCACACATACAATATAGAAGGATTAGCGGTACATAATTCAGCCGGTGGGTCATTAGTTTCGTTTTGTACGGGTATTACAGATATTGACCCGATCAAGTACGATCTTCTGTTCGAACGTTTTCTTGATTTTAGCCGAAGTGAAATCAAGGTCAATGGATTTGAAGCCTAATACTTGACAGTCGTGTTCTTAAATGCTAAAGTGTTTGTCAACTTGAAAGGTGTAAAAGAATGAATGTTTTGTCCTTGTGCGATGGAATTAGTTGCGGTAGGCTTGCTCTGCAACGGGCAGGTCTAAATGTCGAAAGATATTTTAGTTCTGAAATTGACAACAATGCGATTGCAATTTCCGAAAAGAACTGGACTGATCAAATCAGGTTGGGTGATCTTAATCTGATTACTCATGAACTAATTGATTCTATGCCACAAATAAACCTTGTGATGTTCGGAAGTCCATGTCAGAGTTTTTCACGTCTTGGGAAACAAGAAGGCTTTGATGGGAAATCTGGGCTATTTCATATCTGTCAAAGAATACTTTCCTATATCCAATCGAAGAATACAGACGTGAAGTTTCTCGTGGAAAACGTAGATATGAAAGAAGAATGGAAGGACATAATCTCTTCCAAGCTTGGTGTTAGCCCTATTAAAATAGACAGTCGTCTACTTTCTCCTGCTAAACGCAAACGCATTTACTGGACGAATATCAAAACCGATATTCCACAAGAACTAGGTTTGACATTCGATGACATTAATGATGGTTCTCAAAACTGGATTGACGATAATATTATTCGTAAAATTGAGGCATGGAAAGCACAACAAAAACCCCTTAAAAATGCTGTTGTTATCGGCGCTAAACAAAAGCTTCCTTGTTTAACCGCAAGAGGATATAATCAGTACCATTCTGGTATGATTCTTATTACTGATGGAAACGGAAGGTATCGGTATTTAACGAACCTTGAAGGTGAACGGGCAATGACACTTCCGGACGGATACACAGATGCTTTTACCGGAAAGCAATCAGACAAATTTCGTAGTCATGCTATCGGAAACGGCTGGACTGTAGACGTGATCGCCCATATCCTAAAAGGAATCAAGTAATGAATTCATTTGAAGGGATTAACGTCCTAAGCTTATTTGACGGAATGAGTTGCGGACAGTTGGCACTTAAACGTATCGGAATCATTCCTGACAACTATTTTGCAAGTGAAATCAAGACTGATGGAATTTCGGTCACTATGTCTAACTTCCCGAATACTAAACAAGTAGGAGATGTCACCAAGCTTGACGGTAAGAGTCTTGGTAAGATTGACCTTCTTATCGGTGGGAGCCCTTGTCAGGATCTGTCAATTGCGACGCATGACAGAACGGGTCTGTCAGGAATTAAGTCGAAGCTTTTCTACGAATATGTCAGGCTTCTTAAAGAGACGAATCCGACCTATTTCCTTCTTGAAAACGTCGTGATGAAGCCACAGTGGGTTAAAACTATCAGCCTTTACCTGAAGACAGTGGAACCCCACAGGATCAATTCTGATTTGGTAAGCGCTCAAAATAGGCCAAGACTTTATTGGACGAATCTTATCGCCACTGAAATTCAAGACAAGAGGATTGCTCTCAAAGACATCCTTACTGACTTTCCTAAACGTTGCTACCGTTGGCTAAGCAAGGTACAATTACAGAAGCTAGAGAACAAAGGATACCGTTATCAAAGCATGTACCGGGTTCTAAGCCCTGAAGAAAAGGCTGGATGTGTAAGCGCAAGCGGGTTCTGTAATAGCCAAGACAACAAAGTCAGGATCGGAGATGGAATCAGATATCTTACCAATGAAGAAAACGAAAGGCTTCAGACTCTGCCATATGGCTATACTAGCGGCATTCCAGAATCAAAAAGGAAACACTGTATCGGCAATGGATGGACGGTGGATGTCATCGCCGAATTCTTTAAGAAAATCGGGATGGAAGTCTATAAACAAGAAGAAATGTTCAGACTTGAAGAACTGAACTAAACGAGGAATAAAATGATCAAAACTACACCTCTATATTCTTTTTCAGATATCGTGATGTTACCAGCGGATGTGTCTCGTGTTTTAAGCAGAAGCCAGTGTAACGTATATCTGCCGAACGGGAAGTTGCCATTGATTACGGCCCCCATGTTCAGCGTAATCAACGAAAACAATGCGTCGCTGTTTGTCAGCAATGCCATTCATGCTTGTTTGCCAAGGACAAGCAGGGATAAGTGGCTTGGAAAAACAGAAGAATGGATGATTCAAAGCTACGGGATGGATGAGTTTTTGTCCGTCATTCAGGAATGGAAGGATGACAAGGAAAAGCATTATGCCCTTATTGACATCGCCAACGGCCACATGCGAAAACTTATGGATGCCGTTAGGGAAGCAAAAACCAAGCTAGGCGACAGGTTATGGCTAATGGTTGGAAATGTTGCTCTACCTGAAACTTACGTGATTCTCTCGCAAGACGGAGCGGATGCCGTACGTTTGGGTATCGGGACTGGGAACGCATGCATCACAAGCTGCAATTCTAGTATTCACTATCCATTAGTTTCTCTAATCGAAAGTTGTTACCGTGAAAAGATCCGTTTGGGATTGAATTCAGAAATCATCGCTGATGGAGGCTTTAGCAATTTCGACCAGATTATCAAGGCAATCGGATTGGGAGCCGATAAGGTAATGTGTGGAAATCTTTTCAACAGGGCACTACAAAGCGCAGGGAAAACTACCGTTAAGGGAACCGATTGCGTAGTTGACCAGTATTCAGAGGAAATCAAACAGGCTTTCAAGAACGGTCTGGAACTCGAAAAAGAGTATTACGGAATGTCCACGAAGAGGGCTCAGCGGGAAATGGGACATGAAACCCTTAAGACGAGTGAAGGCATTGTCAAGATTAATCGCGTAGAATACACATTAGGACAGTGGACGGAAAACTTTAAGCACTACCTTTCGACAGCTATGTCTTATACAGGAAAAACAAATTTGAATGATTTCCGTGGTAGGGTTGATTTTAATGTCGTTACACCACAGGCATTTCAGGCGTTTATAAAGTAAGGAAAAATCTATGCAGGTGATAATTCGTGAACAGAAGAACATCTTTGAATACATGGAAAAGTATTTGAAAGAAGCGAAACTTTTAGTCGGACGGAAGAGAATTGATTTTGTCTTTCTGGAACTGAGTCTTCCTAATACCTGCACTTTAGTTATTGATGGAGAAGAATTCGAAACCACTAGAAGATTCTATTACAGAGAGGGAAAGTGTTTTTATGACATCTTTTGTTGGTTGGCGGATGAACTCCATTCGGAAATAAGAGCTTTCCCGAATGATTTTACAATTGAAGAAATGAATGCGTTTATCCTGTTACACGGGATGAAGGAGAAAGATTTATGACATGCAGCGAGTGTAATTCCGAAATCCCCAATGAGAAAGAGACGCATATGGAAAACGGAGATGTCCTGTGTCCAAAATGTCTTCTATCAGAAAGCGAAGACGAAGTTAAAAAGATTACCTCTTCAATTTGTTCCGGACAGTGCCGTGAAGAAGAAGAATTCCGTGAAATAGAATTTATCATTCAAAGGAACGTAAGAGTTTTATGACTGACACAATGACACCGAAACAGTTTGCGTTGAATAGGCTTTATCGGCTGTTGTCTTATTCGGGGATTAAAAAAGAAGTTTTCTTGAAAGAAAACAGGATAGAGTCTATAGAACAGCAAACAGGTCTTGACTTCGCGGAAACAATGTGTTTGGTATCAGACAGGCTAGATATCGACGTAGATTATTTCTTCGACAGATTCAGACTTGAAAAAGGAGAAGCGAAATGGACATTCAAAGCGTAAGCTGGGAAAGATTCAACGAAATCGTTAAATCAGCAGATCAAATTCTTGTTACCTCAAACTTGTTTGCATGTGGTGAAGAAGAATACCGTTTTTGGACTTTCTTAGACAATTTCAGCGATAATGTTGAACTTCAATTCATGGCGACGGACAATGATGAATTTTTCATCATCGGAAAACAGGAAGTTTCTTATGACGGGGATTACTATTCCTGTAAATGTGATGATTCAGTATTCAAGATGAAGTTCAACAAAGTTACGACAACCCCGATTCTCCCTTAAAAAAATGGAAAACCAAATAACTATAGCGGACTTGATCAAACATCTTCAGACCTTCCCTCAAGATGTACCCATATTCTGGTATCATGATGAAAGCGGAACTTACGGTCAAAGAATAGAAATGCCAGGCAAATTTGAAGATGTCAAGTGGAATGAAAAATGGAATTGCTGGCGGGATGCTTTTGAAGAGAGTTCCAGCACGAAAAAGGTTTTTGTAATATGAGACCCAAGTGGACGGCGCAGCAAGTTGAAATCGCCGTTATCAATCATTTTAATCCAAGAAGAAACCTTATAGTCTCAAATGTCAGTTGGGGCTTGTTCGCTTATCATGAGGCCGATCTAGTTATCCTTTCTCCATATAACTGTGGAACAGAAGTTGAAATCAAGGTAACTGCGGCTGATATCAAAGCAGACCTTAAGAAAAGACACGGGCATAAGGAAGAAATAATCAGAGATGTCTGGTTCGCCGTACCAGAAGAATTGGCCGATGATCCTAACATCCCTTCTTATGCAGGCATCATAGCCGTCAAGAAGTGGAAAACTAGAAGTGGTAAACAAAGGTATTCTTGTGTCAGGAAAAGGTTGCCGGTAAAGAACAAAGATTTTCGCAAGTTTACAGAAGCAGAAAGGCAGAAGCTTCTCAGACTCGGTTGTCTAAGGATTGTCGGACTGAAAGAAAAGCTGGATGACAAGTCTAACAAAATTGATGAACTTAAACAGCGTATCCGGGAGCTTGAACTAAAGAAGGAGACAAAATATTTTGAAGACTGAAAGAGACAGGATGTTCCAGGTTGATTCTAAAATCAGACAGAACAAACTGGATGATAAGACACGTAGGGAAAACAGAAACCGTAAAGTAAGTTATCTATTGACAGACAAGGTTGAATGTAGGATTGAAGTCTTAGACGGAATTTGTGAAGAAGGAAAAGAAGAAACAAGAATCTGGGGAAGTCAAATTGTTTTGGAAACGGATGAAGGAACGATTACAACAGTTGTCCGTGGAAAGACAAAGAATAGCGCAGAAGTTCTGACCCGTACTTTCTTAGACAAAATGGGCGTAAGGTACAAAATCACGAGAGGAAGTTAGAATATGTCAAACGGTTTATTCATTTCATTCGAAGGGCCGGAAGGCGGCGGTAAATCCACCATGCTGAAGAGAACAGCAGAATGGCTAATTGGACAGGGTAAGGAAGTTCTTTGCACTAGAGAACCTGGAGGGACGAAACTCGGGGATTATATCCGCGACATGCTGAAACATGACAGCTGCGGTGAAAGTCCTACAAATGCTACTGAAGTTCTTCTTTTCCTTGCGAGTAGGGCGCAGCATGTAGACACCGTGATTGAACCTGCTTTGCTGACAGGGAAGATTGTCCTGTGTGACAGATTTGAAGATAGCACATTCGCCTATCAGAGTTACGCGAGAGGGTATGATTTGGGGGTGTTGCAAAATCTTAATTCTTTCGCCACGTCTGGGTTCTCACCAAGCATCGTTCTGATCTTTGATATCGGTTTGGAAGATTCTCTAAAAAGGATGAAAAAGCGTCAAGCCATTACAGAAACGACAGCAGACAGAATCGAAATGGCCGGAAATGATTTTCACCAGAAGGTCAGAAACGGTTTTCTAAGCCTTCAGAAGGAAGATCCAGAACATAAATTCTTGATTGATGCAAGCCTTGAAGAAGAATTGGTTTGGGAACAAGTCAAAAAAGTCCTTACGGATAAAATACAACACAGGAGTCACTGAAATGAGTGAAGATAATGAAGGTTTCTTAAAGATGTCCCATAGTTTGACTATCACTGTGGATGGAAGAGTTGTCTTACATTCATCTATCGGAAGCAATCCTGATACCGAAAGCCAGCTTTGCGAAGTTCTTGAAGAACTGATTGCTTTCATGAAAGCGCCAAAAACGGAAATAACTAACCTTTAACGCGCCTTCGTCGATTCGTTATTATTTTTAGAAAAGGAGAACAAGAATGAAAACTAGAAACATGAAAGTGCTGGAATTAACTGATGAAGATGTCGTGCCTAAACGGAATAACATTCAGGTTTCAGAATCAGGGAAACAGGAATCAGAAGCGGAAGTTATTCTTTTCAAAGGATACGTACTGAAGAACGTATATGGACCTAGAAGCGTTTACCCGGCGATGGCATAATCTATTAAACAAGGGAACAGACATGGAAATTACAACAAAAAACGGATGGAAGCTTGAAATCAATGATAGCCAAGAAGCTAAAGACGAAGTTTTCCAGATCATTATTGATTGGATTAAAAAGTATGATGCTTTCAGTTGGGAAACGATTGGGCAAGACGATGACTGTCAAATATATGCCATAGACTGTCTCGGGCCTATTGTAGACAAGATTGTCAAAATGAAAGAATCAGACTAGTCTTGGATAATTGAATGAAAAGTGGGATCGGTGTAAAAGCTGGTCCCACTTTCTATTTTCAGAGAGACAAGGAAACATTATGAAATACCCAAACATCGAGACGATTAAGCAGATTTGCGATCCGTTGGTTTCAGGACTAGGTAATGACTATCAGCAAAGATACAATGATGAACTTAAGGATTTGAAAAAGTGGGTTTTGTTTGTTCAGACAGACAAGGCTAAAGAAATCCTTGAAATGAGAAACAATCCACCTAGCGAAACCAACAAGTCTGGAAGTCTGATCCTTTGGCTTTTGGGGATAAGCAGTGTTGACCCTATAAAAAACGGGATTCCTACCGCAATGAAGAAATTCGGCAAGGCGGACCCTCCTGATATCGACATGGATTTGATGCCGGATGTCAGAAATGAAGTCAAAGCTTTCCTTGTGGAAAAATTCGGGCAGTCTCGCGTCTGTAGCGTCGGCACCGTAGGCACCTACAAGACGAAGAACGTTATCCTGGACGTTGCTAGGGCGCTTGGATTGGACGTTAAAGAAGCGATGGAAGTTACGAAGAATCTTGATGCGGAAATCGGTGGAGAAGAAGATGGTGACGAAGACACAAAGCTTGACAAAGCAGGGTTTGATGAAATCTGCAAGGCACAGTCGGAACTTGCCAATTACTTTGAAAAATATCCTGAAGTGAGGGAACATGCTGAAATATTGAGGAATCAGGCTAAGAATTTCGGGACACATGCCGGAGGCGTAATCATTTCAAATCTTGATTTGACGGAGAAAATCCCTGTATATCGGGACAAAGAAGGTCGTGTCGTCAGCTCTTGGTCGGAAAGCGGAGAAAAACAGGAATTGTCCAGCCAGGGCTATATAAAATTTGACGTTTTAGGCCTTTCTAACTTGCCGATTATTAATGATACTATACGTTTGATTAAGGAAAACCGTGGGATTGATATCCACAGGAAAGACATTCCGATTGATGATCATGAATCTATCAAGATGGGAACCCGTGGGGAGCTTCTAGGAATCTTCCAATTTGAGAACCCGTATACTAAAAAGATCGCCGACAAGGTAGGATGTGATAGTTTGGGAGATATTGCCGCTATTACGTCATTGATTCGCCCTGGACCTAAAGATGTCGGTCTAGATGTCGAATATGCTGAGCGTAAGAGCGGGAAAGAATATGATAAGAACGTCATCCTTGATAAAGTGATGGGAAACACATACGGGGTTTTAACTTATCAGGAACAGCTACAATTGCTTGCAATCCATATGGCGGGAATGACTCCATTGGAAGCCAACAGACTCAGGAAGGGCGCGTCTAAGAAGAAAAAAGACATCATGGATGAACTAAAGCCGAAGTTCATTCAGGGATCTATCGAAAAGTGTGTCAAAACCGGAATCATGACGGAAGAACAGGTCAACAAAATTTGGGACATGATCGAATCAACAGCGTCTTATAGCTTCAACAAAAGTCACGCTTACGCATATTCCGCCATTACTACAACAGAAATATGGTTAAGATATCATTACTTCTATGAGTATATGACAGCTTTGCTTCAGAACAGTGATCCGAAGAAGGAAAAATTCGGGACCACGATCTTTGACAAGTATGTTAAATTCGCGATAGACAAGGGGATGGTTGTCCACAAGCCAAGCATTAATGAATCCCGTGTTGAATTCCGTCTTGAAGGTAATGACCTTTGGTATGCCCTTGGACATGTAAAGAATGTCAGCAACAGCGCCCGCGCGATTGTCAAACACCAACCTTATGCAAGTCTGGAGGACTTCTATAATCGCTGTACGGTTGAAGTCGGGACGGAAGGTAAAACAAGAAGACCGAATACCAGAGTCGTAGAAAGTCTAATCTACGCAGGAGCCTTTGATTGTTTCGGAGACAGAGAAACGGTTTTCAAGAATTTCTATGAATTAACTGACAGGGTGGAGAAATGGAAACTACCGAAAGCTCATCCTTGTCTAAAAGCAGGTATCGGACATGTTGAGATTCTACCTGAAGGTGTGGAGATCAGTGCCTCTAATCTTTCGAAAAATCTTTGCAAGATCCGTAAGACGAAATCCGTTGTTGTCGATCAAGAGATAGAAAGCCGTAGGGTGTTGAATTATGACAGCACACTGAAATACATTGATCTTCCGGCATTGGATCAAAAGACCTTAGATGAGATGGAGAAGGAAATGCTAAGCGTCAGGCTTTCGGACAACATCTATTCGAAATACAGGAAACAGACAAGGGAAGTCAAGGGGCTTTGCAGCTATACGACAGCAAAGCTGGAAACAGAGAAAACCAGAATTAAAGTTCTGGGTGAAATCATGGGGATCAAAGAAGTCAATTTCAAATCAGGAAGTCAGGGGTTGAGGGTCTATATCAGTGACGGAAACAAAGAAATGAATTTCCTTGTGTTTTCAAGTGCCGTCATGCTTTTCAAAGACCATTTCCAAGAAGGAGATATTGCCGTCATTCCGTTGCGTAATTTCGGGCAGGATTCTGAAGACAAAACATTCAGATTCTATGATGATAGAGAAACGGGATTCGTTTTGAAAAGGGAAGACTGATGCCGAAACAAAGAATTTACATAGAAGAAATTGAACTTGAGAATTTTGAGAGCCACGAATACACGGTTTTTAAGAATTTCAGTCAGGGTTTCAACTGTATCGCCGGATTGTCTGATGTCGGGAAAACAAGTGTAATCCGTGCGATCAAGCTTTGTGCCTATAATTGCTTTGACCAAAAGATGGTAAGGGTCGGTGCTGAGTTTTGTAGGGTTAAAATAACTACTAATATCGGAAGCGTGGAAGTTAAAAAAGGTCCTGGTTGTAATTTGTGGGTGATCAAGAGAAAAGACACCGTTGGGGAAATCAAACTGGACAAGGTGGGCAAAGCAGAAGTCAAACAGGCATGTGATGTTCTCGGAATGAAAATAATCACGCTTGGGGAGACAGAAGTGCCGATCAATATTATGGATCAGTTGGAACGGCATTTCTTTATTGACGGAATCGGAGATAAGAAGACGACTGGTTCCAGCAGGGCAGAAATCATCGATGAAATCTGCGGGCTTAACGGAGCCGAAGAATTGATAAGGGCAATCAGCCTAGACCAATATCGTTTGACAAGGGAAATCACTGAAGCCGAAAACAGGATGAAAGAACTTGAAGGGAAGATATATAGCGAGACTGACATTTTGCGGGATCAGATGCTTCTTGCCAAAGTGGAAAAGCTTGAAGAAGAAATCGGTTCTTGCGAATCGAATATTTCCTTCATGAATCAGTTATTTTCTTCATATGAAGAAAAGACAAATGAAATTTCTTCTCTTTTCTCCAAGATTGATGGAATCCAGATAATTTGTCGTGCTGAAGCATTATTGACGGAACTCATAGAAAACTTGTCTGTATACCGTAAAATAGAAGCTTTATGGAATACATATTCTCAATCATTGCAGAAGATTGAAGAACTGAAAAAATCTGTTTCCGACATGCCGGATATAGATGAAACACTTCTTGCTGATGTTAGGGATTCGACTTCAAAAAGGATACGGGTTTCTTCTTTGTTCGAAAAGTATACAGCGGATAATGAGAAGATTCAGGAAATTTCCTTTAAGTTGTCAGGGATGCCGGATATTGAAAGTCTGACAGATTGGACAATCAAAGATGATATTTTGTCTTCCCGGAAACTAGGTGAAGCCTTTAGGAAATATGAAGACTTGTTGTTGAAACTAGCTGACGTGAATACAAGACTACTTTCTGTAGATGTTGTGGAAGCCGCCGAAAACCATATCCGTGGTTTGGGTTTGGTTTCTGACAGGCAAAAGCTTTCTGGCTATTTGGATTCATACGGCATGATGTGCGGCAAGCTAAAATCCCTTCTTGGAGACTTGTCAAAAACAGAAGAAAACCTTTGTAATGCGGAAAACAAACTTAAGGAAATCTATCGTGATATTACGATATGCCCGGTGACAAAACTTCCTATAGGGAACACATGCAGCTTAGTCGGTAAATGAAAAATAAGGAATTAACAAATGGACGCACAAGCCACACTTAAAGAAATCGAAGCCTTTCAGAAGCAAGTTGATTCTCTGAAACAACTTAAAAGCAGGATGGAAGGAGAAAAAGAAAGTCTTCTCAAGCAACAGCAGGATTTGGAGAAGCAGGCTATAGATGAAACCGGAAGTCCGATAACTGATTTTCCTAAGATGATAAAAGAGTACGATGAAAAGATTCAGGAACGTCTGGAAGCCTTAAGGAAACTGTTGAACAAATGAAAATTTCTAAGATATCGGCATCTTGTATCAAGACTTACGAAACTTGTCCTAAGAAGTGCTATACCGAATATGTCTTGAAAATCAAGCCTCCTACGCATCCTTCTGCTTTAATGGGTAAAGCATTCCATTCGATGTTCGAACTTGCCTGTAAGGCCAAAACACAAGGCAAGGAATTGAAGGAACAAGACCCGTTCTATTACAGAGAACAGGCTATCGCCGAAAACAAAGTGCTGGAAGAAGACTTTCCTATTCTGGATCAACTGACAAAGAATTGTTTGGAATGGGGATATATGGATCTTTCGAATGCCGCAGGTTTTGAAAAAGAAATTAAATTCAACCTACCTTGCGGGATTCCTGTTATCGGCTATATCGACAGACTTGATATAGACAGGGACTGGAAAGCCAACATCATCGATTTGAAGACACAGAAGAACGTCTTTACGAAAGAAGAACTGGCAGACAATTGGCAAGCCAAGATATATTTTCTCGGTGCCGTGAATGACAATCCGTTTATCAATGGAGACGTGAATATCAATTTCTGGGTTGTCAGGCATAAGATACAGAACACCAAAATCAATGTCATGGCGTTTGATTCCGTCTTGGATTCTTTAGACAAGAAGACCGTGGAGATTCTGAATAGCGATGGTCAGGAATGCCGTCCTAGCGGCTTATGCAGGTTTTGTGCTTCACCAGATTGTAAGAATCATTCAGCTATAAAGGTTAACAGTTTTCAGAAGAAACAAGAATCTTCTTCAGTAAAGGATATCAAGGCTATGCTGAATAGGATCAAAGGTAAACCAGAAGCAGATAAAAAACAAGAAGATGTTGAAGACATTTCTATGTTCTAACGATGGGGGATGAAACATGAAGGAATTCAGATGCAGTTGTGGTAACAGAGTTTTTTGGGGTAGCGGAGAGTCTCCAAAACCGTGTATCGTTTGTAAGGATTGCGGGACAACGCTGCTTAAGCGTTTAGACGGAAGCTATGTGGATTCAGAACCGCATAAATGGACGACAGAAGAAACATATCTTGATGGTGAATTAGTTCATTCTCGCACCTATTGTAAAAGGTGTTATGAAACGAAACCAGAGGAGAAGAAATGAAGACGATTACGATAAGAACCAATGCTGATGGACAGAAGAAGTTTTATGACTTCATGAAAGATATGAAGCTTAACATGACGGGACTCCCTGAATTAAAGATTGACGGAGATTTTTTGACGATAGGAAACGTAGGAATAAAGGTTTATACCGACTTTAATTCTGAAGAAATCTTTGTCGATTCAGAAAAAGACCTGCTAAAAATAAAACAGCTTTTCGATGGTCTGCTTAAAAAGCCAGAAGACTGTGAATGTTACGTCGTCCCGTATGATGACATTTTGGAAGGTAAAAAAGGGTGTTTCATGTGGTATGAAGATAAAACTGAAAAAAAGGAACACAATCTTCAATTTTCATTTCAGAAACACAACAGGATTCAAAACTTAAAGAATTCGGTAGACCTTTCGGAATTCCTGGAATGTCTGACGGATAAGTCTTGGCACAATCTCTGTGACAATCCTATGACAAGGCAAGTCGGTTTTGCCAACTATATAAAGAGTGAAGCCCGTATGTTCAGGCTGACCTTTATCCGTGGGATAGAAAATCAAGAGACGCGAGAACTATTTAAACGTATTCACAACGAACTGGCAGGGGAAGTATAACAATGGAAACACCGAATCTAATACCCAATTTAAACAGAGTGTTCCCTGAAGGTGAAGAAGGAAAGACATATTTTCCTGAAGTCTTTGAAGATGGTAAAGACCCGATGGTTAAATATCAGATCGCGATAGACCCTGGAAATTTAGAAACGGCAATCGTAGTTGTTGACTTCCAGAAGAAAACGATTTTAGAAACCGCCAAGCTTCCTAATGAACAGGTCGTAGAAAAGATTCAGGAATACAAGCAGAAATACGGATGGTGCCAACAAACCGGTTTCGCTATAGAAATGATCGCCTCATATGGAATGCCAGTCGGCAAAAGCGTTTTTGACACCTGCCTGTGGATAGGTAGGTATGCTCAAATTTGGGGCAAACATACCAGATTGATTACAAGAAGCATGGTCAAAAACCATATCTGTAAATCTCCTAAAGCCAACGATGCCAATATCCGTCAAGCATTGATGGATCGCTATGGAAGCACAAGAGAAGCGGCAATCGGTACAAAGAAGAATCCTGGGCCGCTATTCGGGGTTGGTAATGATGAACGTGCGGCATTGGCCGTTGCTTTGACAGCGATAGAAACAGATCTTAAGTATATTACTTCTGGAGAAGAAGATGCATAAAGAAATTTTAGATATCCGTAGGTTCGGGAATACGATACTTCTTGAAAAGCATATGAATTGTACTTGTAGCTATTGTGGTGGATTCAAAGGATGGTACGGTTATGAATCTCCTGAAATTAAAGAATGGAACTCATGGCGTGTTCTTTGGATACAGATATTCGGAACCAGATTCTATTTGCGCTGGACTTTAAGAGAACCAAAAGGATAAAAGATGTGGTATTTAGCAGAACCAAGAGAAGTTAGCTATTTAGGCAATAGTATTGAAGTGTTTCGTGACGGACGTTACAGCGTAAAGAAACAGGGTAGACATTTTCTTATCGCCGATGACAAATATGTCCTTGCAGAAAAAGGGTTCTCCGTAATCTCTAATGACGAAATCTTAAAATGGATTGACGCTGTAAAAAGAAAAGACATGAAGAAGGTTGCGAAAATAAGGGAGATGATTAAGGATGCAGAATCATCCTGCCAATTTATAGAAGGGATTTGGAAATAATGAAGATGAATATTTCCAGATAGCGAAGGCTAGAATAGAATCTCTAACAAAAGGAAAAGAATGAACAAAGTCACAATCGCAGAAGCGTTCAAAATGTTTCAGGACATTCAGGAAAAGGAAGAATTGATTCAACAGATTGTCGGTGAAACTGGAGCCACAAGAAAAGCGGTTGTCCGCAAGCTCGGTCAACTGATGTCAGACGGGATCATAGAGGAAAAAGAAGAAGAGGAAGATAAGCAGGATGATTCCGATTGGACTGAAAAGATGTATGAAGTTACTCGCCCAGAAACTGATGATAGTTTCGAAGACGAAGATGAAGATCCTGTTAAACAGGCTTTGATTTCTGAAAACTCCAAACTGAAAAGACAGTTGAAGAAAATTCTACAGAATCGCGGAAGTGAAGAACTGAATCTTGAACGTCTTACTTCTGATATCCAGACGATTAAACCTTTCCCGATCATCTATAAGCCCCAGAAGCAAGGGGATAAGAAGGAAGCTACACTTGTTAGCCTTTTGGCAGACTTCCACATAGGGGCAAAGGAATACATTCCTGGCTTCAACAAATTTGACTATAGCATCGCTTGTCGTAGAGTAAACACTTATCTGAAGAAGGTTTTGGATTGGTGCGAACTTCATAGGAATAGCTATATCGTAGATGAAATCTGTATTTGTTGTCTCGGTGACATGATCAGTGGTGACATCCATGACGAACTGATAAGAACCAACGAATTCAGTTGTCCTGAACAGGTCAAGAAGGCTTCAGAACTTTTATCAAGTCTGTTTGCAAGTCTGGCTCCGCACTTCAAGAAAGTCAGAATTGAATTTGTCGTACCGGATAATCATAGCCGTGTAACTCAAAAGATAGAATTCGCTGACGGCACCAACAGTTACAACTACTTGGTTGGACATCTTACGAAAGCCTTGGTTTCAGGACACAAGAATATTGAATTCAACATCTATCCTCAAATCCAGCAGATCATTAAAGTGCACGACAGGCGTTATCTTATCATGCACGGCAATTGTGTAAGGGGTGGTGGCGGTGCTTTGTTCCCGATGACAGGCATTACCAGAAAGCTTTGGAGAGAAAGCCATCTGAGAATGAATATGTCAGAAGATATGCACTTTGACAAGATTCTAATGGGCCATTACCACGCGCCTTGCAATACTCCTGATCTAGGAATTTCGGGTTGCTTGGTTTCAAGCACGGGATTCGATATGTCAGCGGCACGGCATACACCGGCTTGCATCACTTCATTCTTTGTCTGCGGAAAGTATGAGTTTGACTATACGGAATTCTGGTTGAACGAAGGTGAGACATACTAAACCAAAATAGTAGAATATCGAAAGAAACAAAGGGGACTGGATTTTATTCCTTCCCCTTCTTCTTTTTGATATGGAGAATGATAGGTATGAAAGACAAACTGAAAGCAATCGCCAAGATTATAATCGAGGCAGACGGATGGAAACAACCTCTGCGGAATCAGCCGGATTACGGCGTAGGCGAATCTGTGTTGGATAAATTGGCAGAAAACGCAGGAACGGACTTAGAAACCCTATACAGGGATCACAAACCGTTTCCGGGATAATCATGATTGCGAAATCTATTTTCTTGAAGAATGGTCTAATGGGATTCAGCATATGGGAAGAATAGAATGTTGTCACAAAGACTGTATGCATTATCAGCATGACAGTTATTTCAAAAGGTTTTGCTGCGGCGGTAAGCATCTCGTCGAAGAATACGAAATTATACTTTGCCGTGGGATTAAACGCGATTGTCGGATGTGTAAGGGCTGCTGGTATTATGAAAAAGGAGAATAAATGAACATTTTGGTACTTGAAAACGGTTGTTTGGACTGTTCGGTCATAAAAGTCAATCTGGATTTAAGGAAAGTCGGGGATGATGCCTTTGAAGGCAATGGCGGAGAAAAAATTTGTGTTTTTTCTACTCTCTCCAGTCTTGGAACCAAGGAATTGACGCAAAGGCTTGGAATAGAAAACATTGCACCGGTATTGATCACTTCTGACGGAACGGTAATAAAAGAAGTGAACGAAATTATCAAGAAAATAGGGCTTCTCGGATACAGAAAGTAAGATGTTTTTTTGATACAGAAAACATCTGTACAAAACGGGAAAACGATGTCCGCGTGAAGTCAAAACTTCAGCGGATTTTGTGTCTAATTATTATGCCGACTTACGATTATCAATGTTTAAAATGTGCTTCTGTTTTTGAAGTTTTCCACAGGATCGGGGAACAGCCTTCTGTTGATTGTCCTGTTTGTGGAGGAAGCCATATAAAGAAAACCGTATCCGGGTTTTATCTCGGGAACCAAGACTGTTCTGGGGCTTCTTCTAAGGCAGATATGATGTCAGACCTTAAAGAAAACTACGGCATAGAATCTGTGAAAATGCAAAACGGGAAATTCAATGATTGGTATCGCGGCATTAAGAAAGACGGATCTAAAGTAAAGGAACAAATGTTGTCTGGAGAAGAGAAACAGAATGCCAAAATCGCAAAGAAGAACCGTGAATTCCTTTCTCGTCCCGCGACTGATTTAAAAGCAATCAAACATCAAAAGACTGTCATCAAAAAATGATGGTCTTCGTTTTTTTAGGAGAATTTTAAAATGGAAGTGTTCAAGCCGGTTATCAGTGTTGTATTAAGTGAATGTCCAGGAGAAATAAGTTTAGGGATCATGGTAGCCAATTGTCCTTACGGTTGTCGTGGATGCAGCTATAAAAGTCTGGAAAAATACGGAAGAGTTGAATTAACATTGCCGATGTTTGAAACAGAACTCAAGAAGTATCAGGGTCAAGCTACTTGTGTGGTTTTTATGGGTGGTTGTTGGCTTAAAGATGAATTGACCGTTTATCTTGAACGTGCAAGAAGTTATGGATATAAGACTTGTCTATATACAGGACTCAAAAACATAGGAGAAATCGAACCTTCTATCGTCAAGAATCTAGACTTTTGCAAATACGGCAGATGGGAAGGGATTCCTCTTACAGACAAGAATTGCAACCAACGGTTTTGGGATGTTAAAAACGACCAAGATATTACCTATAAGTTTCAAATCAATAAAGGAGAATGAACAGATGTTTGTTAAATTGACGGATAAGCAGATTCAGGAGAAAATCGATTTCATCGGAAGTTATATTAAGGCAGAAAACGCGGCAACGGCTTCAGCGGTAGATTCAAATGCCAACGTAAGCAGCAAGAACATATGTACCTTAATGGGAGAACTTCATAAAGACTTTAACATCCAGATTAAACGCAAACTTGTTACAGACAATATCACAAAGTTGTTCGGTAAAGAACTCAGCGAAGAATATCTTAGACAGCTCAAAGAGCATGAAATTTACGCACACGATGAATCATCGCTCTCGCCCTATTGCTGTAGCACAAGCCTCTATCCTTTTCTGTTGAACGGAATGAATGGCCTCGGAGGAGAAGCTGGAGCTCCTAAGCACCTTTCAAGTTTCTGCGGCAATTATGTGAATCTGATGTTCGCCCTGTCTTCACAGCTTGCTGGGGCGGTGGGCGCACCAGAAACCCTGATGTGTTTCGATTACTTCGCAAGAAAAGATTACGGAGAGAACTATGCCGACTGGTTTATCGATCCGCAAACGGAACAAGAAAAGAATGACGCGAAGGAAATTGAAAATTATCTTCAGAGCGTAGTCTATGCCATCAATCAACCAGCTGCGGCAAGGGGATTTCAAAGCATATTCTGTAACTGGTCAGTATTTGACAAGTATTACTTTGATGCGATTTTCAGTGATTTCATGTTCCCGGATTGCACCCCTACCAACTGGAAGAGTCTAGATAAGTTGCAGCGGTTCTTTTTGACATGGATTAACAAAGAACGCACAAAAGCCCTTCTTACTTTCCCTGTTATCACGGCCAGCGTATTGACATCTGATGGTAAACCGAAGGATGAAGAATTCGCCAGGTTCCTTGCGAAAGAACTTAGTGAAGGGAACTCCTTCTTCATGTTTATGTCAAAGAATCCACAAGCGATCTCCTCATGCTGTCGGCTTTCAAATGAAATGACAGACACGACTTTCTCAAACAGTAGCGGGGCAGGCGGTGTCAGTACTGGATCTATGAATGTCATTACTATCAATATCAACCGCTTGGTTCAGAATGCCGTTAAAGACAATCCGGGTTGCCTTGCTGACAAGCTGAATGCCATTAAGAAGGTTCTCGGTGAACAGGTTCTTAAACTTCACAAATATCAAGTCGCTACAAAGACCATCTTTGATGATTTGAAAACAGCAAAAATGCTTCCCCTTTATGACGCTGGTTTCGTGACAATGAAGAAACAGTATCTGACTGTCGGTGTCAATGGTGTTTTGGAAGGCGCAGAAAGTCTAGGCATTGAACCTAGCTATAACGAAGATTACAAGAAGTATCTCAAAGCGATTTTTGAAACCATTTCTTCACTTAACAAACAGGCGAAGGAAACGTGGAAAGACCGTGAATTGATGTTCAATCTCGAAATGGTTCCGGCTGAAAATCTCGGGGTTAAATTCGCAGGTTGGGATAAAAAGGACGGATATATTGTTAAGCGTGATGCTTATAATTCCTATCTCTATCGGGTTGAGGATCAGGATATAAACATTATCGACAAGTTCAAACTTTACGAAGAAGATATATCTAAAACAATGGACGGTGGCTCTGCTGTACATCTCAATCTGTTGGAGTATCCGGATCAGGAAGCTTACTACAAGCTGATGTGCTTGGCCGCTAGTCTCGGTGTTCCATATTGGTGCACGAATATCGCCATTACCTGTTGCGAAGAGGATGATTGCAAGTATATCAACAAGAACACCTCCAATCATTGCGTCAAGTGTGGAAGTCATAACGTAAGCCACGCGACAAGAATAATCGGCTATTTGCGTAAGAATACCAGTTTCTCAAAAGCCCGCCAAAATGAAAATATCCTACGATTCTACCACAAGGTTTTTAAGAGTGGAGAATCTATTTCTTGAAAGATTCTTGATATAGTTACTATCTATTAGTGTACGAAATTCATACGCTAATAGAGGTAATTATGAATAAAGAAGAATTCGTTTCAAATGCAAAAAGAAAATACCCTGAATATGATTATTCTCTATCTATTTCATCGTTTTCTGATGAGATGGTTATCGGTTGTCCTATTCATGGATGTTTTACGAAGACAATCAGGAATAAGAACTATAGATGTCCAAAATGTTCTGGAGGACTGATTTCAAGAACCAAAACCATCGACACGAATACGTTTTGGGCCAAGGCCAATCTCGTACACGGCAATACATATGACTATTCGAAGGTAAACTACGTTAGATTCAACTCACCAGTTATCATAATCTGCCGGAAACACGGAGAATTTTTACAACGGCCAGATAAACATTTACAGGGATGCGGATGCCAAAAATGTGGAAAAGACAGGATTGCCAATGCGAATCATGATGATACTGAAAGTTTTATCAAGAAAGCCCAAGAAGTTCATGGAAACAGGTATGATTATTCGGGATCAGAGTACCATTCATCTAAGGAAAACATTAGAATTGTCTGCCGTCAACACGGACCATTTTGGCAAAATCCAAACAACCACCTACAAGGCAAAGGTTGTCCTATCTGTTTGGGTCATCCTGAAAGGAATGATGATTTCATAAAAGAAGCTAAAGAAAAGTTTGGGGATCGCTACAATTACGACCAGACTGTCTACAGAAATAGAAAACGTAAAATATTTATCGGATGCAAGGTTCACGGAGTCTTCGAAATGCTTCCAGATTTTCATTTGAAATACGGATGCCCAGAATGCAAGAAAGGTTCAGAAGATGAAAAATTTGAACTTAAAATGAAAGAATTAATCGAATTGGCAGACAAAGTACATAAAGGGAAATATGACTATAGCAAAACGACGTTTAATTCTATTATGGACAAAGCTGAAATTATATGCCCGAAACACGGGTCTTTCAATCAACGTTTTTATAACCACATAAAAGGGTCTGGTTGCCGCAAGTGTGGGTATGAAGATAAAGTACGAAGCTATACAAACTGTGGTAGAGAATGTTGTCCGCAAGATGAATTTATCAGGAAATGCAAACTGACACATGGCGAAAAATATGATTACAGCCTGGTGGAATATGTGAAAAGCAAACATAGGGTTAAGATCATGTGTCCTGAACATGGAACTTTTGAACAAATTGCCGCCAATCATTTACAAGGCGGGGATTGTCCTAAATGTGCAGTACTGCGACGCAGTAGACAAAAGGCAGAAAAGGCAGCATCTGAATTCGTTAAGAAAGCAATAAAGAAACATGGAAACCTTTATGACTATTCCAAAACTGTTTATAAGCATGCAAGACAGCCGGTAACGATTATCTGCCGCCGACACGGGGAATTCCTTCAGACACCCAACAAACACCTTACGGGTCAAGGATGCCCACATTGTAAGGAAAGCAATGGGGAACGGGAAACGGCGGAATTGCTGAAAGACAACGGCTTTGTTTTTGAAGCACAGAAACGTTTTCCTTGGTTGCATTTGCAAAGTCTGGATTTCTATATTCCCGCATTTAGACTTGCAATCGAAGTGCAGGGAATTCAGCATTTTGAACCTACGGATTTCAACGGGAAAGGAGATTTCAGTGCGGAAGTCGCTTTCATCAAAGCGCAGCTAAATGATATCAAAAAGTTCACCCTATGCCAGGAACACGGAATAATGATGGTTTATGTTTCAGAAGAAAAGATGCAAGACGGACTCACATTCAAAGATTCAGCGGACCTGATTCGATATTTGAAGACATGTTGAACTCTTTTTGATATTCCCAATCGGTTTGAGACCAATATCTATTTTACGGGGAGAAATTTATGCCGGTACATTCAGAAAAAGAGGGTGGGAAGTGGAGAGTCGTAGAATCTGACGGAAGCATTGCGAAGAACAAAGCTGGAACCGCAATCGACGGCGGAGGGCATGACACTAGAGAAGATTCTGTTGCACAGGTTCAGGCAGTTAATATCAGCATGATGAAGAAGTCAAGTTTGAATATGGTAGCCGCCGTAGAAAAGCTCGCCAAATTCATTCAGGCCGCAAGTCTAAGAGACGCGGAACGCATGATGCGTCCTGTTATGCAGAAGGCGATAGCAAGCCTTCAGAAAAGGTTTCAGCATGACGGTATCGACAGTCTTAAGCTTATCAAGGAACTACCGGCACAACAGGCCGTCAATTCCAATAGCTATTACCAGATCGCCTGGTACGGGCTTATGACAAGGCTGAATCCGTACGGAAGGTGTGGAACCATTCAGATCACCACTACTTTCAACAACGAAAGCGACGAGCAAGACATTACGGTAAGTCTTAGGGTCAAGCTTGGAGAAGACAAATCTGTTGTATTTCCTTCAGCTAGCCCGATCGGTGTTATCACGAAAGTCTTGAATCATGTTACAAGACTTGAACAGATGGGGAAAGACTTCGAATACTGGGTGAAGACCTATAAGCCAAGCAATCCGAAAGAATAATGACATGGTTTAAAGCACAGAAGAAGGGGACTGAATAAATCCCCTTCTTTTTTGTCTTTAAAAGTTTTCATACTCCCTTTAAGACTGACATCAGGGCTTTGGGATCTATCCTGTAGACTTCGAATCTGTTCTGTCCTGGGCGGTCTTCTTTCATCCACTTGGTTTCAGATCTCCCGTTTTACACCAAAGTCAGGCTTTGGCAATATTTCGGATTGGACATGATTATTGACTTGATGTTTTTGGGCATATCATCCCACATTGTTTTCGCGTTGTTATGCAATTCATCAATTTGTTTTTGTGTCATCTATTTTCTCCATGCCAGATATAGATTCATTTCTCTGATTATCTATTTTAAATGTGAAACAGTTTTTGATATCTTCATGAAAGTAAAGGAGTTAAACAGTATGGATTTTTGTGTAAATGTAGAAAGAATGAAGCTGAGCCTATTGAAACCTGCGATGTACAATCCCCGCACAATTTCTGAAGACGCATTTTCAGGACTTGGTAAGAGTTTGGAAAGATTCGGAATACTTGCCAATATCGTTTGGAACCGCAGAACAGGGAATATTGTCGGCGGACACCAACGTTACAAACAGTTGATTGAAAAGGGGATCAAAGAAACGGATGTGATTGTTGTTGACTTGGATGACACGGAAGAAGTGACGTTGAATATCGCCTTGAACAGCGGTGCGATTAAAGGGGATTTTACACAGGGAGCTATCGCCGCATTGCGTATGACTGAAGCGAAAATCGGTGAGGCCTTTCAGGAGATAAAACTTGACGGGTTGCTTGAAAAACTCGAAAAGAAGAACAAGAAAAAGGAAAAGAAACCAAAGAAAGATGGTGACGGATATCAAGACGCAGACCCGATGAACATGCAGATAGAACTTACCGAACCGATTATCAATTGCCCACACTGTGGAAGCAAATGGGAAATGGATTCTAAGAAAGTCATATTTGACAACAGTTCTTCTGTAGTAGATGCGAAAGAAGAAAAAGATGGAGAGGACAAGTCGATTTAAAATTCAAGGAGATTGACGGTATGAATGAAAACGTTTTCAAAGAAGAATATGACAGTAAAGTAGCCGGTTTCAGAAGGCAGGCGAATCAAGACCTTTCTGTTTTCAAGAAGGTTATCCTAAAATGTCTACAATCTGGTGTCGTTGAAGGCAAGGAAGCACAGATTCTTAAACGGGTCAATCAGAATCTTTCGTCCTATCCTTCAAACAGATCTTCCGTTCTAAAAGATATCTCAGATGTTCTCAAAGCACTGGATATCAAAACCGGACAAGGATTGTCGGAAACAAATTCTAGACTTCAGGGTGTCATTTTGGATTTGTCTGAACTCTATGACAGGCTAAGTGGAATCCGCACGAAGATCGCGGAAGTCGCAAGGATGCTTTCAGAGAAGACAATAGTATAATGAAAGGAAACTAACGATGAGTAAAGAAATCAAAGAGTGGAATGTTTTGCCTGTGGCGGTAGATGATGTTATCCCGATGCCTAATAATGAGCGCTTCATTGAACAGCGTAACATGGAAGGTCTGAAGCACAGCATAAGAAGATTCGGTTTGGTTGAATTGCCGATTTACAACCAACGGACAAAACATCTTATCGGAGGACATCAGCGTTTCTATTCGATGAAGGAAATGGGGGCTGAAATCATCGACATGCTTGTTGTCGACATGGACGAGGAAGAAGAACTCGCCGCTAATCTGACGATGAACAATCCCGAAATACAGGGAGACTTTACGGCGGGAACCGTAGACCTTTTGAACGAATTGGAACTCAAAGATAAGGACATGTTCCAAAGTCTTAACATGGATGTACTGAAAAAAGAAGTCGAGAAGCTTGTTCCTAAAGTACCGGCCTTGCCGAACAAAGATATAAGTCTTCCAAATCCTGATTTTGACAGTGTTTGCCCTTGCTGCGGCCACAAATGGACGGTGGGGATGAAAGACATTTCTGTTGAGAATATACCACAAATCAATGGAACCGGAGATGAAGAAAAAGAGGGTAAAGGTGAGTGAAATAAGGAATAGCCTTATACGTATTTCTAAGCTCTTACTTTCAGCAGACGGATGGGAAAGCCCGACAGGTAAACGTCATAGCTGGAGAAGGAAGCTAAATGACGGCAATTACGAATATCGCTATAAAGATCCTTCTAATAAAGACGCGAAGAATCAGCCTCAGGAAACATCTTCTTATCCGACTAGAGTCCCACCGAAGTTGGCATCTGTCCTCAGTGTAAAGGAAGATTTGATCAGATATAACAGTTTTGAAACACTGGTTTGTTTTGATGAAAACGGAAATAAGATTTTTGATTTGACAGGGAACGAAGATTCAGTAGTATTTTCAGGTAAAGAATCTTTAGTCGTTGGGAATTGGCTTACCCATAATCATCCAAGATCAACTTCTTTCTCGCGAGAAGACATTCAAGCCTTGAAGAAGCACAAAGGAAAAGGAATACGGGTAGTAAGCGAAAAATACGACTATGAATTTTGTTTCTTAGATGACTACGTATTGAATGATGAACAGACGGCGGAAGAACTTGCGAAATTAAACATGCAAGTCCGCAATAACTTCGAAGACCTGATTTTAAAAGGGAAATTGTCTATAGAAGATGCGAATGCCAATCACCAACACACTTTAATTGAACTTTTCGCAAAGACAATTCCAGGAGTTTTTTATGCAAGAAAACCACATATTAGATGATTTCTCAGATCGATTCCCTCCTTATGGAAACGAAACTGATTATCAGAAGCTTAAAGCTGAATTCGAAAAACGTTTCGGTAAACAAGATTTCACTGTTTGGGGTCTTGAAAACTACAGCCTACACAATTACGGCAGACTTTATGACGCCATCATTAAGAATCAGACAACTAAACCTTCTGTGACAAGAAGAGAACATGTGCTGGATGCTGGTCTAACTGAAAGGCTACAGAAACGTATTGCAATGATGACAAAACAGGATTCATCCAGATTGGCTTCTGACTTCCAAGATGTCAGCGATCTTCAGTTCAAATTCCGCAAGCAGCTGTTTGATCTTTATTCCGAGAACAGGGACGACAAAACAGATGAATATTTCAAGGAATTGAAGAAGCTGGAAAAAGAACAGAAACGTGAAGTCCAGCAAGTAGCCAAATCAATCTATGACGAAGTGAAAGAAACTCTCGGCCATAGTCAGAAGGTCGGTACAAAGGAAGTTGAAAACAAATACAACTTTTGGCTCTACAAGGGAAATACAGGCATGAAGATAACCGTACTTAAAGACGGCAAAAAGATCATGACTCTTAAATGCGGACGCGACATTGATCATGAAACCAGCGGCGCAAGGGAAAAAGTATTGACGATTCTTGGAAATGAAGATGAATTGAACAAGAAGAGAGACAAAGAAAAATTCGTCATTTCTTATGCAGATACGGCAAAAGACATTCTTAGGATTTATGCCGATACTTTGAAGAAAGTTATCTGAAAATACCTATATGTTTCATAATCAAAATTGATAAGTCTTTTTATAGGTATGTAACAAAGGATTTATCAGATATGAAAATACTATCTTTAGACGGTGGCGGAGTGTTCGGGGTAGGACAAGCACTTATTCTATCGCAACTAGATAACAGCAAGTGGGATCTTGTCTGTGGAACAAGCATCGGTTCAGCCGTAGCGGCATTTGTAGCTACAGGAAAGGAAATCAATGTAGACTTTTTCAGAGAACACATGCCTGAAATTTTCAATCCTTCTGCCTTCCGAAACCCTCTTTGGGTGTCAAGATACAGTGACAAGTATATCAACAAATTGCTTTCCAAAACCTTTAAGGGGGAAATGCTTAAGGACACCCAGATTCCGATATATATCACGGCTTCTTCGATCAGCGGACATTCTCCTAAAGTGTTTTCAAGCCTAAGCGTGGAAGACGGAACCATGCTTATCAGCGATTGCGTAAGGGCGAGCTGTGCAGCTCAGACGTATTTCAGACCCTGGCAGGGTTATGGAGACGGGGGTATTTTTACCAACAACCCAAGTATGGTTGCGGTTACATGGGCAATGCGTGAATTCGGGATAGGCATGGACGAAATCGAACTTTGCAGTATCGGAACCGGTGCATTTTCAAGAAGCGGATATGAAAACGGAGACAACCTCGTCTATTGGGGAAATTGGATGGTACGAGCCTTATTCGAAGGTGGCGCTGATAAACTGTTTGATGAAATGGCATCTTCGTTGCCACTTAAGAGATATGACAGGTATCAATTCGTTAAACGTCCTTATTGGAAAATCGACAACATTGAACATATGAGGGAAGCTATTGAAGATTGGATGCACCCTGCCCTCGATATGAGTTTAGAAATCAAACACGGAATTCTATCATCAGATGAATACGAAGGTGAAATGATCACCCTCAATACTGAAGAAGAAGACAATTTTAACAAAGCGATGAAAATTTAGGAAAAAATATGACAATGAATTATGGAGAGGCGATAGCTTACTTTAAGTCGGTTAAACAGATAGACAAGGTAATTGCCTTGTTCGGAAATCAACCATTGATTGAAGCTTTGCTGGCTTGGAAATCCATACAGATACGCTTTAAGGAATCGGGTTTGACATATGAAGGGCTTTCAGATACAGAACTCTGGGATAAGCTTTGGGAGAATGTCGAATTCTCTAAGGAACGCTGGGCGGTTATCGCGGGAATCAAGCCACAATTGGCTAACAATATTTTTGAAAGACTAAGAGGATACCGTTTAATCTTTCCTGACGGCACAATTGATGTCATTGCGAACCAATACGTCAATTCAATCATTATTGATAAACTGGGCTTGAACACACCTAAAGAAAGCCACGATAAAAAAACCAAAGAATAAACCTATTGTGTTTTGCAACAACGTAACACAAAGGAAAAAAAGAAATGTCAAAAGAATTGTTCGATGTTAAGTTTACAGGCAAGAATGACAACCGTAAGTTTCAGATGGTGCGTAACCTTTGGACAGCGGTTTCTGACAACAAGAACCGTTATTCCAGGGTTCAGTTTGTATCTATGCGCAGTCATAAGGACAGCGTTAGTTTCGGTCTGAAGTATATCACATCAGACGGGAAGCGTTCTGGTATGGTGAGAATCAGCGAAGCTCTTCCTTTTGAAATCGGTGTTATGACGACTCCGGCCGTGATTCAGACGTTGAAGGTTTTCGACAGTTATCGTTAAATGAAACTAGAAGAACTTCCTGACATCCCTGGTCATCTTTTTAAAGATGTCTGTTGGCAAAACGACAGCAAAACTTTAATCGGGAAATACAGTCCTTTTATTTGCCCTCACGGCAAGATGGTAGTCAAGTGGATCAGCTATGACAAAGAAAAACAAGAAGCTACTCTGTTTGTCCATTCAGGTTCTGACAAATACAAAGGGAAAACGGCGGTTTCCAAAGTGATACCGGCGCTCAAATTCACAGCGGGGACAGAGAATCTTTTGCCATTCTTTTTGTCACTGTAAGGAATGAAGAAAGAAGACTTTCGGGTCTTCTTTTTTTTTATAGACTTTACACCTTATGAGGTAAAAAATGTCATATTTAGGAAATCTTGAAAACTTTGACGCGGCGGCGACAACCCCTTGTGATGAAAGGGTTTTGAAAAAGATAATCCCGTATTTCGTAGATCAATTTACCAATGCTGATTCTTCCAACAGTAAAGCGAGAATGATCCGTTATCTCATTTCTAAAGCGGCCGGAAGTATTTCTATGTCTTCTTCTTTACAATGCAAACCAGAAGAAGTGGTTTTTACATCTGGCGGCACGGAATCAAATAATACCGTTATTCTCGGTTTCCCATATGCAGAAGGTAAAACGGTAGCGGTTTCAGCGACAGAACACAAGTCGGTCTTGAAAACAGCGGAAAAGATACAAGGACATCAGATTATTCCTGTTTTAGAAAACGGGATCGTTGACCTTGTGGCGTTAGAAGATTTGCTAAAGACAGGGAAAATTGGCTTAGTCAGTATTCATGCTGTAAACAATGAAACAGGAGCCATACAGCCGGTTTCAGACATTAAAAAGCTTTGTTCTGATTATGGGGCATGTTTTCACACCGATGCCAGCCAATATTGGGGGAAAGTACCAGAAAGGCTTGATGCAGATTACATTACAATCTCTGGACACAAGGCACATGCTCCCAAGGGCGTAGGCGCGTTAATCATGAAAGATACGGCACCTTCAATCCGTCCTTTGCTTGTAGGCGGCAATCATCAGAATGGCAGAAGGGCCGGAACCCTTGCTGTCCCTCTTATTGTCGGTATGGGGATGGTGACTGAATATTTCAAAGAGAACTATGACTTTTGTAACAGGATCAAGCTTCTAAGAGATAACATGCTTGATGATTTGACAATGTACGGCAATGTCGTTCTTAACACAGATAAGAATTGTCAAGCTCTATTCCTTAATTTTTCATTGACGGACATTGAAGCTTCCGACGTTATCGCCTATCTTGAGAAGCAACACGGAATAATTGTCAGCAGAGGAAGCGCTTGTATGGAGGGTAGAACTAGCCATGTCATAGCTAGCATGCGTGGGAAGACGAAAGAAATGGCATCTAACAGCATCAGGATATCTTGGTCGAAGTTCAACAAGACAAGCAATTTTATGTCTTTGCCGCACATCATAGAAAATTCTATCGAAGAAATGAAAAAGCAAACGATAATTTGATATTCTCCACCATATTTATGAAAATGCCGAGATATGCTTTAGACAAACCAAATACACAGAAGCCTGTGCAGAATCCCACTGTACCCAAAACCCTCCCCAAGAACATAGAAGAACCCGATTATGTTTGGGACCCAGATCACAAGAACAAACCGGAAGGTGGTGATTGGAAAGAGACAGACAAGGGTTGGTCTAAGGCTAAGAAACCACAGAAGCAGAAACAACCTTCTAAGTCGAAGAAGACTGTCAAAAAAGATGTCCGTCAGGAAGTAGAAGACAAAACTAAAGCCGCAGCCAAAACCGTAGAAGAATATTACGGTAAAATTGACGACGGTGAAAAGGAGAAAATCAACAAGGAAACGCAAGCCCTGTTGCGCGACTATATCGAAAAAGCGGCTAAGGGAGAACCAGCCATTCTTCCAGAACTCAGTCATGAAGCCAAGAAAAAATTCCTACAGGCTCTTTTTATTACCGTCAGGGCTAAACAGATAGAATCTATTCCTGTTCAGGACAAGACTCTTAAAGAAAACCAGACTAAGATTGTCAATGATTTGTACGGTCATGCCAATAAGGCTTTGGAAGAAGTGGTAGAAGACATCAATACCAGGTCTATCACTCAAAAAAACATCAGGCCGAATACAGCCAAGGGATTCATTCCTAAACCATCAGACAAAGACGTTTCGAAACAGTCTGAAACGGAATTCTCTGACACTTTGGCGCTTTCAGATGAAAAGGACTATATTCAGGCGTTCCGCAAGAAACCTTCTATGCGAGGTATGGAATTTTCTTCTTTGCCACAAAACGAACAGGAACAGGCAGACCGGCTTGCTTATAACAACAAGCTTTATGGGGAAAACTTTTCAAGGCTTAATTGGAGCATCAAGGATATCGTCAAGTACCATCCTACCAAAAACAGGAATTCTTTCATTGTCGACGGATATGTGAAAAATCCTAATTCCGTAGTTTCTGACATTTCTATCCCCGTGAACGAGGCCGACCCTGCAAAGATGGCTAAGGCGATGAACAGTTTGATGAAAAAGCTTGTCGGATTAGGATTTAAAGGAATTGTCGAAACAGGGAAGAACGCCGAAGATATCGCAATGAATAAAGGCATGTTGACAGTCAGCACCGACAATCCCAAACATGCGTTGGCGGTAAACGATATCATCAAGGAAACCTTTGCCGAAAACGGCATCCATGCCGATTCCTCTGTACACAAAAAACAATTCGGAATGGATGAAGAAAACCTTTTTGACTATGGAACGAGGTTGAAAAAGATTGTTCCGAAGGATGGTTCAGGATTTGAATTGCCGCTAAAGGATTTGCCCAAATATATGGCCGCTGCCCGTTATAACGGCGTGGATTTGATCGTAGAAAAGGGTGGCAAGTTTAATCTTGTCCCTCATGACGCCAACAGTGAAGTCGGCAAACTAGGCATAGACGGGATGACGGACAGGCATCCGAAAGAACTGATTGCAGAACTCTACTTTGCTAACAAGAAAGACAAGCAGCCGAAACCAGAACTTTCTGCCATTGAATTAGAAGACCCGTTCGCGGATATCCGTAAAAATCTTCCAGAAGAAGAGAAAGAACCTGACTTTTCAATATTGGATACTGAAAAAGAGGAACTGGTTCAAGAAGAAAAACAGGAACCTAAGCCGGAACCCGTGCCTTCTTTTGATGGAGAAAAGATAGAAGAAAACGTAAAATCCATCTCTGACAAGGCGGTAATGAAAGACTTGTCAGTCTTTAATGATATCAAAGCAACCCTACAGGGGATGATTGGTGACATTTCGGCGTCACGTAATGTAAGACTGTATCCGCAATACAAAAAGGCGATCGGAAAGATAGCACTAGGACTTCTCAAAGGAGAAATAAATGACAAGACTCCTCCTGAAGTAACGGAACTTTTCAAGAAGGTCGAAGATTCGATAAAAGATTATCAGGCTCCAGTTATGCCGAAGACAACAAAAGCATTTAATTTCGAAGCTATGCCGAACTACAAGAAGCTAGCCGATGTCGGAACTACGGAAGACATTTCAGACGTTTCCAGTAGGGATACCGGTTGGAAATATACGGAACAATCGGGTAAGCCGATGATCATTTCAAAAACTTCCAACGGCATACACGGTCTTGAATTCGGCACAAAAGAAGAAGCAAAAGCATGGGCTAGAAAGAATCCGTACGTCGGGGATAAGTTCAAAGTTGACAGCGTGGAAGACTACGGCTATGAATTTGAGAAAGATGCGGATTTGAATTCGGGTAAAAGACTTAGCAAAGCCTTGAAACCAGACACGTCTAAGGTTGGCGCAATTCTTGATCATTACAAGATCGGAGAGGGAGACGACAGGCTTAAATACATCCTTGGATACAAAAGGTATCTATTGAACCAAGCTTCAGATGAAGATAAGAACGAAATCTATTCCAACGGTTTGAAGAATTGGCTAGGCAAAAAATCATCAACTGATTTAAAATCAGACTTTTTGGATCGAATGGCGGCATCAGACCCTGAAAACAGCGACGGTCTTAAAAACGCCATGAATGAAATCAGCCCGGAAGACTTCGTTAAGCTTATTAATGGAATCGGAGTTGTTACTCCTGGAACCAGACAATCAAGCCTTCAGGAACGGCGAACACGTATGGCTGACATCGTTTTCAACACGTATGAGGCTCCAGACGGATTAAAACCCATCCAGAAGCTTCCTGTTGTTGTGGAAGGGATGAAAGTAAATGAACCTTTCAGGGTTAAGAGTCTTGAAGGGGATTATGCCCAAGGCAAACCTGGAGATTATCTAATTCATGGTATAGAAGGAGAAAACTATATCTGTGATGCTGATATCTTCCACAAGACATATAAAGGAATTACCGAATCCATAAAGAAGGCAAGAAGGGCATAATTTTTTATACTCCATTCCTATAATGAATGATATTAGGAAGGAGTCTCGTGAATAATGCTTTTGAAAAAAATCTCGCCTGCGTGTTTGACGCAAATAAGGAAAAAATACAGCCTTACGCATATCGTCATGTGGGCCAAATCAGAAGAAGGTCAATACGTTATTTCCAACGGAGACAACCCTGATACCTGTGTACAGGCGGCATTGCTTGCAAGCAGATTTAGGAAATTCCTTGGTTGGCCTAATATCAGCTTCGAAGTCGCACCGAAACTAGCTGAAGTTTTGGTGGAAAATGAAAAGCTCAAAAACGAAAATAAAGCACTGAAAGAAAAACTAAAGGCGGCTGGATATGAAGAAAAGCGGAATGAGGAATAAGGCAAGTCCTGCCAAAAGGGCATTCGCCAAGTATCTCAGAAGGAATCAGACCCATCCTGAATTGGAACTTGGCAAAGCCTTGAAAGAGTACTTCCCGAATGTGCCGATATACAGTCAAAGCTTGAGCTACGGCTATATCCTTGACTTCTATGTCGCTTCAAACAAAGAAGGAGCGCCCTATAAGGGAATCGCGATAGAAGTAGACGGTCCTTGCCATCTTGCAAGGAAGGAATATGATAAACATCGTGATGCCGTGTTATGGAGTAAAGGAATCCGTACTTTAAGGTTTGATATTAAGGCAATAAAGAATAATCTGAAAGTAGTTTTGTCTATCATCTATTGCGAGTTGACAAAAATCAGAAAATAAGATACTATATGTATTGAAGAAAGGTTTATCAGAATTATGCCTTACATGCTTAACAAAAATTGGCAGGTTATCAAGAAGATCACCGTTCAAAAAGCCATTAAAAAAGTTATCAACGGACGCGCTTTGTTCCTCGAAGCGGAAACAGGGCAATTCTTTGATTTTGAACAATGGAAGAATCGTGGAAATTCTCATAAGTCCATCAGATTCGGAAACGGACAGATTGCCAAGCCGGAGTTCATTGTCCTTACCTGTTATAGCGGTATCGGAATGCGCCCTATCCCTGAAGATCCTAGAATCAGCAGATACAACATCTTTGTCAGAGACGGAGGCTGTTGCATGTATTGCGGATGTAAGTTGAATTGGGGTAAAGGTAGTTTTACCTATGACCACGTTCATCCCCGTTCCAGAGGTGGCAGAACGGATTGGGATAACATTGTCTTGTGTTGCCACAAGTGCAACCACCATAAAGGCAATAAATATCTTCAAGATTCAGGAATGTCATTGATCAATCTCCCGCACAAGCCAAGTGCTAAAGAACTTCGGGAGAAATCTATCAAGATGCGTCAACAAATTTGGAAACAAGAAGATAAGGGGATCGAGAGATTCCTTTAAACAGAAAGGCACAAGATGATTCACGAATTGAATACCTATCAGGATGATGAAGGAAGAATTGTCGTTAAACATACCTGCATATCTGACAGCTCAATGTTATTCACAGGGAAACAGCGTGTGAAAACTGCGGATATGAAGGAATGGGATTGGGAATTCGCTTTCCCTACGGATGTCCAGACCCTTGAATCCGCCTTTGAACGTTTCGACGAAGTCTGTAAACGCAGGCTCGACGAACACAATGAAAAATTCAAGAAATAGAATCGGCACATGAATATCTACGATCTAGCTAATTCAGAAATTCCTGAAACAGGGTATCCCTTTTGCTTCTTTGACGGTAGAAAAATGAAGCCTAAGCATCTTTGGTTTAGTCTAAAGATGGAAACCGTGTCTTTCCTTTGGGAGAACAAGTTTTATTCATTGAAGATTGATGACCCGCTGACAATCGGGGAAGAAGGATATATATTTTCTGAATTGCCTATTGAAACCAAAAGGCCATGTAAACAAGAAAGGATTTTAACATGAATTCCATGTCGATACAAACTCTCGAAAACGGGAATATCAAAGTCAGATTCAATTATCCGGTTTCAGACACGATTCAAATCGAAAATCAACAAACCGAACAGATGAAACAGAATATCCACAAGATGTTCCCTCCAAATGTCTATATCCGTTTTGAATATGAAAATAACGGAAGCAAACTGACAGGCATTTTTACAGATACAACGGTCGAAGAAATCAAGACGGCGCTTGTGAAATACTTCCCGTTTGTGCTTATCAAAGGTTAAAAAAGAATATGGAATTGAAATTTATCGGTGCTGGAAGTTGTTTTAACACCGCATTAGGAAATACGTCAGCATGTCTTCCCGTAGGAAATTCTGCCTTCCTATTGGATTGCGGGGAATCCGTCTTTCATCAAATTCAAGAAGGCGGCCTTCTGAACGGATTCAAGAATGTAAACGTTTTCATCACGCATAGCCATAGCGACCATTGCGGAAGCCTTTCAAGTCTTCTCTTCTATTGCTATTATGTCTTGAAAGCCAAGCCAAGAGTCTTTGCTCCACAAGCTGTTTTCCAAATCCTTGACCTTCAGGGAAGTTTTCCCGAAGCATATGAAAAGAACGTATTGGAATACGGTAAGAAAGAAACGTTCCAAACCGACCTCCTAAGCCCTTCAGGACTTGTGAACATCACCGTTTACCCGATGAAAGAAAGTCATGCTGACCTTGAATCTTTCGGGTTCCTATTTGCTGACAGCATCGGAGACTGTTTTTATTACAGCGGGGATTCGAAAGAACTCCGTCCGAATATCCTTTCTCTTTTCAGAAAAAACCAAATCAAGAGAATCTATCATGATTGCAGTTGGGTTGACTATCCTGACAGCGTACATCTTTCATACAATAAACTTTGTCAAATCATAACAGACCCGAAGGAAAGGGAACGGGTTGTTTTGATGCATTTTGATAAAGGTTTTAATTTCGAACAGGCCAAACATGATGGATGGTCTTTCCCGACAGCATAGAACCTTCTTTAACACCGATAAAGGATTTATAAACAATGGCGAAAAGAAAGAACACAAAGAAAGAACAGGCAGTGACAAGAAACAAGAAACCGGTAGGACAGGACTTGTTTAAACTGATAACTGAAAAACTTGGACGTGAATTGACTGACGAAGAAACTGAAATCATTACGGAATCCGCAAAGCTTTTCGTGGCAGATACCTTTCTCCCGAATATTGTATTTGACAAGGAACTCCTTAAAGAAGTCGTCTTGTCAAACGAAATCGTCACAAAAGATGATTTTGAAGACTTTGATGAGGAAGATGATTTTGAAGACAAGCCTTATAGCAGCTTTGACATTTTCAAAACGGGAGATGAATATGAATAGCCAAAAGAGCCTTCACAACGTCTTGACAATGCTTTTCTATTACCTTCCTGAAAACATCGCTTTCAACAGTTTGGAAAAGATGGCTAACTTGATGAAAGCTGAAGTATTTAAGTCGAAATACAACAAGATCATTTCCCCTGATGAAATCAGCGCCACAGCGATTCTTGAGGTTATCAAAGACCTTGGAAAGAATTTCGTCACTTTGAAAACGTCAAAAGACAGGGTTTTACTAAAGACCACTCCTGAATTCAAAGCGATCGTAAGTGGGCTTATCATTAAAGCAAGCCCTACATATGTCAATCGGATTAAAGACTTGTCAAGAATTTTGTTCCGAAACGCTGATTTTTCTTCGAATCAAATCGTTAAGAAAGAAGCCAAGGAAAGCGACAGGGTACTTGAAGTCATGAATTCATTGGCTGATAAGACGGGAGAAATCTATTCCTTGATAAACAGGCTCTACGGTATTCTGAAAGACAACGGACTATGAGGGAAGTGAAAGATATCATCTATTGGTTTCTGACCCGTTCGATATTCATCTTCCTGATGTTTTCATACCTCAGATCAGAGAATAAGGTTTCAGGATGCTTTTTCATCCCGATTCTATTATATTGCGGAATCTGCATGCTAACAAGAATGGCTTGCCTCAGAAACATAAGAATGCGCTTCGCAGATCTTGCCATGTTTGTCCTTGACCTAATTCCTTCAATCGCGCTGATGACGCTTGTAGAACCGTGTTTTAAGGTCGTTACGGAAGTGTTCATCTCTTCCTACTATTTCACGATGTATCTTAAACTTCTTTTCAGAAAGATGTCAGTAGGGGATTGGAAATGAAGACCCACGTAATAGGAGATAACCATTTCTACCATGCGAATATCATCCGCTATTGTGACAGACATCCGGAAAACCGGAAAGACAGATTCTTTGACGTTGAAGAAATGAACGAATATATGATATCGGCTTGGAACCAGACGGTAGACAGGAATGATGAAGTCATACATGCCGGTGACTTCGCCCTATGTCGCTATTATGATCAGCTTGAAGCCGTCTTCAAACGCCTAAACGGAAGAATTTCCCTGATATTGGGGAATCACGATTGCCATTCCAAATTGACGAAAGAAAGACTTTATCGGGTGGGATTCCAAAGGATAGAAGAAAAGGAAATCATTCTACGGGATCAGAAAATCATCATCACGCACCAACCGATTCGAAACCCAGATCCTGATTGGTTCAATATCCACGGTCATATCCATGACAAGAAATCCTTACTCCCTAACCAGTTCAATGTAAGTGTGGAACAAAATAATTACCGTCCGTTTCTATTACAGGATATCATTGACAATTTCGCTAAACCGTATTTTATGAAAGGAACCACAAATGCCTAGACAAGAAGAAGAGGAAGAAATCGTTATGCCGCAGTTCGTTCTGCCCCAATCCGATTACCTGACAAGATCCAGAATCATCTATTTCAACACAGAATTCAACCAAATCAGCGCAAGATCCTGTATCGAAAGACTTTTGATTATGGACGCCGAAAGCATTCATGACGATATCACCTTGCTTATCGACAGCAACGGGGGCGATGTCTATTCTTTCTTTGCCATTTATGACACCATCACCAAGCTTATCCACTGCGATGTCGCTACCGTCTGTTTGGGACGCGCTATGTCTTGCGGCCAAATGCTCCTGATGTCGGGAACCAAAGGCAAACGTTTCATCACTGAAAATTCAAATGTCATGATGCACCAGATCAGTTCAGGAACCATAGGCAAAATTTCAGAAATGGAAAACCATGTCCAAATGGTACAGAATCTGATGAAAACATTTGAGAAAATCATCCTCAAACACTCTAAGATAAAGAAGACAGAACTTTCAAGATTGATGTCCAGAGATGCCTATATGTCCCCTGAAGAAGTCATAGAATACGGAATCTGTGACCATATCATCAAAAAACCATCCGACCTTTATTCCCATCTCGTTACCAAAAACATCAAAACACGCAACGTCATCGATAAAATGGTAGACGAATCAAAAGTAGAAAGAACATAAGCAATGGATACAATGGATACAACCTATATCTTTTACCACAAGGCCGACCACGACGGCTGTTTAAGCGCTTTCCTTGTAAAGGATTGGCTTGATAAACAAAACAGGAAATACTGCCTGATGCCTTGCGACTACGGCTGTGAACCGTATGACAGACTTGAAGAAATCAAAGGAAATCAGGTTTTCCTCCTTGACTTTTGTTTTGAAAAAGAAGGTGTCATGCAAAGAATTAAAGACGATTCTAAGTCCTTCATATGGATAGACCACCACCAAAAAGCAATCCAAATGTTTCAGGACTTGAATATACAGGGATTACAGACAAAAGAAGAAAGCGCTTGCATGTTGACTTTCCGATATCTGTATCCCGATACAAGGATGCCTGAAGCCGTTGAAAGAATAGGCTTGTTCGATTGTTGGAAACACGAAGACAGGAAGGAAATCATCGGGTTTGAATACTATCTGCAAAGCAGAGAATTGCCTCCTGACGGCATGGAATGGCAATTTATCCTTACCCTTAATTCTGAAGATTGTGACGAATACTCTAATTTCGGTTGGGTATCTTATCGCAAGGACCAAATTCTGAATAAAAAAATCCTTGAAGACTTTAGCTTCGAAACAGTTTTACACGGATATAAAATCCTCGCCGTCAATACCCAAACCAAGGGAAGCCTTGGCTTCGGAACCCGATTGAAAGAATATGACTTCTGTATCTCTTTTGTCTTTACAGGGAAGTTGTGGAAATACTCAGTCTACAGCAGTTCTAACGATTGCGCCGAATTCAGCCATAGGTTTTACGGCGGCGGCGGACATAAGGGAGCCGCAGGTTTTCAAACATCTGTACTTGTATTGAACCCGTTAACAATGAAAGAAGGTAACGATGGGAAATAAAATCTTCCTTCCCGATGGCTCACCCCTGATCCTGACAACAGGAAGCGCAAAAGATGTAGGGGATGGCAATCATACATTCGGTGAATTGTACGAACACCGTATACTCCTGTATATGGCTTGGCTTAAATCCCTCCCCAAAGATATGGCTTGGAAAAGCCTTAGACATCATTCCTCCAACGGCAATGAAGAACCGATGTTTAAAGATTCCTTTATCTCAGGATTGAATATCCCAGGCCTCCAAGGAATAGATCAACAAATCAGTTACCATATCCCCCTTAGATATTTCGACATCTGCCCTGGTAAAGAATTGAAACAGGCACCGGTTTGGGATCAGCATTCCAGCTTCGATGTCTTAGACCGACTACTCGAATATGTAGCAAATCCAAAAACAAATTTTGATGCAGATTTCATTCCCGACGGCAACCCCAGGACTTGGATCGGTTTTGACCTCGACGGAACACTAGCAAGATATGACAAAGAACAGGCAGTCAATCCCTTGACAGGCAGATACGACGGGCTTTGGATCGGCCAACCGATACCCGAAACCGTAAAACTTGCAAGGTATTGGATCAATAAGGGCGTGGAAATCCGAATCCTTACCGCTAGAGTATCGGCACTCCCTTTCTTGGAAAAACCGATACAGGAACAACAGGTCGTCTCTAAAATACAGGATTGGTGCCTACTGCACTTGGGTAAAATAATCCCCATTACTTGTAAGAAAGACAAAAACATGTTCTGTCTCTATGACGATAGAACCATTCAGCTTATCAAGAATACAGGGATACGGAAATAGTCCATAAGAATATAACTACCAAGTTGGGGTCATTAGACCCCCCAGGGTCTAACAACAGGGTCTAACAACAGGGTCTAACAACTATTTTTGTCTAGCCTAAGCCCATTGAAACATAACCTTCTGTGTCAAAGACTACCAATAGGTCTAACATCAACCTATAGTGATTCCAAACTTCAATTATACCATATATCCACAAACCCTAAACCCCATAAACCCCCACGAAAACCCCCTTGAAAACCCCCAAATCCATAGAACCCATAGAACCCATAGAACCCCCCTTGAATACCCCCTTGAATACCCCACTAATCAGCCCTTTGTCAAGCAAAATATTTCGTTTTTTAACTGTTGACAGATTTTCTGTTGACAGATATCTTAATCTGTTGACAGATTTTCTATTTTGTCAAGTCTTTTTTACCTTACAGACACTAGATTTTTAAGTAATAGTCGTTAGTGTCTATACATAAAGGTTAATTATTCTTTTCTCCATTGTTGTCAAGATGAAAATAATCCCTTGTGTCAATATACATAAAGATGTATATTCAGTTATCAAGCCTAGATTTTTCTTTTCTAGAGAAGAATAGAGTCCGTAAATGAAAAGCTTCTTTTGCTTGACAAAAGAATAGGATACCTGGAATCCTATTGTCAAACAGATTCCTTTTCTGAAAGAGAAGAAATAGGACGGCTAATTTAAAATTTACTTGACAAAAGTAAAAAAGGGTCTGTTATACGTAACTGAAAATTCCAGAATTTGGAATTTCGATTAGTCAGTGGATACATCTATCCAGTGGATACATCTGTTCAGAGAATACATCTATCCAGTGGGTACTTGACAGGTTCCGGGGTATATGGTATTTTGTTGTCAAATCTTAAAGGGAAGATTTCTTTTAAGGAAACCAGATTATCTGAAAGGAAGATGTTATGTCTTACGCTGCTTGCCTACTGGGTTAAGAAAAACGGCGGGCTTGGAGACTACATTTGTCGGGAGAAGATGACGGATGAGGAGAATGGTATGCGCTGGCTTAGAATTCAATGTGAACCGCACAGTGTCAAGATGTTTTTGGAAGGTTGTCAGAAATTCGGGTATGCCGTGCTCAATTGCTGGTAACGTTATAAAGTAGGTAGGGTAGGAGAGATAAGACAAACGAAATCAATACGGCGATGGCGAATCTGTTAATCGAGGCTTTTAGCTGTTGCAGGTGTCACTTCGTTTTATTTAAGAATGTTCCTGCGAATGTGCGGAAAGCGGGAGATCAAATCATCACTGACGGTCAGGAAGACATTGGAAGGTATTGTGAATGATTAAGAATCTGGGGATATTAGGCGGTAGTTTCAATCCCGTACATCTAGGACACCTTGGGATTGCAACTTCGGTTTTAGGTCAAGGTATCGACAAGGTTTTGTTTCTTCCCGACAATGTTTCTCCTTTCAAGGTTTCAGGTGTTAAGCCTTTAGAAGATATGTCAAGGCATCGGTTAGAAATGCTTAAGCTTTGTTGTGTCGGCAATCCGTTATTCGGGATCGAGACGATGGAAATCCATACAGATGTTGTCAGTTATACCTATGTCACTTTACAGAAACTAAAGGAGAAATACGGAGAACACATTTCCTTTATTTTAGGTTTAGATTCTCTGTTGTCTTTGCATCTTTGGTACAGGAGCCAGGAATTGGTCCGGGAATGTGATTTCATTACGGTTTTACGGCCTGGGGTCGAGCGTCCCGTTGGATTGCCGGGTTTTCCCAAGGATATTGAAGACCGGTTGTTATCCCGGATTATCGAACCGAAAGGAAGATATGACATCAGTTCCACGATTATCAGGGAGAAGATAAGGAAACAGGAATCCCTGCGGGGTTTGGTTCCTTTAGCCGTAGAAGAGTATATCAAGGCCAATCATTTATATCTTGACCCTTGACAACTTCAGGTGTTTTTGCTGTATTGCCAAGTATCAAAAGGAAAACTTGGGTTTCCGAATGAGAACCACAAGTTTGTAAAGAAAGGAAGGTATTATGTTATATCCGTGTTTCGTCGCGAGGTTTATTCTTCGTTATCAAAAGTGGAAACAGCCATACGCGGAGTTAAAGCACAGGCGTCGTTATAACCAAGGTGTTTATGTCGATGTTGTTAAAAAGATCAAGATGTCGGTAAGGGACGGGAAAACCTTTTGTTACGAAATCGGTCTTTCAGAACATACGGTAAAATATCTTCGGAAGAAGCTTATGCGCAGGGGTTACGATGTCGGGATTTACGATATCAATGGCAAGTATCTTGTCGAAGGTGAAATCAAAAACACAGAAACATATTCTATTTGTGTCAATTGGGAGTAAGGAAAGAGGTAGAGATAATGGAAACAGATTTGAAGAATCAGATTGTTACGTGGATCAAGGATTGGTTTAAGACCAACGGAGACGGATGTCATGCTGTTATCGGGATCAGCGGAGGGAAAGATAGTAGTGTTGTAGCCGCTCTCTGTGTGGAAGCCTTGGGTAAGGACAGGGTACTCGGTGTCTTGATGCCTAACCGCAGGCAGGATGATATTGATTGCAGTTATAAGCTGGTAGAACATTTGGGAATCCAACATCTGCTGGTGGATATCGGGAATGCTTATGAAGCTTTGACGAACAGCATTGACAAGGCAATGATTGATGTCAATTACAGCAATGCGGTTCAAAACAATCCTTCCGCGAAACCGTATGATTTCAATTCCGTGTATTGGAACAACACACCGGCTAGATTGCGCATGACCACTCTTTACGGTATTGCCGCCTGTGTCAACGGACGTGTTGCGAATACCTGTAATTTGAGTGAAAACTTCATTTCATATAGCACTAAATTTGGAGATGCGGCCGGTGATTTCAGTCCCCTTAGCGATTTGACTGTTACCGAAGTCAAGGCTTTGGGATATCAGTTGGGATTGCCCAAGGATTTGATTGAGAAGGTTCCTGCGGATGGAATGTGTGGGCAGACGGACGAAGACAGGCTTGGTTTTACATATGCCGTTTTGGACAAGTATATCCGGACGGGAGAAATTGAAGACTTGGAAGTCAAGGTTAGGATTGACAACATGCACGTTGCTGGTTTGCACAAACTCAGGTATATGGACGGCTTTAAGAAGCCTGAAAGAATTTGAAAGCTTTTCGGACGAGTCTATTGACACCGTGTATCGCTTTTGATATGGTGTTGGCATTGAAAGGATTTTTCGTTATGGGATATATGCACATAAACCAGCTTTACAAGGACCAAACAATTCTTGAATTCAAGGAAGCCTTTGCAATGGAAAAGGTTCATGGGACTTCCTCGAACATTTCTTGGAATGGGACAGAGGTCAGCTTTTTCGCCGGTGGAGAAAGTCATGTAAATTTCGTCAATCTTTTTGACAAAGAAGCCCTGAAATCGGCTTTCCAGAAGGTTTTCGGTGACACTCCTGCTATTATCTACGGAGAAGCCCACGGAGGCAGCCAACAGAAGATGTCGAAGACGTATGGAGACCGTTTGCGCTTTATTGCCTTTGATGTCTTTTCTTCTGACAGGTTCTGGGATGTCGAGGATGCCTACCGTCTTGTTACAGAAGATTTTGGTTTGCTGTTCGTTCCATTCCAAAGGATTCCAGCGACAGTAGAGGCATTTGAAATTAAAAAAAACGCGCCTTCTGAGGTTGCGGCAATTTACGGTTGTCAAGGGAATACCGACAGGTTCGGCTTCTGTCCTCCTATCAGGGAGGGAATTGTCATCCGCCCCATTCACGAGTTTACCGACAAGTGGGGAAAACGAGTGATTTGCAAACACAAACGCCCTGAATTTCAGGAACGTCAAAATACCCCGGATGTCAAGGATTTCGATCCTGAGAAGATAAAACAGATGGAAGAGGCAGATGCTGTTGCTGAAGAATGGGTTGTTGTGGAAAGGCTTAATCATGTTTTGGACAAGCTAGGTAATCCTAAAGAATTGTCCATGACGGGGAAGGTTATAAGCGCTATGGTTGAAGATGTTCTTCGGGAAGCAGAAGGTGAAATCAATCTTGATGACAAATCAAGAATCGCCAAAGCAATCGGGAACAAGACGGTGAAGATGTACAAGGAATTTTGCAGAAAGGTTTGATATGAAATACTGCTATCATGTATACGGGGAAGTGAAAACGTTTTTTCAAACAGTTGATTACAGTGGTATCGTTACTTCAGATACCAAAATTTGCAGCGATGTGGATTTTAAACATCTTGAAGAGCAAATTGTCTCCACTTGTATTGAAGTAAAAGGCCTTAGCCAAGACACAAACGCAAGATGTTTGATTAAGTCTATGACCTTCTTGCATGAAATCGAGGACTGACATGAAAATTATCAAATGGATTAAAGACTTGTTTTCGGAACCTGAATTCAGTGCGCAGAGCGCATATGAATTGGCGAATGAACGCAAGAAACAAAAAGATGAAGATGAAGCCAAATATCTCATTAAAATGATTAAACGGAAGATTAGCGATGCGGCCTGGCTTCAGAATTTCCGTTTTGAATATGATTTCTATCGAGAAGGGGGAATTCCTCCGAATGACGAAACCGCTAAGATTATCTGTGATTACTTTAATGACAAAGGATTTTACGTTTATCTCAAGAATGATATGTTGCTTATAAGCTGGTATCAGCCAAACAAGGAAAAACGTGTTTAAAAGGTAAATTTTATGATGACTGAAAAAGACAAACAAGAAATCGAAGAGATGATTAAGAAACAGTTATCAGAGAATTCATCTGATGATTCTGGATGTTTGACGATTCTGCTCATGTTTTTGTTTTTATCGGTTTTTATGGGTTGCTGATATCAAGGATGTAAAATTATGGCTACAGATAGAAAAACAATGTCTATTGAAGACTACGAAATGCTCTTGAAATCTCAGGAGCGCACAAATCTTTACAAGTTGATGGAACTTGCTCAGGCCGGTCTTGATAATTGCGGAATCTGTATATTCTGTCAGGATTGCCCGAGACTAGGGAATTGCATTATCAAAAAGACGTGCGATGAAGTAGAAGCCAGGATTAAAAGCGGAGAACTTTCTTAGAACTATAAATTTCAGCAGGCTATTGACAAAGCAAGAAGAAATATGCTATAGTTCCACCATCAAAAGAAACAATAGGGACAATCCCTAGAAAGGTAAGGAACTATGAACGAGCTGGGTCTGTTGAACGTTTGGTGGATGGTTCGTGAGGATATTTCGATCGGCATCGTGCAGATGCATGACATCTTGCAAAAGTATGGCCTTGATCCTGATATGATGCGGGTCCCTAGTGACCGTGAGTGTGTGCGTCGCGGCATCGACAGTTTCCATAACCGTAGGGGTTATAAGCGCCGTGTCGTCGAGAAGATCAGTGAGACTCAGAACAAGGCGGTTTTCGGTATCCTCGGAATCAGTCTTGACAAAGAGCACGAGAATTCCAGTTACATCCAGAACACAAAAGTCATTCTTGACAAGAATTCCGGAACTATCAGTGCGGAAGGCGCTTTGTCGGACGAGGTTCTTAACAAGGTTGACAATTGCCGTGGCACCTATAACAGCGAAGATCTTCGTACGCTTTGCAAGAATGTCGTGCGGAAGTGCTTCGGGGTCAGCAAGCGGCCTACTGGCGGTGTTTACATGGTTCCGTTCACTTTCAAGAGTAAGATCGATGCCTTGAATGCCGTTCTTGGTGAAGTCGCTGGCAAACGTGAAGCGTGTGTCTATGTCGAGCGTATTTTCGGCGGAGAAGAGGAGAAAGATACTGCCGCCGTCAGCGTCTTCGATGATCTGAACAAGCGGTTGTCGTTCCTGATGAACAGCGTCAAGAATGTCACGAAACAGGTTTGCCGACTGAAGGGCAAGAATGTTCAGATGGAAGAGATCAAGTATATCGCTGAAGTCTATCAGAACATCCTTGGAAAGCGGGAAGCGATTGCGGAATTCAGTGATGTCTTTAAAACCGCATCTGAGAAGATTGAGGAAGCCATTTCCAATCTTACCATCGTTCCTGAGAAGGCATAACGGCAATCGGTGACATACAACAGAAGGGGATTGGAATTCCAATCCCCTTTTTCCTTTATAGAAGCACTTCTTTTATCGCTGTAGCCAGCTCATACATAAGCGGTGGACAAACGCTGTTTCCGATTATCTGTCTGGCATGGTTTCTGCTTTTAAATTTGAACCCCTGTGGAAATCCTTGAATCGCCATCAATTCATTCTGACTTAAAACGCGTGGCTGATATGGGCTAAAGTGATCGCTGTTGCAAAGAATAGGACAGGACGGTTTTGAAGGGTCTATTTTCTTCGCGCTTTTTTGCCGTCCGACAGATTTTCCAGGAAGAGCTTGTTCCCAATACCCGACATACCTTTCTGTCAAAGGACGAAATTTCCCTTCTTCCAATATTTCTAGAACTTGCTGAGCTTGTACTTCTTGGTATTCAGGACATGGGAATGTGAATTCCTTATTCAAATCCTTACGTATTCCTACGATGAAAATTCTTTTTCTGACTGTCGGGATTCCGAAATCTTTAGCTGAAATCACCTTGTATTTGATGACATAACCTGCGTTTTCAAATCCTGCTTTTACTTCTTCAAAAATGTGTGAAAATCTCGCATTGGCCATTTGCGGAACGTTTTCCATTACAAAAGCACGAGGTTGTAAACCTTCAAGAATCCTTACCGCTGCTTTGAAAAGGAAATTTCTTTCATCTTCTGGATTCATTTTACCAGCAGGGCTGAATCCGCAGCATACCGGACTCATATCCAAGACATCGAGCATTCTTTCTTTCAAACCGGCGACAGACAGGATTTCACTTGAATCTACTGTCCTTATGTCTTTTGTTATCACAGGAAAACCGAAATTTTCATACAGGCATTCATATGCCGGTTTCCAGAATTCAACGGCACACAGTTCTCGGTATCCCGCCATAGAATATCCAAGACTGGAACCACCGCCGCCAGCGAAAAGGGAAACTACAGTCGGTGAATTTTCTGATTTCTGTTCTTGGTGTTTCTGCCAAAGGTAAGATAGGCGTTCGTAATAAGTTAAGTTTTTCATGTTTTAGAATAGAAATGCTATTGACAGATTTCAACATTTTTGGTAAATTACACGCATCTAAAGAACAAAAGGCTTGTAAGCCTTAAAGAACAAATAAAAGGAAAAACAGATATGGGTAAGACTCTCGGAATCAAGATGAGCAAGGCGGAACGTGAACAGGCTATTTCAAAGTTCATGGTTAAACTTCTAAAGGAAAAGGAAAAGGCGGTTGTCTTTAAGACCCCCCATGAGGTAGTGAAGTCAGACATTACTGTCAAAGCATTGCTTGACAAGACGGCGACAAGCATGTGCGGACTGCCGGAAATCAATCTGAACCCGATTTTCCAGCGGGGATTCGTTTGGGGTCAGGACAAAGAAGACGCTTTGTTGAACACGATCCTTGAAGGCGGGCAGATCCCTAGCCTTACATTCGGTAAAGTGCGGGACAAGAACCCCAGCAGTTTTAATCGAATCTGTTGTGTCGATGGAGGTAATCGGATTCAGACTCTTTTGCGTTTCATCAATAACAAACGCGCGATTGCCGGTCTGTTCTGTCGAGACGAAGACGACGGAAGTGTTTCTGTTGATTCTACCAAGACCGTGAATCTGTATATCGGAAAGAAGTTTAAGGATCTTCCCGTTGACGTTCAAAACAAGATTCTGAACTATAAGTTTTCTTTTATCATTGAAGAGGTTGAGAAGGAAAATGATTTGACCAATATTTTCTTGCGGTTGAATTGCGGCGGTGTGGATATGGATTTCGGGCAGATTCTTATTGCCAAGTATCGGGAAACGGAATTCGGAAAGGCAATCTTGAATTTTATCGAAACAGAAACAGGGCGTGTTCTTCTTGGTCGCAAACGTGTCGGCAAAGTCAGCATTCCGAGTCTTTTCCTCCGGTGTTCTGGAATCGTCGCGACGGCAAGTGACTTTATGCGGTTTGTCGGGCGTGGCGGTGCCGATCAGTTTCTTGGAGAAAGTTCTGCTACTTCTTCTAAGGAAGCCGACAACAGCATGCTTCATTTCAAGAAGGCGGTGGAAGTGTTCAACAAGTATTTCTCAGATTTCGAGTTTTATCAGCACGTCTTTGAAAAGAATGGCGCTAAGAAACTTGTTACCTGTACTTTCTCAAAACAAGAGAAGGTTAAGACGGCCATTATTTCCGTTCTTTGCGGAATCGATGATCTTGATTTTGTTATCAAGAATCACATGGCCATCGGAGAAAATCTTGTTCAAAAGCTTCTTCCGTCTACGGTGGCAGATTCAATTCTGTTGAACCTCCTTACCGTTCAAACGACCATGCGCGGTCGCCGTGAACAGGCAATGATGCAAATCCGTGAATGCTTTGGAATTTAAGACATAACGGAAAAGGGTATATGTATTAGATATACCCTTTGTCCGATTTCCATAAGGTGCTAAGATGAAAAGAATAAGCTTCAAAGGAATTCCTGTAAAGTGTTTTGAAACCCCGAAGCCAATGAATGAAACCGTTAATCGGAGTCTCTGGATTTTGGAACAGTTCAAGGCAAAACACGGGAGACTTCCCAGACCCGAAGACAAAGCGTTTACAAAGCTTACAGAAGTCCAGCAGGTATTTGCCAATGGCTTACGCAAGACCGTAACTGAAGGGCTCTATAAGCGTTTCTTGGAGATTTCTAAACATGGCTAAGAAAGACTTTAATTATTGTCCGAAGAAAGCTGCATTTAGAAAAGAATGTATCTCCAAACCCATCCTTGAAATCTTCAGTGGACCTTTGCCAGAAGACAAAATCATTGTGGATACAGCGGGGGAATACTCAAAGAACGTCAAGGCGACAGCATGTTATCAGCTTCTTAAAGCAGGGGCGATCACTTCGACTACCCAATTCATGGGCGTTGACAACGAATCGAAATCCGGAAGTGATGGCGTTGTCAAGACAAATACTTTACGGTATGGACAGGGTTGCCGCTGGCATATTCCTTGTGTCTGTGATGAGATTCAAAATTTCTGTTTGAGTAACAGAGACAGAATCGGGTTTATCAGTCTTGACCTTCAGGCATTGGCCCCGAATTGTTTCTTTGTGTTCGAAAGAACATTACAAGCGATGCAGGGAGCCAGTCATAAATTCGGAATTTGTTTCAACTCCATTTTCAGCTTGCCTTGGAATATGCAAGAGAACCTTGTCAAAAACGGGCTTGTGGAAGAGGCGATGGAAACGGAATTTCAACGCTATCAAGAAGCTAATCCTTTTTTCGTCGATCTTCTTCAAAGCTACATTCCGATGTCTTGGTTCTGGTATGAAGGATGTGGAAAATCTCAAACTATTTTGGGAAGTTTTGTTTTTGTAAAGGAGTAAAATTATGTCTCTTTTCGCCACTGTGTTTTCATGGTCTTTTTCGTATTGTTTGTAAGCCTAATGATTAAATCGGCTACACTTGACAGGAAAAGGAAAATTGCTGTAGTCAAACCTGGAAGCATTTTTGTCCAAAGCAATGAAGAACAGAATCCTTTCGCAAAAGACTATCATGAATATGTTATCCTTGAAGTGAAAAACGGTTATGTTTTATATCAAGACACAAAATCTTTGATAATTTATACTACAGATATCAACACCTTCATTTATCTGTATCGCCTTCAACAGGGAGTAAAATCATGAAAAAGTTTCTCAAGTATCTGTTCACTCATGTAAGCCTTAAACCAAGTCATCCGGAAGAATCAGATCCGGGTTGGGAAGTCCGTTGGATTTTCTTCAAAATTCCGTTCCTGAAAAGAAATGTAAAAAAAGAAGACGACCCTGTTGACAAGAACGGCAACATTTGATAATGTATTGTCATTGAAAGCAAACAAAGGAATTGAATTATGAATGAAGTTCAGGACAAGACATTGCCGAAGATCAAGAAACCTTCTGGTTGGAAACAAAAAGGAAGTTTCTGGGTTAAAAGTAGTAAGTATGGTTTGCGCTACATGTGTCCGGTTTGCGGGAAAAAGGCACTTGGCACGAATTTCAAAAGCGACATGCATCATCATTTAAAAACTTGTCCGTGTTTTACGGACAAGTAATCTCAAATCAGACAAAAGAAAAAACCAAGAAAGGTAAAAGAAACAATGAATGTTGATCCGAAGAATCGTTACATCATGCAGTACATTAAGGTTAAGGACGAGACCGGCCGAATGGCCCCTATCGGCGTCCTTACGTCAGGACTCGATAAGGACGGCAAGATCATCTATGCCTATTCCCTAACCAACACGAAGCCTACCAAGGCGCAGAAGGCCGCAGGTGTTAAGCCTGATAAGTTCGACATGGAGTTTGCAGTTAATCTCGCAATGAAGCGTCTTGATGATGGCGGGATGGATATTTCCAAGCTTCCTTCCCTTGTTTCGGGAATGATGAAGCCCAAGAATCTGCAAGTCAAGATTAACCAAGTCAAGACGCGCAAGGACGGGAACCTTCCTGAGAATTTCATCGGGTATCCCGGAACCAACCGTGGCTACATCAAGATTCGCGGTTTTAAGGAGCGTTCTGAAGCCTATTTCAAGGATGCCACCAAGTAAGGCATTGAAAATCTAGAACAGCGAATCTATTAAGAAACATCTTCCTTTGGCAGAAGGAAAAACAGAAAAAGAAACAGAAGAAGGTAACTGCTATTCCCTTCTTCAAAAAAAGAAAGACAAAAACAATGAAGAATACCAAGACTCAGATCACCAGTTCCACCATCGTCGGCTTTGCAGAGGCGCGCAAGATCGTCCGCAAGGCTGGTTTCAAGAGCCATCAGGCTTACTCATGGGCGAAGATCGAGGGCCGCCTTCCCGCTGGCCTTCCCGAGACCCCGAAGACCGTGTATGCCCGTTATTGGAAGGGCTGGGATCAGTTTCTTAGCGTCACCAAGTAATCTTGGATAGACGTTTGTGAAGAAAAAGAAAGAGAGGGTGAAAACCCTCTCTTTTTTTATTCCTTAAAATCAAATCCGATGCAATGAAAAGGTAGTCGTTCAGATTCAAAGATTTCTATTGACTGTTCTCTGAAGTTCGGGCATGAAAGCGGGTCAATCATTATTCTGCTATAAAGACATCCTAGACAGGAGTGGAAGACTAATTTTTGATTATTTGCATCATCCGCTTCAGAAATGGAAAGAACACAACTGTTATGTTTACAATTGCCAAGTTTTGTCACAAATTGTTTCATTTTGTTCGATAATCCTCCGTAATGTCAAAGAATAGATTGCAAGGAGGAATTCTTATGGGTCGCAAAAGAAAGTTCAATTCGATTCTCGTTCAGGATTCCAAAACAGATAACCTTCTGTTGATTTCTTTCGAAAACGGAAAAATTGCAAACGAGGGCTTAAATCTAGATATCGATAAGGGTTTTCTCTCAGACAGACTGGTAAACGGAAGGTTGCCACCGAACAAGATTTTGTTGACAGATGTGATTAAAGACGGAGAAAATTCAAGCTTCGCCATAAAGGCTTGTGTCGATTTGATTCTTGAAGGGAAATCCGTAAATTTTTGGGATATTGTAGAAAATCCCGATTATGTTTCCTACTTCTTACAAAAAGTTAAGATTTAGTTTCCAAAATGTATTGACAACCTGGAACTAAAATGTTATCTTTCTTTTATCAAATGGGGAAGGAAGACTTTATGTTCAAAGCGATTGTCAGAATCACCGAAGGAACAGGGGCGGGTTACGGCATGCCTGCACATCTCTATGTCAGTGGAGAAGGCATTGCTATGTCCAAGTCTCCGAAGAAAGCACTTACAGAAGCCAACAGGCTTGCAGAAGTAAGCCGTTCAGAAGATTGTGTCAAGCAAGGATTACCTAAAGGTGTAGGGCTGATTCCTGTCTACGGAGAAACGATCCTTTTCAAGGATGAAAAGATTGTGATGGTGAAGGCATGAAAAAAGAAAAATTCCATCCATTCTTCAGTTACAATAAAAATTGCCGCAAGACGGCATGGGATACACCGGAATATCTGACAGAAGAAGATTGGAGATTCCTCGCGGGTTTGATTCCTTTCCTTGAATCAGATGATATCGGTGGGGCTAGAAATTATTTGTTTCCTTTAGGGGAAAAGTGGAATCTTGCTGATGATTTCTTTAATCGGACAATCGGTTGGCCAGAAGGATATTCATATTGCCCGAATATTGAAATCTGGTGCAAAGACATTGAAAAAACCTATTTCTATCAGTTAGGATTCCTAGCAATTAAGAAATACTGTTGTAAGATGAAAGAAGCTCTTAAAAAGCATCTGGATACTTGACAACCGAGATTAGTCTATGATATATTGACGGCATTCCAACAGGAAAGGACTTACAACATGAAAATTGACAGATTTCCGACAGCAGAAGAAGGTTTTAAATTGACTCCGTGCGTTATCGCCGGTGTTGATTGTTTTCTCATTGGACCCTTGGACATCAAAACAAAATTCAATGAGAGTAACAAGATTTTCCGTTCCAGCATTTGGACGGCTGACGGCTATCCCGTAAGTCTGGGTTTCCGCAAGTTTACGAATTACGGCGAAGCCCCTGCCTTCGAACCGTTTGATGTCAACAAAGATGACATGACATTCGTCACGAAGAAAGACGGAACATGTTGTGATGGCAACACCAGAATTGAAACAGAAGATGGTATAAAAACCATTCAAGAAATCTGCGAAGGTCGGTATTTGGGTCGGGTTTTAGGATATGATCATTCCAATAACCAGATTAAGTTTACGAAGGTTGTTGCACATTCCGTTAAGTCGAACAAAAACGACTGGTTCCTTTTAACCTTAGAGGATGGGACAGAAGTAAAACTAACTGGCTCACACTTGGTTTGGCTTCCTGAGTTATCTTGTTATCGTCGGGTTGATCAGCTTAAAGGCGATGAAGAAATTCTGATGTCAAAATAGACTTCATCTATTTTTGTTGATATTTCCCTTACATAAAGGAGGATATCAACATGTTAGAAAAAACTGTAATGAATGCGCTTGCTACTCATAATATCGCCAAAGAGGATTTGTTCAAGATGTATTGTGAGCAAGAAATGAGCTTAACTAAAATAAAGGAAGTCACTGGACTTCAATTCCATCAAACTCTGGGAATTCTAAGGTTCTTTGGAATCCGCACCAGAGGAATAAGTGAATCACAAAAAACGAAAACTTACCGTAAAGAATTCGAAGAAACCATTGAAAAAAGATTCGGTCAAGGAATCAAAAACCCGTCACAAGCAGAATGTGTAAAAGAAAAGAAACGCCAAACTTTTCTTAAAAATTATGGGGTTGATAACATCTGGAAAAGTCCAAGCTTTAAGGAGTTCCTTGACGGAAGAATGTTGGAACTTTATGGACAGAAAAGAGTTTCTGAAAATTACGCAGAGATGGGAGAAGAAGAACAAAGAAAGGCCTCTGAACGAAGAAGTCTTTCGGCTCGGACTGCTTGGGAAAATAAAAGTGAGGAATCTAAATCTCAACAAATAAAAAGAATCCACAAAGGAGGGTCTTCGGAGATTGAAAAGGCTTTCGGGAAACATCTTGATTTTCTAGGGATTGAATATGAAACCTCTTTCTATCTCGGAGTGAATCAGTTTGATTATCGACTATCTGGGACTAACATTCTGATCGAAATAAATGGAGACTTCTGGCATGGGAATCCATCCTTATATGTCAGCGGAGACGTTATCCGCTTCCCAGTAAAGAGCGTGTTGGTTGATAAGTTGTGGGAGAAAGATGAAAAGAAGCGGCAAAAAGCAATAGGAAAAGGGTTTGTTGTCATCACTTTTTGGGAAAGGTTCCTAAAAAAAGCAACAGAAGAAGAAATTAGGAAGAAGGTATATGATGAAATTAAAGTCCATTCAAAGGATTGAAAACAATTCTAAGCGTTATGATATCCAAACTGAAACTGGGAATTTCTTTGCTAATGGAATTTTAGTACACAACTGTTTGATTGTCAGCAAGTTCAACGGTCAGCTTATCGTCAGGACTCGCGGCACCATTGATGCCCGAGGGATGCCTAACGGCCAAGAAATTGACGAATTGATTGCCAAGTATCCAAAGGCTTTTGATAATGACTGGTTGGACAAAGGATTCAGCATTTGTTATGAGTGGACTACCCCTAGTAACATCATTGTTCTGGCCGAATCCACAGAACCGGAACTTTGGCTTACGGGGATTATTGATCACAAAGATTATTCCTATGCCCCGCAGAAAATCCTTGATGCTGCCGTTACCTTCCTTGGTGGCGTCAAGCGTCCGAAGACGTATAAATTCAACAGCTTTGAAGAAATGGTTGCGGCGGTTGAAGCTTTCCGTGGCATTGAAGGAGTAGTCGTTTATGCCTGTAACGGTCAAATTTTGAAGAAGGTTAAGAGTGTCGCTTATTTGGCGTTGCACCGTATGAAAAGCCATCTTGGGAGCACTGAGAACGTTGTTGATTATTTTCTTGCCAACGGTTGCAAAACGTCCGAAGACCTGATTGCGAAAGTGACGGCTGACAGCGATTTCGAAATCGCGAAAGTCATCAGTCTTTCTGCTCCGATGGTTGCGGAAGCCTATCGCCGCACGGTGGAACAGCTAGATACGGCTTATTCGTTTGTTGAACAAAACGTCAAGGTTCTTGTAAACCGTAAAGACATGGCGACGGCGATCCTTGGTCACAATAAGGAATTGTCGGGCTTTATGTTTCAAATGCTTGACGGGAAAATCAAACAGCCTTGGAATGATGTTGTTTTGAAGAAAATCATGATGGCCTATGTTAAGTAGAATTTTTTGATATTCAATTACAAGGTAGGAGAACTAAACGATGAATGATGGGTTTTGGATTAATTACGCCAACGGTAAAACTGTACGGATTCACGAGCATGAGACGGATATCAGGAATCCCAGTGTCTTTAAGAAGTTAGGCTTCAATGTCAAAGAAATGGAAGCCTTCAAACCGTTTAAGCTTGGCGTGGATCGTGAAAAGTTCATGTTGTGGTTGATGCACAAATATCCACTTATGCGGGTACGCGGGCATGGTATTTCCACGACTTTTGAATTTGATTCCAGGTCACGTCAATCCCCTTTGGATGCTGTTTTTGAGTTTGCTGAAAACAACTTGGGTCAATTTTCCATGTTGACTATCAACAACTTTGCAACCAAAGAATCTGTTGACATTTCTTTCGGTGCGTTTAAAGATTTGATGGACTCCGATGGGGCAGAAGGAGTTTTGCGTTACGGTTCGACGATTAGAATAAATTCGAACGTTCTAAAAGAGCTTCGTAAAATCTCCCGTGTGCTAAAAACCACTGACATGTTGAAAAAGTAAAGGATGGTGAAAAATGAATTGGATTTTAAAAATGCTTAAACGGTACAATGCTTGGCTGACGACCGACCCGATTATTTGGAAGGCAATGAAAACCGCCAAAAAGAACGGGAATAAATGCAACTTAGTCGCAAGGTGGAAAAATGGAATCTGATTATAGCTATGTTTATGATCCGGAACATAAGAAGAACCCAGGAAGCGGATTTTCTAAAACAGAAAAGGGCTGGTCTAAAACAGACTATCAAGAAGACATACAAAAGCCAGAAGTGCAGGATAAGTTTGTTTTTGAACACAATGCCGTCTTTAAGTTCGGTAGCAAACTAAATGTAAATTTTCACGGAACGACGGAAGCATCAAAATCATTTCCTTCAAGATTTCGTGATGCTTTAAAAAGATTTATCGGTAAGAAAAACCAATACAAAGAATTTCAGCAGAAGTATTCGGAATTACTTGATTCAGTCGTTGAAAAAACCAAAGGTTCTGAAAACCCTTTGGTTATTTACGGTTGGTCTGTCAGAAGCGGGCAGGATAATGGTCAATTTGATGTTGAAATGCTTGGTGTTGACCCCGTACATACAGCAATGATAGGCGAAGAAATCGCCAAAGAATTCGGAAGAGTAGAAATTGCAACTGATACCCCGACACAAGAAACGAAATCCATCATCATTGATAAAAATGGGAATGCTTCTTCTTTTCTTGGTTTACCGGCTGTACACCAGGGTAAAACAAGGTTTACGTTTTCCACGAATGTAACTGTAGACATTGATAATACGGAACCGAAAGATTTTATAGACGGACTTAAGAAGGCCTTTCGGAACAAACTCGTTTCTATTAGAAATGACGTGATGACAAGAAACAATGAAAAGAATTTCATCAAGAAGGTAAAGGCGGCGTTTGAAGAGTCTGGGGCAACGTTTACTCCGCAACAAATATCCATATCTCCCGTTTTCGGAGGTTATCGCGATCAAAAAACACATGAAGTAGGAACGGAAATTTCATATGACATCCATTTTAAACAAATAGATCCAGAACAAGCCGTTCTTATTTCGAAAGCATTGAATAAACAATTTCACCAACAATCCACTCTTCTAACAGGGTACGGAAATAACAAGAGAGCGGCATTTTATATTTCAGGAATCTGACAAATCTTTTTATGGAAGCCATTGACAAGCCCGAATGGTTTTGATATTGTATCTATATCGAAGCCACTTTAGGATTTATTGAAGAGAATTGAAGAAAGGGTTTAGACATGAAAACTCAAAAGTTGAAACAGTTGGTTCAGGAATGTGGTAAGGTTACAGTCCGATTGACGGATGAACTTTGGGATGAATCTTGTGGACAGAAAGGAATGCTTGCGGATGTCATCCAATATATTGATGAGGATGATGGTTGCAGATTCGTTTTCGATTACCAACGCTATTTGGCGAATGATCTTCCGCTGCAAACTCGAAACTACTACATCGATACCGGTCTCGGAACGGCATTCGAAGCGGGTCTGATGTCGATGAATCGGGTTCAGGAAGATATCTATGCGGAGAAAGAGGGAGAAATCTCTTGTGAAATCGTGGATGAACTTCTTAACAAATATCTTTCAAGCGGTAGCCAGCTTTCTTATGTGGAATGGATGGAAGCCCGCCTGAAGGCTACAACTTCGGAAGACTTAGCCGTTGCGGAAATCAAAGCGTTGGACGGCATGAAGATTGATGAAGTTCACCAAAAGGCAGATGAAGTCCTTTTGAAGGTTCTGAAATCCGCTGGTTTTTCTAAGCTTGTCGCCGCATATCGCGAAGCAAGTGTTGATTTCTATTACATCTAATGAAGAAATATGTCGAATTCTAGGAATCGAAGGGATTAGATTATGGTAAGCAGTGGAATGAAAAATCCGATTTATATTGAATACTATTCCCATTCGGGAGAAGGTTTCTATAAGATCGATATTCCTTGGAGTCGGTTTCATAAATATACGGTGGTTCTTTGTCCCGTAAATGAAGGAATTGAAAAAGCAAAGCTGGTCGCTGAAAAGGCGATTAAAGAGGCGCTGGCTTTAGCACTTGAAAACCCAATTGAGAAGGAGCAAAACGATGAATGAACGTGTGTATGATGGATACTTGAAGGTTGATCGTGTTGATGTTGATTTGGGAGACGGCAAACTTGTCAAGCGGGAAGTGGTCAGGGTCAGGGATGCCGTTGCGGTTCTCTGTTACTGTCCTGGAACTGACAAATTCTTGTTCACTAAGCAATTCCGTATTGGGGCCAATGCAGAAACTTTTGAGGTCCCTGCCGGTTGCATTGACAAGGGCGAAAATCCAGTCGATGCCGCTATTCGTGAAACGAAAGAAGAGACAGGCCGTGAAGTCTTGTACATCCGTAAAGCCGGGGAATTTTTCCTGAGTCCGGGATATACGACAGAGAAGATGTATCTGTATATCGCCTGTGTGGGAGAAGACAATCTCGGTCAGCATCTTGATGGTGATGAATTCCTTACGATTGTTGAAATGAGCCCTCGTGATCTGGTCAAGTATACATTTAAAGACATCAAGACGCAATACCTTGTCAATAGTTTTGCTTTAAAACAGACACCTTTGATCTCTGAAGAAAATTGATTTCACCCTATTGACATCATAGGCTCGTTGTGGTATATTGTCTTCATTCAAGAGACCCAAGGGGGTCTTTTAAAGAAATCAGAGGAGACAGATATGAACCCAAACCGAGAGAATGAGAAGAAAGTGATGCGGCAAGAAATCATGAATGTCATTCGTGCCAATGGCGTTCCTATCACTGGTGATTTGTGGTTTTCTTTGATCTTCCGTACACATTCAGAACTCAAAAAGATTTGTAATGAACTTCACATCGTCACGAAAGGTATCTGAAAATGATGACAAAGCCCGTTGTTAAGAATGCCAAGCAGACCGACGTTATTGAAGTCCTCCCTATCCTTAAGAAGTTCATGAGCCCCGGCCAGCTCTGTGCCGTCGCTGATATGACTCGCGGGGAAGAGGGTCAGTTTTTCCGCAACAAGATGGTTGAGATGGCGGAAATCTTCAAGATGATGCCCAAGACCTACGAAACTGATGGTGAGGGGAAAAACGCGGTTGCCTACCTCCACTTCTTCAAGAATGATTGTGATTGGTACATTACCGAGAAGGATGTTGACAGCGACAATGAAGGTCAGATTCAGGCCTTCGGTTTGGCAAAGATTTGGGAAGCCGAACTTGGCTATATCAACATCAAGGAACTTCAGGCTTGCGGTGTTGAAGTTGACCTGTATTGGACGCCCAAGACCATCGGCGAAATCCGTAAGGAAATCGAAAACAATTAAAGACAGAAAGGTTGTTTTATGAAATACCTTCGGCCTAAGACTCGCGGAGAATTGCGGGATGCCCTTAAGAAAGGCATTCCTTGTGAAATCATTGCTAGTAATCAGGAGATCACCGATATCTGCTTGAAATGGTGGCTGAATTTCAGTGATTATACAGTAGTGGAATCTGAAAATAAAGGATGGTGCCTTTACGTCCCGAAAGACATGGATCAATAAAATGGCTAGGACTATCGTAAAACTAAGAGACTACTACTTCGAATATTCTTCCGTTGTTGATGCTCCCGTAACTTGGGGTATGAAAAAGAAGGACTTCGAAGCCTACTATAGAGAAGAATACGGAAGGTCTTCTCTTGAAGATTTTCAAGACAGGATGAAAAGGGTTGATAAAAACGGAACATCTTCAGTGTCGGGTTCTTCTGTCGAAGAAGTTTTGGATGGGAATTGCGCGGGTCCAAACGGGAAAGAATTGACGGTAGAGGAAATTTACAAATTCTATTGCCTTCATGAACCTTTTTCTAAATGAAAGGGTGAAAATGACAACTTGGGAAAAATTTAAGTAGTCATTTGAAAAATGTTGGATGGCATTTAGGGACAGGCAAGATGAATGCAGGACCTACAAGATTATTGTAGAAAACCGTTAGACTCTATTGACATTCCTGAAATGATATGGTATCTTGCTGTTATCAATTGAAAGGAACAGAAGACAATGGCTAAACGTTTTTGGACAGCAGACCCTCATTATGGAAATCCGAACATTTCCCTGTATTGCGGTAGACCTTGGGTAAAACCCTGTCATCTCAATGCGCAGGGTCAATGGATCAGTCCTGAAGCCGCTCTTGAAGTCGCGGAAGCCAATAACCGCATTCTGTTGAAGAATCACAACAGCCGAGTAAAACAAGAAGACACGACCATCTGTGTCGGGGACTATGCCTGTAAGGGGAATGAAAAGGGTGTCGCCGGTTTCAGAGACAAACCCGCCGATCTCATTTCTAAGCAGAATGGAACCTATATTATCATCGAAGGAAACCATGACTTTTGCAATGGCGTTAAAACCGTTGCGGAATTTATGACGGTTTCCATCGGAAGGTATCATGCAGGGGTTCAGCATATTCCTCTTCTTGACGAGAAAGTCTATAACGATTATATGGCATTGTCTCCGGAAGCAAAGGCGAAATCCGGATTCAAGAACACCATGAGCCAGTCTATGCGTGATTTTTGTTTCAGGCATGCCAAGTATTGTCGAGAGAATCTTGACTTCATCATTTGCGGACATGTGCATAACAAATGGCGGGTTAAGAAAATCGCGGGTATCTGGCATATCAATGTCGGTGTGGATGTCTGCCGCTATATGCCGATTGATGATCAGGAAGTCTTGACCATCTACGAGAAGACGATTCGTGAATATGGGAAATAAAGAGAAGGTGTCAGGGAGACTTGACACCTTTTCTTTTTTATGGTATCTTGTGTTTATCAAATCGATACGAAAGGGCTTAAACCATGAATAACATGACTGAAATCGTTGGAATCTGCGTTCCTGAAATCACTGTTTTTAAAGATGGTGATGAAATCATTATCCTTCACAAGAATCAGGATTCTCTCTTGAAGTTCACTCTTCCTCCGGATTTTAACCCTATGGCTTCTGAAATCAGCGCGGCGGTAAACCGTGCGTGTTCTGGTTTGGATTGGGACAAGAATTTCGATGAAGTGTTTAACCATCGTGCGTATCGGGATGCCGTTATGAACATCCCTTCTTATTTGATTGGAGAATAATGAACAAATTCCTAACCGGCAAGATCCCGGAAGATATCACGGTCTATCTGAAACCCGCTGAAAAAGTTTCACAGGCTGTCAGTGATGAAGATATTCTTAAAGTCGATGCAGTTCCAGGTTTCGTTTTTGAAACGGGAAATAAAAAGACAGAAGAGACTGCAAAGTCTTGGGCTTTTGGATATTGTAACGATGATTTTAACAAGGAAAGTTTCGCAAACAGAATTGTTGTAAAGAAGAATGTCCCTGTCAGTGGCTATCACCTTATCGGTTTGGAAATCCGAAGTGAAGGCGGTAGGGCTTGGAAGGTCTTAGATAGTAACGGGCATCTTTTCGATCTTCGTGAAGATGTTTTGTTGGACATCCTTCAATACGCAGGTGTTGAAAACGGCATCATTAAGGCGGATCTAATCTGGGCTGTTGTCGGGTCACAGATGAAACTTATCAGGGTAGGATCTGAATTGCACAAGAGAATCCTTGCCTACACTGTAGAAAAGGGGAAACAAAGCATTAAAGATCTTGTCATCGGGCACGTTTATTCAACGCCTAAAGGTCAAGACAATTATGTCTTTATTGGGAGATACGATGCTGTTGCCTTTTCTAAAGAAAAGGCGATCAAATATCACAAAGGTTTCGTCTTCTACAAAATCAAAGAATACAGCTATGATGGTTTTTCATACCAAAAAGAAATTGATGAATGTAACTACTTTAAAGTTGTTATTCTGAAGACATACAATCTCGTCAAAGATGTCGGAACGGTTATTGTCCCTGACAACTTCTTAGATAGAGTCCGTAAAAACTATTTGGATCGAGATTCTTTAAAAGATTATCCGAGATTGCAATTCTTAGGATATGAAAATTACAAGAAACCTAATTATTGGATTTCAGATTCTTCCTTCCTGTTCAATATGGAAGGTTTCACAGACAAACCGATTGAAGACATTGATGAATGGAACAGGGATTGGTATTCTATCTTGACTTCGCAAAAGAAAGGCTGAAAAATGAATTTGCTTAAACAGGTCAAAGACAACGATCAGGATTTCGAGTGGTATCCGACTACTAATGAAATGATTTCTGTCGTTTCTAAAAAACTCAATGAACTTTATGAATTTAATATGTTTTCCTGCCTTGATGTCGGTGCAGGTGACGGACGTGTCTTGACCAAAATCAATGAACATTTTATTGAAGGTTACGAAGAGTATGAACGTAGATTTCACGGTATCAGCCAGAAATTCGCTATCGAAAAGTCGCAGATCCTGTTGCAAAATCTTCCTGAAGACGTGATTGTTTTGGGAACCGAATTCAACAATCAAACCCTGATTGATAAAAATGTTGATGTCATCTTTTCCAATCCGCCTTATAGTGAGTATGAAGCATGGGCAAGCCGCATCATTCTTGAATCCAATTGTAAACACATTTTTCTTGTCATCCCTCAAAGGTGGAAAGACAGCCAAAGAGTCAAGACGGCGCTTGAAAAGCGGAAGTCAGAAGCTGAAGTTCTTTTCAGCGGGGATTTTCAAAATGCTGAACGGCAGGCAAGGGCTAAGATTGATGTCCTTTATATCGACTTGCAGGGCCGTAGTGGAAAAGAAAGTGTTGACCCGTTTGACATTTGGTTTAATGATAATTTCAAGTTCTCTGCCCCCGAAGTCACCCCTGAAGTTGCCACCGAAGTTAAAAAAGATGAATTGGTAGGTGGCAGGAATCAGATTGAAGTCATGGTTGAACTCTATTTGAACGGGTTGTCGAAGCTGATTGATAATTATCAAAATGTCAGTAAGATCGATCCTGAAATCCTACGGGAAATCGGAGTTAATATCGCCAACGTAAAAACCGCATTGAAGGAGAAGGTTCGCGGACTTAAAAAACTATACTGGGAAGAACTCTTTGCAAGACTGGAAACCGTTACCAAGCGTCTGACTTCAAAGACCAGGTATGAAATGCTTCAAAAGATGAACCAATATACAGGGATTGATTTTACAACTGAAAACGTCTATGCAATCGTAATGTGGGCTTTGAAAAATGCCAACAAGTATATTGATTCTCAGCTCCTTGATGTCTACAAAGACATGACGCGGGAAGAAAATGCCCAAGCATATAAGAGTAATGTACACATGACAAAAGATACTTGGCGGTATTGCCGTTCCGGTGATGAAAGTGTTTCGCATTACAGCCTTGATTATCGTATTGTTCTTTGTCATTGGAGCGCCTTGGAAAGCTATAGCCGTCAGCGGCATCTTTCCACGCGTACAGCCGGTATGATTAACGACATCTTCACGATCGCCAACAATCTCGGGTTTGATGTCATTAATGACAGTTATGAGCGGGATTGGGAATATGGTCAGCTTGAAACCTTCTACTTCAAAACTGAGAAGAAGGGAACTGATTTTAAGGAAGAAATCTTCTGTACATTCAGAATTTACAAAAACGGGAACATTCATATCAAGTTCAATCAGAAATTCATGAAAGCGATGAATATCGAAGCCGGTAGGCTTTTGGGATGGCTTAAATCTTCTAAACAGGCAAGCGAAGAAATGGGGATTGAAGAAGAAGAAGCCGAATCCCTGTTCCTGACGAATATCCAAATCAAAACAATCCCCTTACTTACGGCGTGAAATCATGACAACTAAAAAAGTGGAAGACTTCCTTAAAAGCGTAGAAGCACAGAAAAAAGACAAAGATCTGTTTTTAAGAGATGGGGCATACTGTTGTCAAAAGCTAACTGAACATTATCATGAAGCCAAGGGCGATCTTATGGTGATGGAACATAGCGGGATGTTTGATGATTCTGAAATTGGAGAAGAAAAGAAACGGATTACCACAGTGGAAGCTGCGCTTCGATTCTATGGTTCTTCTCTTTAGCTGTTGACGACATGGAATCGGTTTGATATCTTCTTTCTATGAAAAGTTCTCACGCAATCCGAAACCTTACGGAAGCCTTAAAGCTCCCTCTCGGGCATTATGACAGAATCAATGCCCAGAAAACTGTTTCGAAAATTTATTCAAAAGTCAGGGATAATGAGAAGATTCTGAGGGAGAAGATGAGGAAAAGTAGGATTCCGATCTACTTCGAGAAACCTGAATATTTCGACATCTGCCAATCCATTTGTCATTCTTTGTTTCTGCCAGGCATAAAGAAGATCGTCTTTCAGAGTCCAGATGTTGATCCTAGTGCCGGTGGGCACTATATTCTCGGAGAAATTCACATCAAATACTGTAATACTGATGTCTTGACAATTCTCCATGAATTGACCCATCATATCGAACGGTGTGAAAAAATGAAAGATGATCACGGTGACATCTTCGTTGAATTCGAAAACCTTGCATTCGAAGCTTTTATTTCTTGGTATCGCCTTCAGACACTTGACAACAATCCGAGTTTTTGATACTGTATCAGTATTGAAAGAAAGGAAGTGTTGATATGGATAAAATCGTAAACGCCATCAACGAAATTCAGAAGATTGATATGCAGGTTCTTTGCAAGGACATTATCGATATCAGTGTCTATAGAAAAAATCCGCAAGAAATGAACATCATGAAGATTTCCGAGAAAGTCGGGTTGCCAGTAGAGGACGTTATCCGTATCGTTACGGACCTCGCCGTTTCTGGCTTTGCAAACGGTCTATATGTAGATAAATACAAAATGTAAGTATTCCTATTGACAGATTACTGAAGTTTTGATAATGTATCTTCATCGAATCAAGGAAAGGCAGGCGAAACATGAAAAAAGGTTTTCAGACTTTTCTATCGGCGAAAGACGAAGCTGACAAGATGAAGGATTTGTTTAAAACTCCTTTTAGCGTTTTCTTTGATTGGGCTTGGGACGGCATCAACAATTGGCGGATTGCTGTCGGAGATTACAGGACGGCAGAATACACAGCAAAGGATTAAGACATGAATGTTTCAGATATCAACATCGGTGATTATTTCATTACTTCGGCCATTCCGGAAAATCGGGCGTTCCGATACGGAATTTTTTGTAAAGCAAAGGAAGACCTTAAGGTGGTTTTCGAACGCTTTACCAACGGAGAAGAATTTCCACTTTTTGTCAAAGACGGACAAGTGGATATGGGAAACTGGGTAAAGACTTGTCTTAGCGGCGAAGAGAAAGTAAAGGCGGTAATTTGCATTCTTGATCGCGGACAAGAGACGGAAGAACAGCTTCGTTGGCAGATTGATTCCGCGACTAATGACATCATTGCCACCAAGAAGGTGACAGACGACGTTTTTAAATCGGTTATGGTAAGGGAGTAATATGAAAAAGATCATGTTTTTGGTTGCCCTGTTGGCGGTATTCGTCCTTTCAGGTTGTATTGAAAGAAAGATTGTACAGGTTGTCGATAAAGATGGCAAAGTGATAGAAGAGTATGATCGACCATTTCCCTCTATGCATCTTAATCCAAAATGTGTATCATTTGTTGAAGGATGTGAATACTTTATCGTGTATGCTGATGCTTCACGCACTTATGTTCACAAGGGAAATTGCAAGAATCCCATTCATATCCACAACGGCGGGAATCACGAGTAAGAAAGGAATACTACAATGCTAGAAATCAAGTTTAATGGAAAGTTGGAATCGGTGCGGTCAGTCAAGGATGTGAACATGTTTCCATGTCTTGGTAAGTATAAAAAAGAAAAAGTTATTGTAGCGTTTTTCAACAGTACATGCGGAATTGTTGTTAGCAGTGATGATCCAGATAATAAACCGGGAGAGTTTTACACGAATTGGAGTCCAGAAAGCTTCATCTATATAAATTCTGGTGCATCAGTTAGTTTCACGGTTACAAACAAGTAAGGAACAAAAATGAAAATTGAAGACTTACAGAATGTAGATCGGGATGTATTGATCAGCCGCATTATTGAACTGGAATGCGCTATCAAGTGGCTTGTGAATGACAGGATGAAAAATTTTGATGACAGACAGTACGGCAAAGGCAACATGCGGAATATCCTAGAAAACGGCAGCCTTCCGGTAATTGAAGTGGAGAATGTTTAAAAATGAAAAACGCATTTTCCTTATTGTTTGTCGGATGCGCTATAATGCTGTTCAGTCTGGCATTAGGAATCTGTGGAGTTACAGTCTTTAGGCTTTTTATGTCTTCTAATTCCGTTACCCCTTCACAGTGGACACAGACACTTGAAACATTGGAACGAAGCAGCAACGGAAAAACCAGTTGTGATGTCAAATGGGAAGATAAGAAGATGACCCTTACTTTTCACTTCAATGACATTACCAATTCCTTCTTTCGAAACTGAAATTTATGAGAGTAAAACTGTAAATGATGTTTTTGTCGTCGAAGTGTAGGGTGATGATATTGTTACCAAGAGGGTGCTTTTCAACTAAATGAAAGCTTACAAACTCATAAGAATCAGGGAAAATGGAAGTTTAGGTCCTCTGTTTATCAACAGGAAACAGGTAATCGAATTCGGGAAATGGATACCTTCCAAATGCATACCCACAAAAGGATTCGCTGTAAGACCGGGTTGGCACTGTACATCTAAACCCTGTGCCCCTCATCTTAAAACAACCCTGTCTAACGGTGAACAGCGGGTTTGGTGTCGGGTTGAAATCAAAGGCGTGACGGAAATCAAAAGACCTATCAGCCAAGGCGGGATCTGGTATCTTGCTAAAGAGATCAAGTTCTTGAATTTACTGTAAGGTTTCCTGAAAAATAAAAAACGGTTGTCTATATCCGGACTGTACGCAAGTATAGGGTTCGGCTATTGCCTTGATAACATAATGGCTAGTGTAACCTCTGGACATCGTAAAACCTCTTTAAACAGGGTCTAGGCGAGCCACAGGCGAAGGTCCGGAGCAAGACAGTGGATAACACCCCCTTGCTTAAAGATTGACAGAAACGTATTTCTGAGGCTATGCGATCCTTGTGAGAGAACACAGGGAACTAAAAAGGCTTGAGAAGTACGGAATTGCCCGCGACGGTAGATTTGAGACACTTCTATCGTGGGGATCTGTCGGGACTATTTCCAGGCCACTTAAGTCAGCTAAGTCTAGGCGCGAACGGGGTTTCGCCGGAGGACGAGGGAAATAGGGAATACAGTGAAATTCTGTATTCAGCTTGTGACACGACGGAACTGAGTAGACCTCTGCATCCTGGCTTTATTTTCGGGATAAATACCTGAACTAGCGTAGGACATTGTTGAAAACCTTCCCCTAAGCTTATACGAATTAGGTATCAAGCATGTGTCGGTTTTCAGAAGATATCAGTATTTTCTGAATACAGGAGAATATGGTTTCATTCTTTATCTTTACTTTGGATAAGGGGTGGAACCGTGTTCTCCAACCTGTCCTTGCTTGCCGAATGTCAATATCAGACTGGGAAATGATGATTCTCTTCCTTTTCCTTTCGGCAATATGTTTCCTTTTTCTTTCTTTTGGGTATTGGTTTTAAAGCCTTCTCCATATATCCAAGATACATTCTTTAAGAATAGGATTGGAAAATAAGAAATGGAAAAGATATAAAACATATACACAGGAAGGAGGAAAAGGATGATAGAAGAATATGTAATCGGGAAAATATTAGAAATCAGAGAGAAAGAAGAAAACACATCTAGAAGCATTGTCAGTATTTGTGTCGAAGGAAGAACAGAGACTTCGGAACATTTTAAAGAATATGCCAAGATGTTCAAATCAGGAGACGAAGTTATTTGTGTTTGGAGACCTGAATTCAAAAAGATTACGAATATGTGGTTTCCTAATTTATGGACAAAGATAGCCAAACAGATAGAGCCATATCCAACCGTCTTGTTAAAGACAACAAGTAAAAAAGGGAAAACATATTGGAGAAAAGCAAGGGTAGATTTATTAGAAAAGAAGAAACAAAAGAAAACCATTGAAAACCCTTCGATTGTAAAATCAGGGAAAAACTTGATAATGTATTGAAATCCCTATTTACAGAAAACCGCAAATCTGTTATTTTATAAAAAAGGAAGCAAAAGGAAATGATTGAAAACGAACTGAAGATTCTTAGACACAGCTTGGGAACGGATTGGGAAGGGGATCTTACTTGGCATAGGAATTATTTTGATCCCGGCGGAGAAGACATCAAAATTTGTGAAAGCCTTCTTGCTAGAGGATTGATGACAAAGGCAAAGACGGCCTTTATCGGGAATAATTTGTATTATGTGACAGAAGCTGGAAAACAGTTTGTCAGGGAAAATATCATCCAGAAACCTAAGTTGTCTCGAAGCAAGGAACGGTATCGGAAATATCTTCAGGAAGACAGTTGTTTGGATTTTGGAGAATGGTTAAAGAAAGGTCGGTATAAGTGAAATTTTTCATCTACGGTGGAACGATTGACGGAGAACACAGCAGGACTTCGGGTATTGTCAACAAAATCAAAACCTGTTTGTTGGATTACGGAGGCGGAATGTCGATGAACGGACATCCATTGGATACACCGTCATTGGTACAGGATTTATACAATTCAAACCGGTGGATAGACACTATGATTTGGATGCCGGATATCAGGAACGAAGAACCAAAACATTATCCTATCAAGAAGGTAGGGGATGTTTTGATTTGTTCCAAAGTTATGCGGGAAGGCTATACCCGATTGGATGCCGTCAGCCGTATTTTTAAAATGCAGGGTAATGCCGTCATCTGCATTTACAAAGACGAAACTCCTTTCCGTTTCGAGTTGATAGATGCTCTCGGGAATATTTGGTGTTCGACCACCGAAATCAGCGTTCTGTGCAAGGCTATCAATGACCTATACAAACAGACGCGGGAAAGTGTACGACTCGGCTCAGTGCACGTCAATAGGCTTGACGGTTATCCTAGAGACAGAGACAGCATTCGGTATCTGATTCGTGCGAATCAAGCTTTGAAAGACAAAATCATGGAAAGCTGCGGAAACCGGTTTTTCGGAAATATAAGCACAAGATGTCAGAACCTATTCCCGAGTTGTTCCGGTACCGGCGTTGTTTTTGTCAGTCCGAGGAATTGTGACAAAACCGGCTTGACGGCTGAAGATATGGTTCCCTGTTATCTTGAAGACAGTTTGGTTTGTTACGGTGGACAGATGAAACCGAGTGTCGATACTCCGATACAGATTGCCCTGTATAACCAATTGCCTGGAATCAAATACATGATTCATGGACATGCATTTCTAAAACCAGGCAGTTATTCTTTTGATGTTTCAGAGACAAATGAATACCGGTTTTGCGGGGACTACAGGGAAAAAGATTTGATTTTGAAAGTAATACCAGAAGGATCGGAATACGGTGTCGTAAATTTAAAAAATCACGGATTCCTTATCTATTCTTCGAATGAAGACCAACTGAAAGAAATCTTAACTTCTTCAGACTGGGAAATGAAAAGATGGTAGAAGAAAAACAAGAAGAAATTGTCGAAATCATACGTGGATTACCGAAGGATGCTAAGTTACACGTCTTCAACAAGGAGAAAGAAAATGAATGAATCGAATATGGGATGGATATGTCCGAAGTGTGGAAGAGTAAACGCTCCTTGGGTAAGCAGTTGCCCTTGTTATTGCGAAAAGACCGATCAACAAGGAAACCGATATCCTATTTATCCGAATACTACACCTTATCCCTTTCCAAGTTTCCCTTATCCTACTTATCCAATCGTAACTTGTGAAGGGAATACTACGGTGTCAGAAACCAAGGATACCGTAAGGTTCGAAACTTCTACAGAAGGTATCATCGCCGGAATTATTGAAAGTCCTATTCCGTTGGAAGTATTTCCGAACAAAATGGGAATAAACGTTTGTTCCGTAGAAAAACTTTCTTGGGAACGGCAGAGCGACGGGCAGCTTAGAAGCTTGTCTATACGTTTTATCCCGGATACTGAAGATCAAAAGGAATCTTTAAATGATCCGGAAAGAACAGTAAAATGAATTTATTTTGATATTTGTGAAATGTTTGCGCGAAGAATCTATAATGTGTTAGGAGACGGAATGAAAGAAACGACAAATAGGATAAACTTGATTACAGGGCGAAAACCCTATAGTCGTTTTTTGTCTAATGGAGGCAAACGAAACTAACCGTTAAGAGAAAGTTTTAGATTTTTAATGGAAGACACTTGACGGGAGTTAAAGAAACTGTTAAAGTGTCTTTTGTTTTCTACGAGAAGAAGTTGTTTTTGGAGAGTTGGCAGAATTGGTAAATGCGCGGGCCTGGAAAGCCTGCGGGAATCAAAAACCCACGAGGGTTCGAACCCCTCACTCTCCTCCAGTTTTTGAAATTTGAGATTAAGGAGGGTTGGGGGAATTGGTTGAACCCGGATGTCTCGAAAACATCTGAATCGGCTAACACCCGGTTCTGTCAGTTCGAATCTGACACCCTCTTGCTGGATAAGTTGAAGTACCTTTACGTGGTTTCTGGTATAGGGTCGCTTGCGATTCTCGAAATCTTCAACAGTGTTCTTTAAAATTAGAATCGGAGTTTAGCTCAGTTGGTAGAGCACCGCACTTTTAATGCGGGGGTAGCGTAAGCAATCACGGGTTCGAACCCCGTAACTCCGGCCATTAAAGGGAAACAAAAGTTGCGTCCCCTGCGGGCGCATGAATTGAAACCGACGCAGACTAAGAATCTGTGGCTGCCGAAAGGCAGCGGTTAATTTTGACAATTGAATAAGTTCTTGAATTCACACAGGTTCCCTTAAATGGATTCTTGTGTGAAATTTGCGGGTGTATCTCAAAGGCTAGAGACTCAGTTTACCAAACTGATTATGAGAGTTCAATTCTCTTCTCCCGCTCCAGATGGGTCCAATCGCCCCATGATTGGTAGCCAGTTCACATGACTGGTTTGCAGCGATATCAGATGTATGGATTTCAGTAGGAGCCTCAGTGTGACCGCAATGAAATCCAGGCATTGAAGTATTGGAATCTGTTTTAGAAAAAATCATGGCAGTAACCTCTGTGTAAAAGGTAAATAGTAGAATAGGCCAAATTGGTAGGGCAGTTGACTGTTACTCAACCCAAGACAATCTTAACCGATTGTGTGTGCAGGTTCGAATCCTGCTTCTACTGCCATTTTAAGAACGGCGCGTGGGTCAACTTGGTAGACCGCTTGATTCGGGTTCAAGAATTTGCTGGTTCAAATCCAGTCGCGCCGACCATGTTTGAACGGGTTTGAAGAAAATGAAAAAAATCTTCAGTATCCCTATTGACAACATGCCGTGGATTTAGTAAGATGTGCGGCGTTGAAAGGACAAGTAGGGAAACCAAAAATCCTGACAACAAATGTTCTTTGAGAGATGAAATGATGGTTCTGAATAGGTCAGAAGGAAGCGATGCTATGACGGTGGCAACCCAATGGCTAAAACGCGGCCAGATACGGTTCGATTCCGTGATTCAGAAAAATCAGAAAAATTTTTCGAAGACCACTTGACAGACGGCGGCGGTTTTGCTAAAGTCTGCGGTGTTGAAGAGAAAAAGGCAAAAAGCGGTTTGACGCCGCGCCCTGCGGAAAAGTTCAGAAATGAACTGGGGTAAAAATTGACAACTGAATACGATTTGAAAAAGAGTCTCTGAAGACCGGCCTGAATGAAAAGCTCAGGAAATGGGAACAAATCCCGCCCGGAAAAAAGAGACTTATCGCCATGCCGCCTTAAAACGGTATGGACTGGTTGATGAATCCAAGATTCCGTTCCCTTAAAGGAATGTTGAGTCAAGTGAAGTCAATCAAGAATTTCTGAAAACAGGCGGTGTCTGCCTGACCCTATTTAATAGTAGGGTGAAAGGACTCGGGCGTTAGTTCTGTGTTCAATCCGTAGCGCTTCCTTGAGAAGTGTATAACGTGTTGAAAGGTGTTAATCTTAGAAATCAGATTCACAGGGTCTGATGGAGATGTCGGTTGCCAGACTTGTGTGGCAATTAAAAAGCACCGCTGAACGCCAAATCTTGAGGGTATGGAGTAATTGGTTAACTCGCCAGGTTTTCATCCTGGAAACGCACTGCGCTTGTGCGGGTTCGAATCCCGCTACCCTTGCCATCTTTCGATGCGAATATCGGACAGACAATTTTGAAAATCTTAAGAAGGTAGATTCATGGTTCGACGGAATTGTGAATCCTGACCTAACAGGGATAGATTCTACGTGGTGTATGGTGCACACTGGCCCCCTCAAACGGGCCGGGGGACAACGTTCAAGTCGTTGACGGAAGAACAAGTTTGTGTCTGCAAAGACGCATAAGTGAAATCCCCTACAACTTTACCCCTGAACAGGGGAATGCATCGGTAGTTCAATTGGTAGAACGATGGACTTCCACTCCGTAGGTTGCCGGTTCAAGCCCGGTCCGATGCTCCATGTTGCACAAGTTTGTGTATGAATTGAAATAAATAGCGGTATATCAGTTAGTAGATAGTTTCCATGATTTTTATAGGAGTGTCGTATAGATGGTTTTTACGGATGTCTGATAAACATCTTAAGAGGGTTCGACTCCCTCCACTCCTACCATTTGTCGGAATTAGAACTGTCGTGAAATTCACATTGATCAGTGAAAAGTAATTCTGGAGCCGCATAGACAGTTATATACCCCCTCGGTCAAAGGGTACGACAATTAATTTTGGGGCTGTCGTCTAAGAGGAAGGACATAGGGCTGAAAATCCTACGGTGATGGTTTCGAGTACCTCTGGCCCCACCAATTTAAAGCTGAATAGCAACGTATCCAAGCCGTTGTGCCCGTCCCTTCTTTTGGAAGGTAATGATATGCGGTTGAAATCCGAAGCTTGGCCGATTTACGGGGATGTGGCGCAATGGCAAACACGGGTTGTATCCTAACAGCTTAGGTCGTGCGGAACAGCCTGTTGTCTAAATCCAAATTACGACAACTTGTATGTTCGAATCCTGCCTTCCCCATCATTTTTTACGGGACGAAGTAAAACGGAAAGGTCTCGGATCAATTGATCCCGAACACATGTCAGACTGGTAAGCGCAACCGAATTGACTTCGGGTTTATTTTCCGATAAAAGACTATAACACCAAGGAATGGTGCCTTGGAAATATTTGGTTCGACTCCAAAAGTCCCGACCAACATCTGTTTCTAATTAATTCAGAGAAAACATTGAACAGCCGTGGGCTCTGTTTAATCTCAATCGGTGAGTTTACCTAATGCGGTAAAAGTCCGTGGCCTCCTCCGTTTTATTGATAGGTGCGGAGAATGGTATTCCAGTTGGCTGTTAACCAACCGTCCCGCAAGGGCAATCGCTGGTTCGAATCCAGTCCTATCAGCCATTTTTTATGCAGTAGGAGTAAAACGTAAAGTCGGTTCTGGAAACCTCTGGGTTCGTTCGATGTCGTGCCCAGTCAAGGAACTGATATAACACCTCCAAACGAAGGAGGAGATATCTGGTTAGACTCCAGTCTACTGTACCATTGCTGCGACTTGTAGCATAAGAATTTCTGGCGTAGCTTAAGCCTTACCCAAACAAAACAGTCCCTATGTCAGGGATATGATGTTTGTAAAACAAGGGATAGACCTTGGGTTTAAATTGAAAGGGTGTGGCCACATCTTTTTAAGGAAAACCCAAATAAGGGAACGTGTTTGAAATCCCCTTGGGGAAAAAACAACTGCGATGATGCAGTAAGATGATAAGGAAGAAGAGATAGACGGTTTGCATTTGACATACTGGTGTAATCTGGTTAGCACGGCCCTGATAGAGGGGGAGGTCCGGGTTCAAATCCCTAGTGTCGCTAGATGCGGGCTGGAACAAGATTGAAATCCTCTGAAGGTACTTATCCGCCAGACCAATTTTACCTGCTTCTCAGAAGTTATAGGGTTCTGTTTTGAAACATAAGAATATCAATTTGTTTAGCGGATATCCCTTATGAAAAGGAAGTCTTATGATTCTGAGGATATTCATTCCCATTTCGTTTATGGAGAGTGCTGGTGAAAGACGCATAGGAAAGGACAATTGGAAGGGATTCACGACTTGCGATATGCCTATGCGCCTTAAAGTGAATATGCGTTGTCATTCAGTCGGATGTCAATGTGAACTATTTACGGCTCATATCCTTTGGCGGATGCCTTAATCCGTGGAAGGTAAATGGGGATGTATCTCAATTGGACAGAGTGTGTGGCTTCTAACCACAAGGTTGCGGGTTCGACTCCCGCTTTCCCCACGGGTGATAAGTTGAAGTACCTTTACGTGGTTTCACCTATAGAGTCACTTGCGATTCTCGAAATCTTCAACAAAATGATATCTTGGATAATTTTTAAGAATTTCATAGCTTTCCCTTCTTTAAAGTGTTGGAAAGTTGAAACATCAATAATACAAAGTTCTATATTTCGTTCGTGACAAGCTTGGCATTTCCTGTTGTCATTGTTTTGAATTTTGGAAAGCTTATCTTCACCGTAGATAGGTTCGTAATGAAAGATACCATTTAGTTCGAAAGCAAGTTTCAAAGAAGGAATGTAGATATCTAGTTCTGAATTGATAGCGTCCTTCCTATTGAAGTGGAATTCAAGATTTGGGTAAAGGATCGGCAACTTCGTTTCCAACCACCTTTCAAGCTTAGATATTTTTGTTCCTTTTGTTTTATGCATGTTATTATAGGTTGCTGAACAAGATTGACTGCAAAAATGGTGTTTGGATTTCTTGATGCGCGAAATTTGTATCTTAAATTTTTTACTACATTGTTCGCAGTTGATAAAAATTGGAGGATGAACAGATTGACCGAAACAGATAAGAGAACAATATTCAGAAGTTTCACCTTTTTTTGTATTTTGAATCCTGTGTTTTTCTTTGTAGAAAGTTTTACCGCAATGTTTACATTGTAACGGTAGTAGTTGACGTGATTTAGCTGCTTGGAATTCTTCTTCGGTAAAAAGTGGTATCATAATCTATTCCTCCTACATATGGAATGAATATCGAAGAACAATTTTCGACTCTCGCCTTCCCCACCAATAACCGAGAAGGGTCAGCAAACTTCAAAATAATGAAGGCTGGAAAAAATAGACGGCATAGGACATGGTTCGATTCCCTTAGCCTTGGTAGGATGTCCGGATTGCTGGAACTTATGTGAAATCACCTTCTCGATGCTTTCAAACATCCCCTTTGAGTCAGAAAAATCAGCGGGATGTTTTCAAATAAGCCTTGTGACTTCTACAAATTTATCTGACAAGTTTCTGTTTGTCACAGGGAAGATCGGAAACTTCCGACACGGGGATGAAAAGCCCCGAATATGCTTGTGTAGCGCAACTGGATAACGCATCTGGCTCTTACCCAGAGGATTGCGGGATCGTTCCCCGCCACAAGTACCATTTTTTTTAAGAGGGGGTTGTTCTTTACGGAGGTCTGTAAAACCTTTGCCGTTATTATGTAAAGCGGTTCGGCAGATAGTTCGACTCTATCAGCCCCCACCAATTTTGCCGAGTTCCTACCTGAAACCTGCCGCTTCAACAACCGGTTACAGAAAACCTTGATTTTCGCACGTCAAGGATTTTGTGAAGGGAAAGCGTTAGGGAAAACGGTGAATCGCCCCTGTAACTCAATTGGCTAGAGGCTCTGACTCGTAATCAGAAAGTTGTCAGATCATACCTGACCGGGGGCTCCATTTTTAGGATTAACATTGCGAGAGGTTTAAATCACGCCGGACACATGTTCCGGAGTTGTCGGTATCCAATCCGTTTTCCCGCAAACACTTTAGAATGGGGGGTATAGCTCAATGGCTAGAGCTCCACGCTTACATCGTGGCTATAGGAGTTCGATTCTCTTTACCCCCACCATGTTTAAGAATGCTTTAGAATGGGAGAAAGGTCGGGTAGAAAAGTCCCAAGTCTCACAGCCAATTTCGGTTAGATTCCTATTTGAATGTGCTTTTGAAAAAGTGATTCAGGATATGGATCTTTCCGACCAGTTTGACAGACAAGAGATGTTGAAAAACACGCCTATGGAATAGACCTACTACGAGAACGGCTATTATGTAGGAAGGAAGAAACCCCGTGAAGCAACATGGGGATAGTGCCTGGTGGCTTAACCACCATCCCCGTAAAGGGTATAACGTAGATAAGCGGCACCACTTGTTTTTGTCTGTCAGATTTTATGGGGTCCCTGTTTTCCAAACACTGGTACTGATTAAACACTAATTATCAGGAAACGGCTTGCGGATGGTAACGCAGGTGTTCTACGGAACTAGAGAATGGTGAAAATCCGTTCGGTCCCCACCACTTTTAAGGTTTATTTTTCATGCCTGCGTCGTCTACTGGCTAGGACATTAGATTCTCAATCTAATAAAGACGGATCGATACCGTTCGCAGGTGCCAGAGGGGGAAGATTTTGGTTTTGAAGACGAATGAGAGTTTGGGTGAAATGAATTAGCCAACGGTCTGCAAAACCGTAAAACACAGAAATGTGATGAGGGTTTAAGTCCCTCAACTCTCTCCATTTTTTAGATAGGGATATGATGTAACTAGTAGCATGAAAATCTCCAAAATTTTCTGTCCAGACGCGAATTCTGGTATCCCTGCCACACAAAGGAAACTACGACGCGCTACAAACTGAAGCCGAGAAGCCTAAGATGCGCTAAGTACGATCAAGGGGTGAGACGATTCTTGATTTGCGCAAGAGATAGAAAAGTCAACGTACCCTAGTTTCCCTGATTTACTAAAAAAAGATTAGCGGAAAACTATCAAGAACCACTTGACACAGAAGCAGAGGTTTGATACAGTGTTTGTGTTTGAGAAATTCTAGGTGCTGTAAGCAAGTCCTTATTAGGACTGTGAAGCCCGAATAGACCTTTGAAAACTGAATGTGATTTAAATGGTGGAATGGCCGGAAACTCTTTTTCGGGGCTCCGATTTAATGGGGCTTAATGTTGGGGAAGATCCAATATCCACTACCAATTTATGTCGATTTATGTTAATTTATGTCGATTTATTGCGGTAGGGATTAAGGTAAGGTTTACCTAATGAGGCTCATAACCTTGTAACCAGAGATCGTTCCTCTGCGCCGCATCCAATTTTAAGTTGTGCTATTCGAATAGCACATGAATTGAAACATCACGGGACAATGGGAATATGGAATAACGGCTAGTTCACCTCACTTAACCATTTCAATAGTTAAATATTCTGCCATTTTGTTTGATAATTATAATCCGTGTAGAGGAGACGTATGATACCACTTTACACCGAAGAAGAATTTAACAAGGCTAAATCAAGAGATTTACTTCCCAACCAATGTAAAAATTGCGGGAAGATTTTCTTTAGAGAAAAACACAATATAATGTTTTACATTAATAATGGAGGTGGAGATTTTTGTTCAATTTCTTGTTCTTTTAAATTCAATAACCCACTGATTGAAGTTGTTTGTCATACATGTGGAAAATCATTTAAGAAGAAAAAACTTGATGCAGATAAAGAAGAACGGCATTTTTGTAGTAGAAGTTGTGCTAATAAATATTCTTCAAATATCAATAAAGAACAAAAGACTTTAAACCAAAAGAAATGGGCAAATTCAGAAGAAGGAAAAAATTTTTTAACTAAAACAAGCAAATTGGCATGTATTAAAAGTATAGAAATTAGAAAACTTAAATGGAAAATGAATAAATGTCCGGTTTGTGGTAAAGAGTTTAGGGTAATGTTTAAACATAAGAAATACTGTTCGGCAACTTGTTATAATAAAATATCTGGTGGTATAAAAAGGGGGTCTAGTAGAGGTAAGCATGGTTGGTATAAGGGATACTGGTGTGATTCTTCTTGGGAACTTGCTTGGGTGATTTACAACCTTGATCATGGGATTAAGTTTGAAAGGAATCATCAAGGTTTTGAATACGAATTTGAAGGAAAGAAACATAAATACTATCCAGATTTCATTTTAGAAGATGGAACTTACGTTGAAATTAAATCTGTTATGGATGAAAAGAACAAAGCTAAAATTGCTTCGTTCCCAACTTCAATTAAAGTTTTACAGCATAAAGAGATTAAAATATTCATAGACCATGCGATTAAAATCTATGGTAAAAATTTCATCTCATTATATGAGGAAGGTCTGGGTTCGAATCCCGGTATTCTCGCCAACGCCTTGACATAGCTTAAGCGTAAAGCCCCGACATTGTAGTCGGGAGATGAAGCCTAACGAACTTCTGACTCGGCCAATTTGTCCCATGTCCTGAACAAAGGGATAACAGGACTTAATTACGTTTCTGCTGGCAGAGCCGATAAAGATCCACCCCGGAAGTGCAGAAAGTAAGGGACAAACTTTTTGATATCAGATTCTATTAATGTAACAAGGGTTTTATATGTCTAGGAAAAGAACATGGACTGATGAAGATTTTACTAAGGCGGCTTCTGTTTCTACTTCTGTTCGAGATCTTCTAAAAAAGATAGGATTACATCCAACTGGAGCAAACTATAAAACGGTTTGGGCAACTGTCAGGCGTTTAGGAATAAATACCAAACATTGGGTCGGGAGTGGCCATCTTAAAGGTAAAACACATAATTGGTCTAAGTGTCTACCTTTCGAAGAGATTTTGATAAAAGATTCGCATTATAGAGGTAGTACTTCTCGGTTAAAATCTAGACTAATAAAAAACGGAAAGCTTTTAAATAAGTGTTATGAATGTGGACAAGAACCTTTATGGAAAGGAAAGATTTTAGTTCACGTTCTTGACCATATTAATGGCGACAATACAGATAATAGAATCGAAAACCTTAGATTGTTGTGTCCGAATTGTAATAGTCAAACAGAAACTTTTGCTGGGAAGAATAGAAAGTTTGTTCATTGTTAATACGTGCCGTATCCCAACTGGCTGGAGGAGCGGGACTCAAAATCCCGTGGACGGAAGTCCCACTGTGGGTTCGAATCCCACCGGCACGACCATTTTAAACAGGGTGTAGCTCAATCTGGCTAGAGCGCGTGATTTTTATCATTCCTAAATCTTAAGGGCAGTATTTATCTGTGTGTAGTCCGTAATTTGGTAGCGGGTCGGCTTTGGGAGCCGGAGCGAAAGTCTTGTAGGTTCAAATCCTATCACACAGACCACTGTCGGCTATGGATAAGCTTCCTTCTATACTTTTATGGAAAAACCAGCTTTCCGCTTTCCGACACTTTCGAGGTATATTTCAATTGGTTAGAAGAACGGTCTCATAATCCGTTAGTTGAAGGTTCGACTCCTTCTACCTCGACCAATTTTCACTTCAACTTAGTAACGCCAAAAGAAGAAATGTACGGCTTCTTGAGAAGAAGTGAATTATGCTCCTGTGGCGCAATTGGCAGTCGCGTCTGGCTAAGGACCAGATTGTTGGGGATTCGAATTCCTCCAGGAGCACCATTTTTATTACAGGTAGTGAGAAATAGGAATCTCCATAAACCAATGAATAATTTTTCAAGACCTGTTGACGGAAGTAATCCGTTGTGGTATTTTATCTTTATCGAAAGCAAGAAAGGGATAAAACCATGACAGTTAAACAGCTAGTTAGTCGTTTCAAAAAGATCAAGAAACTTGATTTGTCGAAGATTGCTTTTGAACAGCACACAAAGAGTGAGCTCGATGTATGTTTCGTTATTGACGGAAGCATTAAACGTCTGAGGATTTTCTATGTTGGTGAATATCAGTTTGATTGGTGGAAACCACAATTCGAAGAATTTGTGAAGACGGGTAAATTTGATTTTTCAACGTATCACGAAATCTATGGAAATGGGACTCACCCATCAGATGTCGGTGTCGCGATTCGGGTTCCGATGATTCTTGAAAACGGTGTTTATGTTGAAGATTCGAAGAAAACGTTGGAATTGGTTGGTGAATATCGCAGAACGATTAACTATGAAGTCGGTATTCGTCGCATCGCAAAAAAGTAAAGAGAAACCTTGTGATAGCGGTTTCTGGAAACGTGGTCGTAGCCTAATTGGATAGGCAACAGCTTGTTCTTTGAAAAGTTAATTTTATGGGGGTATACTATAATGGCTATTACGCCACACCTGCACTGTGGCAATCTCGGTTCGATTCCGAGTACCTCCACCAGTTTGGTTAACCCGTAAGGGTTTGTGAAGTTGCGCCATTTACGGGCGCATGAATTGAAACACGCGGCTCCATTCCTCTGTTACACTACGCGTATACACTAATGTCCCTGTAGCTCAATTGGAAGAGCGTTACACTACGAATGTAAAGGTTGCAGTTTCGAATACTGTCAGGGATGCCAAAAAGGGAAGACGAATCAGTAAGGTTGCTGACACTGTTTGCTAAACAGATGGCTCCCTAAAAAGAGTGAGAATCGTGTTCTCCGTCTTCCGCCATTTTCTGTGTGTTAGCGCGTCAAGTTGAGGGCGTGTCGCGGTTCAATTGTAAAAACTTGCGGTTTCCGGACTTTACTCCCGGACGAATGGAAGTTGCGTTCCAGACACACAGGATGTTTTAGAGGTTTGTTGGTCGAAAAACCATCCCCTGTGTTTATGTAAAGGCTGGGCATCTTTATTCCTTAAACCAGCGTGTCCCCTTGGGGAGCGCATAAAAGGAGAAAAGTATGAACAATATGTTGCCGAATCTGTTTACAGACAGGGTGTTTAACGAGATGATGGAAGCTTTGGAAAGAAGCCCAAGCATTTATCATCAGGATAGTTCGGGGTATCCCGTGGATATCGCCGAAAGAACTTCAGAAGAAGGAGTCGTCTTGTCATATGAGATTATCGTCGCCCTTGCCGGGATCAGGAAAGAAAATCTTGATGTCAGCATTGACGGTGATGAACTTACAATAATTGTCAGGAAGGCTTCTGAAACTGAAAGCAAGACAAGGAAAATCATTCAGAAGGGAATCAGCAGCCGTGCTATGGAATTGCGTTACAAGCTGAACGGAATAGACAAAGCAGGGATTAAGTCGTGCTTTAAAGACGGCTTGCTGAAAATCGAGCTTCCTCTTCAGGAAGAAGCGAAAGCTCAGAAAATCACAATCGAAGACTAAAAACCCGGAATGAAGATGTGCCGTTAAGGTCTTTGCTTTTTAGACACAAGGGATGGTTTTGGCGGTGTGTCGCAATTGGCAGTCGAGGAACACTCAGAATGTTCTTGTTGTGGGTTCAAATCCCGCCACCGTCACCACTTTTAAAACGGAAAGGAAAAATATGAAGAAACTAATTATTCTTTTGGTTCTGTTGTTAGGTCAGATGTCTGTTAGGGCTGATACGAACAGTACGGAAACCATTAACAATTACGGCATTATCGCGACGAACCTGATAGATTTTTCGTATCTGTCTGTTACGAATGCATCTTTCAGTGGTGTTTATTATGATAGCCGAACGACTTTTACGAATGTGGAATTCGTTGCCATAGATAATCGTTTCATGCTGAACCTGAATAGCAATCAGATGGAAATTGTCAAGGAAAGATTCCCTGGAAAAGTCTTTACGAATTCCATAACCATCTATTGAATGTGTGCCTCGACGGCTTCAAATCGTATTCAGAGAAATGATTTCAAATGTTGGTATTAGCACAACGGTAGTGTGTCTGACTGTGAATCAGAAGAAGAGGGATCAGCACCCTCATGCCAACCCAACAAATACGTCACAACACCTGTTAGACGTTAAAAAACAGAGTAAGCAAATAAACAGAAGACCTGTGCGCCTTAGGCTTAACGAATTCCGACGTTTTCTTCGTCGAAAATTCTGAACCATTCAAGAAATGAGGTTATAAATTCATGGTTAAGTTCATTGATGATAATGGAAAGGAATTCTTTTCCTGTTCTAGCGCAGAAGCCAGATTCGCGATTCAGTCGGTTAAAGAAAAGAGGGAAAAGATAGACCCTGCCGAAAGGGAATCGCAAAGAATAATTAGAGAAAGGGAATTCATTCTTTCCAAATATGCAGAAACCCCGGTAGAGAAAATTTCTTGTGAAAAGCCGTATATGGATGTAAACTTCTTTATTGACTGTAAGGTAGAGATCGAAAGTTTAGACAAGATAGTGACACAAATATTTATGCACCCATTTCAATATGCCAATCTTCTGAAGCGGGAAAGAGATATTTTAGAACTAGAGCGCCAAATAGATTTCACAAGAACAGGGATGGTGGCGAAACTTTGGAATTCGGAAATATATATTTCCCCAAAAATTCAAGAAGATGAACTTTACCTGGTTTCACTAGAGCCGGAAGAAGAATTCTTCGGAAAGAGATTCAAGATTGACAGGACAGAAGAAGTTGAAACCATTTCTTCGATTGAAGACTATCTTGGAAAGGTAATCGAAGAATTAGAAGACAAGAGAAATGAAATCATGGCTTCTAAGTTAAATCGCTAAATCTTTACAAGAGCGGGGATTCCTTACAGGGGTCTCCGCTTTTTTCTTTTCCACCCTGTTGACAATCTGGGATGATTATGGTAAAGTGTCTGTATTGAAAGGAAGAAAAGGATGAACTTCAAATACAGAGTTGTTAAGGTCGGTGGCTTTCAGATCGGTTCTTATAAGACGAAGAAGGACGCAAAGAAAGCTATCCGTGGTTCAGAATACGGATTTTACCAGATCATCAACAAGCTTTCGGGTCTTGCGGTTTGGGAAGGTTGGAACTGAAAAGAAAGGGAACCATTATGTACGAAGATTATTCTGAAGCTGAAAGTCACGGTGGGACGATGCACGGTGGCCTTTTTATTTCGGCAGACGAAATCCAGTGGATGGAAGAACTTGACAAACAGGAAATGGAAGATGATTTGAAACAGTGGGCTATCGATAGCGCTAGGCGTGACATGCTTGCGCCGACTGTGTATGCATTGAACGGAAAGAAAATCTTCCGGAACATCTATACCGGAGACCTGTGTTTCGAGGATGGTTCGGAAGTAAATTAAAAAGAAAGTATGTAAGAAATGTTTAAGTTTGTTCGTGGATTCATCGCGTTTGTTTTTGTCATGATTATTCTGACGTTCCTTGCATATGGCATCATCTTCTTCGGGGCGATCAGAATTATGTCTCCCGTAGTCAAGGATGCACAGCAGAACGGCCTTAAGGCGGTTGTCGATAAGGTTTGGTACGGAGAGGCTGGGAATACCAACCGGTAATTTTGATGGGCATGAGGTGTAACGGTTGCATTGCGAGGAAAAGGGAGGCTAAAAAATCGTGACGAAAACTGTAAGGCTGACAGCGCCGCCCCGCTTTGGTACGCTTTGCCTATCAAAATATGCCGCAATGCGCTTGCGGTATCGAGTTTCAGGAATGCTTGAAGGCTTGACCGTCAAGGCAAGGGAGCGACATGAATCCGGTTGAACAGTATTTGAGTGACATGGGGGCGATTCGCTCGACTGGCGCGGGAACCGTGGAAACGTCCTACTACACCGCGCTTTCCACGCTCTTGAACGAGATCGGCAAGAAGCCAAGCCCGAAAGTCCGTTGCGTTATCCAGCTTCAGAACAAAGGCGCGGGCATGCCTGACGGCGGCATGTTCACCGCCGACCAGTTCAGAGGCAAAGCCGCCAAAGAGGACGCCGGGGCGAACCCGCTCAAAACCCTCCCGCCTTCCCGTGGCGTGATCGAAGTCAAATCCCCCGCCGAGGACATGGCGGACATCATCGAAAGCGAGCAAATCGCCCGCTATTGGGATCACTACGGCCTTGTTCTGGTCACGAATTACCGCGCTTTCACGCTGATCGGGCGCACGGCCACAGGTCACGCCGTGGAACTGGAAAGTTTCACGCTGGCCGCGACCGAGGCGGAATTCTGGAAACTGGCCGCGCACCCGCGCACCTGCCCCGCCGCCCTGCGCGAACGGTTCGCCGAATACCTATACCGCGCGATGACCCATAACGCCCCGCTGGCCTCGCCGCAGGACGTGGCCGCTATCCTCGCCTCCTATGCCCGTGACGCCAAGGCACGCATCGAACACGCCGACTTGCCCGCGCTGGCCGGATTGCGTGAAGCCCTGGAGCACGCCCTTGGTCTCAAATTCGAGGGCGATAAGGGCGAGCACTTCTTCCGCTCCACGCTGATTCAAACTCTCTTCTATGGCATTTTCTCAGCATGGGTGCTTTGGGCAAGGAAACGCAAGCCTGCCCCCGCCGCATCCGTCAAGGAAAAGAGCCTCAAATATGCGTTGAAAGAAACGGCAGCATCCTACCGCACGAACGCCAAGCAGTTTGAATGGCGTTCAGCCGTGTGGCTCCTGCGCGTGCCGATGATCCGCGCACTATTCGGGCAGATTGCCACGCCGGAACGTCTCGGCCCCTTGGGGCTGGAAGAAGTCCTCGACTGGGCCGCGTCCGCCCTGAACCGCGTGGACGGCGACGCGTTCTTCACCGCCTTTGACGAGGGGCACGCCGTCCAGTACTTCTATGAGCCGTTCCTGCAAGAGTTTGACCCCGAGTTGCGCAAAGACCTTGGCGTATGGTACACGCCGACCGAGATCGTTGAATATCAGGTTGAGCGCGTGGATACCGTCCTGCGCGAAGAGCTGCACATTGCCGACGGGCTGGCCGACCCGCGCGTGATCGTCCTTGACCCGTGCTGCGGCACCGGGGCCTATGTGCGTGCTGTGCTGAACCGCATCGCCAAGACGCTAGACGCCAAAGGCGGCGACGCGTTGAACGCGCAAGAAGTAAAAACCGCAGCGCTTGAACGCGTGTTTGGCTTCGAGATCCTGCCCGCGCCGTTCGTTATCGCCCATCTGCAAATCGGTCTGTTGCTGGAAACGCTCGGCGCACCGCTCATAGAGTCAAAAGAGCCCGACAAGAAGGCTGAACGCGTCGGCGTATACCTGACCAACTCCCTGACCGGCTGGGAGCCGCCCAAGGAGAAGCCCAAGCAACTGCTCCTCATGCCCGAACTCGAACAGGAGCGCGACGCGGCCAACAACGTGAAACAGGGGAAGAAAATCATAGTCGTAATCGGCAACCCACCCTATAACGGTTTTGCGGGTGTCAGCCCCGAAGAGGAGAACGGGCTTGTAAATGCATATAAAGAAGGACTGAGTGATTGGGGCATAACCCGAAATTACCTCGATGACTTGTATGTGAGATTTTTCCGTTTGGCCGAAAAGCGTATTACCGAGCACAGTGGTTTGGGAGTTGTGTCCTTCATTTCAAACTTCTCCTACCTCTCTGAACAGTCTTATGTGATTATGCGTCGTCGTTTCCTTGAAGAGTTCGACACACTCCGGTTCGACTGCCTTAACGGTGACAGTCGCGAGACTGGCAAACTGACACCGGATGGGAACCCCGACCCTTCAGTCTTCTCGACTCAATGGAATCGTGAAGGTATTCGCGTTGGCACTGCCATCGGACTGATGGTCAAACACGATAATCGAAGTCAAAGCAAAGACAAGGCGAAAGTCTCGACTGAGCATGGGACGGTTCGCTTCCGGCAATTCTGGGGAACGAAGAAACGCGAAGAACTACTTGCGAGCCTTGCATCCTCAAATTTTGATGCTCAATACGACATTTCAAGCCCCTCGCTTTCAAATCGTTGGAGTTTTCGACCGTCTGACGTTTCGGCCACATATTTGCAATGGTCCAACGTCGTTGATTTGAGTGCCGAGAAGCCTTTTCTTGGCTTAAACGAAAATAGAGGCGGCGATCTTCAGTGTATTGATAAGGATGCTTTACGGGCTAAGATTCAAGTCTACCTTGACCAAAATTTGTTGTGGGATGAATATGTTTCACCTTCTGCTGCGCTAACAAAGCCTGCCGCTGGGTTCAAACCTGAAAGTGTAAGGAAAAAAGTTCAGGCAGAAGAGCCTTTCTCGGAGGATCGCATTCAACGTTACTTGCGTAGACCATTCGATACTGTTTGGGCTTACATTTCGGACGTGAGCCCACTGTGGAATCGCTCTCGCCCCGAGTTGCGCACACACTTGGCGGGCAGCCAGAAGTGTTTCATAACACGTCCCTCATGTCCCGCTAATCCCGAGGGTATCCCAGTGCATATGACAAGGCTCGCAGGGGAGCAGGATTCAATACGTGGTCATGCGTACTATTTCCCTGTCAGACTGAAAAAGACCCAAAAGAAAAAAGTAGCCATGATGGGTGTGGAATCTGAAGAAGTGAAGCCCCGAAATGCGGAAGAGAAGTCTGACGAGTCCGCCAGAAGAGTATACCATAAACAGGAGGTACTCTTTGATGATGATGTTTCAACAGCCAACCTTTCCCCCGCCACGCTCTACTACCTCCCCGGCACATCCGGTTGGGACGCTCCCGCCGAACCGCTCCTCACATACGAACTCGTAAACGGAGAAATGACGATCACGGGCGTAGACTCCTTCTTCACAGGCAATTCTTTGCCTATCCCGGAAAATCTTGCAGGCTACCCCGTTACCTCCATCGGCGACTACGCATTTTCCGACTGTGCATCCCTCACCTCTGTCAACATCCCCAGCGGCGGATATAGTGACAATATGGGATGGCATAAAACTCAGAGTCATAATGCCCTATACAGGATTAAAAAGGGTTCATGGTACGGTAGTTGCCGGCCTCTTGTAGAATATCGTGGTGGCGTCAGTAGGAAACAAATGCTTGCGGATATCGAAAAGTTTTCAAAGAAAGGAAATTAAAAATGAAGATTACTCTTCTTCCAGATCAGCTTTTTGCACTTAGAATCTTGGGAAAAAACGGATACCGTCCCCATTTTTATTGGGATGTCGCTTCCCTTAACAAATGTCAGGAAGAAGTAGCAGTGCTTATTGTTGCTCTTCTCAGGAAACGGACTCTTAATTATTTCGGATTGAAATCGGAAGGTCTTGACTTTGATATTGACGGAAATCCGATGGAAGAAACTTTCCAGAGATGGATGTCGGCTAGCAATTCCAAAAAATCAGTAGGAGTTCCAGACAAGGGATGGGATTTGTTTGTTAATTCCTTGCTGAATTCCGTGCCGAATCAACCCATGACTTCTTGGGTCGGAAGTGATAAGGAATTTCTTGCCGCTATTCAAAGCGTATGGGATGATATTTTCTTTAACAAGAGAAGTCGGTAATAAAACTTTATCTGATAGTCTTGTCAACTATCAGATATGCGCAAGAACTTCATCAGGTGTGACGGCGGCAGACGGGCAGCTGGGTTTAAAGGCATAACATGCGATTGTGTATGCCGCAGTATCGCTATCGTTACCGGTCGGCCTTATCTTGAAGTCTACAATGAGCTGAAAGTCCTTTGCAAAAAAGAACGAAGGCTTAAAACGAAACGTCGGTCTAGTCATAGGACAGGGATTCATACCGGGCATAAATGGTTTCGAGATTGGATGGTTTCTAAAGGTTTCATTTGGGTTAAATCAAGAAGGGGAAAACTTAATTTCAGCCAAAATAATCTTCCGATGGGAAGACTAATCGTGTTTATTGCGGTTCATGTACATTACGCAGCGGTTATCGACGGAATCGTGTATGACACATGGAATCAATATATGGATGATGATAACACCATCTCAGGATATTGGGAATTTGATAGAAAAGACGTATGTAAAGGAGTTGATAAATGAACTTTTCAATTGTGCCCGTACAAGAACAAAAACAAGGAAGGACAGATTTCTATCTGATCGCGGTTTCTCAAATAAACAGAAGAACGGCTTATCAGTATGTCCACGATCCTTTACACAAAAACAAACCTGAAGGAAGTGGTTGGGAATCTACCGATTCCGGATGGAGCAAAGACAAAGGAGATCCTTCAGGCGCGAAAATGACATTCAGCCCGGAAGTAAATGTGCCGGTCTTCAACAAAGAAAAGACAGAAGAGAATATTAAAAACATGTCAGTCCACATTTCTTCTGCGATTAAAGAAGTGCTCGGTAAAGAAGTAGGACACCGGCTTTCTTCACGTAAATCGGGTAGATATATGGAAGCGGGTGTTATTTATAAGGAAGCAAGTTTTTCTGTAGACATCAAAGACATTAATGAAGAACAGGCGGAGAAGATAGCTAGGAAAATAGCGGACAAGATGCAACAAAGTTCAGTCCTTGTTTTCAACAATGACACAAGAAAGGCGAATCTCGTATTCGCTTCCGGAAGAGAAAATGAAGATTTTGAGTTGACGCCGCAAAGCAAAGAATTTTTCCTAAAGTCTACCGGGAATAACAAACAGACGATTGATAAAATAGACGAAAGTGTCAGAGCTGCAATGGAAGGCAAGGTAACGGGTTGGACAACAAGGAAAATAAAACAGACTAGCATCAGAATCGGGAAAGACAGTTACATCAATACAAGTCATGCCGTTTCTCTTCATGGAATTGAAGAAGAAGATGCAGAAAAAATTGCCAAGCACTTGACAACAACCTTTGGAACTGATATCCTTTGTGTTGATTTGAAAAACAGATCGAAGAAGATAATCAAGAAAGGTTAAGACACATGAGAATTGTGAAAATTGGCGGCAAGTGGTATGTCAACCGCTGTGGAGGGGTTGGGATTCAGGGGAAAGAAGCACGAGATTCAGAATTCCGTGAATTTTGCCATTTGCGGCAGAATAAAGAAGGGTGTAATTGTCCACTTCTTAATGACAAGTTAGGAACCAAGTACTTTGGCAAAGAAGAAGATGTCATTGAAATTGAAGAAGATGTCGCGATGGCATTGTTGCGAAATTGCCGATAGCTGATTCTATCTTGTGTCGCCGTGATTGATTTAGATAAGAAAAAGTTTTTATAATTAATTCTATTAGACACATGCCCCTGTAGCTCAGTTGGAAGAGCGCGACGGTCCTAACGTTGAGGTCGCTGGTTCGAGCCCAGTCAGGGGTGCCAATTCAGATGGAGATTTAGTTTAACTGGAAAAAACCGGAGAATCATAATCTCTTAATATCGGTTCGAGTCCGGTAGTCTCCACCAGATCCACTGCTGGGAACAAAATGACAGCGCCTGTCTTGCGATAGTAGGCAATATTGCCCTATGGTGTAATTGGTAGCACGAAACGCTCTGGACGTTTAGGACTGGGATCGTACCCTGGTAGGGCAACCAACGCTATGGCCCTGTGGTGTAATCGGCAAGCACATGACTCTTTGAAAGTCAAAGACAGAGATCGTACCTCTGCGGGGCTACCAATCGAGTATCACGCGGACTCATGAATAGAAAAGGAAGATATGAACACAGAAATACGTAAAGCATATGTCGAAGGCTGTGTAGACGAAATGAGTTTCTTTAAGCGCTTGGAAAAAGCAATGAAGGAAGATTCTCAACCAGAAGAATATGAATTGGGTACAGATATCCATGATTTAGATATCAATCCAGATACGCTTAAGTTTTGATTTGAAAGGAAACAAAACAGAATGTTCAAACAAAACGAAGCAGTGAAGTATACCTGTGGAAGTTTTTGCGGAGAAGGGATTATTGTCGGAATCTGCGCAATTGAACAGCCAGTGATCGGAGCCAATTACATCATTCAGGATTTGTCTGAAAACTTTCCTAATGATGTATATCCGTATAGTCACATCTCTTGTTCCGAATGTTGGCTAACAAAGGTCTGAAATGAACATCAGTCTTAAAAATGACGCCGAAGCTTGGAAATTCCTTATTGAAATGGGTGGGGACTTCCGTATTCACACCAATAGAAACGGATTGAAGGTTTACATCTGTGTTTTAAACAGGAAGTATTCTGGCTACTACAAGTACTTCAGAAGGCGCTGGGATCTTTCGTCAAAACCAGACAAAAATAGTTGTGCCACTAGACCGGCATATATCCATCAAGAAGATATTGTTGAATTTCCGAATGGATATCAAAATTCTATTTCTGGGAAGACTCTTGTTGAAATCGTAAATGCACACATTAAGAACATGTCGGGAAATATTTATGTCCCAGAAGGCGATTTTGAAGATTTTGAAAAACAGATTCAAGAAGACAAAGCCCGTCATGACTGGACACTTGAATTTAAAGGGTCTTTAGAAGATTTTAAAAAGCTAAGCGAAACTTGTTCTTGACCTATTGACATCCTAACCCGTATTTGCTATATTGTCTTCATTCAAGGAAGCAAAGGAGTAGACGATGGCGAAGAAACTTTCAGACAAGACTTATCGCAACTGTTTGGACGCAAAAGGCAATTGTCTGAACTTGAAAGCCAAACAACCTAAGACCGTATCTGTCTTCTGTTGCGAAGCCACGGGAGAAGAATTCTCCTGTGTCGTATTAAATACCGACAGAGGCCTTTTAAGGGCTGCTGTTATAACGGATGAAAATGACTTTGTTAAATGGATAGGAAACAAATGTATAGGAGCAGTTGTTCCTAGAAGAAATGCGCAAAACAAGGCAGTAGAAATGGGAATGTTGAGTTGTTAAATGGCACATACTAGAAAAGACAGTTACGTAAAATGCAATGACATGTGGGATCATCTCCGTCCAGAAAATAAGAGATTCGTGGCGAAAAGGGAACGGATAGAAGCTAAAAAAATGATTCGCGATGAAATCGAATCTCCGGATGAAGTTGCAGAGAAAGGTCTTGGGCTTACCAAAGCCATTTCTACAATGCGAAAACTAATTTTCGAAAAGGGAATATCTGTAATCCCTAAAGGTGATTATTGTTATAGAGGTAAATGTTGTTGTCCGTATTGGGACAGTGCTTCCAATGTAGAGGAACAGAGCAATGGGTTTTGTTGGTTTCTAGGCAAGGGAGACTGGATGCCTCCGGAAGAAGGTGGGACATTCCTCCTTTGGGATCAATGTAAAGAATGTGGGGAAAATGAATGGGATGAAGACTGTTTTGCATCAAGACTTGAAGAACATCGTGTCAGTCTTGATTTGTCAGTAATTCAGAAAAATAAGAAGGATGAAGATTATGAAAATCTATAAGTGTATAAAGGTTGATTCTGAAAATGGTAGTCATGCTATCGGAAAGAAGTTTTTCATTTATGACGGGATTCTTTATCCTTGGAAAACGACGAATGGAGTAGGGATTGAATTGAACGAAGTTGGTTTGGAAAGTTCAGAGAAATTCGAAGAATACTTTGAAGTCTGTGAGGAAGTCGGGCTGGATCAAATCCCGATGCTCAGGATACACAAGGAAAATCTTATCAAGAAAAGAGATTCTTTAAAAAAGGAAGTTTCTGACATCGAAGAGGAACTTGCGGAACTGGAAGCGTCAGAATCAAAAATACAAAACCCGAAAGAGCTTACTGATGCAGAACTTTTTACAGAATTCTTTAACTTGGAGAAGAAACCGTTTCGTCTGATGTCCGAATCGGCCAAGAAAGTCCTTTTGCAACATAGTAAATGGGTAGAATGGTATAGTAAAGATGCTCAAATTTGGGTTCCGGTGTTTACTCGTTGGGACGCGTGGAATGATGAAGCTTATCGGTTGCCTTTAGCTGTCATTTCTTTTTTTGCTGAAGGATATCGGGTTAAGAAACTTAGCGGAAAGCCCTTTAAATCAGGGAACAAAATCGGTACAATTAAGGCTATCGTTGTAAACGAACAATGTCCGAATAAGCGTCTTGCATATACGTTTGAAGAAGATAATTCTTGTGTAAACATTGGAATGTGCGAGGTTATTAAAGAACATCATCATCCCTTCTGTAATTTTTGGAACGGACCGGTAAGCAAATGTAAACAATGCAAAGGTCTTTATGAAAGATACGGGGACAAAACGCCGAATGAAATCATCGAAGAAATCTGATTTTGAAAAGATGTTCAAGATAGATTGGCCAAAGATTTGGGAAAAGATAGGCGCTAATTGCTTGCACACTGTGGAGCGTGACGACGCCGAAGGTTACATGAACGTAGGTGCAACTTGTGACGGGGACTTTCATCTTAGTCTTGAAAAAGGAAGGAATCAATACGGGATTTCTCCTTCTTTCAGTGCTCGTACTTTTAACGGCGGTGGAATGAATGAAAAAGTCAGAACGGCTTTAGCACTGCTTGCACTTGCCATAGTCGAAGATGCGGAGGAGAATAATCATGGACAAATCTGAAAAAATTGTTAAGGCATTAATTTCTGATCTGACAGATAGAAGTGGATTCGGAAATGTGTGGGATTCATTGGATGATGAAATCCAAACTGAAATCAAACGAGAATGGAAGAACATCATTAATTCAGTTTCGGATAGGGATTAATTCTTGATATCCGTCTTTCCTTTTAGGAGGTAACGCATATGTTTACTGAACTAAAAAAGATAGCAAAGCTTCTTGTCGCCACTGACGGGAAAGACATTGACGGAACGATTATCGACTTCTTCATAAAGAATGAGAAGGTTGATGACAATGACATCCACGCTCTTGCAGAGAAATTAGGATTGGACCCACATGAATTTGAAGGTAGGATTTATGGCATTCTGTCGGGTTTCCTTCATCAGGGGAAGAGTAAGGGGAAAACGGTGGATATTGAATCCAATCCGGATTTGCTGAGCAAGGCCATTCAAATTGAAATGGAACACACGACGATTCCAGCCCTTGCCAAGAAAATCGTAATGGATCATGTCGCGGAAGCCGGTTGGGGATATTACACCGCATTGATAGAAATGGAAAAGACGTTGAAGGGATAGGTTCTCAACCTTTTTTGATACAACTGTTTAAAGGCATATAAGGAATGTCTGATGTCTATTTTAAACAGTTGGAATATCAGCGCAGGAAGCAGGCACAAACACAATTTCAGAAGGATGATAAAATCTCTGCTGGTTCAATCTTTCGGCGGTAGATGTTGCTGCTGTGGATATGAAAAAAGCTTGTGCAGTTTGACATTCCATCATCTTCAGCCAGAAGAAAAAGAATTCACTATCGGGAAAATCAGATTAACGGAAGAAGACATGGACAAGCTTATTGCGGAAGCCAAAAAATGTGTAATGGTATGCAATAACTGTCATGCGGAAATCGAATCTGGAATCACGCAGGTTCCAGAAATCCATTATGAATTCAATGAAAAAATGTTCAGAAAATCTCTAAAAGAACATTTGAAAAGCAAAGACGAATAATCTATTTCATTTCAGAACGTGGTAGTAGGGCTCTAATAAAGCCCGAAATCCCGGAAAGACGTAAAACTTCCGGACTGTTGGGGATGTCCCTAAACAAGATGTCCTAGTTTCGGTGCAGATTAGGCCGAAATGGTCCTGACTAGAGTTGTGAACTTTACGCAGGCGGTGAAGCGGAAAATGACAGAATTAAACGACTGTCTTACCGTGAGGGTTAAATACCTTGGGCCAATATACCTTGGGACACAAAGCGACGGCTCTACCCTTCAACTGTTGAAAAACAGAGAAACAGCACGTTCTCCCCTTTCCCCTGTTGACAAATTCAGAAATAAGAAGTATATTCAATGTCGAAAAAAGAAAGGTATTCTTATGGAAATGCCGCTTAGGGTTACAGGGGTACAGCTTATCGGGCACAGTTATGAATATCGCACAGGGTTCCGCATGCCAGGAACCAACATCGCTATTCTTTCAGATGGAACAAAAATCTGTGTAGAAGAAGAAAAGAGTGAAGGGATTACCGGATTGCTTGATTATATTGACAAGGATGTCAAAAGAGATATCGATACGTCTGTTTTCAGGAAGAGAATTGATAGATGGGTTAAGACAGGGAGACTACCTGAAGAAAAGGAAGTGATGGGTTGAAAACAAAAACAGAAGCTATTTGGCCGATTCTCGGTTGCCTTGCTAAGGCTCAGGAATTTCTCAAGACAGAAGAAGAATATGCGTGTCAAGACAACATTCAAGAGAAATTCTTAGAAACGTTTTGGAGATGGAAGAAAGATTTGGTAAAAGTTCCTGTCGAATCAAGAGCAGACTTCAGCGTAGATCCGATTAATTCATGGTTGAAAGAAAGAGGGTTCGAGATCAGTCTTGATCCTGTTTGTTCTCCGGAATTCGCCGTCGCTTCTATCTTAGATGCTCTTGTCGAGTGGAAAGAAGAAGGGAGTTCTTGTAAGGTTAAGGATTTTACCGGCAAGCTGTATGACGGTGTTCGAATGGATTCCGGATATCAGATCCTTTATAGTCCAGAAGTCGGAAAGTATTTACAGGTCTACACCAAAACGGGTGAAGAAGTAAACATGGCTGTTTGTGACCCGGTTGGCCGTTTGGACAATTTCGGACTTACACGTCTGGCAATGGAAATCAACGATACAATGACCCATGATTCGTTTTCCCCGTCTTATGTCAGTTTCCCTATGATCGATTGTGATGAAAAACCAGACATTTCGTTTTTGAAGGGATTGAGCATTGAAGGATTCCGAATCGGAGAAGCATTACAGCAAACCCGTTTTAGGATGAATGAAAAGGGTGCTAGGGCGCAAAGCGCCGTCGCAATGGGATTCCGTTGCCTGTGTATGATACAGCCTACAAGTTTTGATATTGACAGTCCTTTCCTTCTTTGGATTAATTCTCCGAAAACCAGATATCCGATTTTTGCCGGATATTTTATGACTGAAACATGGAAACAACCGAAAGATCTGAAATGAATAACGAAGAGTTTATAGAATCTGCATTCAAAAAGCACGAAGAACTTGCTTCCCTGCTTCCGAAAGAACCGAATGCTGGAAGACACGGATACCTATGTACATGCATTTTATGTCGAAGGGACAGGGAAAAAAGCGAGGAATTTCAGAATTGGCTTTTGGAAAGAAGGGATGTTGAAATTTTCAAAGCACATATCGTCGGATTACGCGCCATTATAAAAGAAAACGCGACACCTGAAGAAATTGAAGCCAAAAAGAACATTCTACAAAGATGGTTAAATGATTGAATTCCAGTAACTTCGTTTCGGCTGACTTGACAAAGAATCACGTATTTGTTATGTTGTCAACAACTGAAAGGAATAGGATATGTTTTTTTGGGAAAAAGAGAATAAGAAAATCGCGGTTCTGATTGACGGAGAGAACGCAAGACCGAAAAGCCTTAGACAAGTTTTAAAAACGGTGAACGGGCTTGGTAAGATTGACATCTTGCGTCTTTATGCTGATTTTTCAAGTCCTTTAACTTCAGGATGGAAATCGACTGTCATTGAGAATGACATTGAAATCAAGCATCAGTTTTGCCTTGTAAAGGGGAAAAACACGATTGATATTGAAATCGTCATGGATGCTATGGAAATGATGGCCAATGGTATTGTTGACGCCATTTGCATTGTAAGTTCAGACAGCGACTACAGAGGACTTGCAATCAGGCTTAAAAAGGGCGGCATTGAAGTTTATGGTTTCGGCGAGGGAAATACCGTGCCATATTTCCAGCAAGCCTGCACGAAGTTTTACGTCATTTCTGAAGAAAAGAAAACCATGACAGAAGAAAATGTCAAAATTATCAGCAATGCGTTGGAAACACTTGCTACAGATGAAAGCCGATACGTGTATATCGCCCATATCGGAGAATGGTTGAAGAAAAACGTCAATGATTTTAACTTCAAGGATTTCGGATATAAGACCGCTCGTTCTTTCTTCGAAAGCCGTCCGGACATTTTTGAAGTCCAGCTTCGTCCCGCAGGACTCACACAACAGGTTTATGTCAGAAACAAGGTTGCGGTTGAAAAGCCTACTGTTGTTACAATGTCAACAGATTATGAACGTGATATCATGGCATCTGCTTTGTCAGACAGAATGGATTGATACAAATGAAACTCTCATCTCTTGGATTTGATGAACATACAGGTAAATATGCAGGGGAAGAATATGTTTTATCTTATCCTGACAAAGAACGTTCTGATAAGCTTACGAAGGCGCTTGGGTGGCCAGCAGGTTTGTCGGAGAAAATCGGAATATTGAAAGAATTGGCAAACCCGAAAGACTTTAATTCTGAGTGGGAAAACATACTAAAAGTCTTTTCCAATCTTGGTCTTGAAATGAAGAACCTTAAGACAAGAGAAGATAAGGTTCTTTTGAAAATGGCCGAAGTTGTTTTTGAAGGTTCAAATCTTAATTTCGGTATTCAGTTGATGAACAAGAAACTCTTCGGATTGGTAAATGGAAAAATTTCATCCAAATGGGAACCTATTCCTCGAAAAGAATACGGTGAAACCGTAACCATTCATCAGATTTCTCCTCATACAGAAGGAGAATGCCTTTATGACCTTCAGTGCGGAAATGAAGCCTGTTATACCTGCTATCAGCATGTCACGATGAACGGCAACAGAATCCTTTGTTTCTATGGAAACGGATGGATAGATGAAGGATTCCCTTATGATGAAGAAAAGGGTTATCCTGGGATTATCGGCAAGACGGCTGAAAATTTGAGGAAGTGCTTCAAAGAAGATAGTATTCCTATGTTTCATGAAATCTATAGTGGAGACATTCGGGATTTTGTAGATTATCATGAAGATCATGTTGACAACGCATAGGAAATGTAATATCTTATAGACATTGAAAGGAAAATCGTATGGTAAACGTCCAAGACTTTAAGAACTATTACTGGTATAAGTATGTTGTCTTTGCCGATGGACAAATCTTATTCGGTGAAGTAGATCGCCCTCATACTAGTATCCGTAACGGAAATGTTACGGCTATCGGAGCCGGTAAGATCAAGTATAATGACGGATGTTTCAGCTTCGATGAAAAGGGAAGTTTCACCCTTAATTTAAAAGAAGCTTGTCAAGAAGAAGTCCGGGCTTTTCTTGTAGGTTTGGGAATCCAAGAGGCAGAAGGGGAAGCCTTTTATTAAGGAAACAAGAATGAAAGAGTTTTCTTATAGTGTTTGTCGCGGGAGATACCTTCTCGGGGAATTGAATCCAGACAGAATTGAAGCCTTTTATGTCAGAGGTAAGACGAAGAAACGCTGTATCGAAATCCTGAAGACTTATGGGAAATGCCATGTAAGCTACAACCTCTTGTCAAATTACGGTGGTCTTTGGGGAAATTACATAAATAAACCTTCTTTTGAAGGTGAGGGGCTTTGGATGACGAGAGATTTTTGTTCCAAAGAACTTATTCCCGTCTGGACAGAAGAATAATATCATGTCCTATTGACATCTGACAACAGTTGTGCTATATTGTCTTCATTCTAAGCAACCAAAGGAGACGATTATGGAAACTATTGAAGAGGTTCTCGGTAAGGCGGATGTCGTTCGCGATTCTAAGGCCCGCAGGGTTCTGAATGTCAGTGATAAGGATAGCGGCATCACTCTTAAGGAAATCGAAACACAGGGCGTTACGATTGAGCGCCTTCTCAGTCTCGATGTCCCCGTGTTCACCTATGGCGGTCAAGTCACGATTCACGGAAGGTTTCAGGACGACATTCAGGACAACCTTCGCGTTGCCGGTTACAAGTCGGTTTTCAAGAACGGAAACGGTAGCCTTGGCGTCCGGTATGTCGCTGTTGACGGGGAAAAGAAACGTCGGCTTGAAGACATTTGCAGTCTCGGCGGCATGTGGTGGGTGTCGATTGACAGCAAGGGTTGTCAGGCATCCCGTTCCTTTAGTGACAAGCAGGCTTGCTTGGATTGCTACAACAGCGCCCCGACTGATTACATCGGAACCAAGTATGCCTTCCGTGGTATCTACGGACGGTTTTATGTGGTTCTGGAGATCGGTGCCGTCTACGAGAAAGACTTTTGGAAGCTCGCAGAATCACTTAGCGGGCTAAATGAAGACGGTTATAAAAATGCTTGTGCGGAACGGGAAGCAAAGCGGGAAGCCGATAGGTTGGAATATGAGAAAAGGCTAAAAGAACAGGAAGCCAAAAACGCAGAAATCAAAGCCAACCAAGCCGTGATTCGTGCCGGTATGGATAAAGCCCTTGAAGACAGTGGCTTCGTTAAGACGGCGTATAAAGGTCCGGGCACCTATGTTTATTCCTTCATTTCCCGATACTATTCCGACAAGGTTGGATATATGGTTGTTGAAGTCAAGAAGGGCGGTTTCGGGAGGACGCTTCGGCGTAGCGTCTTAGTCAAAGACATCGTGGCAATTAAGTCGGTTGTCTTCAGCGGCAAGGCTAAAGTGATTGATGAGCTGAACCTGAAAAGCATGGAGAAAAAGACGATGTTCCTTGTCTAAAAAAGATCCCCTTGCCTCTTGACAGGCAGGGGGATTTTTAGTATAGTACGGGTATCAAAAGAACCAAAGGGTTTTGTAAACCCAAAGAGGTTCTAAAGAAAGGTTCTGAAAAATGATCAAAGCAACTGAAACCAAGCCCGGCGTTTTCGTTTTGGAGAATGAAAAGACCTATGTCGAATACGATACCAATGAAAAGGTTATCTTCGGCAGGGATAAAGTTGACAGGAATAATGAACCCGCTTTCCTTACGACTTCTAAGCGTGGTTTAAAGAAAGTTTGGCCGATGATCGAATTTTCCTTTACGGAAGAGACGCGCATGGGTGGAATTCAGCAACAGTGTATGGGACAGGGCATCCGCACTCATCGTTGGTGCATGATGGACTAGTCTGATGGATTCGAAAGGGCGATATGAAAACCAAAAACGAAGTCAGACAGGAATTTCTTTCCAAATTTCAAGCCTTGCTCAATGAGTATGACGCTGAAATTGAAGCTGACGATTATTATCCCGGATATCCGGAATGTGGTGAAGATATTCGGATGGTTGTAACAATTCCTTGTCTTTTTAAAAACAATGAACTTGTTCGTGAAGGTGTGGAAATTCAGCTTGGGAAACACGTTTGGCCCCAATCTTAATAAAATGCATATCCTCGGAAATATTCCTAAAGAACCATTCTATATCGCCTGTAGCGGCGGTGTAGACAGCATGTTTATGTTGGATTTCCTCAGCCGATATCCACAAAACCATTTTGAACTCTTGTTCTTTAATCACGGGACTTCTGATTGTCATAATGCAGAGGCTTTCCTCCGCAGGTTCTGTGCTAACAAGAATTTCATTTTGCATGTAGGAAATGCGAATCGTGTTAAAGACAAGAAAGAAAGTCAAGAAGAATACTGGAGATGTATCCGGTATGATTTCTTGAATCGGTATATTGATCGTCCTATTTTGATGGCGCATAATCTTGATGACGCTGTTGAATCTTGGGTCATGTCTTCTATCAAGGGTGGAAATCCTATTCTTTTGCCGTATAGGAGAAACAACATCATCCGTCCGTTTCTGACTGTCAGCAAAAAAGAAATTATGTCTTGGGCTCTTAGGAGCCATTTGGAATGGTCACAGGACCAAAGCAATGAAGACACCGTACATCTCAGGAATTATATCAGGCATGTCGCAATGCCGATGATTTTACACATGAATCCTGGGATTCATTCTATGATCAGAAGGAAAATTATTGAAAGAGGGGTTTAGTATGATTAAGGTTTTCTATTCCGGAAGTTTCAATCCATTTCATTACGGGCATGAATACGTTTATGACTTGGTTTGTAAGATGTTCGGTAAGGAAAATGTATGGCTTGGTATCGGACAGAACAACAACAAGAACACACAGAACGGTGATCATCTTCGAAGGTCTCTTGTCCCTATCACAAAAAATGTCATCGCCTATGACGGACTTACGGCAGATGTCGTAAGGAAGCACGGCTTCAATCTGTTGATTCGTGGAATCCGTCCCGGAAGAAGTTTGGAAGACGAACAGGATTTGATGTATTGGAACCACAGGCTTTGCGGTGTCAATACGATTTTCATCCCGACTCCGCCCGAAGTTAATCAAATCAGCAGTAGTGCGATTCGTGTTTTGGAAGAATATCATCAAGAAGACGAAATCAAGAAGCTGATGAACTTTGACGTTTATCTTCGTTGGAAGAATAAACTTCCTCTTATCCCCGTTGTCTATGGCCGTTGTTGTTCAGGGAAGTCAACGATGGTCAAGAAAGAATATTCATCTGTGTGGGAATTTGACAAGGGATTCACGGATTATCTCCGTAATGATTGGTCTGAAAACCAATTACTTGAAATCAAGAATCTCTTCTATCAAAAGTCTCCTTACTTCTTAGATAGGATTGAAGAACTTTCTCTTTCAGCGGATTGGGAAAGATTATTTAAGGATCTATTGCTATCTCGTAGTAGAGGGAAAGATTTGTGTCTTGATATCCCGATGCTTGGAATGTACTGGGAATATCTTCCTGATGCCCTTAAAGGTTGTCTTGACATTTGCAGATTTGAAGCGGATATGGAAACGAGGAAACGGTTCTCTAGTCTACGAGAAGCCAATCCAAAGCTGATAGAATGTAGTGACCATTTCTATAAAGAAATGCCGTTTTGGGATACGAAAATCGAACAAAAGAAGGAAAACATATGTTAGATTTGAACTGTTCTGTTGCAACAACGGTGGAATTAGACGTTTCCGATCTTATCAGATTGATGGATGTGGAAATTATTCTTGGTTTGATATCTGAGATTCAAGATCCTTCTTCTGTTTCGAATACCGTTGTACCTTGGCTTCGCAATGAAGGTTTGTCTACGATCTATGTCGGATTCAAGACAAAAACGACTGACGCAGAAACTATCAGGATTTTGGTCTATAACATCAAAAGGAAAATCAATGATAAAGCCAAAGAAATGGGCATACAGATTTGAAGAGAATGGTGGGTATGATTGCCTGTACAGTGCCTATTTCATAGAAGAAAACGGTAGGTTCAGAATATCGATAGACGCTGTGAATTTTTATGATCCGAATGATGAACCGACTTGGGAAGAACGTCACTCAAAAAACGCAGAGGCAGAAGCTTTGGCAAAAAGAATTGTTAATCTGTTAAACAAAGAAGAGGAAGAAAATGGAAACTAAAGAACCGGACTATAAGATTCAAATGATTATAAAATCAGATGATTGTGTTTACATCAAGGTGTTAGGTGTCGGATTCGGTACATATCATAGCACCATTATTTTAAACCCAGGATATCTGATTGATGGCGTTGTGGCAGAACCGACTTCAGAAGAACACTGGTTCAAAGTCAAGGCTATCCCTAAACGTTTTCAGGTAAAAGAGAGTAGCAAACGGGTGAATATCAGATTTGTTCTCCGTAATGGGAACCCCGCTTTGAATAAACTTCCTGAATCCATTCCCGCAACTTCATCAGGATGTCTTCCGGAAGAATATAAAATGGTTTCAGGGTGTTATGAATTGAAGTACGACAAAGTGGAAGGAGAATGGAAAGACCTTAGTTTTGAGACTGAAATCATTTATAAGAGCAATGATTTTGAATGGCTGTGCAGTAAATATCCGCACCAAAGTTCTTTGATTGACAGGATTGAATTTAACCATGACATCTTGGATTCGGTCAGACCATGTATGGCGGATAGCAAGCAAATGTATAAGATTATCCGAAACCACATAAAGAAGAATATTAATCCTGCCGTTGCTACGATTACAAGTGATTATGACTTTGTATTTTCGGTTTCGCGGGATGTAAAACTTGTCGTTCCTGAACGCATAACACTAAATGTCGGAACGTCCCGCCGTCCTAGAGTTATTAACAGATTTAATGAGAAGAAGTCTGTTGTAATCTATAGCATCACTACAGAGTCCTCTTATTTGAAGGAGGGTTGTGTATATCCCGATCCTGTTGTCGGTAAAAATGCGAAAGACCTAGATGAAAAAATCGACAAGGTGTTGGAAGAAATTATGGAAGAAATCAATAAGGAATTTTGTGAATGTCCGCATTGTAACGGGTATGGATATGTTGAGGTAAAGAAATGAAGAGACTTTTTAAGAAAGAAGAGTTACTGAATCTTGGCTTGCCTTATGACAACTGCATTTATGACGAAATCGTCGATCAGACACGTTGGTCAACTATTCACGAAATCGTTTTCCCTTATGAAGGAAGTTTTTACAAGGCCCACTATCAAGTAGGTTCTACTGAATGCCAAGAAGAACGGCCTTGGGAATTCCTTAAAGAAGTTGAATGTTTGGAAGTCGAACCGAAAGAGAAGACGGTCATCTGCTGGGTAGAAAAGAAAGGTTGATATGTGTAAATTTTGCGGACATGAACATCACATGTGCAATGATTATAAGACAGTTACTGTCCCTATTCCGGGAACGACTCAGACGCGATATGAAATCTGGTATTGAACAAGGGAACGTAACCATTTGGGTCCTCATGTCGCCTGTCCTCCTGATCCAAAAAATATGACATCAGGCCCATGTTTGGGTTAGTGACACAGAGGAGAAAAAAGATAAATGAAAAAGACTTTGGTGGTTAATCTTTACGGAGGTCCCGGAAGTGGTAAGAGCACTATGCGGGCTGGTCTCTTTGAACGCCTGAAAAACCTCGGGTATAACGTAGAAGAGGCAACGGAATACGCGAAAGATAAGACGTGGGAACAGAATCAGGTTGTTCTAAGAAATCAGATTTATGTCTTCGGGAAACAGCATTTCCGAATTTCCAGGCTTCTCGGTAATGTTCAAGTCATTGTAACGGATTCTCCGTTGCTTCTTAGCCTTTACTACGGGCGGAACTTGGGCAAAGAATTCGACAATCTTGTAGTGTCCGAATACAGGAAGATGTGGAATTTAGATATCTTTGTAAAACGCACGAAGCCATACAATCCCGCAGGTCGCGGGCAGACAGAAGAAGAAGCAAAGGAAATTGACAAGTGGATTAAGGAAGTCCTTCCTGATTACGGGATTGATTTCGTGGAATTCGATGGAGACCAGAAAGAATACGATACAGTTGTTTCTTTTGTCCTAGGGTTTTTAGAATCAGAAAATCTGAAACGTATAGAAGACTGAAAAGGAAATTATGATCCCTCGTAGAAACAGACTTGATCTAAATAAACCCGTTGAACTGAAAATATTATCCCTTTTGAAAGAAATAGAAAGACTTGGTTGTCACGCCCTGATTACTGAAGCAATTTCCCTAATAGAACAGGCAAAGGAAAAGGTTTCAGATTTTATAGATGAAGAAAGCAGTAAGAGTTTGTCACAAATAGCTCATGCGGCTATCCTTCATGAAGAAGACAGAAAGGCATTTGCCGAAATAGATAGGCTGTCTTTCGAGCTTACGAAAGAAAACGAATCCCTTATGCAGTGGGGATATGAAGAATATTTGTACCAGCTACCTCTTTGTATGTGTGGAGGAAAACCAATTTATTCTTCCGTTGACTTTTTTATTAGAAGCCAAAAACCGCATATACTAGAATGTGACAAATGCCATAAGATAGTAGGGAACCAGAGTTCTATACGTTGCATGGAAATATGGTTATCAGGAAGCGTCAATCCGTCTTTTAAGATTCAAACTTATGGAACCGCTATTGACAGCTGATTAAGTTTATGGTATCCTTTCTTTGTCAATTGGAAAGGATACTTGTTATGAAACTCAGAATCATTCGAGGATTGCCAGGTAGCGGAAAATCTACGTTTGCCAAAACTTTCGGCTGCCTGCATATCGAGAATGACATGTTCAGGATGCGTGATGGGAAGTATCATTTCGATTGTCGTTCTTCAACCGTCAAGAACCAGTGTAAAAGGTTTGTTGAGGAAGCGCTGAGGCTCGGGATTGATGTCTGTGTCTCCAATGTCTTTTGCCTTTATGACATTGTCGATGAATATGTTGAACTTGGAAAACATTACGGTGCGGATGTCGAAGTCTACAAAATGGTTGGCCATTTCAAGAACGTTCATAGCGTCCCAGACCACGTAATTAGTCATTTCAAAAATGAGTGGGAAGATTATCACGGAGAAAAAATCATCAAGAAGTAAAACCGACAGTTGACAGAATCTGAAGAAAGTGTTATCTTATTGCCAAACAAAAGGAAGGAATCCCGATATGAACAGAAATCGTCTTGAAGTCGGAATCAATGAAGTGATGAATCGTTGGTGTCAGGAAGCCATGATCTGTGCGGCGATTGCCTTTAAGAAGGGTGTTAAAACCGTTCTTATTACCTATCCGACAGGTAAGCAGATGATGCGTTTCTGTCAGCCGTACTCATGCGGAATGCATTATGAAGTCGAACCTGAAGGTTGGGACTATATCGTCCGGAATAACGGAATCTTGAAAGAAGGAGAATATTGAAATGAGAAAACTGATTTCAGGTGTTTTGATTGTATTGTTCGCATATTTTGCACTTGCTGGGATTACCTTTAAAATCCGACACCCTTGGGCGACAGATGCTCAGACTTGGGCAAGAATCGGAAACGTAATTCGGTTTGAGACACTGCAGAAATCGGATTTCGAATAGTTTCAGAAGGAATAGGAAACACTTATGAATAATGAATTTTCTTTGAAGCTATATGTCGTTAGAAATTCCGCCGGTAAATACTTCCGGAACAAGGGTTTTGGGGGATATGGAGATGTCTGGGTAGATGACATCAACAGGGCAAAAATCTATCCGCGTATCGGTCCCGCCAAGTCTGTCGTTACCTTTTGGGCAGGACACTATCCCAAATACGGAATTCCTGAGATTATTGAGTTGAAGGTTACGGAATCTGTAGTTCTTAATCAAGAAGTTCGTTTTGGCAAGCTTGTGACAGCAAACGAAAAGCGGGAAGCGAAGAAAGAAGAACAGGATCGTAAACAAAAACTCTCGAAAGCAAAGAAGGATTACGAGAGAGCTCTTAAGGAATTGGAAAGGTTTAACAATGAACCCGAAACTGGTAAAAACCAGCAAATTCATTAGTCTTGTCCTACGTCACAGACCAGACAAGATCGGCCTTGAAATAGATGCCAATGGATGGGCTAAAGTGGGAGAACTACTTGAAAAGGCTTCGATTAGCTTTGAAGACCTTTGTGAAGTCGTGGATACAAACGAAAAGAAGCGCTTTGCATTTAATGCGGACAAGACTTTAATCCGTGCTTCTCAGGGACATTCTATCAATGTAGACCTCGAAATGAAAGCCGTTCAACCTCTGGATGTCTTGTATCACGGAACCGCAGAAAAGAATCTAAAATCCATCATGGATGGCGGGTTGAAGAAGATGAGTCGAAACCATGTCCACCTTTCTCCGGACTGGCAGACAGCATATAATGTTGGAATTCGACACGGGAAACCAGTTATCTTGATAGTTGACAGCAAAACGATGTATTCCAAGGGATACAAATTCTATCTATCAGAAAACGGAGTGTGGCTGACTGACAGTGTTCCTGTTGAATTTATCAAAGAAAGGCATATAGATTACCCATGAATCTTAAACGTGACAACTGGACAAATGATGAAGTAATCAATCTTCTTAAATCAAGAAGGGTTGATACATCTCCATCAGATGAATTCAAAGCAGATTGGAATAACACAGTGAATCAATGCATTTATCTTTTCTATGACATGAAGGCAGATCCAAAGATTACAGCAGGGGCGAAGGCCCTAGATACCGATACCGGTAATATTGTTTGCATAGGTAGGAGACTACCGCAATAAGGGAAAAATATGGAGAAAACAAAACAAGAATCTGGTCCTATTCCATTGCCGGTGGTCGGTGAAATGGAAATAATCGTGAAACAGCGTTACGGCATTTGTGAGGGGTGTAAGTGGCATCCCAATGTCTGTGAATACTGTGAGCAAAACTATTCCGAAGAAAATTTCTTCGGAGAAGGAAACGTATAAAATGATTAATGTTGGTATCGAACAAATTGGGAATGACCTTCCACTTTATGACAAGGTTCCGGGGAAAAGTGTCATTTTGGCGATGTGTGACGAAGACAGATATAATTCTGCCGTTATTGTTTCAATAGCTTCAAAGTTTCTCGTGCCTTTAGGAGAACCCACTCCTGAATGGCTGAAGACCATTGCGGAAGCCATCAGTGTCGCAGAAAAGAACGGCAACAAGACTGCCAAGATTTTGATTCAGGGTAATAAAATCGGTGTTTACTCAGTGTAGAACTAACTGACAATTTCTTTCTTAAAGTATAAAACACATGAGAAATGCAACTGAAATCCGCTCCGAACTTAAGAAGCTAAATGATTTCTCTACCCTTATTTTTGATCCTAGGGTTAGGAAGTTTATCTCTTCTATTATCGAAGAGAACCAGCCTAGAATCAAGGAACTAGAAAAAGAGCTGGAAGTTTGTCTTGCTTCCAAGAAGGCTTCTAAACCAAGATTTCCAGAAGGTGTTCCAGAAGAAGTTTTCAGCGCCTGTGAAAAATATTGGAAAGGCTGTGAGGAATATCATATCTACAGAATTCATTGCTGGAATAACAAAGCTGTTTGGACAAGCTATCCGACACATGCTTGGTATTGTCAAGGAGCTAGATATCAGGCAAAAGCAACATTCTATCTTCTGGACCTTACTCTTTGGGAAATGGGTAGTCCAAAGGTTTTGAGAATCGAAGACGGTAGGTTATCCGACAAGGCAATGAAGAAGATTTTGGATGGAATCAAATAATCTTCTAAAAGATTACAAACCCTATTGACAATTTTCAATAGGGAATGGTATCTTATCTTTATCGAAAGCAAGAAAGGGACGATGCCATGATGAAACTTGGAACAGATACAGGAAGCCTTATCAATCATGCTATGAGTCGTGAAATTGCCGTTACTGAAGACGGAAAACCCTTCGTTCCGCAAGCCGGAATGCCCGCGACTATCCTTCTGTGGAGTGACCGCAACCCCGCTACTGTCATTTCTTTTGACGGCAAGATTCTCCAGGTTCAGGAAGACAATGCCGTCCGGATTGATGGCAACGGAATGTCTGACTGCCAGAACTATGAGTATTCGGAAAACAAGGAAGGGAGTATCTACTGCTATCGTCAAGACAAGCGTGGATTCTGGAAAGAGGTTGTTTTGAATCCGGAAACTAACCGTTATAACAAGGCATGCGGAGGCAGTGGATTGCGACTTGGAGACCGCGAGAAGTATTACGATTTTAGTTTCTAATACTACTTGACAGTTCAACAAGTCTATGATAAAGTATTGGCATTGAAAGAAAGGGTTTAAAAGATGAAAACTGTTTACGGACATGAATTGCGTGATATCGGTGGTATGTGGCTTCAGGCAGCGCGTGAGTGGATTCAATGGCGTTGTTTCAACGGAAGCGATGTGATGTGGGGAAGTCGAGAAGCTTTAAAGCCCATGATGACAGCCTTCTCCGTTGAAGAATTGGCATCTGACGTTGCTGCCGCTGTTATGACGGACAACGGGATTCTTACGAAAAATTCCACGCCGAAAGAACGCTGGGAAGCTCTTCGCGACGGTATCTTGAAGAACATCAAAGAAATCGATAGGGACACTCCTTGGCAGGAAACCGAACCTAAGTGGTGGCTTGAAATGCGTGAAATCGAGCAGAAGCTTATGAACCAATGCAATACTAATAAGGTAAAGCATGAAACTCTTTAACAGAAACAAGCTTATTGATCCTAGCGCAGGATATTATTGGATGAAGTTTCCAGAATGCCGCTGGGACGAAATAAAGTAACTCTGATTTTCTATACTAAGACATGTATACTATCGAACAAGCGCCTAAAGATTTAATTCCTCCGTGGAAAGGACTACGACGGGTTGTTACAAAAATGTCCGTCTATATTCCTATAATCTATAGTGACAGAGAAGATTGTCCAAAATGTTTAGGATCAAGATTTATTTTCAAACCCGATAATCAAGATCGAGGATTGATTCCGTGTCCGGATTGCAATAAAGAAGGATCTGTTACTGTTATCAGTGTCCCAGTTTGGGCTTGGAAAGACCAGAAGACCGGTGAAGTGTATTTAAACGGGGATACTACCGATTATCTAGACACAATTAAGAAAACTGAAATGGAAAAGTCGGGATAAAGATGCCAATCAAAAAGAAAGTCGGCGGATACAAATATACCAACCTTTGCAAATCCTGCGGCAAATCATTCAAGTCTAGGAATTCCGCCTATCACATTTATGATTCGATATCTGTTTGTCCTCATTGCGGTTCAAAAGACGTTTTGACGAGAGCTTCTAACGGTAAAATTATGGATTTTACTTCTCCTGCAAAAGAGATGAAGTTCAGCGAATTCAGAAATTCTTTAAAGTTTGATATTGAATTCCGAGAAATGCCGATTTCTGGGGTTCTGGAATATCAAGGCAAACATCTTTTCTTTAAGCTTAGCGATGATGAAACCGAATATGAAGTCTGGGAAACTAAACCGGAAGATATGGAATACCTTCTTGACAGGAACGCTTGTTTTGTAGAAAACGTCGGGGAACATCTAAGCTACAAAAACGGACGCCAAAATTCTATTTGCTGTTTGAAACCGTCAAACCTATGGAACAACTACTATTCAAAATATCAGGGACCCTGGAAACTCCCAAAATTGTTAAGGAAACTTTACGTTGTTCCATTAAAGACTTAAGGATAAAACATGGAAAAGACAAACGAACAGAAAAGACTTGAAGAATCTTTCAAACGGTTTTCAGACTTTCTGAAACCAGAAGAACAGCCTAAGAATCCTTTTGAAGACCTTTTTAAGGAAGCCTTCAAAGGCGAGAAGAAAACAGAGAAATGAAGTTTTGGAACATTTGGGCTAAGGCGATTGGACAGAAGGCTTTTGAAAATGATGACAGGGCGTCAGACATAGCCGCTGTTATCCGAACCGTGATTCTATTTGCCTATCTCTTTACAAATGCCGTCATTGTTGCCGGTGTCTTAAAACATTGGAATGACTAGCATGAAAACCTATATCGGCACAATCGAAAATCTGGAAGATAATCAAATCTTCTGTTTCGGCAGTAATGGACAAGGTAGGCACGGTAAGGGGGCGGCTCTTTTTGCTAGACAGAACTGTGGAGCGGTCTACGGTCAAGCCAGAGGTCCACAGGGGCGCGCATACGCAATCGTAACGAAGGACTTGACAAAAGATAAGCACCCTAGTATCGACGCACAGGAAATCATTAAACAGGTGCAGGAACTATACGCCTACGCGAGACAAAATCAGGAATTGGAATTCGTCGTTGCATATTCCGGCACAAAGCCGAATCTTAACGGATATACGAATCTTGAAATGGCTGAAATGTTCAGGGATAAAGAAATTCCATCTAACATCGTCTTCGAACAAGTCTTCGCAGATTTGGTTTTGGATTACGGACCTCTTACCGATGGCGTGACGCATATCAATATCTACACCAAAGGCAAGACAAAACTCGGAAGGGATTTGACGAATCTTTCCAGACACGGTTTTGAAATGAAGTCCTACGGAAGTTTTGAATGTGTGGAAGGTTTCTGGTACTATTATCTTACGGGATGCAAGCATGAAGAATTCAGGAAGTACAATGGATTCACCGCCAAGACAGAAGGGCAGAAACTTAGAGAAGACCGTATAGACAAAGACGGATTGGCCGAACCCGACAAAGAAGTAATTCGAGAAGCTATCAGATGTAAGCTGCGGCAAAATCTGGACATTCTTGAAGAACTGATTGAATCTGAATTACCTCTGACACATTATTACTACTATGGAGAAGAAAGTAATTGTAAAATCGTCAGGCTTCATCAGTATGATTGGATCGTACAGGAGATAGAACGTATTAGGAAAGTCTGCAAACTTTACTACAAAGGAAATAAGAAATGAATTGGAAATTTTGGGAAAAGGAAGAAAACGAAGAGGCTGAAGAACTCCCTATGATCGGAGAAAAATGGTGTCTTAAGTGCGACTTTGATGGTAGCCCCTGGCCGAAAAAAGATGTGGTTTGCGTTATCGTTCTTGATGTAAAGGACGGATGGGTAAGATATAGAATCGGAGAAGGCTTGTTATTCGGTGATGAAAGAATGAAAGTCAAGTATTTTACACGTGTGTATAAAAAGGTTACAACGGATAAGAAGGTTGTAGGAAACAAGTGTTCTTTTGAAGAATGGTTGTCACTATACTCCAAAGACAAAAACAACGATGATAGGGGCTTTGGATATCCCATTGTCAGGGCGGCTTTTGAAGCGGGTAAAAATAGCGTGGTGGTTAAATGAAGATTTACACTTCCTATTTCGCCAATCTTAAAAGAGTCGTAAATCCCATTTCGATATGTGGGAAAGCACCGCTTTTCTACAAAGGTCCGCAATACAAAAGGCTAGCTCCTAAGTATGGTTTCTTTATGGATTGGAAACAAGGAAAGCTGGACAATGATGGATATGTCAAATGCTTCAACGAACAGGTGCTTTCCGGACTCGATCCTTTGGATGTTGTAAACGAACTTCAGGAATTTTATCCAGAAGCAGATCAGTTGACTTTGATTTGTTATGAGAAGCCAGGTGATTTTTGTCACAGGCATCTTGTCTCAGAATGGTTAAGGCAAGCCGGTATTGACGCGAAGGAATTCGAGAAGAATTGAATTTAAGGATGGTAGTTGAAGATGTGATTTCCTTGGCCGAAGGCATGGGTTGGAAATTAGAAGAAAGACACGAAGCGTCTACTCTGACAACCTATCTTGATTTCTCCAGGCAAGAAGACAAACAAAAGGAATGGATTGTTATTCGTGTAGGCGATCATAAGTCTTTCTATCCGTCTTGGGTAAGGATGTATTCTGTGGCACCCGGAGACCTATGGTTTGAAGAACTGCCTGAAATTCTACAGGGAAGCTTTGGAAATGTAGGGGATATTCTCTAATACCCTATTGACAACTCCGTAAGCTTTTGCTATATTGACGGCATTGAAACCAAGAAAGGGTTAACCCAATGATTTTTGACACAGAAGACATGCTTTCTCGTTTGATTAGTAAAGGCTTTAGGGAATCCAGGTGGGCTTGGGAGCAAACTTGGGATGAAGAACCTGAACTACAGTTACCACATGGCAAAGAGTGTTGTTGTGAAGGCTGCCGAAAGATTCGCCTTTCTGATAAAAAACATCAGGAATGGAGCCAGAAGAGGAGTCAGATTCTTCTTTTCCGTTCCAAGATTGAAGACGTTTCACACCTTTTCCATAGTACCCAACTGATCGATGACAATAACATTAGGGGGTTTTCGATGGGAAGACTTCTCGAAAGAATCAAAGAGATTAAGAAAGGATGGTAAAAACGAGTATGCAACAGACCGAATTACAGAGTCTCCTTACGGCATTCGCCCAGAAATTGGCAACGAAAGACTATTTCGAAAGCAAGAAAGAAAGGGAACCCGGTGACACCGGGGCAGGAAACACCATTCATTTTTCTTTTGATGGCAAAAACTACAAGCTGGAATGGAATGGTTGGTGGAACCGATCAGATTTCTACGAATACACCATTGAAGAACTTGGGAATACCACCGCCACTAAAATTTCTGGTGTAAAATATCTGGATTAGACACCTTGACAATATCGGCCATTTGTGTTAACCTATCTTCATCAAATGGACGATAACTGGAAGGAAACGAAAATGAACGAAAACGATTTGCTTCAACTGGAAGTTCTTGGTCTTGAAAATGATATCGCTCATCTCAAATTCATCATCAAGGACATTCTCGGGGATCTCCCCAATAAGCGTGATTGGCTGAATCCGGAAACCGAACGTTTGGCGCGTGAAGCTGTTAAGGAGTAAGGGAATTAATTATGAAAACGATCGAAGCAATTGTCTCTGATATCGGATTCTTTTTCTACAACAAGACGGCCGGAGACGGCAAGGGAAAGATTCTCACGGCGACGAAAGAGATTGAAAACTTTGGTATTACCAATATCTCTTTGGAAGGTAGCACGGTTTCTGTAAGATTGATGCGTCCCGGTCTTTTCATCGGAAGGCTTGGGCTTAACATCAAAGATCTGAAAGAATACCTTAAAGAAAAGTCAGACGGTGAAATCACGGATATCTGCGTAGTCGAAGACCGTTCTCTGCATGGACTCTATGACTTCACGTATGATCAGATGGAGGATTTCGATTATGACGAAGGTCTTTGATAAAGACGGAAGGCACATTGGAAACTGCATGGATGGGTTGACCGCTCCGAAGATCCGCCGCATGAAGAAAGCCCTATATCGGAAAATCGTCAGCAAGAATCTCAGCTTTCAGGATATAGATCAAATGTCTTACCATGCAGAAGAAAAGATTCTCTGTCGGAAGCTGAATATTTGCGATGAAGTCCGTTTCAATGACTTCAAGAAGTCTTTTCCCTTAAAATAAGGATAAAAACATGAGTAATAAAATCCATACTCTCGTTGTTCCTCCGCATCTTGAAGATTTGAAGATGTCCGCTTCTTCGGCCGAAACATATAATTTTCGTATTCGAGAAGACGAATATTCGGAAATCGGGTTTCTACTTTTGGATGTTGCCAACGGAAATAAAGAAGCTTTGAAAAGGGTGAGTGATTTTATTCGGATGGAGCACAGAATGCTGAAAGATAGTTATGAAAACACAGGGCGTTTTATTGACAAAGTAGAAACCTGGCTGGTTAATAACCGTAATTGGGTAGTAATGTCACCTAAGCGTATTGAGATTGAAGGGGAAAACTAGGAATAAATGAAAACTGTTATATATTGTAAAGAAGGCGTTGCCGTAAGCGATTTTGATGCCGAAGACTGGGTTGAACTATTCAAACGGGCAAAAGACGGAACAATTTCAAAAGTGAGTACCAGTCTTCCCTTTGATATCATCCGAAGGGAAATTGTCAGGGAGAATATCTCATTCGAAAGCGTTGAGTTCGAGTTCGAAGGTAAGAAGATTCCGATCAACAAGTACGGAGCAATACTTAATTGGCCTCGTGGGTTCTGTGATAAGTCCGGAGATGTTGCTGTCGATGTCATTCGTGAAGCCATGAAGATTCGTAAAGCCGAACGTGGAGAAAAATAAATGACAAAGAAGAAGCAGATTTTGGAAGACCTTAAGAATTGCAAGCCGGAACAGGTTGGCATATTTATCCGCATGTATGGGGAAATCGGAGAATCTATTGAATCCGTGGTATCGGAACTTCCTTCGTCTAAAGTTTCTTGGGCTTTGAAACAGGTATAAAACACGATCAAGAAGAATTCTTTGCCCCATCCGCCTCCGAAACCCGTGCCTGTTGTTGACGAAAAGGTCGAATTTAAAAAGAGTATCGAAAACTTTGCGTTTGATTTGTCAGATAAAGATTTCTTCTTTTCCAAAAGAGAATCAGTAAGAAAGATCATTGGTGGTTCCGGGTCTGTGGTATTTGATTTTGAAGGGAAGTCGTATAGGATCGATTGGAACGGATATTGGGAAAGTTCGGATTGGTATGAATACCAAATTTCTGATGTCCATGACCGTGGCGGATTGAAAATTTCAGGAACGAGATATATTGATTAGACTCTATTGACAGTCAGGAAGTCTTATGGTAATGTATCGACATGAAAATGAAATACCATAGGACTTTTCACCTTCCCTATAGCCTGACTGTTTCTGCGGATGATAAGAGGCTTCGTAATGATTCCCAGTTCTTTGGCATGGAAGTGGTTGTCACGGAGAAGATGGACGGAGAAAACACGACTGTCTATAAAGATGGACGCGCCCATGCCCGTAGCCTTGACGGGTTTGGGAAACCTTGGCAGACTTGGTTGATGAAAAATATTCAGGGATGGTCTTATGATATTCCTGAAGACTGGCGGGTTTGCGGTGAGGATCTTTATGCCCAGCATTCGATTCCCTATGTGTTCCCTTCACAAAAGTATTTTTTCCAGTGTTTCAGTATTTGGAACGAGAAGAATTCCTGCTTATCTTGGGACGATACCGTTGAGTGGTGTAACCTTTTGGGCATCCTTCATGTTCCCGTCATTTTCCGTGGCATTTATGACAAAGACGCGATTATGGCTGCGTTTGAATGCTACAAAGAGAAAACTGGCAGAGAAACCGAAGGTTTTGTCGTTAGGAATACTGCGGGTTTCGGATATGATGATTTCGGTAAAAACGGAGCCAAGTTCGTCCGCGCCAATCATGTCCAGACCGACGAACACTGGACGGAAAACTGGGTTAAGAATGAAGTTAGCAACGATGCAAAGGGGTGGTAAAATGAATGAAGTGATTTACATGAGAAGCGGGGTTTTGGTGGTTTCGAAGGTTTTGAAAAAGACATCTTCTGAATTTTTCAGTACCTTAAAAGAAGGGTCTAAGATTGAAATGTCAATTCCTGTTAAAGCTGTCGGCAGTAATAGGGGAAAGACCTATTCTCCATCCATCAAGATTCTAGATGTGGAAACCGGAAGCAAGACTTTTAAGAGCTTCAACGAGGTTGAAAAGCTTTTAGCGTGTTTTGAATTTACGCCGGTGGCAGGATGATTTCGCTAGATTGAAGAAACCTTTAGAAAGCCTATTGACAAATCCAATAGGATTTAGTATTTTGTCTTTATCAAATGAACCAAGAAAGGAAGTTTTGTTATGGCAACAAAGATTAAATCGGTTGAGTTTGATGGCGATGTTCTCACTGTGAAGGCTATTGTTGACAACGGTTTCGTTCAGGACGAAATCCAATTCTTTTACGACGTTGAAACCGATGAAATTTCTTCCGATTCCCCGATGAACAACACGAATGGCTGGCTGTTGTTTCTCCTTCTTCAGGATGGTGGTCATGAAAAAATCTTGGAAGAGTTTCAAGATCATCTTATTAATACCTAGATGAAAATGAACAAAGAAGAAATATCCTCTATTCTTGACATGTTCAATATCGATCACGATTTCTACTTCGTGTCTGATAAAGTCTATCAAGAGATGGTTATTTCTGTCATGGCATATTTCGGCATGACGAGACTTCCACTGGTTCCAAGGGATAAGAATGAATTTGTAGAAATTGTTTATTCCTTTGTCAATGGAGTAGATTATAGGCGCTGTCTGAAATATATTCTGGAATACGGAGTGACGGAATATGTTGTTTGTGCGGCACTTAGACGTTGGGACGGGATGATGATTTGCAGTCCCAGACACTTTGACCTGATTTGCATCCGTATGATTGAAGTTTCCGGTGGCAAACAGAATTGGCTAAAGTGTGAACAGGGTTTTGTAAACCAGTACGGGGATTTCTTGACAAGGAAAAATGCATTGGTATTGGCTAGGAAGAACAATCAAATCCGTAGGGGAATAGCTGATAACAAGCTCTATAGTGAAAATCTTTACTGATTTTTAATCGGTCACTTGACGGCGGTAATTCTTTAAAGAATGGCGTTACTTTGAATTTTGGAAGGGAAAGGGACTTCAAGACGAAATTTTGAAGACTTCGATGGAAATCACGGAAGAATTCGGAATGAAACTTGTAATTCAGTAACAAGGAAGTAGGTAAACAATGAATACTTATGTACAGACCTTTATGAGTAATGCCAGAGAATCCTTTTCGTGGTCGGTGGCCGAGGATATTGACGGCAAACCTGTGGAGAGGACAAAAGAAGCGCATCCCTATTCCTATGATGTGTTTATCACGTATCGTAGAAAAAAAGGAAGTCATAAAGGAGCAGTGGCTGTCTATAGTGACAGGCTTTGGCAATGGGACAACAAGAAGTTCGACAGATCCATGAAAGATGCGGGTCTTCGCGGGCAGATTTATTATGACGCTTCTGAAGAACAGGTAGAAGATTTCTTGCGTCGGTATTATGATGACCAAGGATTGTTATTGGAAGCCATCGGGGAAGGCTGTAATTTCGGCATCGGTTATCCATATTGGGTTTTCTGGTTTACACCGTCTAAAAAGGAAAAAAGCGAAAAATAACTCGTATAGGTGAAAAATGAACAAAAGAATCATTTGTCTTGAAATTTTGGATTGGAGTTCTTCCATAGGAGGGGAGCATTTCAGCGGTGTCCTTTGGAGCACGATGCCTTTTGACGGGGAAAACGTTCCAATAAAGAAGACGCTTGAATATCCTATGACTCCTTCTCTTGCCGCAAGATTTAATCTAAAGGCACAGAGAGACATGCCTTCTTTCCAACATCATTATGGCACTGGAGACATAACCGACAGGTTTGAATCTGAAAAAGAATTGCGTGAATTTGCAGTAAGGGAATATAAAAAGTTTTCCCCCGATTCTGATATCCTTCTCGTAGGAGGATATTGCATCGCAGATCCACAGGAATGTCTTGACGGTCCTTTATGGTTTAAAAATGAATCCAACAGGCTTTGGAAGGCATTTCGGCAGGTCGGCGGGTATGAAGGAGATGAAAAGGCTTGTGACGGGATCTTCCTTGAATACCAGAAAGTTCTAAAAAAGTTGAACGATGGTATTGACAAACCAGAAGGACTTTGATAAGGTGTTGACATCAACAAGAAACTGAAAGGCTTGATAGAAAGATGAACAACATTCAACAAGTTATTGTTTACCGTAGCCCATTCGAACAGGATTTCTACGAATTCATGCAGGATTATCCCTACGCCATTCTGTGGTTTTTCGGGTTTGCCATTGTCTTAGCGGCAGGTCTGAAACTTTGGGATCATTACAACCGCCGTGGTCATTTCTAAGAGAGGGAAAGATTATGGCAACTTCTAAAGTTAATCACTATAAATGGCTGGACAAACATTTCTTCACATTCTTGAAAAACATCGGTGGAAATGATTCATTTTGTGGCGGAATTGTGTCGGCACACGGAGATAAGTTCTACGGGTATAAAGGTGCTTGGGAAGATGCAGGTATCCAGTTTCCACACGGAGTCGCGATTTGCTTACTGACTTATCTCAATCCTTGGTGTGATGAAGTCCAGGAAACACCAAATGGTTGGGTAGATGCTTACCAATGGGTGATTGACAACTACTCTCGTTTCAAAGACATGCTTCCGCCTGTTGACGAAAACGATCCAGATACTAAAAATCCGCTCTTTTTTGAGGATTAAAACAACAAAGTGAACTGTGAAAATTAAGGAGAAAGTTATGAATGGTATTTCAGAAGTGACGGCTTATAAGTGCGATTTTGACGGCAAGGTTTTTGACAAGCAAGAGGATGCGGCATTGCATTTTCTAAAACACACCCTAATGAATATCTTTTGTTCATGTCCAGAGGCAGAAGAAAAGGTGGATCGGGTGATGAAAACTCTTGCTTTTCAGGGATTTATGTTCCAGAAAGATTTCAGTGGAAATGTGGATGTGGAAGTTGAAAATATGCTTCGAAACAACAATGGAATTGTCCCGGCAGTTAAGTTCTTTCGTGACGCTTCTGGCTTCGGATTGAAAGACAGCAAAGACTATGTTGATTCCATAAAGGCGAAATGCGGAATTTAACAGGTGAAGCCAAACAGGATACCTTGGCCGATTGGTTGTCGGTTAATGGAGGATGAAATGACACTCTCAGAACAGGTAAAAAGACTTGAAGACAAACACGCATCAATGCAGGTTCTCACTGGCGAGATAATCGCAACGTTGGAAGAGAACATGAAGAGAGGAACGCTTGTCGTTTGCGGGACTCCTGAACATTACTTGATGCTGGAATCGATGGTGAAGCAGTGGCGGGAGAACTTCGAGTTGTTCTCTATCGCCAACACAAATCGGGAAACGAAATAATGAAAACGATTACAGTTGAAGTGACAAATACGGTTGAAGTGACTCTGGATGAAACCAAATTCACACCAGAATTCATGAAGGCATTTTCTTCCTATATGTGGCCAGCAGAAGATATTGAGGAACATGCAACGCACCTTGCGGATATGCATGTGCGTGGCCTTGCTGATTGGCCGAATACTTTTATCGAAGGTTATGGCCCGGCTGAAAAGATGGGAATTTCTTTCAAGATTACTGACCATCGGGAAGAAGTGATCTAATATGAAAAAGCCGTTGGTGAAAGGGGATTATGTCCTCGCCACCAAATATTCTGATGGAGATCCGTGTGACCATTTCGTCGTCGGTTTCTTCCGTGAAATGCTGGATGATCGGTATCTTGTCGAAGATGAGAACGGGCAGCTTTTCAGAAGTAATGGTTTCCGAAGGTGTGAAAAGATTAGCAAGCGTGTCGGTCATGCGGTTTGTGCCGCCATGCCGATAATCGGAGATGTTCCTGGAAGAAGTGTTTGGTTTTGGAGGCGGAACATTAAGGCGTTAGAAAATTTATGTCAGTTTCCTTCTTCACGTACTTGACAAGTTAAGTCGGTTCTGATATCTTGTATTTCAAAACAAGGAGACATGAAAAATGGCGACTCAGGGACTTGTAAGTGTTGTTGATTCAAAAGGAAATGTTCTTTTGAAGGCGGTTTGCGGTTGCAACGGATTTAAGGCCGGTGAACTTGCCTCATTGATAAAAGAAAACCATTCGAAAACCGTTAAGGAAGTCTATGCTCTTGCTGAAAGTGTAAGTTTCGGATGTAAAGACTGTCTCGTTGTGTATGGAACTTGTGATGAATTCTTTTCTAGCGACGGAGAACTTCCTTCGGGATATTCTAAGTTCCTACAGGACCCCTATTTCAACCCACGTTGGGACAGAGGTACGGCTGATTATACGGAAATTGTGACATTGGAGTAGGATTATGGTTATTCAAAAAACGAGTGGGAAGAAACAGTCTAGGGTTTCACACAAACAAACCTGGGAATCGGTGAAAAAAGATATCGATATCGCATACCAGAATTGGCTAAAGAATCAGATCCTTCCAAAAGACTAAAAAGCTTCTATCACCCTGTTGACATTTCAAGGTCTTTGTGGTAATGTATTGTCATCGAAAGCAAGAAAGGCTGAAGACATGAAAATCACAGCAGAACACTTTGACCACATGAAGACCGAAATCAACAAGTATGTTGAGTCTGTCGGCGGATGGGATGTCTTGGTTAAAAAGTACGAGAGTGGCGACTTCGAACGTTCAGATTCAGTCAGAGACCTTCAGTGCCGTTTCTGTTGGGATGTAAGCTGTGCGGCAAAACTTCATCGGTTCTATTGTGAAGAAGCATATAAGTATGCCGATGATTCACATATCCTTACTGCTCTTCGCAAGATTTGCCCTGTCGTCAATCGCAAGTACTAAGGAGGAACAAAGGTATGAACGAACTTTCCGGATTGATTGTTGAGGTTTATCGTTGTAGTGGGAAAGACTGTTCTTTGAACGGCGTCACCGCCAATAATGATACTGTTCTTTTGATTCTTCCGCAAGGCGGACCTTTTAAGGCAAAGGATTTCGTCGGGGAGATGCCGTTGGTTGAGATAGATAAGCGGGCGGATATGAGCCGCCGCCACGGGGAGGATTGCAGTTGCGCCCGTCCTTATGGGGTTGACGGTAATGATTACAGCTTCGGCGGAAACTTCATTTATACAAGCGATAGCCGCTTCCCTAGCAACCGTCCGATCCCTGTCCATGACCGTAAAAACTTCTAAGGGGAACAACATGAAATCCGTAAGATTTTCAGGAACTAGCGTTATTAGCATCGAAATTCCAGATGGGTTTGACGTTGTCTCTCGTGGAGGGATCAAACCCGGAGATTTGATTTGGAATTGTGAAGAATTTATTCCAGCGAAGGAAGACCGTATCGGAAAGAATGTCAGAGACTTCATTTGTGTTATCCGCAAGGAAACCGAATTGACAAAATACCGGTATGTTTTGGATGTCCGTAACTGCATCGCCGCAGTTTGTGATACGCAGCATCAAAGTTATGCTGAGAAAAATCCCAGACTTTCCGCTGATAATAAGTACATCGTTGCTGTGGAACGCGGCATTTCTAAATCAACGTTTCACGGCCTTTCGTGGGTTCTCGAAGATTATCAAATCGACAGATTGACGAAACTCTGTGATTTGCTTAACAAGAAAGGTGGTCAATGACATGAAGTGTGTATGTGGATATCAACATGAAAAAGGAATTGATGAAAACGGCGAGTGGAAAGAATTCCTTGTCGGAGACGAGCGTTTTGAACGTCTGAATCTAGTAGATGAAAATGATGGTTTTGCAACAAAACCGTTGAAGGTAGAGGCTTTCAACGTCAACTATTTCCTTTTCCGTTGTCCGAAGTGCGGAACGGTAAGGACAGAAACCTCTGATTGGAACTAAACGATGTATATGGAAGATCCGCTGCTATATCTTGTTGGTAAAGCCAAAGAATTTCAGGAAACGAATGTTTGCGTGTATGAAACAGCAAATGTTTTGTTGAAAGACAAACGTTTCCACTTCTGGTCGGGATCTTCACTTCCTCACCAACACCATTATGGGACTCGCGGTTTGGTACAGCACACCGCTGAAACAGTAAACCTTTGCATGTCTATCGGTGAAAAATATGAATGGGAAGGCATTAGTTACCCCGTTTTGTTTCTTGCAGCCCTTTATCACGACAGTGGGAAGATGTATGATTTTGAGTGTGTCAACGGTGTTTGGCAAGGGACTGATCATAAACGGATGATTCACCATATTTCAAGGAGCGGGATTTATTGGAATGATGCTGTGAAGACCGTGCCTGATGCCTATGGACTGTATTTTGAACCCGTGTTGCACTGTATCCTTAGCCACCACATGGATAGGATTCAGGGAAGTCCTGTCGCTCCGAAATCAAGGGAGGCTTGGATTCTTACTCTTTGCGACAATTTGAGTGCAAGGATGAATGACGCTGATACCAATGACCTGATCAAGAACCAACTTTGAAAAATTATTCATCTTGGTCTATTGACAACCAAGCCACGATTTGATACCGTATTCTCATTGAAAAAGTAAAAGTAAAAGAAGAGAAAAAGTAAAAAAGTTGCAAACCAGAGGGTAAGGCTTTAGCCGTCAAGGTACGGGACCGGCTAAAATGAAAAGACCTCCATACAGGGTGAAAGACCTGTAGGGACCCGTATAGAAGCCGCTGGACTTCGTAATCCAGCTCAGCGAAGATAGAATTGGTACTTCTTGATTCGCTGAAACCAGAACGTGTATGTTGTTGGCATGTTCTCGTGTCTGAGGTTTAAGGGTTCTCCTATATACCCGAATTCTTAAGACACACCATTTTTGTCTGGCTATGGATAGGCTTCCTTCTATTTACTTTACCAAATAGCTTTCCGCTTCCCAGACACCTTTTTAGGAAAAAAACATGAAAAACAATGAATATTGCTTTTTGAAGAGAATAGACATCCAGCTTTTAAACACAATCCTTTTCCGTAGGTTCAACAAGATTCTAGTCAAACCCGAAGAAGTTACTGAAAAGAAAGCTGATACTACTTTCGTGGCTACGGCTTCTAAGAATCTAGAAGCCTATGGTTATTACTTCTCCAAAGATCTTTTTGAAGCGCTTGTAGAAGGAGAAGAAAAGCATGTAGTCAGCGTTTACACCGATATCACGCATAGGATTGAAAAAGTGAAAGGATGTCTATACCGTCCTTTTTATATCAACTTCCCTCAACAAGTGATGGAAGCAAGTGACTTGGAGTTGTTCCTTAACGCGATGGTACATTATTGGGGAGCCTATCTTTTTGATGATCCTTTAGTTCCAGATGTAGATGAAATCAAGCGTCAATCGTTGATGGAAGAACACCCGATGACATCAATTGGATTGGCTTGTGTCGAAGACGCGAAGGATTTGTATGTCAGGCTTCTATCTTCAAAGACGGCTTGGTCAAATCAAGATGAAAATGATGTCAGCGTACTTTGTAAGCTTTTCCGGTTTCCAAAGATTGAAGAAATCCCTTGTAAGGAAAACCTAGCGACACTTGCGTCATTTTTCTCTGACCAAGCCGGGAGTCTTGCATACCTGTATCCATATTTCAAGACGGTTACGGATGTCCTGCGTTATGCGGTTAAGCTTAGCGACGGAGATGTAAGCCTTGCTGAAAATCCTGTTTTCAAGAAAATGCACCGTAAAGACAGGATGCTTATTAAGGAATTGCTTAATCGGATTTGTGCTAAGGATATCGGTGTGGCCGCAAATGACATGTATCGGTTTAAGGAGTATTGGAAACGCCTTGCTGAAAAAATCCATCCTAACGAAAACGGCGGTTTTGAAAATTTGAAAACCGCATATTCCCTTTTGTACAAGAAAAGCGGTTTCAAAACGACTGCTTCTTCTATCGAAGAAGGAATTAAGAATCGGGATTGGGAAAAAGTTTCATCTGTCCTTTCGATTAGGCCTGGGGATTTCGCACGTAGGCTCGATCAGTTGATTCGCAACTTTGACCCTTATACTGTGTTGAACTTGTTCTTAGAAGTCGTTGAACAGGTATCTACGAACGTCCTGTTGCAGGTTATGAACCATTTCAAGAACAGGGATGGTTTGAGAGTAGCTATGCCTAAAGGCAGCGTAACAACGGCGACGATTCTGCCCGTGCAGGAAAATGATGTCGAAATGGAATGTTGCTGTGATGCCATTATTGGAATCTGTAAACAGACTTTGATTAAGCGTTTCAAAAAGCTTCCGTCTTTGGGTAAAGTTTATATCGATCCTTGCCTGATGGAATACAATGTTCCTTTCGGAATGCGTAGTGCTTCTTCTACCGGTATGAAGACTTTGGTAAGAGGAACAAAAACGGCTTTAGAAGGAAGAAAATACTTGCGGTTCTTTATCTGGTGGAAGGGTGGAAACATTGATATTGATTTGTCAGCTTCCGCCTTGGATGCCAACTTCAACAAGGTAGCCGATATTTGTTTTTACAATCTTAGGGAACATTGGGCCTGTCACAGCGGAGATATTGTGTCAGCCCCTAACGGTGCGGCAGAATACATTGATATTGATACCAAAGAAGCCTTGAATCGTGGTATCAGATATGTCCTGATGTCTGTAATCAGCTACAGAGGTATCCCTTACAAGGATATTGAAGAATGCTGTGGCGGCTATATGGAAAGAGATTCGCAAAGAACGGGTAAGATTCATGAAATCAAGACCGTTAAACAATGCTTCCGTCTGACAGGAGACACGACAAGCAATTTGGTAATGGCTTTCGACTTGATTGAAAACAAGATGGTTTGGATGGATATCAGCCTTAAAAATAGGTTTGCCTATTGCAACACTGTCGGCAAGTCCGGTGCTGGCATTGTAAACGGTATCAAGGCGCTTGTCTGCGGTAAGCGTCCTAATCTCTATGACCTTCTGACCATTCATGCTAAGGCCAGGGGTGAAATCGTAGACAGGAAGGAACACGCCGATACCGTCTTTGATTGTGAAGGCATCGGAACACAGCACGAAAAGGTGTCTTCGGAATATCTATAAGCATAGGTGCTTCTGATCATAGAATGGTTGTTAGACCGACAAGGTACAGCAAAACAAGTTTTGCCGATACCTTGCAAAATAAGGAGTAAAAGTGGCTAATTTTGACAGTAACAGGTTTGCAAGTAAAAACCAGACCTTTGAGACACCAGACCATTTATTTCAGTTGGTAGATGATATTTTTCATTTCACTACCGATGTTTGTGCATCTGCTGAGAATACCAAATGTGCTAACTATTTTTCAGAAGAAAACAGTTGTCTGGATAAAGAATGGTCTGGTGTTTGTTGGATGAATCCACCATTTAAGGACATGAAAAAGTTTATCAAAAAAGCATTTGATGAAAAAGAAAGGGCTGTTACAGTTTGTCTTATTCCAGCGAGAACAAATACAAAATGGTGGCATGAACTGTGTATGAAAGGTGAAGTCTGGTTTTTGGAAGGCAGACCAAAGTTTAAGGGATGTATTCATGGTTTGCCTCAACCATTAGCTTTAGTTGTTTTTGGAAAAGGTAGTGGGGTAATGAAGTCTTTCAATATAGAAAGAGGTCTAACAACTGCTTCAACTCGACTCGCGGGTACGCTCGCGAGTTAAGCAAATGATAGATAAGGAAGAACTATATGGAAATTGAAATTTCAAAGAAGATCGGTATAGAAATTGGTGACATTGCTTCTGCTATGGATGTTAAGGAAATGCTTTTTCTTATTTGTCGCGTAGCTGATAGGCTTAGCCTAGAACCTTATGGAGTTCGCCGAAACTTCGCTTATGGAGCCGCCGATCATCTGAGTGAAAACGGGAAGGCGTTCCTTGCGGAAATCCTTGCTGCTGAATATTCGAAAAACGCCTTGGGTAAAGAGGATTGATTTTTGAAAAATCTGTTTCTTAAATACTTGCGTTTCCGTCTTAAGGGTGCGTGTTATCTTAAACCTCCTTTGGGTTGGCATCCCGGATTTGAAAAGGTAAGCATCTTCAGGATGGTGCGTTATTATTTCAAGTACTTCATTTGGAAAATTGAAACACGTCTACATGAAAGATATGGGAAAGAAATACGGGATGAATGGGAAGCAAAACACCTGAAACAAAAGTGGGATTTTGATAGGCTACAGCTTCAAGAATACGGTTCCGAGGCGTCGATAGAAGGTCCGACAGGGATAGAAGGTATTAGGTGTTGTCCACCGGCTACAGAAAAATGGGCTAAAGGTTATAAACCTTGGGATTTCTCTAGGTATGTTTTAATCCCGACCCCCAAAAATCCTAGAGGCTATGACTTCTTTGCAGACACGGCGAATAAATCTTTGCAGCAGTTGAATTGGGAAGATGATCATGGAATTTATATCCTAGAAGGAGGCAGATAATGGGATGGAAGAACGTTAAAGAACACTATAAAATTGAACATATCGTTTGTGTTGAAAACGGCATTATCAATATCGGAAGCCCTTATGTAAAGGATTTGATTGTTATCAAACCGACCGGTGATGTTTCTTGGGGTCATTGGGACAGTGATGATCAGTATCTAAAAAGATACTACAGTGAACTTTGTTCCGACAAGCAAAAGCTTATTGACTTGATCAATTCTCCCGATGTGTTTGAAAGATCAATTCGTGTATTCTATTTTGCAGACGGTGAAATCAAAACTGATTTCTGCGAAACTCTTGGATGGCCGAATGTTACGCATTCCGGAAAACTGATGTATGAAGGTACTTTTTCAACCGATTATGATACCATTGTCGAGAAAGTAAAAGTTGACTTGGGAAACGAAATCAATTATTGGGAAGGAAGGATTATTGAGGCGAGAAAAGAAATCGCAGGTTTCCAATCCTATATGGATTCCTGCCTCAAGTACTTGGAGGCTTTAGATGCAGATGCCAGATGATATTGATTATAGCCTTCCCACTCCTGAAACCGATAGGTTTATGAATAAGATTGACGGAGAAGAAATCGATCTTGGAATGGTTGCGGCTGTCTTGCATGACATGGAGATCCAAAGGAATTATTGGAAGTCAAAGGTTCTTGACGTTGAAGGAATGTATGAAGCCGTTATTGAAAACCAGATCTGTGACTCGAATCTACAGAACTATAATCGGCATGAGGCTGAGGCCTGTGTTTTGGCCTGGATGTTAAAGACTAAACTTTACATGATGGGCGAAACATCCCGAAAGTGGTCCAAGAAAGGGATGGCTGTTATCCGTCACGAGCTTGACGGGATAGATGATTTTCGTTTCCGACAGTAGTTTAATTTGTAAAACACGAAACAAGCCGGGGTAATAACCGGTAGAGGTCAGACATTTTGCTAGCAAGTGTTTGACGGTTAAGGTGGATGTTTATTCCGGGATTGCGGGTACTAAATCCCGCCTGTCGGATCAAAAGGAAAAATATATTGAATAAAACTGGTTTTACGCATGAAAGTCCGGTTAATCAAAGCTGTGAATGGTATACTCCGAAGTATATTTTTGATTGGCTTGGAATGGAATTCGATTTAGATCCGTGTCATCCGAAAGAAAGACTCCCTTGGATTCCTGTCCAAAATGTCTATACGGAAGCCGATAACAGTCTGGAAAAAGACTGGAAAGGCTGTGTATGGTTGAATCCTCCATATGGAAGGCTTACGGCTCCTTTCCTAAACAAAATGAGCAGGCATAGAAACGGGATAGCACTTCTTTTCAGCAGAACGGATTGCCGATGGTTTCATGACTATGTTTCTAAAGCAGATGCCGTGCTTTTCTTAAAAGGAAGAATCAAGTTTGTCGACGGTAACGGAATAGCAAAAGGAGGAGCTGCCTGTGGATCGATGCTTGTGGCTTGGGGACGGAAATCCGTAGAAGCTCTTGAAAAAAACAAAGACAAAGGCTATTTAGTGTTGAGCTTCGGAAGTCATAACTGGGGAATTAGGGAATAAAGATGAATGAAGAATATTTAAGTCCGCCTGATGCCATTTGGAAACGTGTAGGGGGATTTTGAAGTACAAGTATTTTCATCTTATGGAAATCCAGACTTAGCGGCTAAGGCTATTTTAGAAGGCTGGAAGAAGTGCGGATGTCCGAAAGACAGCGTTTGTGTAAGGCGTGTAAGGGATACAAAAGATGACGTATGAAGAAACTTGCGATTTGTGTAGAACTCACGGAATCAACGTAGATTGCTGGTCTCCTTTAGAACTTTCAATGCCTGAAATGCCTGAAGGATGCGTTGCAACCGGAGAACTGGCTGAAATCGTGATTGAATATCTTAAGAAGGAGCATGGAATTGAAGACCGTTACTGATGTTGATTTTGATGTCGTTGTAAAAATACCTGATGTCCTAGTCCTTGTGGATTTCTGGGCTGAATGGTGCGGACCCTGTAAGATGATGGGGAATATTCTTGTCAAGATAGAACCTGAACTTAAAGGCGTAGAAATAGTCAAGGCAAGATATGAAGACTGCCCTCTGAAATGTAAGGAATACGGCATTAAGAGCATTCCGGCTATTTTCATTTTTAAGGACGGCAAGGTCGTTGACCAGTGGACTGGTTTGACGAAACCGGAAGACATTAAAAAGAAGATTGAAGACTGCAAAGTAAAGGAAAGCTGAATATGCCTAATCCATATGTAGAAGGGTTTCTTGCCTGGAAAGAAAGAAACAGGAAATATGTACCGTCCCTGAAAACAAAGAAGCTTGGGATATTGGAGCGTATCAAAAACAGACTTAACGGAACTCTCAGACTTGAAAGAGAAATCGATGCTTTGTTTGGCATAGGTGATGACTATATGGAAGACCGGTATTCCAGCAAACAAAAGGAAGTCGCAAACAATCTCGGAACAAAGATGGAAATCGTACAAAAGGAAAGTAAGTAAAATGTGGAATAAAGGGAAGAAGGTCGGTAATGTTCGTTGGACGGAAGAAGTGAAGAAAATTCTTAGGAAAGAAGGAAACTTCGAAAAGGAAATGAAGGCATTGGATAAAGAATTCGATTTCCAAAACCAGAACATTCCGACAGAAGATCTAATCTCTGTAAGCTGGTTTAAGGCTCTAAAGTCTTTTGCCTATGGACTTTTCAGACAGACTTCAAATCCTGAAATTGTCGTTTTCTTTAACGGGAAAACATTTTCTTTGAACCGTTATAGTGATACCTATGGCGAATTTCTAAAATACCGTCCATCGGGAGAAAACCTTTTGGAACAGATTCTACTTGATGAAGTGAAGACAGAAAACGAAACCAAACAGGAACCAGATCCCAATTGGGATGGCGGCTGTTCAGAACAAAAGGAAAAATTCGAAGTAGTAGAAAAGGATTTCCAAGTTATCCCTTCACCGAAAATCAATTTCTCTGGATACAAAATTTCAAGTAATACGCCTTGCAATCAGGTTGATCCTGAACAGATTACGGGAAGACCAGATCCAAAGACGCTGCCTGTTATTACGGGAAACGAAGTAAAGTCTTTTAACTGTTCGGATTATTGCGAGCCGAATCCCAAACCGTCAGAAGAGGACTCCAAAGATGTTTTGACAGTAATTTCAGAAAATGTTGATGAATCCAACGACAGGAAAGTTTCTGAATCTGTCGAAGTCGGCGGGAAGTTCTTTGTTAAACCGGAATAAACATCACAGTCTGTTTATTGACATATGCCAATTTTATTAGGTAGATCCTATTGACATATGTCGCCATTTTTGATAAAGTGTTGTCAACAAAAGAGGAAATCGTGAATGAATCTACCGAAGCCCTTGTTTACAGACGGATTTCTTGAAGACCTTCACAAGAGGGAACAGAAAAGGCGGGAATTGGTAGACACAATGGAAAAACTGGTATCTGAAGTTGATTCAGAAATGGGCATTCCTGATGGTTTCCTAGAAAGTGAAAAGAAATGAACGACTACTTTGAAGATGACATGACCACAGAAGACGGAAGCCCCGATCTTGATAAGGCATTGGCCTTCGCGAAGCAAGCACATGCTGGACAGACGCGAAAACTCGGTGTGGACAAAGGCAAGCCCTATGTTATTCACCCTTTCCGTGTTTTTCAGCTTATCCTGAACAAAGGGATTATTGACGGTCTTGAGGTCATCGGTCCTGTGGCATTGCTTCATGACAGCATTGAAGATGGATATATCAACGGCGTTAAGGTGACGAAACAGACGCTTCTTGATGCCGGGTTCTCAAAAGAAGTCACAGATACGGTTTCCGCTCTTAGTCGGGACAAGGAAAATGAAACCTACTTTGACTTCATCATGCGAATAAAGAAATATCCATATGCAAGAATCGTCAAGCTTGCAGATTTGGAAGACAACATGCGGGATCTTGAAGAAAGCTCTCTGAAGGACAAATATCGGTTTGCCAAATACGTTCTTGAAAACCGTTGATGCAGATTCTATTCAGATACGCAATGGGGGAGTGGCGGAAATTGAAGACGCAACATGCAGGGATACCGAAGCGTTACGATCAAGCGCTAAGGCACAATATCCTTGCATGTGGGAATAGGTCGGAATGATTGATAACCGGCTTTCCGTGTTAGTGCGAATCTAACCTCCCCTACCAAATGAAAGTACTAAATCTTACGCTGAAAAAGCAGTGGTTTGACATGATTCTTTCTGGAGAAAAGAAAGAAGAATACAGAGAAATCAAACCTTATTGGTCTAAACGTTTCGAAGGCAAATCTTATGACGTAATTGTCTTCAGGAATGGATATCACAAAGACAGTCCTTCATTCAGGGTTAAGATTCTTGAGATTGAAGTCGGTTATGGGAAACCGAAATGGGGAGCACCAAAAGAAAAGGTGTATATTTTGAAACTGGGAGAAGTGTATCCAAATGGTAAAAGTTAAAGACATTTCTGAATTGGAAGACGGACAAAAAATCCGCTATGTAACAGGTTCTGGAATCCTAGAGGAAGTAAATTCTTCCAGAATCTGCGGAGACATTATGAGCCCCATATATGTCGTGAGGATTGTTGACGGAATCGTTTGCGGGGTCAACAAGACTTTGAAAAGGGTTATAGTCTTGTCTGAATGCCAGTCTGTCTACAAGGTGTAAAGGAACTACAAGATGATTCTTTTCCCCTGGTCTAAGATTGTCGTATGTAAAAACACTGCGATAACATACATAAACAGTTTTCCGAAACTGAGTGAACCACGATATTACAACGGTTACTTCTTCCGGGAAATCGAACGCGTACATTTCCTTTTCTTTGACATCCCCTTGCTTTGGAAGGAAACCGGGAACATTTGGATACCACCGAATGAATCGGAATTCGAAGTTTGTTGCCTGAAAGACTATATCGAACTCAGGAAGAAAATTCTTCCATGTAAGGCTTGTCTGTGGTTTCGTCCGTTTCCGTTTAAGGAATACGGTGGATTTTGTGAGGTAGCCGAAGACCTTAATCCTGTTGATGAAAACCACACCTGTTCGAAATGGAGTAACCAATGAAGAAATTGCTGAATAACGTTTGTCTGTCGATTTTTGGATTCGGAATTATTGCCACGTCTGCTGGGATTGGGATTCTGAAAGGAATCATTTTGCGGAAAACATGCGGATACCGTTATTAAGGAGAAAAATGAAATACTTGTTTCTAGTTCTTTTTGCTTTCGGCGTTTGTGCTGCTGAAACCAATATCGTTGTAGAGACGATTCTTGTAAGGATGAATTGTTCCTGTGGTGGTGAGATGAAACCTACAGGAACGTGTTTGACTTCTTATCCGCCTCAGTACGAGCATCGCTGTGACAAGTGTGGAACCAATCGGACATACAACGTATCCTACCCGGAGATCAGATATGTTACGAAATAAATATGTCCGTTTGTTTATCACTTCCCTTATCGTGTTATTAGTAAGATTCCCATTAATGCTGATCCTTTTGGTTGTTTCTTCAATTACAGGAGCCATACATGACTATTCGGTTTTGATTTCCGAATGGCTTGATGAAAGCCTTGATGGTTTTGAGAGAAAGGGATAGAAATGTACAGATACTATATCATCGAATTTTCCAATGACCAAAAATGCAGAGAAATATTGGAATTGGGAGACCTGCAAATCGAATGTGAGGTAAGTCGTTTCAAACGGAACAATGGTTAAAGATATCTGCGTTAGTCTTTTCCCTACAACTCCTACAGAAAAAGATCTTGTAACGGATTGCCCTTGCGAATTGGTCAGAATGACTTTAAGGCAAGATCTTTTAAAGAAACCGGCAAATGGAAGTACTGACATAAGATATAAGATGTGGATGTCAGACAAATGTATCGATTATCTGAAAATCGATCGAGATACAGATTATCCGTATGACTGTAATCTTAAAATCAAGGATATGACAAAGTTCTATCAGTACATCCCTATCGAAAGTGGTCCTATTTCCTCTAGTATCATGCGTACTTCCAGGGGTAAACAATTCTCGGAAGGTTTATTTCACATCTGGTTCTAAACAGAAGTCGCTATGAATGACAAAGACACAATGACTGAGAATCCGACAAAACGGATGGATGGCACACCGTTTGATGGTAAAGCAAGTTGGTCCGTATGATGTAGATGAGCCGACTTGGGCTCTTAAGGAATTCTTCTAAAACGTATATCACTATTTGAAAGGATAAAAACAATGAAAGACATGAAGGCAGTTTATAAAATATATGATGCAGGATTTTTCCCGACACTATTGTCTGTGTGTAAAAAATATGGAGCTATCCCCGTTTTCGAATGGAGCCGTGTAAATCCTGAAAGATGTATGGTTGGTTTGTCTTTCAAGTCAGAAGCTTCCGCGACAGGAGAAAGTAAAAAACTATTCGAAAGACTAGTCGAGAATTTTAAAAAGTGTGATGACGGGACTTATTTGTTCTCCAATGGTGAAGGAGTTTGTCTCTGTGAAGCTTTTGGAGAACTGACAAAAGAAACTTCATCGCTTTTCGAGTGGGCGGCTTCAGAAAAAGTCGGGATTTCCTTCAGCCATCAGGATCTTCTCGATGTCTTCGGAGAGGAAAACGAAGGACATTTCTATAGAATGAAGTACATGTAAACTAAAAAACTTTTTAGTTTAATAACAAAAGGAACAAGAGAGAATGAAAAACGTGTTTATTAGATCAGATACATTTTGTTGTGACAGCGAAAAGAGCCGCGCTATAAGGGATATCCTAGATAAGGCAAGAGAAGAAATCATTTCTGTGTTGGGAACCGAAATCTTCCTTGACGTAATGATACAGAAGGAAGACCCTTTAGTTTCGGCAGATGAAATGCCAGACAAGGGTGTGACAGAATCCTATTTAACCGATTCTGAAAGACTTTCCAAAGCAGATGTATGTTTCCCTCCTTTGTGTGAGAACGGAAAGGAATTGCCTGTTTTTGGCGAAGTTATGAGAGAAAAGGAAACAAAATTTAAAATGAAGGAAACTCCGAAAGAACGGAAGGAAATCATTTCCTTCGATAAAGAATTGGCAGATGCAGTAGATTCGATTTCTGAAGAGTGATGGTCTATTGACAGATTCAAGCCCATATGTTATTCTGTTCTTAATCAAAGGAGAATAGTTATGAGATGGAAAGATGAATTCACGGGCGAGATGCGGACGGCACGAAAGTTTCTTTTGTTTCCGAAGGAAATTGATAATGAAGTCCGGTGGATGGAATACGCTTATATTCAGCAATCTTGTTTCTTAAACAAAAAACATGGCAAGTACTGGAAAGATGTGGCCTGGATTCCTGACCATTCTTAGTCAACTCATTTAAGAAAGGAACGAAAAATGAAATGGAAAACTACTATCGTCGGAGAGATAAGAAACGTTACAAAATTTCTATGGTTTCCGAAGAAGATTACAGGGGAATACCGTTGGTTGGAAACCGCAACTTTTAAACAAGTCTATATAAATGGCGCGATTAATCATTGGGAAGACATCCTTTGGTGCGACTAGTTGGGATCGAAACAAATAAGGAATGAAATGAAGAAAGAACTATATTTGGTTTTCCGATACTTGGAAACAGGAATCCATGAATTCTGCGGTGTTTATGACGATGAAACCGTTGCCGTCAAAACCTGCATCTATCCAAACATGTGCGTTTGCCCCGCTGTTCTGAATGAAACAATTGATGCCTTAGGAACCAAAGCATGGCCTCGTGCCTGGTATCCGATGCTTGAAAGCAAACCTGTAAATGGAATTGCTAAGGAGACTGAAATTTGAAAAACGCACAAGAAGACGGGACTAATCAAAGTCGGGTTCTGACATGTGTATATTGCGGACACGAATATCCACAAGATACTCCGTCATGGGGAAATCAAGTCCTCACTGACCACATCAAGGTATGTCCCAAACATCCGATGCGCAAGGCAGAAGCCGACATCGAAATGCTACGGAAAGCGCTTGTCAAGTTCATCGGGGCGGAAACCAAAGAAGAACTTTTGAAAATGAAAAAAGAGATCGCAATTGTGGATAACGTCAAATACAGAAACGCTGTTCTCAATGCGGTTGAAGCCCTGTTGAAATTGATTTCAGAAGAACAGTAAGATTTCAGGAATGTAAAATGATCGAAGTAACAAAACGCAAAGATGAACAATTCCCGATAGGCTGTGCTTTCAACGGCAAGCCGATGCAGAAGTTTACACTGGACGCCGCAAGGAATAAAGTCGCCGATTTCATAGAAGGACATGCAAATCTTGAAGAACCTTATGCTTTTTAGATACTCCGGCCAAATCAACAATGGAACCATCTAGGTTTTCACCTGAAGTTTATGATTTTTGTCACGAACTTAAAAATGATTGAAAGCTTTTTGTAATCCACCTTCTTGACAAATCCCGCTGAATCTGTTAATCTTCCCTTATCTTGAAGCCAAGAAAGGAAGAAGTTATGGAAGTCAATACAGGTCAGGCGAAGAAGGAAATTCATCAAATTCCCGGTCATCTTTCTCTCAATGAGGCCACGAATGAGCTTGTCAGGTATGCAGAACTAGTCAGAGATTCTGCGACAGAACGGGAAATTCTCAAAGATCCGTATTTGGCACTTCAGTTTTTGGAAATCCGCCGTAAAGGAATGCAAGCTCTCTTTACCATTATCCAGCAGTACGTAGAACAGCCAATCAAGGGTTAATCTTCAACGAGATAAGGAATAAAACAATGACAGAATACATCCTCAGTTCCATCATTTGCCACGAATTTGAAAAGGTTGTCGGAAAGTGTCAGGTTTCCAAACAGGGTACTAAGATGATGCACATCGGTTTCGACTTAAACCCCAATGGCAATGATCAATACGAAGTCCAACATATGTACATTTATGCCCCCGGCAATTACGTCTATGTCGCCGTTCAACAGGAGCGTATCGACGAAACCGGGAAGCGCATCGTCGGAGATATGAAAATCCTCAGCTATCATGACAGTTGCTGGCGGGATGAAATCCAATCTTTCATTTTCAAGAATCGGAAAGAGCTTGCTGTTCTAAAAAGCTTTGGAAGCATCTTTGACTGGTACGACATCCTTGACATCACGGAAGAGGAAGCAGAATACCTTTACAGACTGAACAGTTCTCGGCACGATTATAACAACAGGGATAAGAAACTTGACGTTCCCAATCCTTTTGACAAACGCGGGATTTGAATTTAATATGGGATACCACAAAAAGGAGATGTGGTTCAGATTATTTCTGACTTTAGTGTGGGTCGGAATTTCCATCTGTTGTTTCTTCTATGCGCTGGAATTACAGATATGCGGAACAACTTGGCTTATAACTGGATTCCTGTCTCTGTATGTCTGGGCGTATAACCTGTATCTATTCTGGAAAGAATTCCGGATATTAAAGAATGGAAAATAAATACAAGTTCCTGCGGTTCTGTTGCAGTTGGGAAATCGACTCCGTAGACGGGTCTAGGATCGTCTGTGCGGGTTTCCTTCCCTATACCGAAGAAGACGGCATAGTCTTTTCTGCGGCGAGGAATAAGGCCATTACAGCAACGCGTGACGAGGATGTCATTTTCTATATGCGTAACTGGATGGAATGAAACACAATATCTTTGCTTAAAGGACGGGAGAAGGACATGGAAAAGCTTGTCAAAGTTGGATTTTAGAATTATGACTGTTGATAAGATCGAATGGATTCCAGTTAACCGAAAGCTACCTATCCATGATGTCTTGGTTTGGGTGGCTGTCAGGAACAAGAATAAGGAAGACGGGATTCTGTTGCATGACATCTGTTGGCACACCGGTAACTGCTGGGGACAACGCTTTCATACTTGGGAAGAAATCGTTTATTGGGCATACCCTGTAAACCAGGAGTAAAAATGATTAGGCGCTTGACTAAAAAGAAGTAGTTTGCTAAAGTCTTCCCGTTTTTAAGGATTCCCGCGAACCACAGGCTTTCAGATTAAGGATTTGTGTTTTATCTCTGTAAGTCTTAGAAACAGAAGTCTTTACGTATCATGATTTGAAAAACGGTTCGCGCAAGTCATAAAATGGTGTAAATCTATTGTTTATGAAGATTGTTCTTTGAAAAGTTATTGATAAATGTTCATCTCATCATGGGTTCGCGGAAACGTGAAAATAAACCCGTGATTATCAAGGCCTTAAGTGGCCTACCGTTGCGCCCCGCAGGGGCGCATGAATTGAAACCTGTTTTGGGCGATGCTTGGGGCATTCAACCGGAGTTGCGCCCCGCAGGGGCGCATGAATTGAAACACAAACGCGCCGTATGTCGCATCTGCTTTCCACGTTGCGCCCCGCAGGGGCGCATGAATTGAAACACAGGCAATACAGACAAGCCGGTGAAGCACAAGAAGTTGCGCCCCGCAGGGGCGCATGAATTGAAACGAAAAACGCCGGATATACATCTCTAAAAAGACAGTTGCGCCCCGCAGGGGCGCATGAATTGAAACAGGTTCTCCGGGGTTGGGAACGTCAGATGTGCGAGTTGCGCCCCGCAGGAGCGCATGAATTGAAACTGTGTTACAAATTCCCAAATCCCTTTAAGATCCTGTTGCGCCCCGCAGGGGGCGCATGAATTGAAACAGGCAAGCGCAATTCAATTGGCAGAAGCCTACTTGAAGGCAAAATGGAAATGGAAGGATTAAGATGAACAATGTTCAAATTTTGTGAACACCACCTGTTCAAGGAGGAAACATGAAAGCAGAAATTACACTCGGAATGATGGCTCCGAAACCCAGTCGGCAACTTAGAGGGCAAGGCATCGACAAAGAAGCTTTGCGGATTATCGACGGGATTGAAGAAGCCAGACAATGGTTGTACCTCAACCATTTCATTTCTACGGCGGAAAACGACAAGATCGTCAAGAAGATTTTCCGTATGATTCAGAAAGAAGTTGACAAAGTCTCGGTAAAAAAGAATGAAGCCTATTGACATAGGTGCCAGAATTTAGTATCTTAGATGCGTTCAGATGGAATCACTTTAAACGAAGGAGCAATGAAATGATGACAAATGCAATGTTTAATAAGTGTCTCAATGCTGATAAAAGAGTGTTCATGTCTCTTGATCCAGATGTTCAAGAGGCATTAAGGAATCATGCTGATCATATAGAACTTTTATATGAGGAAACAGATATTTGGAAATATATAAAAGGACCATCATTTTGTAGTGTTCTCATATACAGAATTGATCCACGTAAGGAAAACGAACTGACAGAAGATCAGATTTCTCGGAAGCTTGGGAAATGCAAGAATGCAGAGATGAAAATTTTTGGGAACATGGACCCGGAGATTCAGGAGCTTATGCAGGAAGTTTTTGATCTCTATGGAGATTCGGCGATTGAAGCCGTTGGTCTCTCTGACGGAATGTGGAGTCTTATTACTCAGCTAGGCATATATACCTCCAAATTGATGCTGCATAAAGGAAGAATTTTCAGGATTTCTGAAAAATATCTAGAGACCATCAAGAAGGATATGATTAAAAAGGTTGAAGATGATGCCAAAATCGAAGCAATCAACAACGGCCACATCCTTTCCCCTGTTATTCTTGATATCAACTGCCAGAATTTTTGCTGTGCAGTCCCGAGAGTTGAAAACAACGGGGTTCGGTGTCAATATGATACGATCAGATATCTTGGCGATGCCAAATTGAGCAAACACTTTGTTAAAATCTGGTATGATCGAATTACCGGAAATCCCACCTTTGTCGAATTCGATATCAAGAAGTATACAAATCCAGCTTGATGACAAAGAAAGGTAGACATTATGAGTGTTGATTTGAGCAAATGCAAGATTGGCGACACTATGGTTCTGAGGAATGGCGCAAATGCCAAAATTGCTCGGTGTTCTGACAACATTTGCCGACTTCTTGATGATAGTACTCCATTCGGGTTTAAAGAACAAGATATCATTGGTCCCAAAGATGCGGTTTTAAGTTTGAAGTCAAAGGCCTGAATGTTTTTAGCAACATCTATTCAAGGAAACAGGATGCCGCAAGGGGAGCTAAGCGGTTTTTTGAAAAAATCGGTAAAAGTTATCATATCTTGTCGGACTAGATTCTTATATGGAAACAGAAAAAACAACTACTGATACTTGGTATCGGGTCAAAGAACAATTATACGCTACCTGCGGGTGTGATGATGTTTGCCATCACAAGCCAGCTTTGCGTCTAGATGTCTTGGAATTTCGCGTTGTCAAGGCTACCCCTGAAGGCGTTTGGCTGACATCTGTTTACAATTGTAAGACATCTGATTTGTCTAAAACCGATAAGTTTTGGGTCGGTACAAAAAACAAGAAAAAGTATGCCTGTCCTACTCTTTGGGAAGCCTATCGGTCATTTGTCGCAAGAAAGAAAAGACAGATTCAGCTTCTGGAAGGGAAACTTAGCATGGCAAAAGAAGCTTTAGACTTGGTAGAATCGAAGGGGAAATGATATGAGATGCTTTTCGTGTGGAAAAGGGGAATACAAAGAAATCGTCTTCGAAAACTACTTCATCACAGACCCTTTCTACGGGAAATATGTCGTTAAAGACGTAAGACTTAACAGGTGTACGGCTTGCGGAGATACGCTTTGGGATTCAAAGCCTGCACAGAAAAAGGAAGAAGCACTGGAGCGGATTAAAAAGACATTGCTTCTAGAAATGCCGGTTTCTGCTTTTGTTCCTGCCAAAGAAGCGGCCAAGATATTAGGAATGTCAATTCCTGCTTTCACCAGGAATCCAAAAGTGTTGCATAAGGTATTCTGGATTAAAAGGTTCGGGATCAAACTCTATTTAGAACGTTCTCTTCTTCTATTCGCCAAAACAGGGGACGGAAGATTCTATATAGGGAAAGGGGAATAAAACACATGCCGGTAGATGAAGCTGGAATAAGAAAGCTAACTCGGAAAACTATGGATAAAAATATGCGCAAGTGGTGGTATAAGGAAAATGAAAACAGAATCAGGCTTGGCAAGAAGCCGATGAAGAAACCTTAAGGAACAAGATTATGGACAAGATTATGGACATGATTAACATCAATGACATGGTGTATGTGTATCTTACGGAAAGCGGAAAACGCATCATGGAGAGTGAATATGCATGGAGACTGAAGGAACCCTTCTATAACAATAAAACGGGTTTGTATCATGAACAACTTTGGACATTGATGCAGGTATTCGGTCCCAAAATGTGGTTGGGATGTCCTGAATTTCCATTCAAAATGGGTCGGATATACTTCTCAAAGCCTGTTGAACACAAAGACAATCCTAAATGCATTGGTTGTGAAAAGTTCATGAGCTATTCAGATGATTACCCAGAGGAAGAAAATACGATGCGGAATCCCGACAATTGTACAAATTATTTGGCAAATAACTGTTGCCCTAAAGGATTTTGATATGAAAAACGAGAATGAAAACAGGGTTCTCTACGTAGAAAATGAAACAGTACAGAGAATCAAGTTCTATTGTTGTGATATTCTGAATGTCATATTTCTGTTTCTTATGATATGCGCTAGTCCTTTTTTGACAGGATATGCGATCATCCTTACAGCGGCGAAGGAACTGAACCGGTCATTCCCTCCTGAATTCTTTAATCAAGAAGACTTACCAAAAGTCAATTGGAAAATCACAGCCGTATGTTCGGCCGCCACGATCTTGTATTATCTGTTTTGGGTGGCTATGATCTTGCTTGTAAAGAAGGCATAATATGGGAATAAGAATCCACAAAAAACTAGGCTGGACGATTCCTGACATAAAGAAGGATGATTCTAGAATAAACTGGGAATCTATCCGAAAGATAAACGGATGTTCTTCTCCGAAAGAGCTTGTAAGGTTTTCTGAGTGGATACGCGAAAAAGACAGGAACGAAAAAGAAAGACACAGCATGAACCATCTCGTCTTTAAAATGCCTCCCGGTTTTATTGTCGGACGGGACTTGGTTTATTGCGATGATGAATTTGAAGAACTTTTCTTTCTTATCGGAGACGGATGGGAATATAACGGAAGAACTGATGACGGAATTGATTATGTCGAAAATTATCTGAAAAGGGAAAATGGGAAGAAGGAAATCAGTAATACGTTTGACTTCCTTCCCGATGGTTATTATCCTTATCAGAATTTCTGGATGCTTGCAGAAACCGGAGAACATCTTTATCCCTTACAAAGATGCGATGGCATTTTTCACTTCGAAAGTGAAGTTTTAGACAATAGATTCGGAAACTTCCCGCAAGAAAAATTAGACAAAATGATCGTCCCTGAAATTCCTCTTGTCGTTTCTGACATCTGTGAATTCTTCGAAGTGTTTAAAGACAGGAAAACAAAATTACAGCTAAGACCAGTCTTGGCAACTTATTGGAATTAACATGAAAAGACCGATACAGCCTATTTACAAAGACAAAGATGGAAGACCAAGGTTTGTTAGCAATAAAATTGTGGAACATCTTTTGATGCTTTGCCAAACCAATGGACTTTGTGACTTATATAAGCTTTCAACGATGGATTTCAGCAATGAAGACAGGGAACAGTTTGCACAACTAATCGGATACTCTCTCAATGGATTCAGTGAACTCGGTTTCGTCAGTGATGAAACCTATTATGCGGCACACGATATGTTTGAAAAAGGTCAGACAGAAGAACAGGCAAGACTTGAATATCTTAGAGAAACGTTGGAAAATGTTAAGATCAATGTCAAACAGCTAAATGAAATCTTAGGGAAACAGGAGTAGAAATTATGGAATCTGAAAGTATATTGAAAAGCATGGTGTGTTGCGATGTCTTTAAAGTATTGAAGCTTTGCGAAACTGCCATTGAAGAAATCCGAGAAGAAAGGACAAGACTAGAAGAAGTTTTGATCCAGAACTTTAAGAACTGTCACAACGCGAAAGCCGACGCAAGGAATAATTCTTTTCTCGGAAGGTTTTACCCGATAGAGAAACTAGAAACAAGAGAAGATGCTGTTTCTGAAATGGATAGACTCTATGAAAAAACCTATAACCATCAATGGCATTACGGAAACCCTAGATATTGCCATACAAGTTCCTACCGTTGGGAAGAATATGCAGAAATCATGAAAATCTTAACTTCTTGCAAAGTGAGCTGTGATGATAAAATTTACCTGTCGCAAGAAGGTGTTGATTTAATCAGTCGGAATTATTAACCATGAAAACGAATTCTGTTTTGAAGAATTACAGGCTTGAATGGCAAGACCGGAATGGTGAATGGAAAACGCAGATTCAAAATGAAGATATCCTATTTTTCAATTCTGCTGTCCGGAGTCTGGTCTTAACGTCAAAACGGGAAGGTGACTGGATGCAATGGTCGAAATGGAGAATTGCGGAATACGAACTCCGCGAAGTTTCAACAACCGAATTCATCTATGGACAGACGCCAGTTATTGATTTTCTTTAATTCATAACAGTGATGACATCGGCTTCGACATCACCAGGACGCCTACCATCGATGTCTACAACAGCCTTGCCGAACGGCTTTACAAGTTTAAGCTTGTCATGATTCCTCATCGTAGGATGGGCTTCTACAAGATCTAGGATCGCATCTGTGACCTTATCAGGGTTTACGTCACGTAGATCTTTTCTATACTGAGAATGACTAGTCCAGTCGATATCCACTTCCCTATTTCCTACTTGGTATTCGTCTCCCAATTCATCTTGAGGATACAGGATTGCGCTATCTTTCAGGTCGATATCATCCCTCGGGTCTTTCGTCTTGTCGTAGGTTCTTACTTTTTCAATCATTTCCTGTCTTTTTACAGGATTGGAAACCTTTCTTTCTATTCTTCTGATAACATCTTCAACCCTGGCATTGATGATGTCAGATGCCATTCTGCTGATTTTAGATTCTTCTAAAGTTTTGTTCCTGCGCATTTCTGTAAATCTCCAATAGGTGTCCTGAATATCTTGACGGTATCGAAAAAATTACAGAGGACTTGCTTGACAAAATCGCACGTATTTGGTAATGTATTGATATCAAAAGAAAGGGAAGGTGGAATATGGTACTTCATCAGCATCTGAGCGAAGACAAGAAATCAGTGGAATTCGGCAGGTGGAGCGGAAGCTGTGGAAATGAATACTGGGAAGTTTACTTTCGGGTTCCAGTCATTATCGCTTCCAGCCATCCTGCGTCCGAACCTTCCAGCGTCTTTGTTGATAACGGTCAACTCGGCGGCGGTAATTGCATCGGGGAAGTCCGGAAGAATGTTTTTTATCCCCTGTGTGACATTCTTAAGGATTAAGAACCATGAAAAATACTGAATTCCCTTTTCGTCACGGTGAATTTTGGATTGATATCACCTCTAGCGGACATGATCGGGTGAACTGCAATTGCGGTGCCTGTTTGGTTCGCCAACCCTATATGAACGGTTTGACATGGAATAAAGCCGTTATTGAATTTGAACTGCAACATCTCGAAATGGTAAAGGATGAAATCAAATGAATTTTCTTTTTTCTGAAGAGAATGATGTCTGGGTAGGAAAGTTTAAAAAGGGTCTTGATTCCGGCTGGTGTGCTATCCCTCTTCATTTGGAAGTCAAAGCACCGAAAACCGCATTTGTCTACGGTGTAGGAAATGTCCATATCAAGAACGTGGAAATCCTTCGCTTTAAGGAGTTCAACTATTCTTTCCTTCGTGAAGTCTATGAAAAATACGGTTTCGGGGTATTGGCGGTGATGCTTGGAGTCCGGTTTGAAGACATGGCAAGCCGTCAGGCATGGTATTTCCTTCGAGACATTATTTTTGAAGGGACTCCCAAGATATTTGACAGATTTCAGCGGGTATTTGATGCAACGATGGCTTTCCAGAAGACACTCAAAGACAAATACGGGTTTGATCAGGCAATTAAGCCGTATGACAATCGTTGCTATTGTTACGGAGAAATCCCGTTCTTCTACAGTATCCTTCCGATCCATTACATGGGGCACATGGTTGACAGTTTCCCTATCAAGGCATTTCCTATTTTGGATGTTATCAAATATGAACGTGTTCTCAAATCCTTCATCTGTGCCGCTGTGCTTTCAAAAGTGATTGGACTTCCTGAAGGGGCAGAAATCAAACCAGACATGTCTGTCAGTCTTCCCGATATGTCTTGCAAGGATATGATTGACCTTATTTTCGGTGCAGGCAATGGTGAGATGATCGAAAAAACGTTTTGACAGACTTGACATCATAACATTGTTTTGCTATTGTATCGGACATCGGAACCAAAAGAAAGGCTGATGTTATGGAATACAGAATTTGCGATTGGGAAGACAACGGATATAACGACAGTTATTTCTATGTCGGAATTTGGGATACAGAGAAGCACGAAATCCGTAGCGTGATGTATGGTTCAACGGCTTTCGGAGGAGGAACCCCTCTTAACACTTGGCCGATGTTGAAGGACGCAGATCCGGCAATCAAACAAGAATTCAAGGAATGGTATGTAAAGACCGTCTCCAAACAGTGTTTTGATGCCAATGACGCCAATCGTAATGAACCAAAATCTATCGGGCTTAGAGAAGATGTTATCATTATCCGTGACGTTAAGAAGATGAAGCCCGATAAGAAGACGATTCCTTCCGGAACCCGCGGTCGTGTGTTTTGGATTGCTAGTTACGGAAAGTTTTATGCCAAGGGATACAACAAACCTAACAGGAACAATACGAGCATCGGTATCGAGACCAATGACGGAGAACGTCTTTTCATCCCTCTTAATAGCGTAAGTCTTGACAAAGAAATTGAACCTATTGAAGAGATTGAAAACAGAATCAAAATGACGGTTGAACAGAAAATTGCGACTGTCGGACCTCTGACGGGATGCCGGTCTTGGTTGTCTGGCGAATATTGGAACTAAGGAGAAAAATGAATAAAGAAGAAATCTTGTTTAAGACAGTTAAGGCGCTTACGATTTACGGATGGCAGGTTAAAGAAACTGAAGAAGGGTGGCTTTGGACTTCCGCGACAGACGAAAAGATTCTCTGTCAAGACTGTATCGAAGACATCCCTGTTTTCCCTGAAGGATTTGAACCTTAAGGAGACAAGAATGAACGAATTTTCTATCAGGTGTGTAAAAGAAGGAAAAGAATTCCTAATCTATTCGGATACAGAGACCGGAACTAAAATAGGTTTGGAATATCTTAAGGACATTTGCAAATCTGATGATTTTACGCACGGCAATGCGGAACTTTTCCCGTGTAACGGCAGCAGTGAACGGTGGGGTATCCGTTGCATTCCAAAACGTTAGGATGATCTAGACTGGACACGAATAATGACAATGCTTTCACGCGGTTTAAAACCATACGGAAATATCAAAGACGGAAAACAAATCCGTATTATTAGCCATATCCGTAAAGATAAGATTGAAATTTCAGAAGAGGAATACGACGAATATGTCTGTGATGTTTACGTAGACCTCTTCGGTGATTTTTATATGCCTAGTTTTTGTTTGGATAGAGGGATTGAATGCCGCCTATCCTGTCTTTCAGAAGATGGATATCGGCGCTCCTACGATTATCGACGAATTGTAAATTATGAACGGATTTGGAAAGAATGAAAGATCGAAACGTTAGACGGAAACAGAAACGCAAGTTCTTCAAGAAGGCTTTGAAGATTATCAGGGATTCTTGGGTAGGTGATTATGCCACTTCCGAAGAAATGGAACAATTTGCACACAGGATTGAGAAGAACCGGAAATCGTGCAGTTGTCAAAAGTGCAGGAATCCTAGATACAGCAACGGCTATAAGGGTGACGGAAAATTGACAAAGCAGGAACTTCTCGAAAACCTGAGGGAGAAAGAAGAAGATGGAAAACACGGAAACCTGGATTAGCATTGAAGACTGTCAACATGGCGGCGTTTATGAAGTCGATGCCAGGAATTTTAGCCTTGCCGCCTATAACTCAGAAATCAAGTCGTTTATCGGTATTAGATATAAATTCGGTTCTACTTTTCTAGACGAAGAAGAACATTGGGATATGGGGGCTCCGCACGGAACCGTAAAGCCTATCCGATTCATTCAGATGCTTCCTGAAGGTATTCCCCCTGTTGAAATCATTAAGAAAGTAGATTCTAGAACCGGTGAAGGAATCCACTATATTGAAGGAGAAGAAACAATCGGCCTGTATGTTGATAAGAATGGGGAAATTGTTGATTTCAAATATGTTCGACACGTTACCAATACCGCACTTTTTGAATTCTTGAAAAACTTTAAGCCCTGACTTGACAGGCTAGTTTTGTTATGGTAATGTATTGTCATTGAAAGGAACAAACCATGCACCATTCTTGTAATACGCTTGCCGCTGTCTATCATCTGAATAAGAAGGAATTCAAGGATTTCGCTTTGAAGAATATCAACAAGTATCATCTTGACGTTGTTGACATGGATGCCGATGTTAAAGACATTTTCGTTTCTACATGGTTTGTCGATGACATTATCGAAGACTTTAAGAAGGTCTGTGAAGAATATCTGTTCGTCTTTGAAACTTCTAGCGGTAGGCATGAAGCCCATTTTTACGCTAGCAATAATGCTTCTGCAAAAGTTTCGGCAGAAATTTTCGCAAATGAAAACGGTTATACCTTTGTTGGACAATAACCATTTAGGAGAAACATGGAGAACAAGCCATTAAGTGTTGAAACTGCAAACCGTATCTTTGACATTCTTGTGTCGGAATGTGGTGCATCTGAAACTATGCGGGATGATTTTATCTCCACAGAGACAACGGAAATCTGTAGTGAGTTCAGGTTCTGTGGAAATCTTGGTTTCGGAGGAAAGTTCTGGAACACCAATGGCAAACTGTATGTCAATTGCTACCCTGAGGACGAGACCCCTGAACGGGCTTGTATTATCGGCATTGCTAACGCAAAGCTTGCCCGGTTGCTGAAAGGGACAAAAATCACGTTGCAGATGCCTGTAGAAGCGGCAGAAAAGATTTTGAAGGGATGGCGGGAACGAGATCCAGTCCTTTTGGATATGTTGAAGGAATTCGGAGTAAAGGAGATTACAGGGCATGAAGGTTGATTATGTCGCATTTTTGGGAATTTCTTGGTAGAAGCATGTCTTTCGGAATGTCGGAAGGAACTGTTACAGGATTCCGAGAATATGGCGCGATTTGTGTAACAGGAATATAGTCAATGTGTTATATTTTTAACCTTGGACTATTGACAAATCGAATCTGATATGTTATCTTTGTCTTGTTCTTAAACCGAATAAGGAAAACAGACATGGACTTAAAAACCGCTTTCAATCACTTCAGACAGATCCTCGAAAAGACAGCCGATATCAGCATTCCCAAAGGAATCGGAGGAATGTGGACCCCGGATGCTAAAGAAACTAACGGGGACTTGATTCGGTTTACTTATGCCGGAGGTTATGAACAACATATCTTTTCCAACAAGTTCAATTTTGCGATTATAAACACAGAAGGCATGGACGGTGAAGTCATTACCCTTCATGGCAAAGAAGAAGATGTTGAAGCCTGCTTAGAATTCTATGGAGTGGAATGAAGATACTTTTTCTAGACATTGATGACGTGCTTAACCATTACGGGTGTGAAGACAAAATCAAACATGCGGACGGAAGTCCCTACTATGCCCCCGGAACGGACAAAGCCTATCGCGGGATAGATGATAACCGTTTGGAATTTCTCAAAGAAATCCTTTACAAAACAGGGTGCAAAATCGTCGTCTGTTCCTCTTGGCGGGATGATCCTGTTTGTATGGATTATCTAAAGAAACGTCTTGGTAAAGACGCAGATCGTATTATAGGAAGTACAGTCATTTCACAAGGCAAACTTTCTAGAGCTGATGAAATTAGAGATTGGCTTTCTAAAAATACTGATGTCGAAAAATTTGTTGTTCTTGATGACAGCGAGTGGAATGATTTGGAAGGTTTCGGAGACCGTTGGGTTAAACCTGAGACCTTTAAAGGTATGGATGAAACGCATATGGATGCGGTAATAAAGAAACTCTCTTAAACCCCATTGACAGTAGAACATTTTTTAGTATCTTATTGTCATGGAAACAAAAACGGTGAAAGGAACAAATTGTGAAAAATGATGCTTTTGGGGATAGGATGAAGGCTTATGAAGCCGCGACAGAAATCAATCTGATGCCGGGCCTTCCGGTTGTGGCAAGAATTGACGGAAGAAGCTTCCACACCTTCACACGGGGTATGAAAAGACCTTATGATGAAGGCATGTCAAACATGATGATAGATACCGCAAGGCGTCTTGCGATTGAAACGAATCCCGTCATTGCCTATACACAGAGTGATGAAATTACACTGATTTGGTACGCAGAGGGGAAATCACAGATTTGGTTTAACGGCAGGCACAGTAAGATGGTTTCTAACCTTGCCAGTCTCGCGACTCTGTATTTCTATCAGAGTTGTATGTGGCATAAACCCGACTATTGCACGAAGAACCCAAGCTTCGATTGTCGTGTATTCGGTGTCCCTACTAAGCAGGAAGCTTGCAACTGCCTGATCTGGAGAGAACAGGATGCGACGAAGAATGCCGTATCGATGTCGGCAAGGGCGTATTACAGCGACAAGGAATGTCACGGCAAAAACGGAAGAGAAAAGCAGGAAATGCTTTTTCAGAAGGGTGTCAATTTCAACGATTATCCCCGTTTCTTCCGTAGAGGAACAATCCTTGTACCGGTTACAAAGACGCACGGACGGGATGAATTGGATCTTTCTAAGCTGGGTCCGAAGCATCCTGCAAAGAACAATCCTAATTTCACCTTCGAACGGACGGAATGGGAATCTGTCGATTGGCCGGTTTTGACAAAGATCAGTAATCTCGTAGATATCATTTTTGACGGAGCGGTTCCGTGTACGAAAGCAAGCAAGTAAGGGAATGAATATGGACAGATTTCAGCTTATGCAGACAGCGGACAATTTTTTGGCTAAATGTTTTCCAACTGTAGAAAAAACGGTTAGAAAACTCTGGTATAACCGTTTTCATTTTCAGGAACCACAAATGACGAAATGGGGTTTCAAAATGGCAGGAGAGAAGGAGATGATTGAGGCGAGGTATGAACCGCCCATTGAATCCTTCTTTGTCAAGTTGCTTCCACGCTTTGATATCTTTGTGAATATCGGGGCCAACATCGGATATTATTCTCTTTTGGCACGTCAACATGGAAAGAAAGTCATGGCTTTTGAACCCATGCCGGATAATCTAAAAATTTTCCTGCGGAATATCATGTCAAACACTGGCTTTGAAGACATCGAAGTCTTCCCGATTGCTTTGGCTGACAGGATCGGTGTGGTTGAAATTTTCGGCGGTGGAACCGGGGCCAGTCTTACTTCAGGATGGGCAGGTGTTAAGGATTACATGCGATCTTATGTCCCTGTTTCTACACTTGATGGGACCATTGGGAACCGTCTAGGTGGGAAGAAGGCATTGATCATGGCAGATATGGAGGGGGCGGAATACAAGATGCTGTTAAAGGCAGAGAAGGCTTTAATCGCTAAGCCATACTGGATTATTGAAATCTCTGAATTGACGAAGCAAAACAGTGGAGAAAGGAACCCTAACACGAATAACATATTGCGTCTGTTTTGGGAAAAGGGATATCGAAGCTATGACATTGAAAAGGCTGTTGAAATTACACCTGACAATTTGGGCAAGCCATTCCCTCAGATGAATTCTTATCTCGGTAGCGGCAGCAACTTTTTCTTTTTCGACAAAGATGAGGAAATTCCTTCATGAAAACTGATTATGATTACCTTCGTCCGACAGACAGACGGAAGAAGATGGATTTAGAACTTGTTTTTGCTGTGTTGCGGGAAACACAAGGATCATTTTACAATGTAATGTTCAATCCTTTTGAAGCCGGAACTCTAAGGCATGAACGCTTTGAACGTCATTATAAAAGGGAACAGACGAAATGGGTTGACATGGAAGCCCGCTTTGCAGATCTTGCGGAAGTCTACGGAGAATTCCGTCCAGATAGGCTTGGAATGATTCCTAAAAGATATCCATTCAATCTTCTTCCAGAAAACAAACAGAAGGAAGCTATCAGCCGGCTCATTGCAGAATCAGGAGTTTTAGAAGAATGAAAACAAGCGACACACCAAGATATTACTTCGGTTACGAAAATTCTCTTTTTATCGGACAGGACGGTGAAAATGATATATACCTGTGGTTTCAGTGGCACGACGGAAGGGGAGGAGATCTAGAGGGATATTATTCCAATCTCTTCCTCTTTGTGGACCGAGAAGTTTTTCGCGGTAGTCATTGTGAACAGCAGTTGTTGACTTATGAATTTTTTCAAAACCCACAATCAGAAAAATTCATTGAAGTAATTGAATCTAGGGGTTGTGAAAGATACAAGAATGTGTTTTTCCTATCTCCGAAAAGGATTAAAGAATTACTTTCGAAAAGCGGATACAAGAAGCTTCTAATCAAAGAAACACGTCAAAGGATTTGGGAAGACAGTGAAGTAATGATTGTTAAATCTGAGGACGAAGCAAAAGAAGAAGCTTCAAAAACAAGCTGTGTGGTAAGCATAGATTCGGTAGAAGAAATGGACTGGAATCTCTCCGATGTCTTTAAAATGCCCCATTTCACAAGTAAAAAGAGATTATCTGAATATTCAATTTATGGCTATTGACAATACGGAAATCTTTTGGTAATGTATCGGTATTGAAAGCAACCAAAGGGATTAACATCCTTGAAAGGAAACCGATATGAAAAAGATTCAGCCACGCATCATCGTCAGTCAAGAGTGGATCAGCTTGGTTTTGAACAAACGCCGTCTTACCTGTAGCTATGGCGGTGTGAAGGCTGGTAGCGGTATCCCCAAGCACGTTTTTGACAAGTGGCACAAGGCCGTCATGTTATTTGACGAGGATACCATTAAGGAACTCGGAGTCGAGCCTGAAGGCGCAACAGTCCTTCCTATCGTGGAGGCTTTTGCCAAGAACATCGATACGATTTGGCCGGAGTGGAATCAAGAAATTATTCTTCCCAAACCTGATGAAATTGTCAAGGTCTTCATGGGCAAGCGCCGTGGCAATGTTGATGCCAAGGTTATTTCTTCCAAGGGCAATTATGTCACTTGCATCTTCCTTGATGACCATGAAACGCACCATGTCCATTTCGACATGATTGTGAAGTAAATTCCTTCACGGTATTGACAAGTCCCATTAAAAGTGATAATCTGTCTTCATTCGAAGAAAGGAATTTCTTATGTACAAAGGTAAGATTGGTAATCAGAACAAGGTTCTTCGTGGCGATTCAGATGTCAATGCCGGAGATACCTTTTATGTCGAAGGGGATAGCACCGGTCGATTCATGGCTCTCCGATACACGCCACTCCCGGAATCCAGCAAGGAGCCGGCTTATAAGAACTTCGTGGTTCTTCATGTTGGAATGGTTGCGAAGTGTATTCATGCCGCCGAAACCAATACCGTTATTCCTTGGGTGAAGTAAAATGAAACTTAGACTTAAAATTTCATCCACTGACGCAAGAATGGCAGATTCAACGATTTCAGACATCTTGGATTACCTTGCTGGTATCGGTCTAAAGGATTCCGTAATCGGACCGATTCCTTTACCTGTCAGACTTTCAGGGAATGGTAAGCGTGGGATTGTAGCCGGATTCATGCCTGTCTATTCCCGTATTCTTGATGTTGAAATGGGGTCTGTAACAGATTTTGAAAAGCGGTCTGAACTACTTTTGGCTTTTCAGAAACTGTGTATTTCTAACCAAGTCGGAATCATGATGGAGGAAATCAAACGATGAAGTATAAATCTTGTGCGCAATGGAATAGTGCCGAAACCGGAATTGAATACAGTGAAGATTTTCATGCTTCTCCGGAAGCCGCAGAATCTGTTTGTCGAATGTTAAAAAGACAGGGTTTTGGTGGTCAAGGCAAGTTCTTCCCCGTCAGGACTTGGACAGAACCGTTTGCGGAATTCGATTACGAAAAGTCTTGAAATTAAAGGATTCGATTTAGAAGTTTTTGAGAGGACATTCGAAAAGAACTGGGAATTTGTTTGTAAATACGTTGTATCATAATTGAAAGGAACAAAAAATGGGACAGCATAAACGAGGGACATTCGAAGAGCGCAAACAGAAGGCTATTGAAAACAAAGCCAAACTTGAAAAAGAGACACTGGCTTTGGAAGAAGAGGCGAAGCGCAAGGCTCAGGAATGGTGGGCCGGACTTTCTGAAGAAGATCGTGAAAAGGAAATTCTGAAAGAAAAGAAATATCTTGAATTCCGACGGATGATGAATATGATTCTGCATCCGGCAATGAGGCTTTAAACCATGCCTACACAAGACCTGATACTCGGCGTGAAATACAGACATGATAAGTCTGATACCGTGATGAAAATCGAATCTGCAAGTGTGGAAGATCTTGATGACTGGATAACTCTAGTCAAACCAGAAGATTTCGCAAAAAGAGGATTTATACAAACGTGGAGAGGTACTTGTCAGGAATTCAGAGAAAACTGGACGGAGGTTTAATATGAATATTGATCTTACGGCGGTTTTACCGCCTTGGACAACTGGATATGCGGAAGGAGATTACACTAAAATCGGTGCTGTTCTTCCGACTAGGGATGGCAATCTTTTCGGGAATGCCGTTTTGATGTTCGAAGGCCAAAGCGGCATGTATGTAGACGGTGATTCAACAAGACCCGTGTCCGTTTATACCATCATTACGGACGCAGGCAATTTGTCGGAACTGACACTTAGTGAATTGAAGGACGCCTTTCACCCTCCTATTTACATTACTGATATCAGGGATTGCCCGGCGTCAAGAGCTTACGAATACAAGAAGGGGATAATTGGCCAGCCACCCCGCGAAAAGGACATCAACAATGAACTCCTTGCGTCTTTGGAAGAGACAAGAAGGTTGCTTGGTCTTGTTACTTTTCTGTCAAGGAACTGTCATAATCATCCAGACAAAGAATCGGTTGACGGTATCAATGCCGTGCTCCGAAGAGCAAGAGAAGCTTGCGAATTAGCCCAAAAATCTCTTTAATCCTAGTTGACAAACGGAATCGGTTTTGCTAATATCTTCAACATGAAAAAGGAAAAAAGAAATGAATGAATTGCAGAAACTTGTTGAACGCCTGAATTACCACCGCGAACTTTACTACAACGGCAAAGTTGCCAATCCTCCTGCTTGGCTTGAGGGAGAAGACATGATCAGTGATGCGGAGTTTGATGATCTTGTCAATCGGATCGCTGAAATCGATCCAGAGAACCCTTGCATCCAAGAAGTCGGAAGTGTTAGTTCCGATGGGGATGTCATTCACAAAGTCCGGATGGCAAGCCTTGCCAAGGTTAAGAAAATCGAAGACCTTAACGCTTGGGTCAAGAAGTATGCCGTAAGTTCTCCTATCGTCTGGCTTCTTCCCAAGTATGACGGTTTGAGTAGCGGTATCCGTTATAAGAATGGGAATATTGAACTCGCGGCGACCAGGGGAAACGGAGAGAAGGGTAAGTGTGTCACCGCCAATGTAAAAGCAATTCGTGACGTTCCTGTTGACAATCAAAATCTCGGTGATGAAGAATTCCGTGGCGAAGTCATTATGCCTATCAGCGTCTTCAAGTCTTTGAATGAAAAGGGCGCTGGTTTTAAGAATCCCCGCAATGCGGCAAGCGGTTCTTTAAAGAATGATGATCCCAACATCACGGCAAGCCGTGGACTCAGTTTCTTCTGTTATGATGTTGTCGAAGCTGAAAAACTCGGATTTAAAACCTACACGCAGGTTCAGCAATATATCGCACGTTGCGGATTCAACGCCGGTTTGTCTTTCAGAATTGACACGAGTGTCCCTGGAAGTCTCGAAAAGACTTTGGCTGTTTTTGAAAAGACGCGTCCCAGTCTTGATTTCCAGACAGATGGAGCGGTTCTGGTTCTTGACAATCTTGAAGACCAACGGAAAGCTGGCTGGTCAAACAACATGCACCATCCCAACGGCAAGATTGCCTATAAGTTCGAATCTCCTTCCGCAGTCACAACGATTCGCGGATACCGGCTTCAGGTCGGGAAGACCGGCAAGGTGACTCCAGTTGCCGATATCGATCCTGTTGAAATCGACGGTAGCACTCTTCGGGGGCCTACTCTTCACAACTGGGCCAATATGGTCATCAACGGATTGTTTGAAGGTGCTGTGATTACGGTGAAGAAGGCTAACGATGTCATCCCGTATATTGATCCTGAGAAGATTATCAAGCCTGTTTTTAAGAATGTTTCTGAACTTCCTGTTTGTCCGTGTTGCGGCAGTCAGCTTCGTTATGACGGCGTTAATCTGTGGTGTGGCAACATGGATTGCCAAGCCCGTTTGGAAAGCAAGCTTTTGCACTTCATCTCTACTGTCAACTGTCTGAATGTCGGTGAACAGACGATCAACGCTTTGATTACTTCCAAGGCTGTCGATTCTATCAAGTCTTTACTTTCTAAGGATTTGACAGTCACAAAGATTGCCAAAGCATTAGGGAATTCAGACAGCAACGCACGGGAAGCGCAGATTGTGCGCGAAGCTTTGGATACCGTCAAGAATTTGGATCTTGCTACCTTCATTGAAAGTCTTGCAATCCCCAATGTCGGGAAGGGAACTTCCAAAATGCTTGCCAACGTCTTCAAAACCGTTCAGAATCTTGTTGCTGATTGCAGTTATGACAAGTTGATCGGACTTGATGATATCGGCCCCACGACCGCTGATTCCATCATGAAAGCCATCAAGACCCGTGGACAGGAATTTCTTGAACTTTCTGAAATGATCGGGATTGCAGAAAAGAAGGTCAGCGGGAACCGTCTTGAAGGAAAATCGTTCCTGTTTACCGGCACCCTTTCTAAACCACGTAAGGTTTTCGAAGGATTGGTTGAGTCCAACGGCGGCAGTCTTAAGGGAAGTGTCAGCAAGGGTTTGGATTATCTGATTCTCGGTGAAGATGCCGGTTCTAAGCTCGCCAAAGCTGAGAAACTTGGAATTCCCAGAATTTCGGAAGACGAATTTTTGGCAATGCTGTAAAGGATAGGTGAAATTATGGATTGGAAATGGTTTATTGAACGTGCGGAAGAAATAAACGACCCTAACGTAAAAGTCAGGATCTCTGTCGAAACAGAAAACGGATTTAGTAAATCTATGGATTTGACTGACTTTGTAGATTTCGTTTCTCAGTGTCAGAAAATCACAGATTTTTCTAATCAAAACGGTCTCGATCCAAATACTTCTTTCGCAGATGCCGTAGGCTTGGGTATGGGGCTTATAAGGGAAAAGGCCTTTATTTCAAATATCAAGAAGGGGTTGTCTTTAAAATACCCCGATCTCTATATTCGAATTGAATGGCATGAAGCCAATGAATACTTTATTGGTTTCTACGGATTTGAAGGAGATGAAAAGGAAGTAGTGATCTTTTTGGACAATCTTCAGGAGACATTTGACAAAGACGAGAACTTTTATCTCTTGCCGTTTTTTCACACCTGCGAAGCTACCAAACGATATTATCCAAAATACGTCGGGAAAAAAGGCGTGGAAACTTTTTAGTCAAGCGAGTAAACAACAGAAACAGTCAACGTTAACGAAAGGAATTAAAATGAAAATTGTAGCCGGAAGGTACGGAGAAGAGGAAAAGGAAATTGGGTTTAATCGTGTTAGGTTCGTTACTCCTGACGGGCATGGGATGTTTGAAGTCAAAATCGGCGATGATGGTGTCTCTATTGAGATTAGAGGGATTGAAAGCAGTTTCGTAAACGGGACAGTGTATACAGACGCACTTAACATCGAGCCAAATTGTTCAAATGTCGTGACAATTCGCACAAAAAAGTATGAGGGATAAATATGTATTTCAAGAATCTCGCAAGCAAAACCTATAACCCTGCTACCGATGATGTAATTCGTGAAGAATTGGCATTCGCCGGTATCCCTCCTTATGACGGGTATGAAGAAGATTTCATACTCAATTTGACAGAGAAGTCAGAAGTTCAAACGAAAGTCATTGCATTTTGGAACCTTTGGGAATTCCGCAGGGCTTGGAGATACTGGGTTTGTACTAGTAAATATGGTCTTCCTCTTGAATACGCCCTTCCTCTTCATCTTAATTTCGGAAGGGAAGTCAGGGTTGACGGAGATTGCGGTTGCCATAGTCCAGAAACCCGTATGGGATTTGGCATCACCTGTTATCACATTGACACTGCTGAAGGGTTGAAAGCCTTTGCAGATACCCTTAAGAAAATTGTAGAGGGTTCTAAATTTCCTAAAGTAATATGCGACGGCGAAGGAAAGAGGTATAACAGGATTCATGTCAATGAAACCAACGGAAGCGCATCGTATGACAGTGATGGAACCGTTTTGGTGGTGAGTTACAGAAATACTGTTAGCGGAATCCGATATCTTGAAAAACATGGAGGCAGCGATACGCTTTTTGCTGTCGAACTTTAAATGAATGAAACGATAAAGAACGAAGGATTCATATTCCGCATAGTTCAGAAATTCTATGTCATGCCGCCAAAATGGAAGCCTGGGAAGCATGTATTCAATAGGGATTTATGTTTCCATCCTCATATAAGCGACTACCTTGACATTTAAAAGAGATTCTGGTAAGATAGGCGGCATTGAAAGGATTTTACTATGCAGTATAGCGCAGGAGTTTTGGTTTACCGTTTGAATCAGGAATTTAAGCCCGAATTTCTTCTTGCACATCCGGGTGGCCCGTATTACGCAGGCACTGATGAAAATTCTTGGAGTATCCCCAAGGGTGGAATTAACGAAGGTGAAGATGTAGAAGTTTGCGCAAGGCGTGAATTCAATGAGGAAACCAGCTTCACGGCTCCAGACAGTCTTCAGTTTTTGGGCGCTTTTAAGGTTCATCACACAAAGATCGTCAATGTTTTCATGGGAAGCGGAGATTTTGAACTCAGCGGTTTCAAAAGCAATACGTTTGAAATGGACTATTGCGGAAGAGTTGTCAATATTCCTGAAATCGAAAAGGTTGAATGGCTTTGCTATGAAGATGCCTTGAAGAAGGCCAATCACGGACAGAAGCAAATCATCAAAGCCGCCATGCAAGTTATCAAAGAAAGCATCGGGTATCTCTGGGGAGACTAATGCAACCTTTAGGAAGACGGAAACAAAAACACTTCGTTGGAAAGATTAACCGCAGATTCGGAAAGAAGCTTCTGAATTGGTGGGAAAACAGCATCCTTCCTTTTAAGGTTAGGGACAAAAAAGAAGCGGATAAACGGATTTCAGAAGAACTTTCTGAAAATACTTTTGTTGACACTATTGACAATTCTGACAAGTAGTGGTATAGTACCTGTATTGATGAACGGAAAACCGTTAACGAAGGAATTTGAAATGAAAAAAATCAATACGGGTCTCGTCGGACAAGCAGCTTTCGTCGTGATGAACGATGTGATGGGTCAGTTGAGCGATGGTCTCTGGGAAAATTCCAGCTGTATGGAAAAGTATTGGAAGAATTCCAAGATCGAGATTGACGATGGCGAAATCTTTATCAATGTCGGTGATTCTTTTAATTGCCCGTTTAATGACATGGCGGACAAAGAAGTCAAAGCTTGGTTTGCCAAGAAGATCAAGCAGGTTGTTAAGTATTTCGAACAGCCTTGGAAGCGGGATTGCAGGAATCAGGTGGACGGATTCTCTGATTCTCTTACCGTAGCGGACATCTACCGCGTTTATGACACCCTTCTTGAGCGTAAGGCCCGGTAACAGATTATCCCGATACCTTATACGCGGCTGTTCTTAAAACCTGTTCCTGTTTCAGAAATTCCAGCATTTGGAGAAAGCGATTGTAGTCTCCGGTGCTGGAATATTTCCCTTTGTGCCTTTTAAAGAACACGAAGCTTTTGTCACTTCTTTCCAAACTTTGAATTCGGTTTTGATCTTCAGAAAGGCTGACATAGAAAAGCTTGGCATTGGGGCAATATGTTTGAATCCGATGGAAATCAGAATTTACTTTCGTTCTGGAATCGGCTATCAAACCCGACTTCTTTACTTCAAAACAAGCGATGACTTCTTCTGGCCTATAAATTAGATCCAGATAGGGGTCTGGGGTGTATGATACAATCAGAAGGTCTACTTCAATCGGAACGTCTACGATGAAGGAATTTGGCTTGCTGGTCGTTAAACCGGCTTCCTGACAAACATTTCTTAAAAGCTCGGTAACAACGGCACCTGAAAATTTCTTGGAAGAATATCCCAATTTCTTTTCTGCTTCTGAAACCGTCTTCAAGAATTCCAAATCAGTCATTATTGCTTAGATTCTCTGTTGATTTCTTTAATCGTCAATTCGATTTCATCACAACTGTACTTCATTTGACGAATCCTGGCATTAGGAATCCAAATTCCCTCTACACCGTCCCTGGTCATACTGACGGCTTTAAGATTACCGTCATTGTAGCGATAAACGGTTCTTACACAACCGCTGCTGAACAAAGACAAGATAACGGCGGCTAAAACAATCAACTTTTTCATAATTAGTATTCTCCTTGGACAAGCATTCTTAGGTATTCCATAGATTCTTCATGTTCGGTATAAATGACACTCGCAGCCTCCAAAACAAAAGCATGCCTATGTACATTTATTTCCGGAAGGGTTAAAACGATGTGCTTGTGAAGGTGCTTTCCCCAAGCAAGTTCCATCATACTTCCGATGCTTACCATATTCGCCAAACTAAGATTCGCATACAGGACATCAGCTTGTTCAACCATCCAATGATCTCGGTCAAAGATCGCATGATTAGTCGTGCATGGATTTTTATAATCAGAGGATCTGAATTCTTTTTCACAACGCAAGAAGCTTTTTCCGTACATCGGTGTCAAAACCTGATATCCGAATGCTTCTAGACGCTTCTGATTTTTCTTGTAGTAATTGAATACGGTTTCTGCGCTGAGTCCGGAAATAGGGTGTACCATGTAGATTTTCATTATTCTCCTTTTACCGATAAGGGTTTTTATCCCTGCCGGTTTTCCTGTCGGTCTTGAACACCTTTTCAACCGGATGTTTCAAAAGCCATTTGACAAAGCGTTGATATTCTTCTGTTGACCTGATGCTTTCAACAGAATTATAGAAATCCCTTAGCCGATTATTCTCCCAAGTCTTATGAATGAAATTATGGCAACTTCCACAAGCCGGGATAGTATCCTTCCCGTCCTTCGATTTCGGAACAAGATGATGGTATTGAATCAGTTCTTCCGGGATATCCCGTTTACAAAAACTACATTTCATTTCTGTTTCCAATACCTGCATCCGAAGCTTTGCATAACATAAAGACCCTTGTTGTCTGCTGGAATACATGAATTATCCATTTCCAAAGCCAATTGGATAATTTTACAGAGACCTCCAAGCTGCCAGCCGCCTTCTTTTACGATATCCGTGTGCCATTTGAGTCTCTTAAAGTGCTTGCAACTTCCACAACACTGAGGATCTTCTTGAATCAGAGATTCCCTAATCTCTTTTTCAGATTTCCCGTTTAGGATATCAGAACTACAGGAACGTTTTGTATTTAAAGAAAATCGGTCAAATTCTGCCTGAATGTCATCTTCCGTGATCATAGATGAATCCCGTTTTTTGCTTTCAACCAATTGACATATGCCTGATTTTCGCACATTCCCTTACCGGCATCATCGCTGATTTTGGCAACAGCTTGGCCGTCGAATTCCAGCATCTTCATAACGATGTTCAATCCCTTGACACACAGATCATAGGTAAAGTCAGTTCCGATTCCGAAATAGATGTTACGGAACTTGCCGTAAAACACATCCACAAGCTTGAAGACCATTTCCGGATTGAGGCTGTCGCTGAAACAGACATCCTTCGTACGGGGATCGATGCCCATGTTTTCGTAATGACCTAACACCTTGCTTCCCCAAGAGAAGGGACAACCGCTGTCATGCCGGACACCCGTATATAGGTTGGAAAGTTCCTCGTCGAATTCGCGAAGAAAGCAATCAATACCGAGGCAATCCGTCAAGGCAATGCCGTACTTACCCTTGTATTCGTTTGCCCAAGCCCGAAGGATGAATGCCTGAGTCTTGGTAATGTCGGGGCTTAGAACCTGTCCTGCTTCTTCGATTTCATGCGCCATAGTCCCGATACAAGGATAACCGCGTTCAATGGCCAAACCGATATTGCTGGTCCCGACGAAAGCATTCAAGTTCTTTGCAAGGTAATCCGTTACCTCTGTATGCCAAGCCTTGCTGAAAGCCCTTCTGGTTCCCATTTCAATAAACCCGATTCCCTTTATAGGAAGCCCGTTGTAAAGCCTGACTTTCTTTTCAAGGCGCTTCCTGCCGTCAACAAGGATATCCTTGTTATTCGTCCAGCCGTTACGATCCGACCAAGCTTCCTGAATCTTGGAAAGGCTGTCGATTTCAAACCAAGTCGCGTCTTCTACGTAACCACTGACACGATAGTCAAGATCCCCGTTCTTGTCTCTGCAAACAACATCACATGGCGAAAGGTTCATAAAGGAATCAGCATCGGCGATTCCCTTCCCTTTTAGGTATTCTGCCTGTCCCTTTGCACAGATCATAGGAGGAAGCTGCGGACCTGTGGGAAACAGATCGGCAAGACAGCCCAGCTTCTGGTCGCCGCGACTTTTGAAACCGAAAGTACAGGTATGCTTCCTGACTCCGAATTGCCGACGATAGACATTTGCCATCGTCGCCTTGTAAAAATCCTGTCTGTTCATTATTTTCAGCCTTTCCAGTTATAGCTTTCGGTGAAAACAACACCTTTTTCCTTCATCTGTTTCGTCCATTCAGTCATGTCGAATCCGGGAATCGGGCTTGTGCAATCATTAAACACGATAATCTGAGTTTTGTCAAGTACATCGAAGTACTTCACCATATCGTCTACGGTTTGCTTGACACAGTGGCTAAGAGCTTCCCCGCAAACAAGAACCCTGTCATATCCGGAAATGTCTTTCAGAACATCCAGATTCTTACCCCTGCTAAAGGCGCTGTGCATTTCGAACCGGATATCCTGACCCTTTTCAACGAACCGGATGGGTTTGCCACATTTGACTTGCCAGTCATTGAGAACCGTCATCAAAGGAGTATAAACGCAATATCCGTGATCTCCTTTAATGCAGTGTTCCGGCCAAATCATAACTGGTCCGTTCTTCTTAATGTCTGCCTTGACATAGACTTCACAGAAGCGAGGGGTAATCTTCTTAAGCATCACCTTGTCAACAAAGGTAAACGGTTTGACCTCACTTCCATCCTTCATTTGCCAGAAGCTTGGATGTCCGACGTGGATAACGCTATGGGCATCGAGACTGATCAAAACATCATCAATCTCTTTGCCATAAACCCCGATGAAGGAAATAAGCCTTGCCATATCCTGCTTGGCATTAGGAACCGGCAACATTCCGTTTTCTAAAACGAAATCATTCTGCGGATCAACAATAAACAGCAAATTCTTCATTTTTCTCCTTATTCGTTTTCAGATTCACTGAAAGGATATTATCAAAACCTGACGTTGTTGTCAATGGTTTCCAGCACTTAATAGGGATGATGCCTTCCGGTATCTGATACATTGAGGAAAGCCAGAAGATAGAATCTTCTACAGGCTTATCCTTACGCCTTTGGGAATTAGAAAGACACTGGCAGGGATCGTTTTCAAAGAAGATGTATTCGGTTTCAAAATCCCCATACCGTTCTCTAAGAACTTCTTCACCCTCTTCCCTTGTTTTCAATACACAGAGCATCGGATCTGAAACGACTAGCAAATCCACCCTTTCCAGAGGGAAGTCATCTAATCCTTTCGGATCATCGACAAGAACGCCACCAATGGTTTTGGCATAGCTAGTTTTCCCGCTTCCCGGCAGCCCCACGACAAATATAATCTTCATATCTTACCAAATAGGGTCGCCACAGTCAGAATTTTTCACAAAGATATCTTCACCTCTGAAGCGAATCCGATATCCTGCGTCTTGAATCCCGTATACGTGATAATGGTCAGACGGGACAAGAACGGTTCTGTCATCTCCCACATATTTGATAACCCGACAAAGAGTGTCTTCTCCTAAGAAAATCGTCATTTTAACGCCCAGCGCCTCCACCCCCGCAGCTTCCTCCGCCAAACCCACCTCCACCAAACCCGCCGCTACTACCAAACCCACCACCTAAACTGCCACCTCCACCAAACCCGCTACCGGAATAAGTGTCGTCATCGATAAAAATAACATAGATTACAATCAGGATGAAGATACAGATAAGGACGGCACCTATGATCGACAAAGCTTTACTATACGTATCTTCTGTCTTTTCCGGAACAGGGTTGCCCCCAAGTTTCAAAAACTCCTGTTCTACAAGGTTGACGATTTCAATGATCTTCGCATCAACCACTTGTTTCTCTAGTCCCTTATCAAGAATCTGTCCGCATTTCGAATCCGTGAACAACCCTTCAAGACCATAGCCGACAAGCAATCTTACCTTGTTCGGTTTGTTCGCCCTGAAGTTCTTGGCATTGATAAAGAGAAGCAATCCGTTGTTCTTTTCCTTGTCTCCGATACCCGTCGTATTGAAAAATTCCCTACCGTCAACAAGGGTGTCTTGACAGTCTTCTACTGTTTTGACAGTGAATTCAACCTTGCCGCCGTCATACAGCTTCTGACCGACGTTTTGAATATAAGCAACTGTTTCCGGTTTCAACAGATTAGCATCGTCGAAACATCCGCTGTACGGGATTCCAAACACAACGCTTACTACAGACAGCCAAACAAGAATTAGGATTTTCTTCATTTTCTTTATTCCTTTCGTTAACGCTTTACTCAAAACTTACAGTCACGCCATTCTGACGAGCCTTGTCACTGGCTTCAAAATACTGACGTTTTTCAACTTTGGCAATCCCTACAATCAGACTTGTGGGGAAGGTTCGGATTTTTGTATTCAGTTCCTTCGCCGTCTTGTTGTAATCCATACGGGCGACAGTAATTCGGTTTTCACAACCCTCTAGCTGATCTTGCAATTGAATGAATTGCTTGTCTGCCTTAAGATTCGGGTAGTTCTCCGTCAACATCATCAGTCGTCCCAAAGCCTTGCTTAGTCCATCATTGGCTTCATACTTCTCTCCCGCCGTCTTCGCATTCAGAAGCTGAGACCTTGCCTTCGCAATGTCTTCCATCACACGGCTTTCGTGCTTGGCATATCCCTTGACTGTCGCCACAAGGTTAGGAATCAGTTTGTCCTTACGTTCCAACTGGTTATCAACCTCTGCCCATGCCGAATTGCATTTCTCGTCCATAACCTGCAATCCGTTATACGTCGCCAAAATCGGCATAATAAACAGAAATGCAATCGCAAACAAGATTCCGAATACCGTCAAACAACCAACCATAGCACTTTTCATTTTACCTTCTTTCTTTTTACCTTTACTTCCACATCTTTCCCATATCTGATGGAGAAAGTTCTTTTGTATCTGGAAGATTTGGAACATCCATTTTCTTCCATACGCCTACGTATCCTTCTTCCTGTTTTTCCTTATCGAAAGGCCGAAGAATAACAAACTGACCTTGACAAATCCCGATTAGTTTTTTGCCATGACCAATCGTTATGATTTCCACAGGATGCAATCGGAATTCCGGAGGGATGCTTCCTGTAAAGTGGCCTCCCATCGTTCCGAAACTCCATTCACCGTACAGCCACCAAAACCCTTCGGAATCAGGGGGTGTTTTCTTCCAATTCATACCTCGTCCTCCTTAAATCCTTTCGCGAAATCAGGAAGTTCTTTCCGAATCTTTCGAAGGATGATTTTAGGCTCGAATCCCTTGCCGTTGTTCAGGATGGCATCGTCGATTTCAGCTTCTGTTACAAATCCCAACTGAAGACCACGCAGACACGCCCAAAACAGGCGGATATCCTGATAGCAACAATCCTTGTAAAGGACCCAGATGTTTGACCCGTAGATACCAAATGTGTCAAGCAATAGAGCCGGTCCTAACGCTCCCAGCGCGCAATCGGGGTCTACGTCTTTTACTGCCGTCAGACTTTGAAGCAGAACGTTCAAAGCTCCTGGATTTCCTTCTGAAATCTTGTAAATGATGTCATTGAAGCTGTCCATCAAATCGATACGGTTTTTCGTTTTCATGTTTCAATAAGCCTTTCTTGCTTTTGATAAACAAGACTATATCAAAGGTTCCCTAATCTGTCAAGTGGGTCAGAAGATTATTCCAACCTCTGATAAGGAATTCGGCATATGCCTTTGAATCTTCTCCGTACCATCCGATGCTGTATGGATGATGGAATTCTACAAGTTCAAGCCTTCCGTTTTCCAATCTCCCAACGTCTAATGCCCCGTATACATCTTTGGGCATTTCCAATTCCAAGACGGGTGCCGGTTCGTCTTCATCACAACCTTGATACCAGCCTGTTTCAAGAATCTTGCCGCCACAGACGTAATATCTCCATTCCTGTTCGAACTTAACCACATCGGAAACCCAATATCCATCCGCCAGATATTCTTCTGAAAGCCGTCCCTTCTCCTTTACAAACCCCGTGAAGGCTTTGTATTCTCCTGCTGGCTTGATAAAACATTTGCGGACAGGTGCGGTTACAACAAGCTTAATCTTCCTAGAAATCAGGGATGACGCCCAAGACGGATAATAATCGGGTTCGAAACAGTGTTCTAAGACGGATTCTATGAAGTCTGTGCTTCCCACAAAAAGACTCTTGTTAATGTCAAAGTCTTTCACTGTCTTAGAAACACGAAACGGCGTGCCGGTTAAGGCACACCATTTATGCATCGCAAGGAATTCCCTTCCACTGATTCCTTGTTCAAAAACAACGATTTCCGGATTAAACACTTCTGGATTTTTCCTTGAAGTCTGGACATTCAAAGACAGGAGTAGTCATGTTGTTTAGAACGCAAAGTTCATAAAGTTCATTGGCCATCTTACAGTTGTCTTCTGTCCCTGGTTTGAATTTTCCACAACTGAAACAAAGACAATGTTCCCTGTGTTTGCCTTTAAGCAGAGTCCTTGTCCAAACCATTCTGCCGTGATGCATATACTGTTCGAATTCGTTCATTTTCACTCCTTTAAAAAGGTGCTTGAGGCAAATGAGGGTTTTGGATTTCTTTTTGTGCCCAATCCCGTAAACATTCCAAAGAGCAAAACTGTGAATCAATATGGTCTATGTCCCGACAATTGCTTAGAAAGAAATATGAAGGGTCTCCCATAACACCTTTCACTTCGATTACCTTTCCGCAGTTTTCACAAGTTACTCTCGTAACGTTTTCAATCATTTATTTTCTCCTCTAGTTGCTTTTCAAGCTTTTTAATGTATTGTGTACGGATATTGTAGGGGTCGCAATATTCACAAGGCTGATATTCCTTACCGGTCTTCATATCATAAATTCCACCGTGCCAGTTTCCACAGAAACTATGCATCCCGCAGAAACAAAGACGATCCCAGAACCAATGATAGTTGCCTTCCCTGCATTTGTTAAACAGAAAAGGCAAGGTCTTAATCATCATCCTTTTCCATAATGGGCAATATCCACTAGACATGTATGACCTCCGCGAAATCTTCTGTCAGCCCTATCAGCTTAACGCCAGCTTCTTTCAACATTATTTCAGCGATTCTGCAATTCTCTTCCCAGTCGCCTTTTCCTTCGAATTTGCCTTCCATCGTAAGAACCTTACAGATTCCTGACTGGATTATTGCTCTTGCGCAATCAGAACATGGCCAACCTTTCCCTGAAATATAAATCTTGGCTTGATCCAAACTTATACCATAACGTGCGGCACTGTAGATTGCGTTGCGTTCTGCGTGTTCACAATAGAAATATTTCTGAGGTCTCTGGTGTCTGTCTTCAGCGTCGTCATTAACAAGTCTTGGGAAACCGTTATATCCTGTCGAAATGATCGTGTTGAATTTGTTTACAATAACACAGCCAACTTTAGTAGACCTGTCTTTTGACTTGGTGGCAGTCAAATTGGCGATTTCCATGAAATACTTATTCCAGTACATGTTTCATTTCCTTGAAATTATTACTGCCAGATTCTTCCCGTCAAATTCTGTCTTCTGCTCAATTTTTGAGACATCACTGAGATCAGACACGATTTTATCAAAGACTGCCTTCCCCAAATCAGTATGCTGAAGGTCCCTTCCCTTGAAACGCATAGTGATTCTTACCTTATGCCCTTCACCGAGGAATTCCCTGATTTGACGGGTTTTGGTATTGACATCATTGCTTTCTACATTCGGACTGAACTGAACTTCCTTGACAGCCGCCTGTTTGTTCAGTTTTTTCTGTTCCTTTTCCCGTTTTTGCTGTTCATAGCAGAATTTTCCGTAATCCATGATCTTACAGATTGGGGGTCTTTGGTTTTCGTTTATCTCTACCAAGTCCTTACCGGCTTGTAGTGCCATTTCCTGAGCTACCTTATTATCAACGACACCTATCATTTCACCGTTTTCTCCGATCAGACGGACCTGAGGAAGACGGATTTGCATATTGAGTCTCATTACTTTTTAGTTATTCCCTTCATGTTTCTTGTTTGAAAAGTGGAAAGCCACGTCAAGAAATAGATTCAAGAAGTGGCTTTTTTAAAATTACGGAAGGATGGAATCGAATCCGCAAGCCGCGACTCTAGCCGTCAGCTTCTTATTGAAACGAAGCCGCAGGTTTCCGTTACACGGGTCAATGACATACTTAATGTCTTCACATCCATAGTAACAGTTAAATTGATAAGCTCTAGACTGACAACCGGCATTGGCTGAAACGTCCTGACAAGTTCCTACGGCATCACATGTAAGACTTTCGACCCTTACCGTTGACTGATTTCCACAACCCGTAACCACACCGTCACCGCAGGTTCCGCTTCCGGAACAATCCAAGTTGAGGTTCCCAGCGCAGATCTTCGCGGAGCAACAAACCTTCTTCCCGTTCCTTCCGATTCTGTTAAGAATTCCGACATCCAGAGTCCCTTGAACCTGTTCCTTACATCCGTCCTGATTGAAATCGCCAGTCAAGACGATTTGCGCAGGGTTCGTTGAAAGGAATCCATTGTTGTCATATTCAAGACAGGCGAACCCGCTGAAAGTCTTTGTTTTGTATTCCCTTGACTGTCCTGAAATTACAGGAACCTTGCAAGAAAGCTTGACATCATAGACATCCTGCTTCCCTGCAAACACAGACACCGCCGTAAGACCGGCCACCAACATAGAAACGATCATCTTCTTCATACTCTTTTCTCCTTTTCTTTTATTTCGCGGAAAACGTAATCCGGTTTCCGTGATGTACAATAGTTTGTCTCCCTGCTTTTTTTGTCAGATACGAAGCGATTTTCTTCATTGTCTCATAACTGTAATCTTCTTCTTCCGGATCGAAGTCCCGAAAAAGGCTGACAGTTTTGACATATTTCCTAAGAATGAATTCGTGTTCAGAAGGTTTCATTCTCATGTGGTTGAATTTTGTCATTATTTTGATCAAGTAATCATCATAGACTTCTTTGCTAACATATTCTTCGAATCGGTTTAGGATGTCGAAATAGACTTCTTTCATCTTTTTCCACTGCTTGGTTTCTGTTTGAAGATAGATACATAATTCCTTACCTACTTCAACGGAATACCCTAGCCAATAACAAAGACCATGTTTCTCACGGATGTTTTCAATAAGCGGACTGAAGAACCCGTCAGACATCAGATTCGCGAAGAATCTAAGGCTCAATTCAGTGAAACCGCAGTTCTTCCTGTTGATTTTAGACAGCAGTATTTGGAAATCAGACTGTCTCTTTACTTCTGAAGTTACGGTTTTGTTTACGAATTTAGCAGAAAGGACCCTCTCTTTCACATCGGGTTCACAGACTTCAATCTCCCAATGAAGGGATGAAAACAAATGCTTCACGCTCTTTCCGCCTACAAAAACTACACACGTAGGTTTAGAAAAATGTTCCACGTAGAACATTTTGAACTTCTTATATGTTATTGCTTCGATATCTTCTCGGCTACCGATAGGGCCGTCATACCCGAAAATCTCTCGATTTGCCCTTATCTGTATATTATAGTCATTGATAAATGAATCATACTCTTGCAGAATGATAGACTTTTCTTCTTCAAACTCTTTTTCAGTAGGGACGTAAGACAGACATTCTTTAACATAGTCCCGTGCGAACCTTGCGATTTCAAGATCCCCGCTTCTGCAATAGAAACAAACGCAATCATCATCTGTAAAGGCATTGGTTTCGATATTGTAGATGTTGATTACCTTCCTGAATTCCTTTTCCTTCTTGCACTTCAGATGTTCCGCAAGATGGCTGATACCACGGAATCCTTTCTTTTCAAAAAGGCCTCCCGCTTTGTAAATGGCATAAATGGCGGCGAAACCGCTTGATTCTTCTTCAAAAAACACTCCTGATTCCATTACTTTATTCCTTTTTTTGATATTTGACGCAAAGATACAGAGGGAAAACACATGATCGATACCGTCAAAACAATTATTCTTTGCCTGTCAATCCAGGCAATTTGCTTGTTCGCCAACTCCGCACAACAAACCGTCTTCGTTACAAAACAAGATAGGGAAGCGATTAGAAATATCCAAAGCCGCACGAATTTTTACGAAAGGGCCGTCGTCACCAACGGAACAGAAAACTTCAGGCTTGATGACAACGGAATTTCGATTTCCAACGTCTCTTTGAAGAACCTTACATTTCCAAATGGTTCTGTAAGCAATTATTTCTGGGGTAAGGAAATCATTGTAGATTCAGAAGGGAAAGGTAATTTCTCCACAATACAAGGGGCGGTTGACTATATCGACGGGATTCATGATACAAATGACAGTATTGAAATCAGTGTAAGGGTTGTAGCTGGTAGCTATTATGAAAATGTAGTGGTAAGAAAAAAGAATATCATTATAAGAGGTGATGATAGGAGAAGTAAACTTTGGGGAAGTTTAACTATTATGGATTCTCCGACATTTGTTTCTGGTTTGTATATTCGTAGCGTGGACGGAAAAACTCCAGTAACCTATACAAATGTAAACTCCTCTGTGCTTGGAAGCCTGCATAACTGTTATATCCTTAATGCTATAAATGTGGATACGAACACTTATTGCTTTGCTGTTGCTAATTGCAACGTTAAGGTGAACCTAAATAATACGGAACTTTATACCGCTAACAGACATTCAGGAGAAAATGCAAAATCTGTTCTGTTCTATATGAGCGGACCCGGTGGCGGAAACTTGGAAGTACATGGATGCAGGCTTAAAACATCTTCTTTAGGACCTGAAAAGAACAATGATGAAATTCTTGCTATTCTTGACGGTACTTCCAACATGCAGATCGAAAATTCCACATGGACACCGGTTCACGACGAATATCCATCAGTCATTATTAATGACAATTCTTGGGTCGGCTGGTTCGAAAGTGCCTGCGAAACTGATCAGAATCTTGACAGACATATTGAAGTAAAAGGAACAAGTCCGAACAAGATATGGTATTACCCTAAAGAAGTCGGAAGTCTTAAAGTCACCGGAAATCTTAGATTGGGAACTGGAGATTCACATATTCGGCTTTTCAGCGACGGAACCAATACTTTCCAAGAAGATGTCAATTCTGTAACAAGCATGTTGCTTACGGCAAACAACGGCGGTCTTACCAACGAAAATGACAGCATTGCCCTTAACGCTCTTTCGATATTCGCGGATACCAACAGGGTTGAAACTTTGTGGTCGAGAGACAGGACGGAATTTCGAGACGCGACAGGCGGTGTTTGGAGAATCTACACCATTGTTTCTAATGAACTTCCGGTTGTCGTTACCCAACATTATGATACCATTGCTCTTGATTCAACTCTTACCAATTACCTCAAACAGACGGATTTGTCAGGGACTATAACGAATATCATCTTCGGTTTGGGATACGTTTCAAACTATCAGGAGAATGTGACGTTAGGAGGTGTCGGTCTCGGAACTTATGAAAAAGATTCCATTGCTGCAAGCAATTTGTTTCTAGGAGGAACCGCTATTGTTTCCAATGATTTGGATGTGTCTGGGGCGACAAGAACTACAGATTTATATGCGGAAAGGATCGGGGTGAAGACAAACACTCCGCAGGAAGCCCTTCATATCAATGGGAACGCCTTAATAGAATCAAACCTTACCGCTTCTTCTGTTCATTCCACTTCCGGAGATCTGTATCTACAAGGCACAAATTTCGGCCCCAGGATTGTCAACAGCATTACAAACGGACAGGATAATGTAACGCTTGCGGGAACCGTATTCTCATCAACCGGGAATAGGGTTGTTTTCCCAAACAACGCAACCTATATACGAAGCGATGGAACTCTTTACGGGCACGTTCTTGGAACTTATGATGCCGTTACCGCGCAACTGGTAGATTCTCCTGTTTATGGCAACGCTCCGTTTGGACTCCAGTTTGGTTCTTCCGCAATGATAAGCTGGTCAGCGGCTCAAATGTGGGCAGAAAAGGACACCTTTATTTATAGAGATTCTTTTGGAACGGTTGGAATTTCAAGCAATCTCGTTGTTATTGGAACGAATACGGCTTACTCTTTCAGCACGACAAACTTTTATGGACTTGGCCCGACTATTGCCAATGCTCAGCTTAATCTTTTCAGCGACGGAACCAACACCTTTAGTAAAGACGTTAACGGAAGCAATTCAATGTTTTTAACGACATCTAATGGAGGCATTACAAACGGGCAAGACAACGTTAGTTTCGGGACAATTTCCTCATCGAACCTGACGAGTATCGGGACTGTCGTTATGACGAATGGTTCTGTTTTTATTCAAGGTGCTGAAAACCGTGAAGGTCATGCTCCACTTGTTGTTCAAAATACTACACCCTATTCTGATCCTTGGTCACAATATGCTCAGATCTGGCTAAATTCTGCTGGAGTAACTTTCGCACGTATGCGTGTTGATGGAACGTTTATGATGAACGGCAGGATTGACGGAACACATTTCAACGCAGATGGTAGCCAAGGCGCTGGTTTCAATTATTTTGGGAATGCTGGGGCGTCCATATATGGCGGTGTTTTGACAACTCCTACTTGGGGTATTGATTATCCGGCACTAGGAATTATAGATTTTAACACCTACGGAACCAACAGAATGAGAATCGGTGCCGATGGGGATATCACAATCAGCAATAATCTAACCGTTGCAAGGACCAACACAGCTTATGAAATCTTCGCAAGCAATACCGCACATGCCAAAGACTTTTTATTGTCAGATGAATTGGGAATGACAGATACAATTAATGTCGTAAGCGGAATTTATCGGAATTATACCGATACCAATCCCATTGTTGTCGTAGATCCTAATGTCAGTATTTACAAGATAAACGTTTCAGAACCTTCTGCCTTTTCAAATGATTTGTCAAGACTGAATTTAAACAACAGAATCGCGGAATGGGAATTGTGGATAAACTTTACTTCTACAAATGCCCTTTCATCTACATTTCAAGGATTCGAATTCCAACATGAAACTGATTTTAGCGTCACGGGTTGCTATAAATTCGTTTGCAGCACAACCGATGGAATTACGGTACAAGCCAGACAGACGTATCCGACTATTTATGAAGTTAATGCTGTTCCGTATTGCCGAGGGGATAATAATTTCGCGTATAGTGCATATCTGAATGTCCTTGATGACGGCACAACAAATGGCGCTGTTATCGCTTTTCTCAAGCCTGACAAACACACCTATTACATGGTAAAGATGAATGTAGGTTTCGGAAATCCGGATTGTGCGACAAACACGGTCAGTATAAGAGTCGGCACTTCAGTATATGGCGGTGGTGACAGATTGCTTCCTGAAGTCGCAGTTTCACTTCAAAATCCGAGTGAATGGTGGGCTGGCGCAACGACAGGATTCATAATGTTCCCGCCAATAGCCACTAATGGATGGTGGGATTACGAACAAATTACGCATTGGGGATTTTTTGAAGCCACAAGATTAGCAAATAACGGAAATGTTAGCTGTCAAAGGTTGTTTCTACGTCAAGCCAATGAACTTGAAATTAAGGCTTGGGAACAGAAGAATCTGCCATAAAATTTGATATCCACTCTCTTTGAAAGAGGGGAGATTAGACATGATAAAGAAACTGATTCTTGCCGCTTTTATGGCATTCGCGTTAGACGCATATTCAGAAACTAGCATTAAAGATTGGCTTTTGACCTTAAAGGCTAGTTCTGAACAGGCTGCTGCCCATATCGGGACGGCTTGGAAACACCTTACATCTGAAGAAAAGATTCGGGTTGGCAATGCCGTAACCAATCATCAAGATACCGTTGATTTCGGAGATATAAATATCTCTGGCACTACTATCAAGAGAAGCGCTCCAGAAGATTACTGGAAATCAATCACAATCCCAAGTTTGTCAGTCTTGGATACCGCATGGATCGGAACCGTTTCCGTCAATAATTCGATCAGTGATCAATCATGGGGAAACACAAAAATAGCTTGGGATTATCAGCGCGGTCTTGTGTTTTCAACCTCCCCGTATTTGGGTGTTCAAACAGAAAGAGCGATTATCGGACTGGATGGTAACGTCGGGATATCTAACAACCTTCTTGTCAGTGGTTACGGACAGGCGGGAGGAATCCTTCTGTCGAACGGGACGGTAGTTCTTCCGGTAAACGGTGCCACGATGACAGAACCTGGGCAAATCGGATGGGATTCCGTATGGCAGACGCCTTCCATTAGACTTAACGACCATGTAACCGGACAGATTTTCATGGAAGATTTCGTTTTCGTCACCAACATTACAGATATCGCTATTCCTGACGGTGCGGCGGTCTATGCGATCGGGGTCGCAGGAAATTATCAATGTGTCTATCTTGCTACTTCTACAAATATCCTTTGCAGAACCGCGACGAAGGGTTTGACAACCGAACCGATTCCCCCACACGGAAGCGGACATGTAACTGTTCGAGGAGGTGTCAACTTCAGTGACACCTCTATGTTTGAAGTCAAAGATGTCGTTTATCTCTCAACGACTCCGGGCGTCCTTACTTCTGTTTTGCCTCAATTTCCAGAAGACCAAATTTCTATGGGTAGTGTAGATATCGTATCTTCGACAACCGGGCGTATCAGTGTCAATATCCGTGCGATTGACAGAAAAGAAGAAAACCTTGTCGGAACCCTTTATGCCTACAATTCTAAACTTTCAGATATCAATGGTTATCATCTTCTTTCCAACGAATTTGAAAGTGTTGAAGGATATACGACATACACGACTAACGGAGTGACTAACGGACAAACGGTAATTTCTTATCTTTCTCCTGTTTCCAGAGTTACTACTTTGGCAGGAGGTGTATCGGCGACAATACGGATTTATTCAACAATAAACAAAGACGGTAATAATCCCGGAGGATTGACCGCTAAGTTGTCCGTTTATACAACGAACATGACGGTTTTGGCATCCTATACTTCAGGATATCTTGGTTTGGATCAGAACGAAATAAAACGAGATGTGCAAATTTCAATCCTTAGCAACCAGACTTTTACCGTTCCCGTAAGGTTCTCTTTAGACCTTATTGCACAGCATACATCAGCGACTAGAAATTATTCTGTATTTGCGGAAGACGGAAGGCCGTTAAGTGTAGAAGTTCCTCTTCCTTCCGGACAGTTTGCTTTCCGAAGCGATTTGGAAAACTATGTCCTTAAAACGACATATAACGCCGGTATGTCAAATAAACTTGATGTTTCAAACGGCACGGCGACAAATCTTACGGTTGTCAAGCCGCTTATCGTCAAAGGGACAGACCATTCGAATCAAGACGTGTTCTTCCCTCAGTCAAACGGCGTACAGGTTGTAGGCGACCCGGATCAGGATTTATTCTACGGACTAGGCGGAACAATAGGAAAGCCCGCTTGGTGGATGCAGACCTACAGGAACGAAAACAGTTCTGGAACCAACAGCCCGGAATTCATGTATTTCAGCAATGCCAGAATCGCCAAAGACATCATGATTCTTTCCGAAGGCGGTAGAATGTCAGTCAACAAGACATCGAATATCCTTGACTATCACAGCGATTACCAAGGATATCAAATGGGAGCGCTCAATGACTTGAAGTTTAGCGGAGTATATTCATATTCCAAACAGAGGAAATATGATGTCTATATTTCAAGTCTCGGGAATCCAGACAGATGGAGCTGGAAAAAGAGTTATGACAATGGGTTGACATGGGTAGAGTCTGGTGTCACAAATGAATGCTCAACAACAAATATGGTTGTTGAAAACGGTGTCCGTGTAAGTTTTGATTATGTCACTGGACACAATCTTCATGATGCGTGGATAAGAACCGGATATGCCCAGCTTCCACCAGCTACCGTTCATATGGCACCACAGGCATATGAAGAAATAGGGTTCACGACCAACTACAACAATGAAAGCGGATGGGAAGACCTTACCTATACAATGGCGTCTACAGTGCATTCCAGTGACAGGTACGCATTGACAAATACATCTTCTGCCATTTATCTCGGAAGGGGAATAAAAATGAATTCCACCTTCTACAATCTTGCGGAATACGGTGTCGGCCTTGCGCTTGTTTTCGAATATTGGAACGGAAGCACATGGATGCCGATTACCGTAGGCAGTCATCATCTTAGTGACGGAACCGCCAATTTCACCCAGTCAGGACAGGTGTCTTGGGACAAATTCCTTATTTCCGATTGGAAGACAGGGGGTGTGACAAAATACAGCGGAGAAGATTTGTTCTGGCTTAGAGTCCGCACTTCCGTAACTCCTTCCATCCCGGCGAAAATCAAGAACATTACCCCTCAGGGAAAAGTGAGATTCGGAATAATGGGAAGACAGTACGATGACGATTACAGCTTTTATGTTGACGGTTTCGGAAGCAGCTATCAGATCAAGGGTTATCAGTCTGATACCGGTTCTACTTTTGAAGCCAACCAGCTTATTACCGCCGGGGCCGTCAATAAGCTTCTTGATGCCTTCAGAACCTTCAATTTGTATTTTTCTACGAATTTCAATCCTGTTTCAGCCCCCAACAGATTGCTGACTTCAATGGCAGTGCCGGTTTGGAAAACCACAACGGCATTAAGCCCAGGCACAAACCTTGTCGCCTGTTTTGTTTCTACGAACACCATAGGGAGCACCTTGATTCCGGCAGGAACCAAGTATTCAACAACTTATTACGCTTCTAAAACAACGTCTCAGGGAGCAAACGCCTATTGGGAACTTATCGAAGTAGGCGACGGAATCACAAACGTTATTGCAAGTTCAGCGGAAACTCCACTTGTTCAGACGACTCCTACCATCATTTCCACATCCGTATATCCGGCAACGAACTTCAACGTACAGTCATCCCATTATCTCGGCGTAAGAGTTTACGGAATTCGTCCGGGAAATGCCGTAAGCATGGTGCTTTACGGTGGCGGCAATTACGGGTCTTCTCTTTCAAGTCCAAGCGTCGGAACTACAGGCGGCGGGGCGGGAATTATAGACGCACCCTTAGACGGAATAGCTTACGGAAGGAAGAATCAGACTTGGGTCCAGGTCTTGGAACCCAACGGAAGCGGAGCTTCACTTAGCGGTGTCGTAAAGGAAACAGATCCTAAATATGTCAACGCCCTTACCAACGAAACAGATTCAAAGGCTCTTTCTTCTCTTGCGGATTTCGCCGCAACAAATCAGGCCAAAGCCGTTTATTCCCAAGACGGGGGACAATGGATAGACGCTACTGGTGGCGTTTGGAGAATCTATACTAATGTCTGGAAACTTACGCTTTCAGATATGGGAATTTCTATGGTTATCCCGAACCTTGGAAACCCTCTTCCTTCTTCTCGGTTTGAGATTTCAAATGTCAGTGGGGTCACCGGATTGACGTTTGTTGTAGCTCCTAGAGACGTAGGAATTGATGTCGTCGGGTTTGCTTATCTACACAATAATGAAATGAGTTATTGGGAAGATGATTCTGTTCCTCTTGCCGAAACAAATATCATATTGGACACTTTTATCGGAAGTTTCCCTCAGAATCCAGGATATTTGAGATACGAAGCGATTGCGACCCAACTTGTAGACGGAGTTGTTTTCAAAAGTGATACCACAAACTTTGCGACAGCCGCACAGGGATTGAAGGCAGATACAGCTATTCAATCGGCTTACGGCATCACTGTTTCTTCAAACAATTTTGTTGTCGGTGTCGGCACTAGAAACACAACGATATGGCCTAACCAAATTACTGTTTCTCAGGCGGCTGGTGTCAGCGGAGGTATAGATTCGGACGGGTTGTTTGAAAACTTTAATACCCCTCCTTATACCAGACATTTTGATTTCCCTTTAACAGCAGGTATCCTCGCCAGCCTCGCGGATGTCACGAACAGGACTGTCAACCAGATCATAATGACGACAAACGCTATGGGAATGGCCACGAATATGAGATGGAGGGAATCCTCTGTATGGAAGTCCTATCCTTTAGGCGGCGCTTCAGAACTTCCTACCGGAGTAATTACCAACGGCTATCTTGGTGACATAGGATTCACCAACAATCTTACGGTAGCAGGAACTAATTTCGCATCTGTATTTAATTCGGCTTCAGGAGACTTCTATCTACAGGGAACGAATTTCGGACCAAGGATTGCAAACAGTATTACAAACGGGATGAACGAAATAACTTTAGGAGGTATTGTCCTGAGCAATGATACCGTTAATGGAGATTACGGTAATTTTACATATTCTGTTCAGTTAGGGAATCTTTCAAGCATTCAGCATCGGTCGGCTGACGGGAATGACATGATTTTCTCAGGATGGTCAAGTGATTTTAGTCACGCCTTCGACCGTTTCAGATTATTTGCAGACGGAGGGGCTATCTTCCCTACTGGAAACGTTTATACCGTAAATTCCGGAACCATCACCAATCAGGTCGTTGTTTCCCCTGTCGGAAGCAACCAGGTTTCCCAACTTTGGAAAGGCAGCAATACGGAATTTCAGGCTCTAGTCGTTACAGATCCGAATAGCCTCTATGTTGTCTCTGATGACAACAGCGTATACAGTGACAATGGAATCTATCATCCGGTAGAAACCTACAATGTATTCCTTGCTCCTGTGACGACCATTGTCTCGCTCGCACAGGATAAGACGGTTTACAGAATCAACGTCGATACGAATGCCATTCTTGCAGTAGATTCTTCAGCCATGAATCTAACAGATAGGGAAGCAAAATTTGACCTCGAATTGAATGTTTCGGAACCCAACCTTCCTATCAGTTTCGTCGGGTTTGAATTCAGTCAGACTCCTGACCTTTCGGCAACGGGGATATACAGATACGTATGTAATGTTATTGACAACCAGAAAGTCATTGTAACCATCCCTACTATTACCGGTCTAGCCTATGTTCCTTATACCGGAGCCACAGGCACCGTTGATATCGGAACCAATTCAATCAAGATCGGAGGCAACGCCCTTGTCGACAAAGTTCTGACGGTAAACGGATATGCAGAGGTTTCAAACAGGATAGAACTTCTTGGACCAGGAAGTTATATCGGAGGTTTGGATGTTCTTTCAGGAGATTATTCTGGAAGCACGAAAGCTGTGTCTGGAACCTTCCTTTATCAAGAGCTGTACACTTCTTTCACGAATTCCGTTACGAATTCAATGCAGATTTCAGATCAGCATCTTTCCCAGATGTTGCAAACGAATATCAATCCTAGAATTCTGTCTGTTGAGTCAAATTCCTTGGAATTTTCAGAATGGCTGCCTACAAACACATATGTAAAAGTGGAAGAAGATCCGATTGCCGGACCCAGAATCACAGAACTCGAAAACCATACGAATAACTGGAACCAAGCTTATTCATGGGGAAACCATGCGGTTGCCGGATATCTTCTGATTTCTGACTTCACGGAATGGAAATCCACAAATACCTATGTGAAGACGGAAGTAGATCCACATTTCTTCGAATGGCTGGGAACAAATACTTATCCGAAGACAGACAGCGGGGCTTCAGCCTTCCGCTATTACAACTACGGAAATCCGGAAACGGAAGAAAGTCCGGAAGCGTGGTTTACATTCGATGCCGGAACCATCACAGCATTCGATTATGTCGCGGGAAGAGAAAAGGTTGTCATACCTTGGGAAATCGGAGGTGTGCCTGTTGTGAAAATCGGGAATTCAGCGTTTTCAGGAGATTCGATTACCAACGTCTATGTTCCTAGAAGCGTGACGAATATCGGAAATTCGGCTTTCATGAACTGCGCCAGTCTTGCGGCTGTCTATTATTCCTGTGACGTTCCCGTTGAAGGAGTCGGAATATTTCTGTCTGCCCCCGGCGTTACAAACTATATCGTCAATCTGTTTGCCAAGAACTGGGGAACGGAATACGGAAGCCGTCCTGTCGTAAGGGCATCTGTCTATTCCGACAGCTTCTATCAAGGTGGCCAGCTTGTAGCGACGACGCAATACGTCAATCAGGTTATTTCTTCAACGATATCTCCTGAAACCGACCCCTATATGGAATGGACGGGGCAGGTCGTTCCAAGCGGAAGCAGCGCAACAATTACGGCGGCACACGGAAGTCTTCCTTATCTTATCCTTACGAGGACGACTACCTTGTCTATAGATTCAACTGGCTTCGGCACATCTGGCGTCAGTAGGATTTCTTTAAGCGTTCAGGCTGGAAGTTATACCTTGAATATGGACGAAAATATCACGCTATCGACAGAAATAAGTCTCCCTACTACAGGGTGGGGAACTATTTTGTTGCGTAGAGTATCAAACGATGCATGGAAGGCGGCACAACTTTGAAAACATTAATTTTAACCCTATTACTCCCTCTTTACTGTTTCGGGTCTTTCAACCAAGACTTTGATGAAAATTTTCTTTCGGCTCTCTCGACACAGCCGACAGGAACGGTTTTGACTTTCACATATGAAACCACATATCCGTCTGCAATCGTATTAGGGTCAACTTACTCTGGGCCAGCAGATGCGTCAAAAGCATTATATAATGCTGGAAACGGATGGAAACAGTACTCTTCAAAAACGATAAACGTGTCATCGAAGAAAATCTTTTTCAAGGGAGACTGGAGGACAGGTGCCGGAACTATTGCACAACTTTTCAACCAAACGTTTACAAACAATCATTATGTCTCGATGTCCGGAGGATTTGATATCAACGGAAGCTATAAACCAAATATGTTTCAATCTGTTTTCTACGGATGTAACGGAATACGAAGCATACCTTCTGGACTTTTCGGAAGCGTAACCGGGATGCCGCAAATAGGAATGTGTCAGTCGACGTTTAGTAGCTGTAATGCCATTACGGGCGCTATCCCAAGCAATTTGTTTGGAAACATTGAAGGACCGTATGCTAATAATATGTTCGCATATACTTTTTATAACTGTTCGAAACTGACAAACGACATTCCTGCCAATCTTTTCGGATCGGTAACAGGGGCTCCTGCATATGCGATGTTCCAATCAACATTCAGCGGGTGTACCTCTTTACGGACGATACCTGATTATCTGTTCGGAGACCTCAAAGGAGCTCCATCCGGATACATGTTTGATAAAACGTTTTACAATTGTAGAGGGATTACAAATCTGCCATATGGAATCTTTGGAAGTTTTGGAAACGGGTTGATCGGACCTCCTGCTCCTGATATGTTTAGTCAAACATTCCGAGACTGTATAGGTCTTACAACTCTGCCTTATGCATTATTCCAAGGTCTTACCACTGGCACAGCTCAAAACAACATGTTTCTGTATACCTTTTACGGCTGTAAAAATATCACATCGAGTTCTGCGACTTTAAACAGCGGCGTAAAACTCTATACCAAATTCCCTGCTCCAGACTTTACGTTCGTTCATATCGGCGGATGTTTCAAAGATTGTACAAGCATGTCAGACTATGCCACGATGCCAGATGTCTGGAAACAATAAAGAAAATCTGTTTTTCAATGGGGGACCAATCAAAATGTCTAAAACTTTTACACTCACCATATTGTCTGTCCTATCGGCTTTCATTTGTACGGCGGAGCTTTATGTCAAGGATTCAGGTCATACAAACAAAGCTTTCGTTTATGTCAAGCAAAGAGAAGGGTCTATTACCAACGGTTCTAATATCTGTGCCGTCTACAGCGGAGACAAGCTTGTAAGCAATCCGAGAAGGAAAAGTTTTCCAACCAGTCTTGAACCTATTCTTACATTTACGTATTTAAGTGGACATCCGTCTTCAATAAATCTTTTTTCCTCCTATCCCGGCCCCGCCAATCCAGATAAGGCTTTTTATGATTCCGGACAGGGTTGGACGACCTATACGGGTCGTACGATTCCTGTCTACGGGAACCGTGTCAGATTCAAAGGAGATTGGAGAGACAGCGAAGGAAGATTTTATCGGATGTTCGATTCTACTTTCGGAAGAGACAATCCTGTAAAACTTACAGGAAAATTCGACACAAGAGGTTTGCAGTTTGTCCCTGAAATGTTCTATTCTACCTTTCAGACTTGTTCCGGCCTTACCGGACCTATTCCAAAAGACCTTTTCGGAGACGTATCCGGGACGCCACAAGCATATGTGTTTTATTCCACATTTTACTTTGACGGAAATCTTTCTGAAATTCCACCTGGTCTTTTCAGCAGGCTTTCAGGAAATTATGCGGATTCCATGTTCCGATACACATTCTACGGCTGTATAGGGATTACAAATTCAATCTCAGACAATTTCTTCGGAAATCTTTCAGGGAATCCTTCACAGTACATGTTTACCGCGACATTCGGAGGTTGTCAAAAACTTACGGGAGATATTCCGAACAAGCTTTTCGGAAACATTTCGGGAACTCCTGCGACCGGCATGTTCAGAGAAACATTTATGAACTGCACAAAGCTTTCAGGGAACATCCCTGTCGGCTTGTTCGGAGATATATCAGGCACGCTTCCTACCTATGCTTTTTTATCGACATTCATCAATTGCTACGATCTTACAGGGCCTTCGGCGTTAATGCCGGACGGCACAACCTATCTTTATCAACAGTTTTCTGGATATACCACCACCTGTTACCAGAATTGCACCAACCTTTCGGATTATGCTTCGATTCCGACTGGATGGAAGTAGGAATTGCTTATGTCTGTTTTGAAAACTCTTTTGATAAAAGTAACAACTTAGAGGTGAAGACATGATCATTTATACAGCGATTAAAGAGTTTGTCATCAAACCGGAAAACATCTTGGTTTCGATAGGCGACACTCTCAATAAGTTTGAAAACGCCGTTATGGTTTCAGTAGGTGGACAAAACCTTACTGAGCGTACGTTTTATATGTGGGTAGGAATGCCTGAAAGTTTGGACTATCTATCAGAATCTTCCATCCTTCCTGATCCGCCTGTTCCAGGCGACGGCAATACGGCAGGAGGCACAGAAACATTAGCAGCGGGATTGGAAAGCCTTACTGTTACAGGAAAAGGCTGGTCATTTACCCCTTCTTCCGTTGTAGCGATTGTATGCAAACCGGCCAATGGGTCCAACATTATAGCTTCAATCATCAGCGGGTCGATTTCTTCCAACGGATTCACGGCGGAATTTTCCGCTCCTATTCCTGATTCAAGTTATACTTTATTGTATATCGCTTCTGCTTAATATATGGAGGTAGAGATGAGAAAGATTTTGTTTTCATGTGTCGCTTTTTTGCTTTTCGGACTTTCCTGCTTTGCGGCTGGAGAAACCCCGATATCCAATCTGAAACTGATGACAACTGCCAACGGAAACCTTAATTCCTTTACGAATTTGGGAACCCTTCAATCATCTACTGGCGCTTTTTCTGTTGTTAATGTCGGAGGCGTTACTCATAACAGTATGGGAGAAACGACAATCCTTGAAACTTGGACAAACGAAGTCGGGAACGTCACGTCCCAAAAGGTCGTTACGGCAGGAACAACCAACCTGTCTTATTACGGAGCCGGAACTGGTTCTGGAGGTATTACAAACGGACAGACTGGGGATATCGTTCTAGGAGACGTTAAGATATCCGGTTCGTCAATTTCATCTGCTCTTGATCCTAGTACGGGAGTTATAAATTTGTTTGAAGGATCGTACTTGATAGATTCTAAGCTTGGATCGGCTTTTGGCGGACGTTATAATACTCCATCGATTATTTCATATGGACAGAATGGTGGTGTCGGAGACGCTGACCTATATCGTGGATTTAGTTATAAATACGGACCTCTGGTTTATCAAGTTATGCATGACGGTAGCATTATGACTTCCAATAGCATCACGGCTTATGGAACCAATACGGCTTTACGTTTTCAAACAGTAAAAAATGGCGTTACTTCTGTTGTGGTAACATCTGATTCCTCTGTTTCGAATACCGTGGAGAAACTTTGGAAGGGTAATGCTGCTGAAGTCACAGCTATTACGAATGTAGAACCCGACACGATATATTTCGCAGCAAGTGATTCTACAGTTTTTTCAGATACTGGAATTTATCATCCGACTGAGATTTACAATGTTTATACCGATCCTCAGACGACTGTCGTGTTAGTTGTAGAATCTAAGAACGTATATAAGATCAATGTCAACACCAATTCAATTATTGTTATGGATGCTTCAACTCTTAATTTCACAAACAGAGAAGCAAAATTTGAACTAGACCTGAATATAACCGTTACGAATATCCCATCGATTACGTTTGTCGGGTTTGAATTCCAACAGGAACCTGATTTTACCGTAACGGGTTGTTATAAATTTGCATGTAGCATGATAGACACTACCACTGTACAGGCTAGGCAGACTTATCCGACAGTGTATGAATGGAAAAAACTTATAGGAGTTTCAGATACTGGACAGAATGAACCACGTAATGGGGTAATAATTAAAGTCATTGTTGCATCAGAAATAACTAATTTCTTTCAGTTTTATGTCCCAGATCGTGAAGCATTAATTTTAGACATGAGAGCGTTTATTTATTATCTTGACAGAGACACACCATTTCATATTTCCTATGCAAGATCTGAGCTATCTGATTACTCTACTTTTCAAGATCCAATAACTAATTATGTTCCAAGTGCAAATCAGAGTGGAATAAGTTCTGGATATACTGGTACAAAAATGTTCGTTCCTCATGTTGATCAGGACTTCACTGAATTGGGATTGAAAATAGTTATCATGAAACCTGCAATATCCAATGGTGACTGGATGTTATATACACCATTTTCTCGTAGAGCTAACGAACTAGAAATCAAGGCTTACAATGCTGGCTGGAGACCTTAATCATGATTATTAAAAATATATTCTTTATAGTATTATTATCATGTATTTCTGTCTTCGGACAAATCTATCAGATGCCTAATACTGATGTTACTAATGGATTAATTGCTCATTATAAATTAGACGAAATGTCATATGATGGGACCGCTGGTGAAGTTAAAGACAGTAGTGGTAATGGGAATAATGGGACTAGTTATGGAGGCGTTCTTACCAACCCTGGGAAAATAGGCAGAGCGGGATATTTTGATAGTGTAAGTCATATTAATGCCATGTTACCTTCCGTATTGGAAATGCCAGTATCCTTATCATTATGGGTTAATTTTGAAGAAAATAAATTAATCACATCAGTTTCAACCGTTATTTCTTTTGAATCGTATAGGCCAAGAATCAGTTTTACGACATATAGAGGATATCTTTCGTATGAAATATATCATTCAAGTCTAGGCGGAGATATTATATTTAAAGTAGGTAGCATAGGGGATAATAAATGGCATCTAATGACACTAGTACTATCATCAACAAACTCTATATGCTATGTAGACGGGACTAAGAATATGCCATTGATTGATGCTGTTTGTCCTTCGTTTTTAAACGGTTGGATTCGTCTAAGTTCAGTGACTGATGATAATTCCCAAAAATTCAATGGTCTTATTGATGATGTCCGTATTTACGACCGAGCACTGTCTCCTGAAGAAGTCATTAAACTTTACAATCTAGGATTTCCTAAGAAACAGATAGTGGTATATAGTCCTAAAACTATTCCCTATGAATGTCTTCCCACAAATGGACTGATTGCCCATTGGAAGCTTGATGAAACGAGTTATAATGGAACTCAGGGAGAAGTTAAGGATAGTTCTGGAAACGGAAATAATGGGACAAGTCTTGGACATGTAATTACCAATCCAGGAAAGATTGAACGCTGCGGGATATTCGATGGCCTAGATACGGGAGTGTATGTGCCCGCCCTTGACAACTATTTAGACACAAAATCCGCCGCTACATTTTCTTGTTGGATTAAAACATCTAAAGTCCAGCATCGTAAACTGATCTTGGGATGGTGGTGTTCTTATGATAATTGCATAAGGCTTGAAAGCGGATATTTACGTTTTTTTTTGAAAACAGACACAACACCATATTCAACAATACAGATTGAAGAATCCCAAATAAATGATGGAAAATGGCATTTCTTATGTGGAACATATGACGGCGCGAAGCAAGTGCTTTTCGTAGATGATGATTTTCAATCGGTTGATCTGACGGGTATCATAGTGTCTCCCGACATATTTGGGTTTGGCACTATCGGGACTCTTTCTGAGTATAGCTTTGACGGTTCTATAGATGATGTCCGCGTCTATAACCGTGCTTTGTCTCATAAAGAAGTTCAAGAACTTTATAACGCTAGACCGATTAAGGATTCAGCAGTAGCAGTGTATAGTGGAAATACATTGGTCAGTAATCCGTTGAAGAAGGATTACCCGAATACTGTTTCGGAGAATATCGAGCCGGTCACGCTGACATTTAAGTATGTCAGCACATATCCAGCGGCCATAACGATTGGTAGAGGTTCGTATGGACAGCCTGCCGATCCGTCCAAAGCTCTGGTAGACGCCGGTGACGGCGTGTTTGTACCGTGGACAAGCAACACGATAACGCTCAAAGGTAAGCAGATCAGATTTAGGGGTGACTGGCGCAATACAGCAGGAAACTTCATGGAATTGTTCAGTAGCACTTTCATTGGCGGACATTATGTCACAATGTCAGGTGGGTTTGATTTTGAGGGTGCGCCAGCGGCCTACATGTTCCAATCCACTTTCTATGGCTGCTCAAATCTGACAGGTCCGATTCCATCTGGTTTGTTCGGCGCGATTTCTGGCACGCCAGCGGCCAACATGTTCAATAGCACTTTCACTGGCTGCTCAAGGCTGACAGGTCCGATTCCATCTGGTTTGTTCGGTAATATCTCCGGTGCGCCAGCGGCCAACATGTTCTATGTC